ACTATAGGAACGTTATTACGTTACAACACATTGATTCTCAAGGCTTGTTATGATGTGTTAGGTATTTTGCCAACATTCATATCAACATATAATTCAAGAAAATTTGCGTTTCCGGATTTAGTTGGACCAAACGACAAAGGTCGTAATGTATTATTTGGTGGATATCCAAAAGATATTGATAAGAAACATGTAATTTGGGAGCACGTAAATGCTGTATGTCCTGAAGTTAATTGGTTATATGGTAAAACAGGTAACCTTAAAAAGGAAAATTACGATATGGCCGATGCTGCAACTTGTGTTATTGGATACGTTAATATGACTAAGTTAGAAAAATCCGGCAACTAGTATTTTTTAATAGATGTGTTTTGTGTTATATTTATAAAAAATAGACGGGACGTTTAGAAATAAACGTTTAGTTGGTGAGGGGGAGAGGTGGTGTTCTCCCCCATTTTTTTGCAACACATTTTTTTTTATCCTCATTTTTTATTATATTTCTGTAATCATGGTTGAAGAACGCGAAATAGATTACAGTGCGGTTATTGAAATTCTCGAAGATATTTTGGGAGATTATAAGTTGCACAATGATTACAAAGGACAAATATCTTTTGATTGTCCGGTATGTTCACAAGAAATCAAAGGTCTTGACCATGGTGACGGTAAAGGTAATTTAGAAATCAATTACAAATACGGTGTGTTTAAATGTTGGGTATGTGCGGAATCACATGAAACACACGGTTCAATTCATAAATTGATTAAACGTTTTGGTAATCCGAGACAATTAAAAAAATATGAATTACTAAGACCAGACGAAACGGAAGACAGAGCAAATAGAGTTTATAAAAAAGTAAAACTCCCTAAAGAGTTTATACCATTTAAAGACGCTAGTATCGGTCTTAAAATGACCCCACAATATAAACAAGCATACAATTATATCAAAAGTAGAAATGTTACCGATATGATGTTGCAAATGTATAATATTGGTTTTTGTTATAGCGGTGAATATGAAAATAGAATAATTATTCCATCATATAATGAATATCATGAGGTGAACTATTTTGTTGCACGTTCTTATTTACAAAAAACAAAATTAAAATATAAGAATCCGGAAGCACAAAAAGAAATCATAATATTCAACGAATATTTGATAAATTGGGATGAACCGATATACATTGTGGAAGGTGCGTTCGATAGTATATTTTTACCTAATGCAATTCCAATGTTAGGTAAATTTATGAGTGACCATCTATTCAATAAACTATACGACAACGCAAAAAAAATAACAATAGTACTTGACCCAGATGCGTGGAATGATGCGGAAAGATTATATCATAAATTAAATTGTGGTAAGTTAATGGGTAAGGTTTGGATTGTTAAATTAGAAGGGAATAAAGATATCGCCGATTTACAAGGTAAATTGGATGATTTAATAATAAAACAATTAGATTAAATGAATTTAAACGACATCTCATTAGAGATAAAAGACTTATTAGAAAAAAGAAGACAGGAGTTAGAGTTGACTTTCATCGAGGAAGAACACATCTATTATATGAAAGATTTGGATGGTAAAATTAAAAAGAATTTTCCATCAGTTTCTAAAATTATAAAGAAGTTCCATAAACCATTTGATGCTGAGGGTATGGCATTAAAGATGTCGAATGGTGACCCTGAAGGTGCTAAACAATTACAAGAACAATGGAAACAAGCCGGTGACTTATCAACTAACATGGGTAGCCGAGTTCACTTTGAATTAGAAACCGATTTAATTGGTCGTTTTAATAACTATAAAGAAGTTAGACAACCAATATTCACAATAAACGAAGAACAACAACGTAAGAGTGATAATATGATTGCTGCGGGTAAAAACTTTCTTGATTTAATGTTAGAAAGAGGTGCAGTTTTATTAGATACTGAAATTGTATTAGGAGACCCTGAAGAACAATATACAGGTCAACCTGATAAGGTTTGGTTAATGATGAACAAAGAAAAGAATGGATTTGGATTTGTAACTACTGATTGGAAAACAAACCAACCAAAAAACTTCGAAGTTCATCACTATACTGGTAAATTATATCCACCATTTAATCAATATCACGATAATGCGTTGGGTCATTATTTTTTACAATTACCATTATATGGAAGATTATTGTTGAAGATGTTAAAGGGTACTAAATTTGAAGATACTAAATTATTAGGTAACGTTGTTGTTTTATTAAAAGATGACGGAACCTTTACAGAATATAAAGTTCCACCACAAATCAATAACACGATTTTAACAATGGACTTATCAAAATATATTAAAAGATGGTAAAAAGAATTGTACATATTGCTGATTTACATATCAGAACAATACAAATGCACGAATTGTATAAAACACAATTTGAGAGACTAATTGGGGAGATTCGTGAACACGCAATACAATGGACATCAGAAGGTGTTGAATGGGAAGAGATACGTATTGTAATTGCAGGTGATATTGCACACCAAAAAATCAATATATCTAACGAACAGTTATTATTAACCGCTTGGTTTCTAAATCAATTGTCTGGTTATGGTAAAGTTATCATTATACCGGGTAATCATGATTTCTTAGAGAATAATACACAACGATTGGATAGTATCACACCGGTAGTTGAATTATTAAATAATAAGAATATCACCTATTTAAAAGATAGTGGTGATTATGTTGATACAGACGGTAATATCCAATGGATTGTATATTCATTATACCAACATAATGTTAGACCCGAATTTACTAAACAGGAAGGTTTATTAACTGTTGGATTATTTCACGGACCAATACAAGGATTATCAACCGATTTGGGGTATGAATTTGAAGATGCATATGACCGATTAAATTTCGTCGATTTAGATTTATTGTTATGTGGTGACATTCATAAAAGACAACAATTTACATTGCCTAATGGTGGACATGCAATTATGGTCGGTAGTTTAATACAACAAAATTTTGGTGAAACAGTTAAACATCACGGTTATGGTATATATAATGTAGAGACAGATGAATATACTTTTCATGATTTACCAAATGAACAACCATTCCTACATTTCTCTATAAAAGATATTAAAGATATCGAAAATGAAACAGAAGAGCACCTTAACCTTGGATAATGAATTTATTCTTTATTGCGAGTTAAACGAAATAAAAGACATAGAAAAATTAGCAACGGAAACCTTTAATCGAGGGTTTTCTTTGTTAAAATACGGTGAAGTTCCCGCAGGTTCGATAAAGGAAATAATCAAAGAAATCCCTGTTGAAGTCATTGTTGAGAAAGAAATTACCAAAGAAGTACCCGTTGAAAAAATTGTAGTAAAAGAAAAGATTGTTGAAAAAGAAATCAAAGTACCATACGAAGTTGAGGTAATAAAAGAAGTAATAAAAGAAGTACCTGTCGAAGTTATAAAGGAAGTAATTAAAGAAGTAAAAGTTGAAATACCAGTTGAGGTTATAAAAGAAATTAAAGTTGAGGTTCCTGTTGAAATTATCAAAGAGGTGGAAGGAGAAACAAAAACTGTAATAAAAGAGATAATCAAAGAGGTCCCCGTACAAGTAATTAAGGAAGTTGTAAAGGAAGTACCCATTCAGGTAGTAAAAGAAGTTATAAAAGAAGTACCTGTGGAAAAAATTGTTGAGGTAGTTAAAGAGGTACCCGTAGAAAGAATCGTTGAAAAAGAAGTGGTTAGAGAGGTAAAGAACACGAAAGAAATTGAAAAATTAACCAAAGAAAATAATGACCTTAGATTGGAAATGGAAAGGATAACCAAAGCGTTAGATGGAATGAATCGAGCCAAATTTTTGAAAAAAAGTGATTTGAGTGATTTATACGATGAATAAGTTTCCGGCAATATATTTCTTTTTATTAAATGTATTGAGTATATTATAGAAAAAAATAAAATTATATGATATTAGCATTTTGGATTTTAATGGCTTATGGAATGACAACAATTTTAGTTTATGGTTCCATATTCGATAAACAAAGAGCGTGGATTAAACGCAATTCTAAATTTTTTGGAGATTTAATTGGATGTATGTTATGCACATCAACATGGGTTGGATTCTTCATGTCATTTGTGTTTGGTGGATTAACCAACCAAATTTTACCTTGTTCATGGTACACATGTCTTTTCTTTGACGGTATGTTTACTGCGGGTTCGGTATGGGCATTAAACGCCATAATCGAGTTCTTCGAGGAAAGTAGAATTAAGTAAATGACTGGACATACACAAGAATATATTGAAGATGGTTTGCTATTAAGAGATGCAATCCTAAACTTTAAAAGTGCTCACTTTGGTATTTTTAATGAAAAATTTGTTGAGTTATTTTTAAGATATTATGGGTTAATTGTCGAATCGTCAGATGATTCTTCTTATGATAGAAAAATAGACAAATCTAAAGATGAGATAAAAGGGGCAAGAGCCTACGAGAAACTACCCACAATGGATTTCATCGATGAATCAATAATTTATGAGACGGCAATTAAATACGGTATTCATGAATTAGCACCATTCGATAAAAGAGATGAATCGAATTTTGATTGCAACATTCAACAAATAAAACCAGAATTATTTGAGGATTTATATTATTCTTTGTATTTTTGGGATAAGGTGTTGATTTTTAAAGTTTCAAGAGACCAAATGTTGGAAGATAAAGTATTAGGTTACAACGATAAACAACACAGAGGTAATGAGGGGGAAGGTCAATTTCATATTAAAAAAGATAAAATTGAACACCATTTAAAAAATTATTTATTAGGTGAATTAACCTATAAAGAACTATATAAACTATTAAAAAATGAGTTATAATAACCCATTCATTAAAGTAACTTGGGAAGATGTTCCTGAAAATTTTACTCCTGAAAAAATCAGAAGAGTAAAATCATATTTCCAAGAAAAATATAAATCAAAGACTGTACAAGTAATCACAAAGAGTTTAACCAATGTTAATAACACAAGGTTAGAATCATTGGAAGTTACCGACAACATTTTAGACCATCAATATCAAAAGAAATTGATGAAGGATTTTATTAAAGACAATAACATCCAAGTTAAATGGGAATTAGTTGATAGATTAGATAATAAAGTAAACACTCAAATAGATAAATTAAATGAAAACAAAGTTAGATACAACAAGTGGTTCATTAAAAGAGTTGAGTTTTCCAATTTTCTTTCTTTTGGGGACAATAATTCTATTGATTTTACAAGTCTGGACGGCATTACGGTAATTGAATCCACACCAAAAAACTTTGGAGGTAAATCAACTTCTTCCGTAGACTTATTGATGTTCTTGTTTTTTAATACAACAACAAAAACAAAAACCAACGCAGAAATCTTTAATAGATTTACAGATAAAGATGAAGTAATGGTTAAAGGAGAAATTACCATCGATGGAGATGATTATGTAATTGAAAGAAAAACATCTAGAAAGAAATCTAAATCAGGTGAATATACCGTTACTAATAAACTTGAATTCTATAAAAGAAAAGATGATGGTACCGTAGAGAATTTATCTGGTGAACAAAGAAGAGAAACTGAGGCGTTTATTGCTTCGGCAATTGGTTCAGAGGAAGATTTCTTATCCACCATCTTAACAACAGGTTACAATTTAGAGGAACTTATCGAATCCAAACCAACGGCTCGAGGACAAATCTTAACTAAGTTTATGGGTTTAGAAAGTCTAAAGGCTAAAGAAGAAATTGCAAAGGAGATTTACAATGATTGGAGTAAGAAGTTAGTTTCTAACACCTATAATATTGTCCAATTACAAAATGACATATCGGGTTATACTGAAAGTATTCAAGATTCAGAACAAAAAATTATTGACCTTACCAAAGATTTAGGCGACTTCGAAGATGAATTGAAAAGACTTGAAAGTGAAAGAGACACATCTTTAGAATCTAAAAATAATGATGTTGATAGGGATTTAATTAACACCAACCCAACATTATTACAAAGAGAAATTAACGATTTAATTGGACAAAGAAATAACAGTCAAAGTAACGCAAATAGTGTTAATGTTGTAGAACCATCACAATATTATCTTGAAGAACAACATAAAGAGTTAAAAGGACAAATGGCCGAACTTCAAGGTATTGATGTTGCATACAAGTATGAAAAAAGTGATAGAGAAAAACTCATTAAGAAGTTTGAAGAAGGTACTGTGTGTCCAACATGTAATAGACCATTAGACGAGGTTGACCATACGGATGAAATTGAAAAGATTAAAAAAGAAATCGAGGAAATTGAAAATGGAATCGAATCAAATAAAATCGCTTTTGATTCTTTAAAAGAGCAATCTGATGCCTTCGAAACATTAAAAACTGAGTTTGAAACTTACGAAAGAAATAAACTTCGTAAAGAAAGATATGAATTAGAAGTTGAACAGAAACAACTTGAAATCGATTCTAAACAAATGAAACTTGACAACTATGAAAATAACAAAAAGAAGTTGGAAGAGAATCAAAGAATCGATGCCTTAGTTATTAAATTGAGAACTCAAATTGAAACTGCAACGGCAAATATTAGAGTAACCAATACATCTATAGAAAAACATCGTAATAACATTACGAACATGAAGGATAAGATTACGGTTAATCAAGATTTAATTACAAAGATTAAATCGGAAGAAGAATTACTTGCTGTGTTTAAAATTTATCTTACAATATACGGTAAGAATGGTATATCAAAAATTATCATGAAAAATATGATTCCATTGATTAACCAAGAGTTATATCGTTTATTAGTGGATAGTTGTCATTTCATTTTAGAATTAAATGTGAACGATAAAAACGAAGTTGAGTTCATTATGATTGATACTGAAACTCGTGTGGTTAAACCACTTAATGCGGGTTCAGGTTATGAAAGAACAATTTCATCGTTAGCACTTCGTAGTGTATTAACTAAGATATCTTCATTACCAAAACCTAATATAGTTGTAATGGATGAAGTGTTTGGTAAAATAGCCGATGAAAATCTTGAGATGGTGGGAGAATTCTTTAAGAAAATTAAGGATTATTTTGAACACATTTTTGTGATATCTCACAATTCTTTGATTCGTAACTGGTCTGACAATATTATAATGATAAAAAAGGAGGACAATGTGTCCTCCATAGATTTTATTACAACTAAAATTTCTTAATGATTTAGTTGGTTGTAAATTTTATTTAAACCAATACCTAAAACCTCCATGGTGATTTCACAATCAACAATTGCATCGTGAGCACCTTGGAGTTTTTTCTTTAATTGATTCGTATCATTATCAAGACCCGATGCAATATTACTTAATGAGTTTGATTTTTTATCAGTAGGTAAACCAGTCTTATAGTCTTTACCAAATTCAAATTTATCATAATCTGACTTGTATTTTTCATTTTCATTTGACATTCTTTCCAATGTAGGGAAGAAGAATTTTTTAAAGAACTCAATGCTATCAATTACCTCATATGTGCTCTCTTTAAAAATTTCATGAAATTGAATCATAGTCAAATCAAACGGTGCGTTATGTGCAATCAAAGTAATATTCCCACCTTGTTTCTTTAAGAAATTGTCAAAATTTTCTAATACTTTTCTTTCCTCTTCAAAGGAATCACTATTAGCTAAATCATAATGATTAAACTTTAATACTCTTTTTTTATCACGATTAAATTGTTTCATATCTTCAGGACTATCACTTAACGGTTCATCAGGTTCGTTTTGCATAATACTTTTAGTGATATCATTCAATCTAATTTTTTGATTAAATTTATCATATGCCATAAATCTCAATGTTTGACCATTAAGTTCGGTTGCTATGGCACCAATTTGAGTAATTTGTTCAGTTTCGGCACGATATTCTTTACCTGTTTCAGGGTCTCTCGTTAATAAACCTGTTGTTTCGGTGTCAAAAAATACGAAGGTGTTGTTTATACGGTCTAAAAACCACTTAAGTAAGGGTTGCCCTGATAATTTGGAAACCTCCGATTCACGTAATATATCTAATAATTTAATCATGTTAATAAATATTTCCTAAATGACGTTTTTTTATTTCGAACATTTTTACTTATATTTGTTCTATACAAAATATAAACTCATATGACACCAAAAGATTACAGAGATTTTGGTCTTTACGCTAAAGACCTTGGGATTGGTTCCTTAAACCTACACAACTATAATAGAAGAATCGAAGATAGTTTAACACCATACATCTTAGAAGAAAGAAGTATGAATGTAACAGTTATGGACGTATTTTCACGTTTAATGATGGAACGTATTATATGGGTTGCGGGTGAAGTAAATGACAGTATGTCCACCGTTGTACAGGCTCAGTTAATGTTCTTAGATAGTTTGGATAATAATGACATTACAATGCATATTGATAGCCCTGGTGGTTCGGTGAAATCGGGTTTATCTATGGTTGATGTTATGGATTATATCAATTCAGATATTAGAACAATTAACACTGGTATGGCGGCATCTATGGGTTCTGTTTTGTTAGGTGCAGGTACTAAAGGTAAAAGGTCATCATTGACATTTTCTCGTACTATGTTACACCAATCATCAGGTGGTGCAGGAGGTAATATTCAAGACGCCCGTATTACCATGATAGAATGGGAAAAAATTAACGACACACTATTCGACTTATTAGGTTCATATTGTGGAAAAGACCGTGAGACCGTTAAGAAGGATGCGACTCGTGATTTATGGTTAGGTGCACAAGAGGCGTTAGATTACGGTATCATTGATGAAATCGTTAAAAAGAAAAAATAATGAACACCTCTTTCGATAGAGTTTCTAACGGAAAAGATGAATGGTTAACTCCTCCAGAAGTCATAAGAAGTCTGGGGGAGTTTGACTTAGACCCCTGCAGTCCAATAAACCGTCCGTGGGATACCGCAAAACATCATTTTACAATCGAAGATGATGGATATACAAAAGATTGGTTTGGTAGAGTGTGGTGTAATCCCCCATATGGAAATCAAACAAATCTATGGTTAAAAAAATGTTCAGAATATGGTAATGCTATATCTTTGGTATTTGCAAGAACTGAAACTAAAATGTTTTTTGATTATATATGGGACAAAGCCGATGGATTATATTTTATAAAAGGTAGATTAAAATTTCATCATGTGGACGGTACACAAGGAGACGCTGCGGGTGCTCCTTCAGTTTTAATTGCCTACGGACAAAATAATGTAGATTCACTAATCAATTGTCCACTACCTGGTAAATTCATACGATTAAGATAAAACGGGGTTACTTCATATTTATAATAAAAGACTAATATGAAGATAAATAAGACTTTAATTCTGGTGTTAATTATTGGTGCAATTGCATTATACGCATTATTTGAAGCCAATTCAATTAAAACAGATGTTGCTGGATATTACCAAAAGATTGATTCTCTACAAAATGAAATCGATTCGGTAGAAAATGTTAATAAACAAATTGATAATCACATTGCAAATGTTGATAATGAAATTAACAAAGTAGAAGGAGACATTGTAAATGTAAATAAAAATATAACAATTATTAAAAATCAAACACATGAAAAAGTTAGCGCTGTTAACGATTATACTATTCACGACCTTATCAAGTTTTTCTCAGACCGTTACGAAAACGGACTCGATAGTACCCTTAAAAGTACCGACAGCAAAGTTAGTCATTAAGGATTTATTACAAGGAGATGGAGCAAAGGCTGAGTTATCTGAGGCAAATAAAGTTATTGATTTACAGAAAGGTCAAATAGGTCTATATATACAAAAGGACTCACTAAAGGAACAAAAGATTGGTAATTTGAATACTATTATAGAAAAGAAAGACCAACAAATAAGTCTTTATGATAATATGACTAAAGATTTACAAAAGGAACTTAAAGTTCAACAAATGAAAACTAAATTCTATAAGGCAAGTTCGTTTGTTGGTATTGCGGTTGCTGTAATAACTACCACATTATACATTGTTAAATAATGAAAAAATTTTTTGATATTAAAGGTTTTATTATTGCATTCTTAACAATAACAACTATATTCGTAATTGTTAATCCTAAGGGAATAATACCGAATAGAGTTAAATTGGTACCACAAATTGATTCAATACCATATGCGGTTCACGACACGATTCCCGTGGATTCGTTAGTTGAAGTTGAAGTGGAGGTTGAAGTTCCTGTGGAAGTTGAAAAAAGAGTCGAGGTACCCGTTATTCAACCAGTGGATACTATGGAAATTATGAAAGTATATTTTGCAAGAGTTCCACATAAAGACGTACTAATGTTACCAAATAATCAAGGAACGGTTACCATTACGGATACAATATCTAAAAATATGGTGGTAAACCGTAAATTTGTTAGCGATATTAAAAAGATGATTGTTAAAGACACAATCTATACCAAGGAACCAAAAGTAAGTCAATTATTTTTAGGAGTTGATGCCAAATTTAACCAACCCGACGTTATGCAATTACTCGGTGTAAGTGTTTTATTAAAAGATAAATCTGACAAACTATATAAATTGGGTGTTGGTGTTTCTAACAAAACAAATCCAGATGGTCTAACTGGTCGTTTAGACCCATATATAGGTGGCGGTGTTTACTGGCCAATTAAAAAATTTAGATAAATAGAAAAAGTATGGACGATAACTCGAAAACTTTCATATTATTTATTTTTGGAATGTTTGAGGACCACGATGACATTGAATTTTTTTGTACCGAAATACTAAGTGATGTATCGGTAATAAAGAAAGTCAGATATGTCATTGAGAATTCACAAAACATTATTGTTATATTTGATTCAGATAGTGACTATAAAACTATATCTAATGAAATGTTCTCAGTATTAACTAACGAACATATTAAATTTTATTTTATATTTGATAGGGATAGTTTAGTGACAGCACACCTACCACAACAAGTAAAAGATTTCATATTCAAACCTCAATCTGAAGAGGATGTAATAATACGTATTGAATATGACAAAAGTCAAAAAAACGATTCGTCCATGGATTTGGATGAACTTTTAGATAAAATCGATAAAATGGGAATCGATAGTCTAACACCCGAGGAAAAAAATTTCTTAGATAATTTTGAGAATTAAATAATTTTCTCTATTTTTATACTCACCAACATTATTCACCCTAAACTTCATTACACATGAAAAAATCTATTATCTTAAATCCGGATGAAATCCAAATCTATGTAAAAGATATTCGTAAGATTCCGGTAATCACACACGAAAGACAAGATGAAATTTTCAACTCATTACAAAAGAAAGACATCACAAAAGAAGAGAGGTCTAAATTATTAGATGAGTTAGTTGTAGGTAATTTACGTTTCGTAATTTCCGCGGCAAAAATGTACCAAAATCAAGGAATGGATTTAATGGATTTAATTTCAGAAGGTAACATTGGTTTGATTAAGGCGGCGGAAAGATTTGACCCGTCAAGCGGTCTACGATTTATTTCATACGCGGTGTGGTGGGTAAAACAATCAATTATCGCATCTTTAAATGAAAACGCTAGAACAATTAGAATTCCTTCTAATTTAATTCAAGAGGCACAGAAATTAAAGAAAGAAGAAAGTGTTAGTTCCGAAGATAAATTCTTTATTGAAAACGGAGAGGAACCAATTGGTTCAACTTTACCATATTGTGTTGGTCTTTATAGACAAATTAACGAAGATGGTGACCAATTGATTGATGTGATACCAAATAGAGATTCACCTAACCCTGAAGATTCATTAAACACACCCGAAGAAATTAAGAAAAAGGTTGCGTTGATGTTAAATGTTTTAGATGATAGAGAAAAAACAATCATTGAAAGATATTACGGTTTAACGGGTGTTGAATCTAATTTAGAGGACTTGGGTGAAGAATTTGGATGTACAAAAGAACGTATTAGACAATTACGAGACAAGGCAATAAAGAAACTAAGAAACGAGAGTTTCGGTCTCCTAAACTATTTATAGTATCGAATGAATAACAATTGGTTAAAATATTTGGTGGCATTATCGGCAATACTAATTGCCGGTAGTGCTGCTTATTTTTCTGTAACAGGATTGGGGGTTTTGTTTAGTGGAGCTGCGGTTGCGGTTATGGTAATGGCGGGTTCTTTGGAATTTGCTAAACTTGTTACTGCAACTTATTTAAAACAAAGATGGGATGAAATTAAAGGATTTAACAAATGGTATTTATCATTTGCGGTTACAATTTTAATGTTAATCACATCTGCAGGTATCTTCGGATATTTGTCAAACGCGTTCCAACAACAAAATCTTAAATTACAACAAGTTGATAGAGAAATATCAATACATACTGCAAAAATTGAACAAAACAATTCCCAAATTTCACAATTATCAACACAAATAACCGAGTCAAACAATAATCAAGGTAAGATATTAGATAACGGTAAAGTAAATTCACGTTTATTACGTTCTATTGATAATAGAGATAAACAAATTGCTAAACTAAATGATAAGATATCTAAACTCCAAGAAGAGAATGCAAAAGAAAATGAAGAAATTAACAAAATAAAAACATCCAACTTAGATTTAGAAAAAGAAGTTGGAGGATTTAGATTTGTTGCAGAAGCTTTTGGTGTTGAATTAAATTCGGTAGTTAAGTTTTTTATCATTTTAATCGTTATTGTGTTTGACCCATTGGCGATTGCGTTGGTCATTGCATTTAATCAGTTAATTATGTTAACAAAAAAGGGTGATGAAGAAGAAGTGGATGTAAAAGATGTGGTGGAAGAATCTGCAAAATTAAAATTAAGTGAAAACGATATAAAAAAATTGGAGGAGGTTTTATTAAATCCACCATTTCCTAATGAAAAATTAAAGGAAGCAGCAAAAAGATATAGTGATGAGGTAAGAGAAAAACATATACCAATCAAAGGATTTAAAAACGACGAGGAAAAAAATAGAACGGAAGAAATACTTTCTGAAATGATGAAAAATGACCAAGAGTTAGGTTTATATGACGAACCATTTGACAACCCAATGATTAAGGAAGAGGTAGTACCTGCATTATCTGACGAAGAGGTTAGAGAAATGTTTATGGATGAATGGGAAAGAAAATTTAACATGGTTGAAGATGAAGAATCTTCCACTATAGAACCAACAGAAGAGGAAGAGAATGAAAATTTTTCCAATATAATCCCAAACGAGGAAATTATTTTCCAAGATAATGTAATTGATGAGGCAATTGCTGAACATAATTTACATGAAGATTGGGACGAAGAATTGGAAAATCAATATTGGGAAAATGAGGGTAATGAATACGTCCCAACGGGAAATGAATGGACACCAGAATTGGAAGCACAATTTTGGGCTGAACAACCGATAGAACCGTTTGCAACACCTGAAGAAGTGGAGAAATATGAAATAGATAATTCATTACCAATCCCTGAGATGAATGAATCTACAGAACCGTATGTTCAATTACCCGAAGAACTTGATGTTGATGTTCAAATATTGAACGACACATTAAATGAGGTAAATGATGAAATTGATAGTGAGACGTCTTCTGAAGACGAAAAAAAAAACTAGAGGAAAATACAAAAAGTCCCCAGAACCAAACTACAAGTATTCAAGATTTAAGTAATCCGACATTTTCTAATGTTGGAACACATATTCCTTTATTTTACAAATACGGACCAAAAAGAATAATTAACCCCACCCCACCTCAACCAACAGAAGAGTTATATTGGGAAAAGGATGACATAAACCCAAATCAAGTAATTTATGATTTGGAAAATGATAAAATAATAATACCTAACTCAGAAGATGAGATTATGGTAACACCAACAATAAAAAATGACAATGTTAACAATTCATAATGTAGAGACCATTGACGTTGGTAAATTAAATGTAGGTAAGAAGAAATATAAAAAAACCCAAATATTTTTATACGACACCCAAAGAAGAATCGACGATTTTGTAAATAAAATAAAATATCGTAAAAACGGGAAGTATGAAGATATTCCACATTTTGTTGTATCTAAATTGGGTATGGTTTACCAAGTTATGGATGTAGAAAGGTCATCTAAAACGTTTGACGACCCAAAAGTTGACAATAAGATGATTAAAATTGCGATTGAGAACTTGGGTTGGTTAAATAAAAATACCATCACTGGTGTCCTTAATAATTGGGTTGGAGACCCATATAGGTCGGAACCTCATATTCGTAATTGGAGAAACTATTACTTTTGGGACAAATACAACGAGGACCAATTAAAATCATTGTCAGAACTATGTTCCAAACTATGTGACGAACATGGGATTTTAAAACAAATCGTACCATCCCAAGGATACCTAGAAAATGTATCAAATTTCAGGGGGATTGTATGTAAATCGAACTTTTCAAGTATTTATACAGATATAAACCCTTCTTTTAATTTTGGGGTATTTTTTAACAATGCAAATGAAAATGAAAAATCAATATGACTTCACTAAGGGGATGTTAAACAAACTTAGAAGTTTAAATGAATCAAGAACATCCATTAAAACATTAAGTGAACAAGTTGAACCGGTAAATCCTGAAACAACTCAAGAAGTAAAAGATGATATCACAGTAATCAACGATGTTGATGTTAAATTATTATCATCTGATGAGGCAGATATGAAATTATCTGAGGAACAACAAAACTCAATTTCTAATCTTATTGATAGTTTTAGACAAGAAGTTTCACAAATTGTTGAATTTGACCCAGGTATGACCATAAATCAAAATCAAATAAGATTGGACGGAACATTAACTGATGATGACGTTAGTTTTGTTCTTATTGCGGGTGAAGAATCTGGTGTTTATATAAACGCAGATATGTTAAAGGTTGAATCTGAAACAATAATAATATTAGATAAATTGGTAAAATTTGGTGAAACATTTAAAACATCATTAGAACCAATGATAACACAAAGAGATAATAACATATAATGGCACTCGATAATCAAGATAAGAGAGAGATTGAGAAAATTATAAGAAAGGAAATCAGAGATTTCATGGATTCTACACAGGCTCATCGTATTGTGGTAAAAACTATACAAGATGAATTAGGAACTAAGAAAATTGATGATAAAATAGTTGACCTATCTACCAAGGTGGTTGTTGAATTATTTAAAACCTTATGGCAAAGAAAGTCATTTTGGGAATCCTCTTTAAAGAACGTTAAGTAATGGAAAAAATCGTTAAACCAAATATCGAAGGTGAAATGGATGAATTTCAAAGATTGTCACAAGATTTAAAACGTGATGAGGATATCGATGTTTCGGTGGATGAAATAGTCAATGCATTTAACAATTCAAAAGAAGAGACGTTAACAGACGATATTTGGGTGAATTTAGAAAATACCGAATCAAACGAAGTAGAGAAAGGTGATTGGGACACAGTTATGGGTATTGCCAAAACCTATAAAAAAACAAATCCGATAAAACTAAAGAAATCAATTAGGGATGGTGATTATAGTAGACCACTTATTGTTAAAATCGGTGATAGATATATTTTAGTTGCAGGAAACACAAGATTATGTACTGCTGCCGCTATGGGAGTAAATCCCAAAGTCTTCATTGCAAATATCAATGTTGATAAAGAGTTAAACGAAAAGTGGTCACAAAAATATAAAAATTCAATAGATTGTAACAATCCTAAAGGTTTTAGTCAAAGAGCTCATTGTCAAGGAAAAAAGAAAGTTAACGAGGATGAATCTTTGGCGGGTGGAAATGCTGATAATATGACCTTAGTGAAACTTGCAAAAAAACATGATGCTAAAGGTTATTATCATATACTTGATATGGTGAAATCCCTTAAAAAAGAATTAGACATGGGTGTTGGAATTGAAATGGAACACACAAAAGATGAAAGTGTTGCTATGGAAATTGCTTTAGACCATTTATGGGAAGACCCAAGTTATTATAGTAAATTGAAAAAAATGGAAATTGACGAAAAAGAGGTAAAGGGTAATAAAAAAATAGATAAAAATCTAACGAATAATCAACAAGAAATGGTTTACGGAATTGTGGATATTGTTAAAAAAATTAAAAATATTGACAATAGAAAGTCCGTGGCGAAAGACATGATTAAAAAATTCAAAGAAGAAAACATTAAATTTGACTATGATGAATTTTTAAATATGTGTGGATGTGTCGATGAAATTGAAACTAAAGAACAAACAATGGCATCATCTTCAGGTTCATATGAAGGAAATGCGTTTGGACCTATGATTAAAAGAGAAATACGTAAAATACATAATTCTAAATTAAATGAAGAACAAGAAATTGACGAAATTACAGATGCAAGTTCATCTGGTCAATACGATGTTCCATTATTTGGAGGAACAAAGGGTCGTAAAAATCCTTTGAGTATCGGAGGTCCTGACACCATTTATAAGGGTAGAGCGGTTAAAGACAAGAAATTTCCAAAATGGGGAGGTCCTGATAGTGTGTTTGTTAAAGTAAAAGAAAAATGTAAAAAGTTCCCATATTGTAATCAGGGGAATACAGGTGCAATAGAATTAGTTAAAGAAGACGAAGAAATTAAAACAGCAATAACCGAAACCTCAAAAAAATACGGTATTCCATATGAAGAACTGGAAAAAATTGTATTAAATGAGATAAGTAAGATATTTATTTAGTATGAAAGTATCAGAATTGAATCAAATTATTGAAAATATCGTAGCCGATGAGGTTAGAAAAACGATAATAGAACAATCAACAAGTAAAAAAGAGGTTTATCACATTAAATGTGAGGGAATTCCTTTGGCAACATTTGAATCAGAAGATGATGCCAAAGAGGCGTTACCAAAATATAAATCAAAACATAAAGGTGAACTTATTATTGAAAAGGGTGTTTACGAATCACAAGATGATATGTTAGACAAACTTGACGAAATGAATGACCAATTAGAAGAAGAAGATAACAATATGCAAAATCAAGAAACTACAGAAGGTAATGCCTTCACGGCAGCCGTATTAAAAGCTAAAGAAGAAGGTAAAGATACTTTCGAATTTGACGGTAAAACACATAATGTTGAAGAATGTTGGAGTCAAATGGAGGAGGAAGAAATGAGTGAAGAGGAAGAAGAATGTAATGAATGTGGTGGAGGTTACATGGAAGAAGAATTACATGGTAATCAAGATAAAATTGACGCAAACCACAATGGTAAAATAGACGCCGAAGACTTTAAAATTTTGAAAAACAAAAAAGAAGTAAAAGAAGGTACATGTGAAAAATGTGGTAAAGAAATCTGTGAGTGTGGTTCTATGATGAATGAATCTAAGAAAAAGAAAACATTACGTTTAACTGAATCTGAATTAGTTGCTTTAATTGGTAAAATGGTTAATGAATCAGTACCAGGTTTAACAGTTACTAAAAAATCACACACAGATAGTGGTAAAGAAAACAACCAACATTTAAGTGATGTTGATAAGAAAATGAAAGATTACTTATCAATACCTGGTAACAATAACAATGAATTCCCTGAACAAAATAAAAAGGGAGATAGTGTTAAAGTTAACCCAACAAATGAGGAAGACGAAACAATTGCAGATGAAAGAGGAAGAGGTTTAGAAAATTTAGAATATGACCACGAACCATCAAAGCAATTTAAAGAAAGATTAAAGAAAGCAATCGAAGGACACGCTTCAATGGGTAATAGTCAAGATTATGCTAATGTAGTAAAGACTGACTTACCTAAAAAATTAGAAAAGGAAATCGAAAGAAAATCTGAAGATAAAAAAGAGGAACCAAGATATAACAAAGAGGCTCAACCAACAAAAGCAATGAATGAGTCTGAAGTAAGTAAATCATCAATTCTTGAAGAAGAAATTAAGAAAATGAAAAAACTTACAAGTTATAACGAAAAAACTCAGTAATTTCTTCTTTTTATTTTCTTTTATCCTTATATTATTGGATAGAAAGGGTTATGGAAAATAGAGAAAGTTATTTAGAGTTTATTTCATCTGAAAATTATAAACACCAAATTGATATTTGGTACAAAGCTTACAATATAAGTCGTGAGAAAATTGAACTTTTTCACGACTTTCTTATTTCCCTATATAACTTAGTTGACGAAACATATTTGGGTTCCGATGTTGTTGAGTTAGAAGAGGACCAAAAGAATCACTTTACTTGGTGTTGGGATAAGACTATTGACAATTTCTCAAAAGAAAAAATCTATTTTAAAGATAGAGGGTCATATTATGAGTATTTTTGGAATTTCTTTTTAGAAGCTTATTATTTTCAAAAATTAGAAGATAAGACCGTGAGAATCAATGAATATTTCACAAAGTTATTCAATTTCAAATATCGTAAAACAAGGTCAGAATTAGATATGTTAACAGAAATTTATAAATTATTTGACCAAAACTTGAAAAAGTAGATTTTTTTCCGTATATTCGTATCAAAAACTGGAATAATATGGAAACCCTAAAAAGAATTAAAGACCTCGTTGAGAAGATGTCAGTAGACACTCAGAAGGTATATGACAAGGGAAATCGAAGTGCTTCTATCAGAGCTAGAAAATATGCACAAGAAATAAAACTCCTTATTGCAACATATCGTAAGGAGATTTTAGACGAAATGAAAAAACATGACGGAAATTAAATTATTCTTATTCGTATTGAGTATTATATACACATTACGTTTTCTTGTTGAGTTTGTAATTAGATTGACACAAGAAAATCCGGAGCCAATGGTAATGTCAAAAATTGAACAAACCGTTCAAATTATTTCACTATCATACATAATAACATACATTTTAATTTAACAACGTGTTTGAAACTATTAAATCATTAAGACCACATTTTCATTCTTTAAGAGAAATCGAAGGGAATGTGAGTTTAGATGTCAAATTACCATTGACTTGGAAATACGAGGAAATCGTAAAACCGTATAGAGCAATTAAAGTTAAAGTACAAGATAAAAATGAAAAATTTACACTATTGTCTTTAATTTCAAATGGAACTCAAGATGGTTATGATATTGTTTTTGCGTGTGCCTTAGAGATATTAACAATCAATAGAGAAGAAGAGGAAAAACAAAAGTTATTCCAACAAAAAGTAAAAGAACTTCAAGAGTTATTTAAGAAAGAATCGTTAGATAAATTAAAAGATATAAATCTTATACACGATTATGGACAAGAGATTACAACAGGGGATGGAATGGTTGAACAAGGAGATGGAGAAGGACAAGAAGGAGACGGAGATACAGAAGAAACAGATGATTGAAGAAATAAAAAAATTGAACAAAGAAGAAATGTTCAAACCAAAACCAAAAAATAAAATATCTATAATAGATAAGTTATTAAAGATATTAGGATATGGAAAAAAAAGGTGATTTATTAAATCAATTGGCCATTATATCAGATTTAATGGAAAAAATAAATGCAGATACAAAATCTGCAACCATGATTTTTGAATTATCAAAAACAGAATTTGAAAAAGTTTTCGAAATAATACAAAAGAAATACGGAAGAAAGATGGATAAACCTAATGATACGTTTACCATTACTATTGGGTTAGTTGATATCGTATTTAATACGAGTAATGTCTAAATAATTCCCTTCTCTTAAATCCCTTACTCTCTAAAAGATTATAAAGTAAAGTACGTTGATGTGTTGTGATATCTTTCACAAATATAAAATTACCTCTTTTTCTTTTTAACAAATCCTCTCTGACAATCTCAAATAATCTTTGAGAATCATCTAAATTCTTATTACCAAACATTTTTACATCATTTTCAACTTGAACAAATAAGTTTTTATTCAATGTGAATATTTGTGCAATATCTGAAATCGGTAAAATCTTTTCCATCATTTGATGGTATCTAATTCTTTTTTTAGTTTCAAAATCATATATCAACTCTTCTTGCCAATAAGGTATAATTTCTTTTATCCTATACTTGTCATCTTCAATGTTTGCTTCTTGATTTCTACCTAAACTGTCTTTAACCCAAGCGGTTGTTGCCCATCGGTTGTTTGGGAATATCAGTGCCAGTTCGAATAATAATTCCTGTTTTCTTTTACCTCCTTGTTGTTTAACAAATGGAGGTTTTCTTTCGGTCTTATATTCTCTCCAATAATCATATACGGTACTTCTTCGCATACAACGATAGAATACTTTTATTCTTTTTTTGTTGCAAAATAGTACTATGAAATATTTCCCCTTTTTCATAAAAATTTACCTATAAGAGTCACAAGACCATATATCGCCAAACCTGACCATATGATGGCAAACCATACAACCCAATTATCCACCAACTTAGTGGAATTCAACATTTCTTCTTTTAATGTGTCTTTGTTTTTACAATTTTTACATCCCATACTACAATATATACCTTTTTTTTATATTTATCAATATGAAATTTATTAAATTGGTTGAGGAGGTTGTTATTGAAATGGCCAAAGAAAAATTACCAGATGGTGGAGATTGTTTCGATGCTGCGTTCGATTTTATGTATGAGAACACAATTTCAAACGAAATACCTAATCTTAAGTTGGTACACGGTTTTGTATCAGGACAAGGTAAATTAAATGGGTATAGATTTACACATGCGTGGTGTGAGGATGAGGATAATGTATATGACTACTCAAACGGTAAAACGGTTAAAATACTAAAGATGTTATATTATGGAATAGGTAATATAAATGAATATCAAGGGAAATATTACGATAACGAAGAATTTCGTAAAATGATTTCTATCCATGGAAATAAAGGTCCGTGGGAAGTAGAAAACAAAGTCTACAAAGAAAAATACAACCCAAAAACAAGACGTTTCGATTAAGATTTTTTTTTACGGGTTTTTTTACTTATATTTTAGTATAAACTAAACATAATAAGTAAACATGATAAGTTACATCGGAGGTAAAGCTCGAATCGGTAAGTGGATTAAAGAATATATTCCACAGGACATTGAAACATATGTGGAAGGATTTTCAGGTATGTTTTGGGTATTTTTTAATATGGACTTAGAAAATTACCCCAATTTAAAAACAGTTGTTTACAATGATTACAATAAGTTGAATCACAACTTAATGAAATGGGCTAAACAATATGATGTTTTACATGACGCATTGTTACAATATCCTTGCCAACAATTGGGTGTTGTTGATACTCCTCCGGAATATGCTCAGATGTTTAAACAATATCAAAAAGAAGTATTTGATGATAACTTAGTTATAACTGAAGATAATGGTTTAGAAATTGCCTGTAAGTATCTTTATGTTTTGTGTCAAGTATTCTCGGGGTCTAAACCTGAAACAGCAACTTACATGGACTATAAAGGAAAATATCGTTGTAAGATTTTGGTATTCATGGATAAATTGAAAAATCCAAAATACAGAGAACACTTCGACAAAATTACTTTTGTTGAAAATATGGATTTCCAAGAGGTTGTTGAAAAATATGATTCACCAACAACGTATTTCTATATGGACCCACCATATTACAAAACTGAAGATTACTATTCAAATCATATTTTCACAATCGAAACACATGAGAGATTAGCAACTTGTTTACAGAATGTAAAAGGAAAATTCAGTTTATCTTATTACGATTTTCCACAATTATCAGAATGGTTTCCAAAAGACCAATATCATTGGGAACAAAAAGGTTTCAGTAAAGCGGCATCAACTAAAAAAGAAAAGAACGTTGGTACTGAGATTTTAATAATGAATTACTAAAAATATTTATCATTTATGGATACAAATTGGTACTTGGTAAAAGTTCTACCAGGAAAAGAAAGGTCATTGGCTGACGAATTCAACAAATACATATCTTTGGGTAAAATGAATAACATTAAAAGATTTGTTTGTCCAACTGAAAAACAAGTGGTTGTTGTTCGTAATAAAAAAGCTATACGAGAAAAAGTTTTATATAGTGGTTATCTTTATTTCGAAACACCTAAGCGTTTAAATGAAGATGAATTAAAAACATTATCGTTGTTACCAAATGTTATGGGTATGGGTGGAAATAGAATACCGGTACTTTTAAGAGAAGCTGATGTTAAAAGAATTTTGGTGGACGATAACTTAGAACAACATGTGGATGCAAAAAGATTAAAATATGTTGTTGGTGAACGAGTAACAGTTATTGAGGGTCCATTTAATACTTTTGAAGGAGTAATATCTGAAGTAAAAGGTGAGAAAGTGGATATCGAAATAAAAATATTTGGTAGAAACACTGCAGTTGAATTAACACTAAATCAAATTCAAAAATTATAATGGACTTATCTCCTGAAGTTTTAATATACGTACAGACCGTAAAAAATTATTTTGAAAAAAACGAACAGGCAAGAGAATACTTCATCGGTGATTTAGATAGTGAAATGTTTTTTAAACATCTTAGTGAAATTTCACAAAAAAATTTTAATAGTAACGGTGAAGTAATGTTAAATAAAGAACAGTTTGAGTTACTTCGTAAAACTATTCGTGCAATTGAAGTGGTTAAAGATGATGAAACAACAACACAAGAAGATTTAATTTTTGTGGACACAAGAGGTTTCGGTAAAATATGTCTTAACTAACTTTATTTTTTAATCTTTTTATTTTATTATTGTTTTATGAAAAAACTTCAAACGGGTTATCCCTTATATGATACGGTATATGGTAGTGAAATACCATCAGAACAATATTATGTGGTATTATTTGATACATTACCGTCAAAATATGTTAACAATTTAAGTTATGACCCAACAATATACAATTATTTAAATGAAATAGGTTTTAAAAAGACTAATCATGTATTTTCATCGAACAGAAGATTTGATTTGGCGTCACAATCTCTTTATGTTCATAATGAAAATGAAATAATGATTAGGGTATATGGGAACGTTCAAAAAGATAAAGATAATTTAGTGCAGTTAGATATTGCATATAATTTAGAAAAGGGAGAAATTGAAAAACAATTAGATTTTTCTAAATTAAAAACATTCGAAAGAACCAAAAAGAAATGTAATATACAATTGGTAAAAAGTGAAATGGGTCATTTAGATACCGAAGAATATGACTTATTTGTACCACCAATGGAATTGGAATTAAATTACGGTAAGTCATTTGGTAAAATTCATAAAACAATCGTTGAAAAATTGAATGAAAATAACGGTAAGGGAATTATTCTTTTACACGGAGACCCTGGTACGGGAAAAACATCATATATAAAATATCTTACATCTTTAATAAAAGAAAAAGATATCTTGTTTATCCCACCATCAATGGCGGAAATGTTGTCCGAACCATCAATCATACCGTTTTTAATGGACCACAGAAACTCAATTCTCATAATAGAGGATGCTGAGAGAGTTATTTCAGACAGAGAAGGTAATGGTTCACCGGCGGGAGTTTCGAACATTTTGAACCTAACAGACGGTATTTTAGGGGATTGTTTGAGTATTCAGATTGTTGCAACATTCAACATGAAGAAAGAAAAAATAGACCAAGCCTTACTTCGTAAAGGTCGTTTAATTGCTGAACATAAATTTGAAAAACTTTCAATAGAAGATTCAAATAAACTTTTAAAACATTTAGAAAAAGGCCACGAAGTTTCAGAATCAATGAGTTTAGCGGATATATATAATATAGACGTTGAGTTAATTAAAACAACGAATAAAAATAAAATAGGATTTAATAGTTAAAAAAATATGGAAAACGTAACAGCAGAGAAATTAAAAGAACTACAATCAAAAGGGAATAAATTATTGGTACAATACACAGCTAGTTGGTGTGGACCATGTAAAGCATTATCACCGAGATTGGAAAATTTTGAAAATGAATATCAAGGGGTAATTTTTTCAAAAGTAGATGTTGACCAAAATGTGGATGCAGCAATGGAGTTGAATATTCGTTCAGTACCCACCGTTATAATTTATGATGGGGATAAAATCGTGAATCGTTCACAAGGGGCACAACCCGATAATTTCTATAAAGATATATTGAACAGATTATAATGTCAAATATAGTGTACGTTTTTACCTTAAACGGGTGTAGCCATTGTGTTCATTTGAAAAACGATTTAAATGAACAAAATATCCCATATACCGAAATTCCCATAGAAAAGAATCAGGAAGTGTGGAATCAAGTGGTTTCGCAAACTGGACATAACTCATTACCCACCGTTTTTATTAGTATTGACGGGCAAGATGATGGTCCTGTTTACATTCCTGGTAGGGATTATACGGATAAAAGTGAGGTTATCGAAAAGATTAAAACATATCTTTAAAATAAAAGGGATTAAAAATCCCTTTTTTTATGCGCAGAAACAAGATAAAAGTATTTATGTAAAAGACTCTACTTTTACATGGCATTACAACAGATTAACTGGCTCCAAATTGATACCGCAAACGTTCCATCGGGTTCGGTTGTTGATTTAGGTGCTATTTCAGGTGCATTACATGCGGTTTATGCGGATAATATATATCTTTCCGGACAAACTCTTGGGGATGTTATTGCTGGTTCGGGTACAGATGCGTTAAACTTATATACGGCTTCATTAAATCAAGCAATAGAATTAACAGGTTCGAATTTAACCGTTAAAGGTAATCTTTTAGTTAAAGGAACAACCACGGCAGTTAATTCAACAACAGTTGCTATTGGTGATAATATTATAGAATTAAATGGTAGTGCGGCAACAAATGGAGGTCTCTTAATAAAAGACCCAACCGCACCTAATACCATTTCAGGTTCATTACTTTGGGACTCGACAAATGACTATTGGAAGGCAGGTCAATTGGGTAGTGAGGAGAAAATTATCTTAATTAGTGAACTTAATAGTGCTACGTCATCATTATCCTCATCAATTAACATATTATCAGGTTCTTTATCTGGCTCAATAAGTCAATTATCAAGTTCATTATCTGCATCGATAAATACATTATCGGGGTCAGTTTCAGTATCAATCGATGATTTATATCAAACGATAGATACGGTTTCAGGGTCAATTGACAATAGAATAGATAACGTATCAAGTTCTTTAGGTGATATTTCATCGTCTATTGATACAAGAATAACAAATTTATCAAGTTCATTATCTGCATCAATCGATATTTTATCAGCATCAATTGATAATAGAATTGATAATGTATCTAGTTCACTCGGTGAAATCTCATCATCAATAGATAATAGCATTACGAATGTTTCAAGTTCATTTAGTTCATCAATTAGTACTTTATCTGGTTCACTTTCTACAAGAATTGATGCATTAAATCAATTTTCAAGTTCTGTTAGTGGTGCGATTGAAATTACGGGTAGTAACGTTACCATAAAGGGTAATCTTTTAGTTAAAGGTACAACAACTGCAGTTGAATCAAACACCATATCGATTGGTGACAATGTTATTGAATTAAATGGTAGTGAGGCTGCATTTGGTGGATTATTGATAAAAGATGCCACTAATCCCGACCAAATTTCAGGTAGTTTACTATGGGATGCAACAAATGATTATTGGATAGGAGGACCATTAGGTTCCGAAGAGAAAATTATATTACAAAGTGATTTAGATAACGTCTCTTCATCAATTTCTACATCAATTTCAGAATTATCAAGTTCAGTTGATACAAGAATAGATAATCTAACAATATCTTTAAATGCAAGTAACATTTGGCAAGAAACTGGTTCATTTTATGCAACCAACGAAACGTTACAAGTTACAGGTAGTCAGTTAATGACATCACCAGATGGAGCAACCACCGCAAAATATGCAATGGCGGTTTCTCAATCAATACATGCTGCAAATATCAACGTGGGAACCCCAACATCTAATGATTGGAAAACAAGTTTAGAAGGTTCTTATTTTAATAATTTTGATAAGAATACAGATGTGTCAGAAATATTAAGATTTGTGGCTGGTTTATTATCATCATCAGCGCCTGATGCTTCACCAAACACAAAAACATATAGTTCATTTACAACTAACGCAAATAACACGACAACAGGAACTGTAACTGTCGGTTCAATACCACAAAGTTCAACAAATACGACGATTACGTACTTGAACTCTAAAGGTTTTGCTACTCCAGGTTCTACAATTTTTGCGGGTATTAGTCCAATATATACAAATTCAAGTTATTACGAAACATACACAAGTGTTGCGGCTGGAAGTACAATTGTATCTTCATCAGTTGATTCACAACTATTTGGATTGGGTTTATTAAGTAACGGTGTACCAACATTATTTAAAGTAAGTGGTTCATTTACATATAAGTTTAAAGATAATAGTTCTAAAACGGATACCGTTACATCTGGTTCACAACACTTAATAACACAAACAGGTGCAGGCACAACAAGTGGAGTTAGTTTGGCAAAAATCAATACTGCAAATCCTGCGGTTATACCTGCGGCATATCAAGACGGTAAATTTGCAACTGTATTTTCACCGGCAATTTACAATGGTGGTGCCTCTGCGGTAAGTAGTAGTGGATATTATCATATTTCATCATCGATATCGATTGCAAGTGGTTCAAGTGTATTTACAACACCACAAACACATTACACGGAAATATTCTACGCACCGTTAACAACGATATCAACAAACATTCCCGCACAAACACCAACATTTAGTGGCGTTTCGGTGACTGCATTAACTGCGGTTTCTCGTTCATTAAGTGGTGCACCTTATTTGTCAAGTGCAACATATAATATATCTGGTTCTATTTTAGGTTTATTTAATCCTTTATATTATAATGGTACAATTGCAACCATAACAGATTCAGATTCGTTAGTTACCGAAACCGGTTTAACTTCGGTTGGAATGAGTGGAGGTTTAATTAACACGGCAAATGCGGTTTACGATTCTTCAGGTACAACATTAAGAAGTACTTCAACAATACCATATGAAACTGATATTGTTAAAGTAAATGCGGTATCTACATTCTCCCCAACTGCAACAGATGAGAACATAAATCAAACTGGTTTAGGTACAACTTCTTTCTCACTTTATATAAATGGTTATAATAAAGCGGGTACGGTTACAACAAACACATCTACAGTATCATATCATACCGCAGGAACTTTTGGACAACCATCTGTTAGTGGTAGTTTAGCATACTACGGTAGAACCCAAGGTGCAGACACAGCAACTGCGTTGGTTGAACCTTTTACGGGTGAAAACTATCGTTTAGTTGTAAACGATAACATCTTATCATTTGCAGGTACATCTTGGACAACGTCATTTGGACTATATAATTTAGGTGCAACTGATTTACAAGTTAAACCTGGTTATTTGGTAAAACCTGGCGGTACATATGGATATTGGTTAACCAATCCATCGGCTGCAAGTGATTACAAATATTATATTAGAAGATTCCAAACATCAGGAACTAAAACATCGATGACAATAAATTTGGGTCAAGCTTTAGTTGGTTGGGATGCAACAACAAATAATTCTGTAAGTGCTGTTATATTATTTGAATCTTCAAAATCAACATCACCATATGTGACTTCAAGTAGAGCGAGAATTTATGACCCATCAAAAACGTTGGCTAACTTTGTATCGACAATTTCAGCAAATACGGATGGACAAAATCCATTTGGAAGTAGTATAGATTTATATGGTAATTCTGGTGGTTCATTATCAAGTACCACATATACGTTACCAATCAGAAATGCTGATGGTATGTATATTAACGCAACATATGATGAAATTTATGTGATTGTAAAATATAAAGGAGACCCAACACCAATAACAGGAATAACAGTCGCATTTAGTTAATAATTATATAGTAGATGGCAGCAATAGATAGTACAAAAAAATCGGCTAGATTTCTCCAAAGTAGAAGATATACACACGACACGTATACCGACGCACAAGAAGCGTTCACATCGGTATTAGATTTAAATGCGAATGAAATTTATATTGACCAAGACTTAATCCCAAGTAGTGGTTTACCTTATAATAGTTCAGGTGATAATGGTTTAGTTTATTCAACTAATGGTCAGGACGTAATGAAATATTACTACCGTTATAGAATGACTAAATCCGATTTGAATAATGAGGTTTGGTTTTTTACAAATCCAACAGGTTCAACATCGGGAATTGGTGCACAATTGATTGATGCGGGACAAGAAACTGATTTTATATCACCAAAATATTCAATACCGTCATTAGCAAATGCAAATACTGAAGATGCGACTCCAGGTTATGGAGTTAAGGTATTGGTTGACGGAGTTCAACAATCTGTTAACAATTATGCGTTTGATTATAAAACGGGTGTTTTACAATTTGCAACATCGGCTGTTGCACCAACAAATGGTCAAGTTGTAACAATTTCAGTTTATCAATATGTAGGTAGAAAATTATCATCCCAACTTGGTGGTGGAGTTACAATCTATGACACGTTAAAACCAACCGGTTCATATTTTGCAACAACAAACGATATTCAAATTACGGGTTCATTGGTTGTTACTGATGGTGTAAGTGGTTCATTTACGGGTGATGGTACGGGTTTATATAACGTTCCCGCATCTGGAGTGACAGGATTGAATCTTTCACAAATTGCTGATGGTACGGCTACCGCGTCAATTTCAGATACTTTAGGTTTAAGAGTTAATAGAAACACCGAAATTACGGGTTCTTTAATTGTAAGTTCAGGTTCGGCAATATTCAATTCTGCGGTTACTGCGGAAAATAGTGATTTAATATTAACAAGTGGTAGTGGATTATATATTAAAGACGACGCTAGGGTTGAAATTACAGGTTCTGTTGTCATTAAAGGGGATTTAAAAGTTGAAGGTACAACCACATTGGTTCAAACCGTTGACTCAAATGTAGAATCTTTAATTGTATCAGGAGCAATGAATATTGTTGAAAACCAAATAAACGCACAAGTGGTAAAAGCATCGTTAACTATACAAAATTTAGGAACTTTGGCCGATAGGTCAAATAATTCAATAATTGATTGTGGTGATGGCTTTTTCTAATTAAAAGTAAAGTATTTATATAAATAAAAGAAATATACACAAAACATGGCACAAATAATTAAACACAGACGTGGTTCGATAAGTTCATTAGCAAGTGTTACGGCGAATGTTGGTGAATTGGTAATGGCAACCGGTTCTATTGGAGACTTAACGGCACCCGTTATTTTCATTGGTGATTCTGCGGTTGCGGGTGGTTATAAACCCGTATCTAAAATTTACCAAGGTACAACTGCACCTGATTTAACAAGTAATAACTGGGGTACAACAATGAATGGTACTCCGTTCTATTCTTCAGGTAATAAAAGTTTAAATATTTTAAATAATGCTGGTAACACAAGAATGGACCTTTCGGGTAACATCGAAGGTAATACCATCACAAGTGTAACAATTACATCATTATCAAACACAAATATTACAGGTAGTAACGGTAATTTTACAAATTTAACGGGACTAACCTTCACAAGTACAAATAGTAACATAACCGCTTTAACAGGTAGTCATGTAAATGTAACTAATATAACAGGAACAACAATTACTGGTTCAAATGTTAGAGTTACAGGTGATTTAAATGTAGAAGGGGCGGTTTATGTGACAGGTGATATTTCGGGTTCCGATTTAAATTTAACTGGTAATGCAACAATCGATGGTGATATTGTATTAAAAGGAAATATCAATATTGGTAATCAAACAACTGATTTAATTACTTTTGGTGGTGAGGTTAGTTCATCAATACTTCCACAAACACATAATGCGTTTGATTTAGGTTCACCAAGTTTAAACTGGAAAAATATCCACGTTAGCGGTACCGCATTTGTTGACACATTACAAGCTCGTCAAGTAAATTTCTCTGACTTAGGTATCTTACAAGATTTAAGTGTAAGTGGTAGCACTTATTTGGGTAATGGTGGTGACGTAATTGTACTTAGTGGTTCAATATATAGTGACCAATTAACAAACAATAGAGTAGTAATTGTAGGTGTTGATGGTTTAATTGAAGATGATGCAAACTTTACTTTTGATGGTACAGAATTAAATGTTGGCCAAGGTAATTTCACAGTACAACAAGGAAGTGGAAACGTTGACACGGCTGGTACATTAAATGTTGGTGGTGCAACAACATTGGAGAGTACATTAACTGTTACAGGTTCAGCAATTTTAAAAGATAATTTATCTGTTAGTGGTACAACAACGGTAGATGGTGTAACAACATTAAACGATGCTTTAGAAGTTAAAGGAGCTACAGGGTTAAATTCAACATTAGATGTAACCGGCTCAGCTACTTTAAAATCTACATTAGAAGTTAAAGGTGCAACTGGACTTAATTCAACATTAGATGTAACTGGTTCTGCCACTTTAAAATCAACATTAGAAGTTAAAGGTGCTACAGGATTAAATTCAACATTAGATGTAACCGGTTCAGTTACATTAAAAGATACTTTAAATGTTACAGGAGCAACTACAATTAACGGATTAACAACAATCAATAATGATGCGGTTGTAAACGGAATATTGAGTGTGACAGGTGACACACAATTAGGTGGTAACTTATATGTTTCAGGTAACTTAGAAGTTTTAGGTTCATCAACCAATGTTAATATTCAATCAAACACGGTAAACATTAACGATAATATTATTTTGGTTAATGCTTATTCACCGTTTGAACAATATGCGGGTTTAGCGGCGTATGATTCAGGTTCAAGTGGTGCTTCGGGTTCAATGTTATGGGATTCATTAAATGATTACTGGCTAACTCAAAAATCTGATGGTAACACAAGTAAAGTTATAGGTACAACCGCAGGTTCAATGGGTTCTGAGGTTAGCTTAACAACAAATACAATACCAAAGGCTACAAGTGCCGACACAATTGGTAATAGTTTACTTGCAGATGATGCCACAACATTAACTTATAATACAAATAAATTTACAGTTGCTTCTAATGATGGTGCAACATTGATAGCAGGTAATGTAACATTAAGTTCTGCAGGTGGTTCGGACGCCAATAGTAAAACATCGGCAATCGTATTTAAAAATTCATCAAATGTTTTAGGTTACGTTTCAACAACGGAAACAACAGATGTTCTTGATGGTATATTAGGTTATAAAAATTCTAACGGAGGTTTGGTTTTCTCAACAGTAATCGACGGAGGTACATACTAATTATATTTTTTCATAAATAAAAAAGGGAGGAACTAAAAAACCTCCCTTTTTTATTTATTATATCTGAAAAATTACCTATTTATATACAATGGCTATAGAATTTAGTAATGGTTTTAATGCGAGTTATTTTGTGAGACCGACACCGTCCCCAACAAGGACGATGACTCCCACACCAACTATAACACCAACAATTACTCCTACAATTACAATTACACCAAGTGTAACTGTTACTGTTACGCCTACACCTACAGACGTAGCGTTTACATCGACTTCAACCGTAACACCAACAACAACTATTACTAGCACTCCAACTATTACACCTACTAATACTATTACCCCAACAAATACTATTACCCCAACTGTAAGTATCACACCAACTATAACCCCTACGGTAACAGTAACGCCAACAACGACTAATAGTAATGGTTTATTGGTTAATTTAGATAGTGGTAATTTATTATCATATCCAACTTCAGGAAGTACTTGGTCGGATTTAATTGGTGTAAACAATAGTGCAACACTAACTAATACACCAACTTATTCATCAAATTATAATGGTATATTAAATTTTAATGATTCATCGTTAGAATATGGTGTGATAAATAATATAGGTAATTTATCTAATTGGACTGTTGAAGTATGGTTTAGGTTAACCACTTCATTAACAGGTAAAGTCACCTCAATAGTATCTAACGTATATAATGGTTCCGTTTTAAATTTTAGTATTGGTACAAATAATCAACCATTTAATGCAAATTTAGCTGTTGGATTTTTTGATGGTGCGTGGAGAACAAATACGGGATTTGTACCTGCAACAAATGTGTGGTATCAAGTGGTCGGTACATATGATGGGTCAACAATTAGACAATATGTTAATGGTAGTTTATCGGGAGGAACATTAAACTATACAGGAACACCAACTTCAGGAGGTGATATTCGTTTAATGAGAAGATGGGATGAAACTTTAACTGCAAGTAATTTTACTAATGGTGATTTGGCAATTGTTAAAATATATAATAGAGCCATTTCCGGAACCGAAGTTTTACAAAATTACAATGATAACTATACAAGATTTATTGACCCAACACCTACACCTTCTGTAACAGTAACATCTACAGCAACAGTTACCCCAACTATTACACCAACAAACACAATTACACCTACTAATAGTGTAACACCAACAAACACAATTACACCTAGTATAACACCAACTAATAGTGTGACGCCAACTATTACACCAACCGCGTCAATTACACCCACCATAACAGTTACACCAACAATAACTGTAACACCCACAATTACACCTACAGTAACTAAATCTCCTTCAGTTGGTGGATATTCTAATACTGCGGAAATTTACTTTGACCCAGGTAATTCATCATCATATCCCGGTAGTGGAACTGCATTAACTAATATAGGGACTATAGGAAATGTGTCAGGAACAAATGGAACATTAAATGGTGTTGTATATGATGGTGCAACTGCAAGTGGTGTGTTTAATTTTGATGGTGGTACTGATTATATTTCATTTCTAACACATAATCTTGGAAGTACAATTACAACAACCGCTTGGGTTTACCCAAGAACGGAATATAGTATTAACTGTTTAATGTCAAATGCTTCTGCAAATACGAACACCAATGGTTTTAAAATGTGTTGGAATGGATGGAACACCACAAATCTTAATATGAATTTTGAGGCGGGTAATGGTAGTTCGGGTGGAACTGCAACAACTGCAAATAGTACGATGGTTATGAGTCAATGGCAACATATTGCGTATGTTTTTGATAAAACAAATCAAACCATTAAATTTTATAGAAATGGAACTGAAATTGCAACAAGCAATGGAGTAACACCGGTTGCAAATATTGGAACAAACCAAAGTTGGTGGATTGGTGGAATTGGTGGTGGATTTTATAATATGAATGCAAATATGGGTCAATTTAGAATTTATAAATCACTAAGAAGTGGTGCCGATATTTTAGCGGAATATAACGGAACAAAAAGTAGATACGGATTATAATTTTTCTGATATTCTATTTATCTAATCCGAATTTTTATGTATTTATAGAAAGACCTACATAGGTCGAATTAACCGTGGTATATACCACATTTTAGATTGAGGAAACCATATATATGGCACAAATAGTAAAACTGCGTAGGAGTAGTGTATCAGGTCAAAAACCCACTAACTCAAATTTACAATTAGGAGAATTAGCATTAAACACCACCGATGGTAAAGTATTTTTTGCCAAATCAGGTTCAAATGGTCCTACAGTAGAAGAACTAATCTCAACAAACACGGTTAATACAGGTTCAGTTTCAATAAGTGGTAGTATGGACCTTATAGGTAATCAAATCATTACTGGTAGTATAATTACCACAGGTTCAAATAAGTTAATAGGTAATACTCAATTAACTGGTTCATTAACAGTTTCAGGTTCCACAATACAAATTGGTAATAATACTTTATTTGGAACAACATTATTATCAGGTTCAATCACAATATCAGGGTCAAAAAGTGTCGGAATTCCAACCGTAAAAATATATGGTGACGTTGAACAGGATGGATACACTAGATATCTCCCTGTAAACACAAATTTAAACACAACTATATCGGGTTCATATATTTTTGTTAGTGGTTCCACCGACGATTTATATTTTGCACAAAATGGTAAAGGTTATAATAACGTTACTCGTTTACGTTGGTTAGAAGGTAATTTATATACGGGTTTATTAAATGGTGGTAATATAACCGCAACAGTCGGTGGTACAACTTTTAATGTGTCAGCTGGTAGTGGTATAGTTGTTAATCTTAATGCAAGTTTAACAGATAACCCATACCCAACTGTAAAATACGTTAATTGGGAATCATTCACGGGACAAACATTAACTTATAGAACAACCAATATTCAAACATTTATTGGTATTGACGATAGTGGTCAAATAGTACAACAAACAGGCGCATTTAATGATGGTCAATATAATAACATTATCACATTAGGTACGGTTATTCACCAAAATTTATCTACGGTAAACGCTTCTATAAATTACCCCAATGTTGCTTATGGTTATAAACAAAGAACCTATGATTTTATAAAGGCATTTGGACCTTTAAAATTAAGTGGTTTAAATATTGTTCCAGTTGATACGTTAGGTTTGAATGTGGGTTCAGGTACCGCTTGGGCGGATGGTAGAAATTACCAAGTTGACCCTAGCAATCCAAGTTATATTACGGATTCTGGAACAGCGGTATCAAAAATATTTAGATATTACCAAGTTTCGGGAACTACATTTGTGCAAGACACTAATAATGCATCAGGTTACACAACATTAGATGTTACACATTATAATGATAACGGTACATTAACAGCCGTTCCTGGTAATAATGTTAACAACTATGAATGGACAATCCAAAGAATATTTTGGTATCCAAATTCGGCAACAAAAGGTATAGTTGCATATTACGGTAATAGAACGTACACCTCATCAACTGAGGCAGCAGCTAACGTTCAATTTGAACCATTTGTTGAAGTTGAAAATACAAAACAAAATGCGGTTTATTTAGGTGCGATTGCGGTTAGAAAAGATGCCGATTTTACCAACCCAAGTACATTCTTAGTTTTACCTGGTGGTGTGTTCCGTAATGTTGGTGGTTCAGGTGGTGGAGGTATAGTACCAACAAACCGTTTAGCGGATTTGGTGGATGTTTATGTTGCAAATGCGGTAAATGGAGATTTAATTTCATATAATGGAAATTCATTAAAATGGGAGCATGGTAAATCGTTAACAGGTGAATATACAATTACCGGTTCGCTGAATGTAACCCAAGGATTGACAGGTTCAATTGATTATAGTAATTTAACCAATGTACCAACATTGGTTTCAGGTAGTGAACAAATTGTTGCGGATTTTACATTTACAACCGATACGATAACAAATACAGATGTAAACATTGTTGCAACAAGTGGTGACATTATTCTTAATGCCGATGGTAATGTTTACAAAGGTTCTGCAAGTGCGGGTAATGGTTTAGTTACTGACGGTTATTTAGACCTAATCATTGGTGACACCACCATGATTAACACAGGAACGGGTCATAGTATCGCAGATAATCTTGGATACATCACCAGTTCATTTAACACTTTCACATCGTCATATAACACAGGTTCATTCACGGGTTCATTTATTGGTGATGGTTCAGGTTTATATAATGTACCTGCAAGTGGTATTACAGGATTAAATCTTTCCCAAATTGCAGATGGTTCCGCAACAGCATCTATTTCAAATACTGACGGTTTTAGAGTTAATACAAATTCTGAAATAACAGGTTCAATGTTTATTTCTGGACCATTAAATATTGGTGATATTCCAGTATATGGTGACCCACTAAATCCTGAAGTTGTTCATATACATAATTCAGGTAGTTATAATGGAATTGTTGCTTTAGGTAATAGTGATACATTCTATCAAACATACATTGCAAATACCAATAGCGGAAATGGTGCAAGTACCGATTTAATTATTGGTGCGGATAATGTTACAGATAATTCATATTATGTTGATTTAGGTATAAATTCAAGCACATATAACGCAGGATATGTTGGGCATGAAAATGATTCATACCTTTATGCCGCATCCGACGATTTATATATAGGTACAATTGGATTACTTGGTAATAGTTCTAATATATACCTTTTTACGAGTAATTCTTGGCAAAATCCACAAATTACTGTTAGTGGTTCAGGTCAAATTGGATTTAATTCACCAACAATTAGTGATGGTTATCAATACGAATTTAGTGGTAGCATAAAAACGTTACACGAATTATCCGTTGGTGGAAGTGTAAGTGCGTCATATTTCACAGGTGCACATATTGGTGATGGTTCAGGTTTATATAACATACCTGCAAGTGGTGTAACCGGATTAGAATTAAATAAAATTGTTGATGGTTCTGTTAGTGCATCTATTTCTAATGGTGCATTAAGAGTTAATAGTGATGTCTTTATTGGTGGCGTATTAACCGCAAGAGAATTACATACGGAATTAGTAACATCATCGGTTTTATACGAATCGGGTTCAACTAAATTTGGTAATTCATTAGATGATACACATACATTTAGCGGTTCAATTTTAGTTCATACTTTATTAGAAACAAATAGAATTTCACCTGTAAGTGGTGTTGATGTGACAATTGAATCATCAAATTTGAAAGTACCAAATGGAGGAATCTACACCGATTTCAATATTGAATCTAAGGGTACCATTAGTGCAACATCTATAAGTGGTAACACAATAACAGGTTCTTTAATAAGTGGTTCATTTATTGGTGATGCAACTAATTTAATAAATGTTCCATTCCATATTAGTGGTTCAAACATTAGTGGTACAACTGTAGATAAAACATTTACAAAATTACAATTTGATGATAGTACGGGATTAAATGTTGACGAAACCGACCCAGGTACTGCGTTTATATCAATTGGTTCACACTTTAAAGATATATTTGTTTCAGGTTCACCTGTATTAAGTGCAACTGGTTCAGATGCATTTGAAATTATTGGTTTAGGTGGAATACACATTTCATCATCAACTGTTGATACGAATGGTAATGGATATGTTAAAGAATTAACATTTGATTTAACAGAAATTTCTTCATCATTAGACTATAGAATCAATTCAATAAGTGTTGGTGGTGGTTCAGGTCTTAGTGATGGTGGATATGCAACATTAAACCAAACAAGTGCGGCAGCTACGTGGAGTTTTAATCACAATTTAGGACAAAGATATCCAATTGTACAAGTGTATGATTCAAATGGTAAAGTAATGATACCATCTGAAGTAATAATGGTTGATAGTTCAACAACAACAATTACATTCCCATCTGCACAAACAGGAAAGGCAGTTGCTTCATTAGGCACAGGTCCTGGTGGAATGACACAATTCTTTACATCTGCAACAACATGGTCATTACAACATGATATGGGTGCGGATTACCCAATTGTAACAATTTATGATGTTAACAAAAACATCATAATGCCAGATAGAGTAACGTCTATTGATTCAAACAATATTGAAGTTGGATTTACAACCCCTGTTGCCGGTCATTTGAATGTTGCTAAGGGTGGACATATTATTAGTGGGTCAATTAACTTCTCAAATATTAGTACTGCGGGTAGTGGAATTGTTAGTAGTAGTATTCAAGTATATAACTATGGTTATGCAACAACAGGTTCTAACGCATTTAATGGTTCACAACTTATTAAAAACGCAAAGATTGATGCGAGATGTGTAACAGTATCAACAGGTACTTCACAAATATTCACAATGACAGGTTATGACGGAGCAAACATTGATTATGTTGTTAAGAGTGGTGGAAATATGAGAGCGGGGGTTATATCGGCGGTTTGGGATAACTACAATAGTAGTTTTACTGAAACATCCACGGCAGATTTAGGGAATACATCAAATGTTACATTTACCGTTTCAAATGCGGGTGTTTTAAATGCGGTTGTAACATCAGGAACGTGGACAATTGAAGCAATGTATAGAGCCTTAGGGTGTTCTTAAAATTAAATTCAATTTAATTCATCAATTCGGTATTTATTAGTAACACATTAGTGGATAGTGAAACTAATTAAATATGGCAAACGAATTTATAATTAAGAACGGACTTAAAGTGTCCGGCTCTGCGGAAATCGAACAAGATTTACGTGTAAGAGGAACCCTAACGGTTGACGAATTTCATGCGTCAATTACTACTGCATCAATACTATATGAATCAGGTTCATCAATCTTTGGTAACTCCTCAGATGATACCCATCAATTCACAGGTAGTGTAAACATTACGGGTTCAATTACATTGAATGGTAGTGCAATTGGTACTGGTAAATTAGATGAAACAACATTTAATTCATATACCCAATCTCAAGTAATATTAGACGGTAATCAAAATTCGTCAATTACTAATTTAACTACAAATTTTAATTCGTTTACGTCATCATTTAATTCAATTTCGAGTACCTTTGCAACAACTGGTTCTAATACGTTTAAAGGAGACCAATATATTAGTGGGTCACTTATTCCTACTCACAATAATGTTTTTGATTTAGGAACACCAACGTATCAATTTAGAGATTTATATTTATCATCAGCATCACTATATATTGATGGTACAAAAGTTCTTGGTAGTACAACACAAGAATTACAAATTACAACAGATAATGGTCAATCTTTTAAAATTTTAGAAGATGGTACTGATACCATTACTTTACAATCCGCTGACGGCGACATTCAATTAAAATCATCAGGTGGGGGTAATCTATTGTTAGACCCAACAACCGGTTTAATTGATGTAAGAGGAACATTACAATTACAAGATGGTAATAAAATTAGAAGTTCAGGTGGAACTAAAGTTATTGTTGGCGATGATTTAGATGTTACTGGTTCAGTTAGATTAACTGGCGATTTAATAATCAACGGAACATCATATTCTGCCGCAACATCAGGTACTTCAGGTACTAGTGGTACTTCAGGTTCGTCCGGAACAAGTGGAACTTCGGGTAGTTCAGGGTCTTCAGGGACTAGTGGAATATCCGGTTCTTCAGGAACCAGTGGAACGTCTGGTAGTGACGGTTCATCTGGAACTAGTGGTACTTCAGGTTCTAGTGGTTCATCTGGAACTTCTGGTACGTCAGGAACTAGTGGTACGTCAGGAACATCTGGTAATTCAGGAAGTAGTGGAACGTCAGGTAGTTCAGGTTCATCAGGAACTAGCGGCACATCGGGTTCATCAGGAACTAGTGGTACATCAGGTACGTCCGGTTCAAGTGGATCTTCGGGAACAAGTGGTTCATCAGGTTCTTCAGGTACTAGCGGTACATCCGGTTCAAGTGGTTCATCAGGAACCTCAGGTTCTTCTGGTACTGCAGGTACGTCAGGAACAAGCGGAACATCCGGTTCCTCTGGAAGTAGTGGTACCGTAACAATGACAGGTGTACAAAATAATGGTCTTTTAACTTTAAATGGTTCTTCTCCTAATGTGACAGTTGAAGATAACTTAACATACGATGGTACAACATTTAAAGTTAATTCAAATACAGAAATAACGGGTTCGTTAATAATAACAGACAATTTAATGGTTCTTGGTACATCTTCAATTGTTTATTCGACGGCGTCTTATTTGAATGTACAGAACAATTTTATATCCGTTAATGCGTCATCTCCCGCCGTTAGATATGGTGGATTAAACGTTTTTGACTCTGGGTCGAACACGACTGCATCATTTTATTTTGATAGTTTAACAAACGATTGGGCATATGAATATAGTTCATCCACGGTGGATTATGCGGTGGCTTTATTTGGTCCTGAATTTAACACAAAAGGAACCCCAACATATCTAACTGAAAATAAAATAACTAAAGCACACGGTCACCATCATTTACTTGATAGTAATATCACCGATACTGGTACATTAGTAACTATTGATTCTGATACCAATATTACAGGTACGTTAAGAATAACTTCAGATATTGTAATTAACGGTACGTCTTATTCTGCAGCAACATCGGGAACTAGTGGTACATCAGGAACTAGTGGTAGTTCAGGTACGAGTGGAAGTTCAGGTTCTTCAGGTACTAGCGGTAGTTCAGGTACTGGTGGTACTTCAGGAACTTCGGGGTCTAGTGGTTCTTCAGGAACAAGTGGTACTTCGGGTTCTAGTGGTTCATCTGGTACTTCAGGTTCTAGTGGTTCATCTGGAACTTCCGGTTCTTCTGGAAGTAGTGGTACTTCAGGAAGTAGTGGTAATTCAGGTTCTTCAGGTACTAGTGGTTCTTCAGGAAATTCGGGTTCTAGTGGAACATCTGGTTCTAGCGGTTCTTCAGGTACGTCACCTTCAGCGGCTGCGTATGTAGCGAAAGCTGGTGATACAATGACAGGAACTTTATTATTTACATCGGTGTATGGTAATGCTGGCGGTGATTATACAGGTATAACCACACCACCTTACAAAGTATCGGTTAGTAGTGGTTATTGGAGAATTCCACATATTAGTGCAGATTCAACCAATTCAGGGGTTTATAATTATGAAAGTGGTAAAAAAGTGTTTTGGGGAGAGCCAACCGATACAGGAGATTATCAATTTAGAGGTAGAACTTTAAAATGGGTTAATAGTTCTGGAACGGAATATCCTGTCATACATTCAGGTAATATTGGTTCATATGCTGTCACATCGGAAACGGATACATTACAAACCGTAACTAGTAGAGGAAATTCAACTTCCGCATCGTTAACGATGAGTTCAACAACACCATTTGAATTTACAGGAACCTCAAATACAGGTACATACAATAGAACCTCAATATATGTAAATCAAAATAATACTTCGGCAGATACTGCGAATGGTATTTTCATTGAAAGAGGTAGACTAACCGATAGTGGTTCTGCCGAGGTTAGACACTTTGTAATTGGTGCTAGAGGAGGTTCAATACAATGGAAAGTTGATGGTTCGGGTAATACAACCCAAGCCGGTACATTACAAGCATATGCAACAACCGTTAACGGACAATTTTTAGTTGACCATAATGACACATATCATATGGGTATGAAACATACATATGATTCAACATTTGTAACAACAACTAAATTCGGTAGACCAAGTACAAGTAGTCATTTAGCTATTACCTATGATATTGCTGGTAGTGAAATAGCCTACATAAATAGAGCATATTCAACTGCGAGATTATTATTTCAAAGAGGAGGTTCGACTGACGTTGAAATAACGGGAGCGGGTAATTTAATACCCGGAACAAACGGTTCCCAAGATTTAGGTGGTGCATCAAATCGTTGGAGTACAGTTTATACTTCTGACTTATCAATGTCAAATGGTATTGGTGATTACACAATAGTTGAAGGAGAAGAAGATTTATTCTTATATAATAATAAAACAAATAAGGTGTTTAAATTCATGTTACAGGAAGTTGACCCATTAACAGCTCCACCAAAAAAACTTTAATATATGTTAGAAGAATTTGATTTTCCGGAAATAAATCCGGATAGAATTATTAAATCAAATACAATTGATAATCCGATGTCATTTGTTATATTTGATGTTAGTGAAATGAATAAAATTGACTTTAATGAAATATTTGATAACAATCAAGATGAGTTAAGATATTCACTTAATGGAGAAAAAACATTTATAAAATTTAGAGGAAGTCTCCCAAATTGTTTAAATAATGTGACGTCTAAATCGGAAATATTAACAGTAGATGAAATAAATGAAATAATGCATAATTCCGAATGGAATGAACAATTTATAAACTAATTAAGGATGCCAGTAGATATAAACGGAAATCAAATAATTTCATTAAGTGCAAAACTAAACAATTCGACTAAATTTGTTACAAGTGGATTGGTTTGGTATTATGATGCGGGTATCGCGGATTCATATCCTGGTAGTAGCACAACAATAACAGATTTTACAGGAAACGGTAATAATGCAACATTAAGTGATTATTCTTTCGTTACAACATATGGAGGTGCATTTAGCAATTCAAGTACCGGAACAGGTTCACCGGGTATTCAAGTACCCCTAACCAATTTTTCTAAATCAGTCGGTACATGTGAGTTTTGGATGAGGCCTACGTCATGGGATGCCGCTACTGGTATTTTTATAAATCGTTCGGATGATACCGCAAATGCGAGTGATTGGTGGTGGTTAGGACCATACGGCGCTGGTAGTACTTTATATTTTAGATTAGGAAACACCTCAGGTTGTTGTGGTAATGATAATTCAATAGGTAGTTGGTCGTCGACTCACCCTACAAACGTATGGGGTCATTATTGTGTAACGTGGAATTCAGGTGTTGAATCTAAAATTTATTTTAATGGTACATTAAGACAAACAGTTTCAATAACAGCAATACCGAGTTCAAACCCCTCATCAACAGGTAGATGGGGTTTAGGACATGCAAACACAAATTCAAGATGGATTGGACAAATGGCAACTTTTAGACATTATAATAGAGTTTTAACCGCTTCTGAAGTTTTACAGAATTATCAATCAGAAAGTAGAAGATTTGGAAAATAAAATTTATGGCACCATTTAATATAGGAGGAAACACATTCGGTAATTTAACCGCAAAATTAAACAATTCAACATCTATTGTTAAAAGTGGATTAGTTTTATATTTGGATGCCAATATATCAGATTCTTACAATGGTTCTGGAAGTACTTGGTATGATTTGAGTGGTCAGTCAAATCATTTTACGATGCAAGGTAATATTACATGGAGTCCATCAATAGGATTTGGTAATTTTAATGGTAATAGTACGGGTACTGGTAATAAATTTTATTGTAATAATTCATCATTTGGTAAGGCATTTAAAAGTGGTAATGGAGGTAATGGATACACAACAATTGCGTGGGCTAGAGTTACATCTGTCGCCGGTTGGCAAAAATTGATGGGTCATTCTGATAGTGATTCATATATTGACCTTTATGCTATGCCAAATGCATCTGGACACTACCACCAAGAAGACGGGTCAACTGTTTGGGTTAATACATCAACAGTATCAACCGATAGTTACACATTGTACAATGCGGGATGGTTAATGTTAGTAAGTACAAATTTAAACGGAGGCTCAACAACAACACCAACATATACATTTACAATTGGGAACGACCCAAATGGTGCAGGAACACAAACATCATACCCTTGGTTGGGTAATATACATACAGTGATGGTATATAATAGAGTATTATCCGCCCAAGAAATTTTACAAAATTATCAAGCAACTAGACAAAAATTTGAAGTATATTATGATTGTGGATACGGATGTCAACAATATAATTACGACCCGGGTTGTACTCCTTGCTAATATTTAATCTATAACCCATTAAACAAGTATTTATAGTTAAACTATAATTTAATGGAGATATACGGTTCGTTAGAGTTAATTTCGGGTTCATTTGTTGGTGATGCAAGTGGTTTATCAAATATACCAGCAACGGGTGTAACGGGATTAAATCTTTCACAAATAGCAGATGGTAGTGTTACTGCCTCAATATCACAAGGTAACGGTTTTGAAGTTAATACGGATACCACAATTAAAGGTAATTTAACTGTTACAGGTTCAATAATTGCGGAAAGTTATATTGTAAGTTCATCGGTTACATTCATGACCACAAGTTATGCTAGTGGTTCAAGTGCATTTGGTGACACCTTGGCGGACGTACATCAATTTACGGGTTCAGTACAAATATCAGGTTCAATCTATTTAAACAACGAACTTGTTGGAACAGGTAAATTAAATTCAACAGAATTTTATTCATTCACATCATCCCAAGATTCATTTAATAGTTCGATTACCGCATCACAAGCTCAACAATCGAACGACATCAATACATTACAAACAAATCAAACATATTACGCTCAAAAAGCACAATCAAATACATTTACAGCCGACCAAATTGTTACAGGTTCTGTAAAAGTTCAGGGTGATGTTGTAATTAACGGAACATCATATAACGCGGCAACCTCAGGAACAAGTGGAACATCAGGTTCTTCAGGAACTAGTGGTACATCTGGCAGTTCTGGTACAAGTGGTTCATCTGGTTCATCAGGGACTAGCGGAACTTCAGGTTCGTCAGGAAGTAATGGTTCAAGCGGCACTTCAGGAACTAGTGGTTCGTCTGGTAGTTCAGGAACAAGTGGTACTTCAGGTTCATCTGGAAGTTCAGGTACGAGCGGTACATCTGGTAGTTCTGGCACATCAGGTTCTAGTGGTTCATCAGGTTCAAGTGGTTCAAGTGGTACTTCCGGTACATCGGGGTCTTCCGGTTCATCAGGGTCTAGCGGAACATCTGGTAGTTCAGGTTCAAGTGGTACATCAGGTACGAGTGGAACTTCTGGTTCTTCAGGGTCTAGTGGTACTTCAGGTTCTAATGGAAGTAGTGGAACATCAGGTTCATCGGGTAGTTCGGGTACTTCTGGAACATCCGGTTCATCAGGAACTAGTGGAACTTCAGGTTCTTCAGGAACAAGCGGTTCTTCAGGAACAAGCGGTTCTTCAGGTAGTAGTGGAACCTCGGGTTCTAGTGGTTCATCTGGTAGTTCAGGAACTAGTGGGACTTCAGGATCAAACGGTTCATCAGGAACAAGTGGAACATCAGGTTCTTCAGGTTCATCTGGTACAAGTGGAAGTGGAGGTTCTTCCGGAACAAGTGGAACATCAGGTTTTAGTGGTTCATCAGGAACAAGTGGAACGTCTGGTTCGTCAGGTAGTAGTGGAAGTTCCGGTACAAGTGGAAGTTCAGGTTCATCAGGAACTAGTGGTTCTTCAGGTACGTCGGGTTCATCCGGTTCTTCAGGAACTAGTGGTTCATCTGGTTCATCAGGAACCAGTGGAACGTCTGGAACTAGTGGTTCATCCGGTTCTTCAGGAACTAGTGGTTCATCTGGTTCATCAGGAACAAGAGGTACTTCAGGAACTAGTGGAACGTCTGGTTCGTCAGGTAGTAGTGGAAGTTCGGGTACCGTAACAATGACCGGAACCCAAGATAATGGTTTGTTGACATTAAATGGTTCATCACCTAATGTTACAGTAGAATCAAATTTAACATACGACGGAAGTTTATTTAGAGTTAATTCTAATACACATATAACGGGTTCATTAACAATTACTGATAACTTATTGGTAATAGGTTCCTCTTCAATTACATATGCAACTGCATCACAATTAAATGTTCAAAATAATTTCATATCAGTAAATGCATCATCACCTGCAGTTAGATATGGTGGATTAAACGTTTTTGACTCCGGTTCAAATACTACCTCATCTTTCTATTTTGATAGTTTAACAAATGATTGGGCGTATGAATATAGTTCATCAACTGTTGATTATGCAGTTACCATATTTGGACCTGAATATTCAACAAAAGGTTCACCAACATATCCTGCAAACAATAAAATACAAAAAGGTTCGGGTACACATCATATCGCCGATTCAAATATCACAGATACGGGTACTTTAGTTTCAATAAATTCAAATACAGAAGTTACGGGCACGTTAAAAGTAACAGGTGAAATAACATCAACATTCTCAAGCGGTGATGAAGGTGGTCAATTAAATTTGGTTAAGGCACAAACAAACACGACATTAGTTGGTGGGATAAGTTTTGACGTTTTTCAAAATAAAGTTAGATTATTTGAACAAGGAGGAACAAACAGAGGAGGATATTGGGACATTTCAACATTAGCTACAGGGGTTGGTACAAATTTATTAACCGCAGGTTCATCAGGAACAAGTGGCACATCAGGAACAAGTGGAACCTCGGGTTCATCGGGTAGTTCAGGTACGAGTGGAACGTCTGGTTCAAGTGGTTCTTCTGGTACAAGAGGAACATCAGGAACTAGTGGTACATCAGGTACAAGTGGAAGTTCAGGTTCTTCAGGAACTAGTGGTTCCTCAGGTTCTTCAGGAACTAGTGGTTCCTCAGGTTCCTCAGGTTCTTCTGGTACATCCGGTTCATCTGGTTCTTCAGGAACAAGTGGAACATCTGGTACATCCGGTTCATCTGGTTCTTCAGGAACAAGTGGTTCTTCGGGTTCTTCTGGTACATCCGGTTCATCAGGAACAAGTGGTTCGTCCGGTAGTTCAGGAGTTGCGGGAGGAGTTAGATATAACTTCTCAACAACCACAACTGATGCGGACCCAGGTGCGGGTTTAATTGCATATAATAACGTAACAATTGCCTCCGTAACAACAATTTTTATAGATAACGCTGACCAATTAGGTGGCACAAGAACCACATGGTACGACACTTGGGATGATTCAACAACAACTTCATCAAGAGGTATAATTACAATTGTTAGTAGAGACACAGGCACAATAGTAAACCAATTTCAAGTAAATGGTGCGGTTACTGTGGCAACAGGATATTATAAAATACCTGTTTCTTATATATCGGGAACATTACCAACTAACGGAGCACAATTAGTGATTGAGTTTAATAGAACAGGTAATGCGGGTTCTTCAGGAACAAGTGGAACCTCGGGTTCATCGGGTAGTTCAGGTACGAGTGGAAGTTCAGGTTCTTCAGGTACTAGCGGTAGTTCAGGTACTAGTGGTACTTCAGGAAGTAGTGGAAGTTCGGGAACTTCAGGTTCGTCTGGAAGTTCAGGTACGAGCGGTACATCAGGTAGTTCAGGTTCGTCTGGAAGTAGTGGAACATCCGGCTCTAATGGTTCTTCGGGAACAAGTGGAACGTCCGGTTCTAGTGGAAGTAGTGGAACTTCAGGTTCTAATGGTTCATCAGGAACAAGTGGTACTTCGGGTACATCAGGTACTAGTGGCACATCTGGTTCCTCGGGTAGTTCAGGTTCTTCAGGGACTAGTGGTACTTCGGGGATAAATGGTTCACCTGGTTCAAATGGAACATCAGGAAGTAGTGGAACATCAGGAAGTTCAGGTTCATCAGGTACTTCAGGAGCTAATGGGTCTCCAGGTTCTAATGGAACATCTGGTTCTTCTGGTACATCTGGTTCAAGTGGTACGTCATTTGCAAATACATATAATATTAACCAAAATTTAGGAACGTCAAATAGTCCAACATTTTCTAGTTTAACATTAGCAGGTCCGATATATCGTACATCTGCGGCAACGGCATATTTAAACGGAAACTATTCTAGTTCCGAAACAGGAACATCAACAGGTGCGATTTATACAATTGGGGGTTCATATGTTCCAACCGCATCATCATTGAATAATATGTACGGTGTTGGTTATACTAATACAAACGGTTCAACAACGGCAGTTAACATGACAAACGCAAGTGGATGGGGTATGTATGTTGCGGCAAATGGAACACCATATGTTTGGTTAGGGGCGGAAGGTAATGCATCGGTATTCAGAGGAAACATTTTACCACATTCAAATAACTCATATAACTTAGGCTCCGCATCAATGGGTTGGGCTAACGTTTATACCAATGACTTACACTTAAGTAACATGAATAAACCTGAAGGAAATGACATTGATGGAACATCCGGCAACTGGACTATACAAGAAGGTGAAGAAAATCTTTATATTATCAATAATAGAAACGGAAAGAAATTTAAATTCAGATTAGACGAATTAGAGTAATATGGCATATATCGTAAATGGTAACGTTATTAGTTCAAGTGATATCAATAGTACAGGTGTTTTCAAAAGTAAAGTAAACATCGATGGTATGATATGCCATTTAGACGCTGCAGATAAAGATTCATTTCCACCAACAAATGAGTATACTAATATAATATCAGATGCGATTCACATGAATGGATGGGGCTCCTATAGTTATGGTAATGACGGTCAATTTGTAACTGAATTTAATACAGTAGGTTACAAAATGATAAATAGAGGTTCTTGGAATGGAATTTATAAAAGTATATCACTTCCATCAACAGGAACATACACATTTTCGGCGTGGTATCGTTGGTACTTAAGTGGTTCAGGAAATAATGGTGCTACGGTTTATGTGAGTGGATTTGGTCAAGGTGATACTGCAACAGGTATTAGTCAAGCGGCCGACAAGGTTGGTGTTTGGCAAAGAGTCTCACATACAATAAGTGCATCATCCACATCAGGTACATTTTACATCATATCGTATGGTGGAACATCAGGAGGAAGTAACTCAACATGGGAAGTAACTATGCCGATGATACAATCGGGAGGTTCAATGGCGGGAGATTGGATAAATGGAACAAATGGCGATGCAGTAATTGATATGAGTCAAAGTGGAAATAGTGTAATTAAAAATAGTAACACAACTTGGAATTCAAATTATGGTGGTGCGTTTATGTTTAACGGTTCAAATAGTGCTTTAGACTTTAACACATATTTTAGTGAGTTATCGGGTTTAAATCCGTGGACAATTGAAGTTTGGTATAAAAGAATGTCAACAAATACGGGAGTTTTAATTAGTAATTATGGTCCTGGATATGGTAATGGTATATGGATGTTTAGTGGTGGAGTATATATACAAGGAAATGCTTATGAGGCAGATTACGGTGCATCATATAATAATACAGTTTATCAATTGACTTGTAGTAGAGATAAAAATGGTGTCGTAAAAGTTTATAGAAATGCTGTTTTAACAAAAACAACGGTATTAACAGGTTCAGTACCTGCTAACATTAACTGGAGAATTGGCCTTGATGTTAACGGAACATCAGAACCTTTCTATGGTGAGATATATATAGTAAGAATGTATAATAGAGTACTACATCCATTTGAAATTGCTGAAAATTTTCAAGCAACAAGAGGAAGATTTAGTATATAAAAAATAGTTTATGGGAATTATAATTGGTGGAAATACATTATCGGGAAATTTTAGTTCTTCTGGAGATACCCAGAATGCCCCGAGTATTGAAACACGTGGGTTAGTTTTACATTTTGATACATCAAATGCATCATCATTTGATAATACGGGATACTATTATGATTGTGGATACGGATGTCAATATTATTCGTCAAACCCTGGATGTACCAATTGTAATAATAAATTGGTTGATTTAAGTGGATACGGTCATGACGGTGCAATTTATAATATATCAACATCAAATTTAGCATCAGGACCATCGTTTTATTTTAACGGTTCAAATAGTTACGTAAACGTCACACATACAAGTACATTAGCACCAAGTACCGGAGTAATATCAATAGGTGCGTGGTTTTATTCAACGGAAGTTGGTACAATAAACGATAGAATAATCTTTAATAAAGAAAATGAGTTTGAATTATCTGCCGGTGGTGGATATATTTCATATGCATTTAGGCCAAACTGGGCATGGGTGGGAAATACTGCATTTAATATAAATCAATGGTATCATGCAATGGTAACATATGACCAATCATATCAAAGACTATATGTAAATGGTGTGGAAGTATATAATGCGGCATTAACTGGTGCAATTGGTAATGTTTATTCAAATGATTTAAGATTTGGTGCAAGAAATGCACCTGGCACACCAACAAGTCCATTTAAAGGTTATATACCTGTAATGCAAATGTATAATGTCGCATTAACAGCATCGGAAGTTTTAACACTATATAATAACGGAAGACAAAGATTTGCAATATAATGTCAACATATTTTATAAAGAAAAGTTTACTCACAGACCCTAAAACATGGACCACAGGTTCGGGCGGTTCATCGGGTTATGGACAGAATGGTAACACGGGTGAAAACGAAAGAGTTATTGGTACAGACCCATGGGGTAATAGTGCGGTTGTTTGGGAAACAAGAGCTTCAGGTGATGGAGGTGCGGATGGTGGATGGAATTCAGACTCATTTGCAATTGACATTACTAAATTATATAGATTCTCGGTTTGGGTAAAAAGAACATCATCAACAGGTGGAGGGACTTTTTATTTAGGTACTGCAGGTGGTAGCGAATGTCCTAATGCATTAGGAACAAGTAGTCAAATGTGTAATCCATATTGGCACTGTGGAAGTGCTGGTGGACTAACTCAAAACCAATGGTATTTGGTTGTTGGGCACATTTTTCCATATTCATATACGAGTACTATTCCACATCCAGATACGGGATTTTGGACCGTTTCGAATAATTCCATTTATTCTCTAACTAAAGCAATGGGAATTAACCAATGTAATATTAGTGGAGGTGACTTAAAATGGGGTGCTAGTTCAACGAGTACATATCATAGAACATATCATTATTATTGTGGTGATAGTACAACAAGATTACAATTTTTCAATCCAAGAGTCGATATTTGTGATGGAACACAACCAACATTACAAGCACTATTATTGAATCAAAATAATAAATTAGATAGTAGAACAATAACACTCGAAGGTAATTCATTTAAACATCAAAGAGTAATTGCAACTGGAGGTAATTTAATTACTGAAGTTGGTGAGTGGAGAATACATAGATTTACAAGTTCGGGTACATTTACTGTAACCGGTTATAAAGGAGATTCACTTACTGTAGATTATCTTATCGTCGGAGGTGGCGGTGGAGGAGGAATGGATATGGGTGGTGGTGGCGGTGGTGGTGCCGTACTTAATGGAACAATGGTGTTAGGTACAGGTTCATATACAGTAACTGTTGGTGGTGGAGGTGCAGGTGCACCCGCTGCGAGTACTAACGGACAACCAGGTGGACACCAATATACGATTAGAGCAACTGCTGGAGGTAACAGTTCATTTAATGGATTTACCGCAAATGGAGGTGGATATGGTGCAAGTTCTTATTTTGGTTATACGCCCGATTATGGTTATGGAGGTACCGGAGGTAATGGAGGAGGTGCTAGTGGTTATAGTGACGGAAATACAGGTAGAGGAGGTACAGGAAACCAAGGTTATAATGGCGGTGGTTCAGGTGGACAATATTATTCTGGCGGTGGAGGAGGCGCGGGTGCTGTCGGAGTTTCAGGTACCGCAAGACCAAATGGAGGTGCGGGTAAATTAGTTAATATATTAGGTAAACCATTCTATTGGGGTGGTGGCGGTGGTGGTGCTAGTTATTCACTAGGGACAGGTGGTGATGGTGGTCTCGGTGGAGGTGGTGGTGGTGCATTAGGTATCACATCAGGTGGTTCACAGGCATTAACTTGGGGTAATTCCGGTCAAAACGGTGCATGTTGTTCATGGGCAAACGTACCTGGTGGTAATGGAGGAACAAATACCGGAGGTGGCGGTGGAGGTGGTTCACACTACAACGCAAATAACAAAGGTGGTGACGGTGGTTCGGGAATAGTTGTAATAAGATATAAATTTAAATAATATGGCACATTTTGCACAAATAGATGAGAACAATGTAGTTCTACAAGTTTTGGTTGTACCAAACGAAGAAGAACATAGAGGTCAAGATTATCTTTCAGAAGATTTAAATTTAGGTGGTAGATGGATACAAACATCTTATAATGGAAATATTAGAAAAATGTTTGCGGGTGTTGGATATACATATAATGAAACGTTGGATATATTTTTACCCCCAAAACCATTTGAATCTTGGGTATTAAATGAAACATTAGGACAATGGGACCCACCTATTGAAAGACCTGTGGTTGATGAAGATAAGGCAACAATATGGCACGAAGATACACAAACATGGACTATCGAAAATAGACCACTAGCGATAATTGAAAACCCTAATCCATATCCAAATGAGTAATGTAGAAATTTTTAAAGAAGGACAAGTATGGTATGTTAGATTCGAAGAAAATGGTGAAATTAAAACAAGTGAACCATTTATAAATGAGTCTGACGCAATTAGTTTCAGTTTAAATTTGAAATTTATTTAATTTTTCGTATATTATACCTATGAACAATATAGGTGTAGGGATTTTTTGTTTCGGAGAAGATTATTATTTTAAGGGAACAAAAGAAAAAATTATAGAATTAACCAATAGGAATATACCTGTGTATATTCTAACAAACGAAACTGAAAAGTTTAATGACTATTTTGTTAATGTAATTGAATACACTAACGAAATAAAATCATATCATGATAAATTAACCATAGTCAAATACATACATCGATATCATGATATTGCATTATTGTTAGATGCAGATTTACATATTACGGATTATTCTATTTTTGATACCTTAAAAACATATAATTTTAAAAATGGTATTTCATATGTTGATACATTATTGAATCATCCGGCAAAAAAACAATTTGTAAAAGAAATCATTACAGATAATTTAGAGTGGAATTCATACAAAACATATGCTGAAAAATTACACCCAACATTTACTGATATGGAAATGATTTGGGAGTATTTCTTAGTTTTTAATTTAGAAGGATTTAATAGTAAAGAATTTTATCATCACTATGAAAAACTACAAATAGCTAAAGATTTTTCAGATTTAACAATGAATAAACAAGTGTGCGGTGCGGGCGAAGGAATATCAATGTCAATTGCCACTAAATTATCGAATAGTGTAATTCAGAAGGACGAAGAATTGTATGAATTAACAAAAGATAAAATGATAAGTGTAAGTAGAAAATATACAAGACCAGAATTTTGGCCTGATTGGATGAAATGATAGGAAATTACGGATATATTAAACGAAATGTCACAACTGACGAAGACAAACCGATTCCATATCGATGGACACACGGTGCAACCGATATGCATATGGGTGATGGTTTGTTAGTATATTCAATCATTCAACACATGAGAGCTAAAACTTGTGTTTGTATTGGTTCTGGTGGTGGATTCATTCCACGTATCATGACACTTGCCAGACAAGAGTTACATTACCAACAAATATTTGAAGGGAATGACAATCCAAATTGGGGAGACATTGGTGCAACTTATTTAGTTGACCCTTGTAACAATATCGGTGGGCCATCAACTGTTAGTGACGAAGAATCATTTTATAGAAGAGAGTTTGGTCCACGTTTTATTAAAGAAACATCTGAAAATGCATACTATAATTTCTTTGTTCCACAAGATATAAAAATCGATGTACTATTCATAGATGGTGACCATTCATATGAAGGAGTAAAATTAGATTTTGATTTATATTCAACCATTTTGTCAGAAAATGGTATCATTATTATACACGACACAGATAAAGATTATGAAGAAAGTCTTATTGTTTCAGAAGAATCTAAACCTTATCATCATAGGTTTGACGGACCATCAAAACTAATTGAAGAATTACAGGAAAATCCTGAGTGGAACTTGATAAATTTGTTTAATTTTCGTATATTACCTACAAAACCATCATCAAGCGGAATTACGATTATTAACAGAAAAAAATAGTTCAATATGACACAGGAAGAAAAAGACCAAGAGCAATTACTACTTGAACAAAGAAAAGTAAAGGCACTTGAAAAGATTGCAAACTCATTAGACGCTCTTACATTATGGTTCGAAGAAATCGATAAAGGTGAATGGGGGGATAGGGTTCAATATTATTTAGCTGAATGGCATAAAACAACAAAACCAAAAGACCCAACAATAGATGGATAAGAAATTAGGTGTTGTAGTTCCATATAGAAGACGTTATCAACAACTAATAAATTTCAAATCTGCAATCAGAAATTATTTAAATTCAAAAAAAATAAAATTTGAAATTATAATTGTTGACCAAGATGACGCAAAAACATTTAATAGAGGTAAATTATTAAACATTGGGTTTAAATATGCCAAGAAATTAAATTGTGATTACGTTGTATTTCATGATGTGGATATGTTACCTGTTGATGTTGACTATTCATATTCGGATGTTCCCATACATTTAGCAACAAATTTTGAACCTGATGGTGATTTCACAAGAATCATATTTGATGATTATTTCGGAGGTGTAACTATATTCCCAATGAGTGCATTTGAAGAAATAAATGGATATTCTAATGAATATTGGGGTTGGGGATATGAAGATACTGATTTATTACATAGATGTAAAATTAGTGGTATTGAATTAGATAAAAAAGAAATCAAAATGATGGGTGGTAACACTGCGGCATTGAGATTTAATGGAAATGATGCTTATGTTGAATTAAAAAATAATATAAACTTTGTTGAACCTGTTACATTCTTTGTTAATTTTTATCCGGATGATTTAACATTAAATCATGAAAAATATGATGACACCTATTCCGTATTTGGTATACCGGGATTTGATTTAACAGTAAATTATAATTCATATTCGAGATATAATTTTGAAATGTATGATGCAAATGAAAACATTATGTATATCAATTCAAATATTAAAACAAACTATAAAACTTCAATATGTGTAACGATTGACCCTAAACAAAAAACATTTTCAATGTATCAGGACGGTGAGTTGGTTGGAACAAAAATATTTGAAGATAGATTATACAATTATAGAAGGGTTGAAAAATTATTTTTGGGTTGTACAAACCCAAATAATGATGTGGACCCTAAATTTTTTAAAGGGGTTATCACATCATTCGCTGCGTTTAATAAAATATTAACCGAGAATGAAATTAAAGAAATTTCAACGAATCAATATTTTGCATTAACACAACCATTTGGTGATTACCAATCCCAAAACAATTTAAAAATGTATTATGATTGTAAATTTATTAAAGATTACAAATTGATGGATTTGTCAGGTAATGGAAATGACGGTAAAATTGTTAATTGTGAAATTGTTGGATTTACACATGAAGATAGTAAAATAATCGATGTACCATACAGGAGAGACTCAACATTTAGACTGGTGAGGCATGAAGAAAATGGATATGTTAAAAGTGCGTGGAAAGATATCACGACAAGATATAATCAATTAAGATATTACAATGAAGTTGCTAAAGGTTATCGAAACACAAAAGAAGACGGATTAAACAATTGTAAATATCGAGAAATAAGTAATTCAAATTTAAACGGAGAAACACACGTAGTAGTATCAATATGAGTCATAAATTAGGTGTATGTATACCATACAGAAATAGAAAAGAACATGTTGAAAGATTGATACCACATCTTTCTAAACAATTAACTGAACAAGGAATTGAACATACATTTTATGTTGGACATCAGATAGATGACAAATTATTTAACAGAGGTGCAATGAAAAATATCGCAGCTCATGTTGCATTTGAAGATGGTTGTGATTACATTGCTTGGCACGATGTTGATATGTTATCATATAACATTGAAGGTCACATTGGTGGGGATTATTCGTATCCCGAAGAAAACCCAATACATATTGCAACAAAATTATCAAAATATAATTATGGATTAGGTTACGACCAATACTTTGGTGGTGTGGTTCTATTCACAAAAGAACAAGCCTATGAAACCAATGGTTATTCAAATGAATATTGGGATTGGGGTCAGGAAGACGATGACCTTTTTTGGAGATGTTATTATGAGGGAATGACAACTGGTAAAGTTTTTAAAAAATATGAAAATAAGAAGGTTTTAAATTTTACTGGTGAGAACTCATACGTTGCAATTCCAACTAATAGGGAAATAAGTTCTGCGTTAAGAGATGACCATACCATATCAATTTTATTTAATGCAGAACAACAAGAAAATAAAGTACCAATTTGGTTGGTTGGTGATTTAGAAAAAAGATTCATAGAGTATCCACTATTAAGAAAAGACGGGTCATGGACTTGGGGTTTATCATTTAACAATTCAAGAGCGGTGACAATGTTATACCACGATAAGTCAAACCATCCAATTTATAATTGGGCAAAAAGATTTGAACATCTATGGACTTGGGTTACTTTATCATATTCAAAAGAAAAAAGTCAAATCTATTTTTATATAAATGATGAATTGATTTGTCAAATGAATGGAATTAAACAAAATGAACCATTTCCTGTTCACGGTGAATTAAAATCACATGATTCCATTAAACCATTCTTGATTGGATTTTGCAATCATTCAAACACATTTTATAAAGGTAAAATTGCCGAGGTAAAAATGTACAATAGGTTTTTTGAAAACATAAATGATGTATTTGATTCGAATGATACAATTATGACATTTAATGATGAATCAATTTATAATAATGTGTTAACAACTGAAGAAGATATTGAGGTTATTGAAAACATATTACCATATAGAAGAGAAGGTTCGTTTTATTGTTTACCACATGAAGATGAGGGATTTGTTAATGGCAGATGGAAAAAAGGTGAGACTACCGCAAGAAACGAAAGAAGATTTGTTACAGAAATGCAACAAGGAAAAATAAATTATAAAGAAGATGGTTTAAGTCAAATTATGAATGTTTTGGAGATTGATAACATCGATGAATCATTATATTCAAACACCAAATTCATAAATGTAAAAATGACAACAAACAATGCTTAATTTAGTTACAGTTGTAGGAAGAAATACACATATATTACCACATATGTTAAAACACTATGAAAGTATTGTGGATAAAGTATATGTTGGTGTTTATAGACAACACGAAGGAGATGGGATATTAGAAGAAGTAAAAGAGTTAGGAATTGAACCATTTTTAGTTGTAACCGAACCAAAATATAATTGGAACAAGGTGACAGAGATGTATAATGAGATTAAACGTACCAAACCTGACGAATGGTGGATTGTTTCTGACGATGACGAACTTCAAGTATATCCATATGATATAAGGGATATAATCAAAGAATGTGAAGATAATAAATTTACATTTGTTACTGGTGGATTTTTAGATAGATTGGGTGACGGAGGAACATTCCCAATTGTGGAAAGAGATAGTGATATCCACAAGTTATTCCCATATGCGGGATTTTTTAGGTACCCAATGTCAAACGCATGTCCAAATAAAGTAACTTTAATGTTAGGTTCTCAAGACATTACGTCAGGACAACATTATGCCGATTTTGGATACAATAAAAATAGTTGGGGTAGATGGCACAGAAAACGTATGCCAATTGATATTGTATTCACACAAGTACATCATTTCAAATGGGACTCAACGTGTAATGTTAGAATTAAAGAAGTTGCAGATACTCGAATAGAATATAGTTGGTTTTGGGAATACGAAAAATTATATGATAACTTAGCATCAAGTAATTGGGTGGTTGATTTAAAAAATCCTGAGTACATGTTTGAAAAATTGGATAATTTTTCGTATATTGACTTTAATGATTACTCTAAGTGGAATATTCTTAGAGATAAAATAGTACTAATCTAATATGAACAAAAAAACACCAGTAAGTGATACTTTTTGTATTTTACCGTGGAATCATTTAATGATTCAACCAAACGGTAATATACAACCTTGTTGCATGACTCCACATGATATGCCAATTGGTAACACTAAAGAAGATACTTTGGAAGAAGTGTGGAATGGATTTGTTATGAAGAACATTCGTAAAAAAATGTTAAAAGGTGAAAGACCAATGCTTTGTAACAGATGTTATATGATGGAAGATAATGGTGCGGTTAGTCCGAGAGTTAATCTTACTGATAAGTTTAGAAAAGATGTTGATAATTTAGTTAGTCAAACAGACCCCGAAACAGGACACAGTAACACATTCACATTAAAATATTGGGATTTCAGATTTTCAAATATTTGTAATTTCAAATGTAGAATGTGTGGAACATTTGCAAGCAGTAAATGGGTAGACGATGAAATGGCATTACACGGTAAATCATTCAATGGTTTAATGAACTTCAGAAGTGAGTCTAAAGAAGACATCATGAACTATGTTGATAAATTCATTTATGAAGTTGAAGAGATTTATTTTGCTGGAGGTGAACCACTTATCATGGATGAACATTATATCATACTTGAAAAGTTAATCGCAGCAGGTAGAACTGACGTACTATTACGATACAACACCAATTTTAGTCATATCCAATTTAAAAAATGGGATTTACAAAAACTGTGGAAACCATTTATTGATAACCCTAAAGGTAAGGTTCAATTATTCGCCTCATTAGATGCTGTTGGACCTGTTGCAGAATTAGCACGTAACGGTACAAAATGGAATGATGTACATAACAATATTAAAACCGCTTTAAGTAGTGGTGTTGAGGTATTTGTGTCACCAACAGTTAGTATCATTAACGTATTTCATGTTACCGATTTATTTGATACGATTGTTAATTTAGGAATTAAACCAGAATATATCGTATTCAATAATTTTCTAACGGACCCACAATGTTATGACATTAGAATTCTTCCTGAAGATTTGAAAGAAGAGTTGATGAGAAAGTTAGAAAATTATGGTGATAGTTTACCTAATGGACCATATAAAAACGCAATTAACAACGCCATCACAGCTTGGGTTAATTTCTTATATTCCGATTTCAATGTTGATTTATTACAGCTTCAAATTAGTAGAAGAGAATTAGTAAGAGTAACAACAATTTTAGATGTAAGAAGAAATGAAAATTTCTTAGATATTAACCCACAATATAAAGATTGGTTTAAAGAAATTAGAGCGACGATAAAAAACTACGAAACTGAAGAATCGTTCTTTAGAGATAGAAGTTTACCAGAGCAACAAGTTGAAGTACCTAAAACGATTGATGATAAGAAAAACGTATACTAATGTTAAATAAAAAAGATTTTGTTTGTTTACAGCCGTTTGAGTTTACTGAGTTCTTTGACTACAAAACTTATATGTGTTGTCCAAATTGGTTACCCGTAAATTTAGGTGACCCGAATAACATTGCGGACATATGGAATTCACCCTTAGCGAATCAAGTTAGGGAAAGTATGTTAGATGGTAGTTACAAATATTGTATCGAAGCAAGATGTCCTAAATTAACTGGATTGAAAGAAGGTAAGAGTGAGGGATTCATGCCAAAAGAAGAGTTTTTAAAAATAAAAGAACAATACGATTATCCGGTTCCTAAAAGTGTTAAATTTAATTTTGACCAAAGTTGTAATTTACAATGTCCAACTTGTCGAGTGGAGAAAATTAACTATGAGGGAGAACAAAGAGATAGAACCGAATTGATTTTAGAAAACATTGAAACTCACTTGGCGGAGAATCTTGAACATATCGAATGTACCGGTTCTGGCGACCCATTCTTTTCAAGAACGTTTAGAAAATGGATGATGGACTTTGACCCAAGTTTATATCCTAATTTAAAAAGTATTCATTTACACACAAATGGAACACTTTGGAACGAATCTAATTGGACTCGTATGGGTAGAATATCTAAATTTGTTAAGTCTGCGGAAATATCTGTTGATGCAGCAACAAAGGAAACATATGAGAAGGTAAGATTGGGAGGTAAATGGGAAGATATTCAAACGAATTTGAAATACATTGCCAAAATCCCAAGTTTAGAATATCTTACTATGTCATTCGTGGTTCAAGATTCCAATTATAAAGAAATGGAAATGTTCTATAAAATGTCAGAAGAGATATTTGATGAGACACCAATAAATTGGATGGTGTTTTTTAATAGAATTGTAAATTGGGGTACATTTAGTGATTCTGTTTTTAAATTAAAAGATGTGGGTAATCCACAACACCCCGAATATAAGGATATGGTAGAGATTTATAATAGACTACCAAAATCAAATAATATAAGACATAATTTAACAATATTATGATAGAGTGTAAGAACCTTACAAATGGTCTTAGAATTGCAACGGCAGGTACATACTTTGCATGTTGTCACACATTTAATCACCCTTTTAAAGATGAAAATGGGGATTTAATGGTTGCTAGTAAACATACGATAGATGATGCGTTGAATAGTGTCACAAGACAAGAAATGTTAAAAGATTTTGCAAATGATGTTAGACACCCCGCATGTAAAGTATGTTGGGATGCCGAAGATGCTGGATTTGTAAGTAAAAGACAAAGAGATAATGATACCTTTAATGCGTTTCCTGAAAGAGACCAAAACGATTTATTCTTTTTAGAATTGAATTTGGGTAACACTTGTAATCTATCTTGTAGAATTTGTCACATTTCCGCATCGTCCAAATGGAGAAATTTCCATAAAGTTTTGGAACCACATATTACAGAAAAAGAATTGGATGATTATGTTATAAAATATTCAAGAGCATTTACTGATGATAGTTTAGTGTGGAAAGAATTAAGAAGAGTTCTACCAACAGTAAGAACTGTGGACATTTATGGAGGTGAACCCATGTTAATGAAAAAACAATGGGAAATTATTCAAGAATGTGTTGAAAATGGATATGCACAAAGACAACAAATGAGTTTCAATACTAACGGAACAATCATAAACGACAAGTATGTTGAATTGATGAAGAATTTTCAACAAATTCGTATTGGTTTTAGTTTAGACGGTGTTGGAAAAAGATTTGAATTTTTAAGATATTATGCAAATTGGGAAAATGTAAAAGAAAACATTAGAAATTACCAAGAAAAATTAAAAGATTGTGGAACTGAAGTTATTTTTGAAATATGTTCAACAATTTCAATGTTAAATGTGTTATATGTTTTCGATATTGTGGATTTTGCAATTGAATCTAAAATAAAACTTATGATAGCATTTGTTCACAATCCGAGACACTTACACATCGGTTACATGCCTGATGAATATAAACCAAAAATATTGGCAATATTGGAACCAGAGTTGGCAAGAAGAAGAGAAGAGTTACTTAGAGATGCGTCAATTGACGGTAAAGATAGAGAGTTTATAACAAACCTTCTTTATCAAGCAGAAAAGGTAATTAACATGTTGAAATTACCAACTAAAGGTGAAACAAATGATTGGTTAGAATTTAAAAGACAAACAAAAGAATTGGACGAGTTAAGAAATGAACAATTTCATGTAACTTTCCCTGAATTAGCTAAAATATATAACATACCTAAAAGTCTAGTATAATATGTCAGAAAGATTATTAAAATTTAAAGAGGAAAAATTAAACTCAGTAAGCTGTAGTTTCTGTCCCGCAAAATGGTATAACGCAACTATCGATTTAGGTAGTGGTTATAGTCGTTCTTGTTTTTTACCATTACCACACCCGATTGATGTGGATGAAATAAAAACAAACCCATCGGCATTACACAATACATCTCATAAAAAGAAAATGAGAAAGATGATGTTGGAAGGTACACGACCTGCCGAATGTTCATACTGTTGGAAAGTTGAAGATATTGGAAGAAACAATATCTCTGATAGAGTCTACAGAAGTATGGAATACAAACATGAAGATATTGACATATTAAAAGACACACCTTGGGACGCAAATGTAAATTTAAGAACAGTTGAATTATCATTTGATAGAAGTTGTAATTTTGCATGTTCATATTGTAATCCAAGTTATTCAACAACTTGGGGTAGAGATATTGATAAACATGGACCATATCAAAAATTTAAAACATTGACCGCAGGTGCCTACCAACAAAATGGTTCTTGGGCTGACCCTGAAACTAAATTTATTGGTGAGAATCCGTATGTTGAAGCATTTTTAAAATGGTGGCCAGACTTATCTAAAGATTTACAAACGTTAAGAATCACTGGAGGAGAACCTTCAACAAGTCATAACTTTTGGAGATTCTTAGACCAAATTAAAGGACAACCATATCCTAAATTAAATCTATCCATTAACTCTAACTTAGGTGTTAAAGATGAGTTGATAGATAAGTTAATTGAAACCACTAATACGTTAGATATTGAATCATTTGACATTTACACAAGTAATGAATCATATGGTGCACATGCGGAATATTTGAGAGATGGTTTAAAGTATGAAAAATGGAGAAATAATGTAATCAGAATGATTGAGGAGGCTAACATTAGACAAATCGTTATTATGATGACAGTTACTGGTTTATCTTTAATGTCTATCACAGAATTTATGGATGACATGTTAGAATTAAAGAAAAAATACGGACCAAATAAACCAACATTGGATTTGAATTTCTTAAGATGGCCAGGTTTTATGTCACCATTGAATTTACCTGACCACATTAAAATGGAGGCAAAAGAAAAGATTCAAGTTTGGTTAGATAAAAATAGAGATTCTGGTTTACTATTAGAACATGAAATCACTCAAACACAAAGAGTAATTGATTATATTGATGTTGTTGACCAAGGTCACGCAAGAGCTGAGTTTGATAAGGATAAACACTTCCACGACTTCAAAAGTTTCTACGAACAATATGATAAGAGAAGAGGTAAAAACTTTAGAGAAACTTTCCCAATGTTAATTGAATGGTATGATTCAATTCAAGTTGATGAGTATATTCCTGACGTTAAATTATCAGGTGGTGGTATGGAAGGATGGGAAACTGGTGAATATAAACCAGATATTATGAAACGTAACTTAGCAAGACAAAATAATTCACAAAGTCAAAACGATTTAAATGGATAAGAATTTTAATGAAGAAACCTTTTGTGTGGCACCGTGGGTGTCCACACATTTAAGTACATTTGGTAACATAATCCCTTGTTGTCTTTATAAACAAGAAGACCACCAAGTATTTGGACAATTAAAACAAGGTATACCAATTAAGGACGCATATAATTCAGATGTTGCCAAAGAAGTAAGAAGAGCTTTATGGAATGGTGAAAAAATAGATGCGTGCCAAATTTGTTGGTACAGAGAAGAAGTATCCAAAGGTAAGAGTATAACTGACAGTTATCGTTACAATTTGAATAATCATTTTATGAAATATATCGATGACATTGTTGCAAATACGAATGACGATTTTTCATTAAAAGAAGTTAACTTTAAAATGATTGACTTACGTTTTGATAATAAATGTAATTTAAAGTGTCGTATCTGTAATCCAAGTTACTCCTCGTCTTTATATAAAGAATATAAGGAATTGGGTTTCACCAATTTTAAAGATTTGGGACAACCATATAGTCAGTCAATTGATAGTGATGACTACGAATTTATCCTAAGTCAATTACATAATGTAGATGTTTTATTCTTTGCTGGTGGTGAACCATTAACACAAGATAAACACTACGAAATTTTACAATATTGTATCGATAAGGGTTACGCCAAAAACATTTCAATTTGGATTACCACTAATTTAACAAAGATTCAATATAAAAACTATAATCTTGTTGAAATGTGGAAACACTTTAAACGTATTGAGGTTACTGCAAGTATTGATGGATATGGCGCAAGAGGTGAATATCTAAGAAATGGTTCAAAATGGTCACAAGTTGTACAAAATAGAATTGATATTCTAAGAGAATTACCTGATATCTATTTTGCTATTGTCCCCACCATCAATATCATGAATAGTTACACCATTATTGATTTATACAAAGAGTTTGTTACTGCGGGTTATATTAAAACGGGACATATGCATGTTAATCTATTAACACATCCGGCACATATGCAGATTCGTAATTTACCTGAAAATCATAAGGTTATCTTAAGAGAAAAATACGCAAAAATTATGGATTGGATTAGAGAAACTTATCCATATGATAATGAGGCACAAAAAGATATCGAACAGTTTGAGTTTATACTTGGATTACTTAACCAAGACCGTTCTGAGGAGGAATTTCAACACTTCCTTAAAATGACCGATGTTGTTGACACATATAGAGGTGATGACTTCTTTGGAGTGTTTACAGAATTCCAAGACTTCAATCCAAAACAAGAAACTAAACCTGTTGTAAATTTAATATAGTGAAAATAAATCCTGAAACATTTTGTTATTTACCCTTTGGGTCGATTTATGTGTTTCCAGATGGTACATTACATCCATGTTGTATCGCATATCCATTTAAAGAAAATATAAACTTTAAAGATTTCAATACTGTGGATGAGGTAATCAATAGTGAACCATATAAAAGGATTAGAAAAGAAATGTTGGATGGAAAACAACCAACAGAATGTGCCGAATGTTTTATCTATAAAAATGTTCATCGTACCAACATCAATCAGGAGTTTCATCAACAGATACAGGAACCCGATTTAGTTAATGACGATTATAGTGTAAACAAAATTGTTTATACGGATTTAAGACTTTCAAATCATTGTAATTTTAGATGTAGAATGTGTTATCATGGTTCTTCATCGAGTTGGTATGATTATTGGGGTTATATTCTGGATAAACCTGAATATCAAAACGAAAATCCAAGAATTATAACTGCGGGGGAGAATGGTATTAGTAAATTTTCAGACGAGAATATTAACACAATTCGTAAAATTTATCTTGCAGGTGGAGAACCTTTCATAACACCATCCACATTTGAATTATTAGATAAATTTACAGATGAACAAGCTAGTAAAGTAACGGTTTTGATAAACACAAATTTATCGACTCTAACATATAAAGGAATTAACATATTAGATAAGTTAAAGAAATTTAAATTCATTAACATATCTTGTTCATGTGACGGTTATGGTAAAATAGGTGAGTATCAAAGACCTGGATTTAATTCAGATAGATTCTTTAAAAATTTAAGAACATTAGTGGATTTTAAAAATCAACACCCGAACTTTATTATTCAAATAGATTATACAATATCAACAATCAATATGTATCATTCGTTTGATTTTATTGAATATGTTGGTAGTCAATACCTACACCCAAATAACATAAGATTTCATACAGTAACCCAACCGTTTTATTTTGCACCGGGTGCTTTAAGTGAAGAGACTAAAAAAGGTTTAGTTGAGTTTTATCAGAATGGGCTGAATAATTTAAAATACGATAATATCCACCTATTAACTCGACTTTTAAATGATTTTATTAACTATTTGAAGGTGACAAATGACGAGGAAGTTTACAATCATTTAATGTCCAAGAAACAATATATGAACATTTCTTTAGAGGAAACTTTAAAGAGATTTGATGAAATAAATAACACCGACTACAGAGAAGTATGTCCATGGTTGGAGGAGAGTTTTAAATGATTTTTAGGATAATTATAACTAATGGGGTATGTAATTGGAATATCAGCTTATTATCATGATTCATCGGCTTGTTTATTTAGAAATGGACAACTTATTTTTGCGTGTGAGGAAGAAAAGTTTACAGGAATAAAACACGACAGCTCATTTCCCGTTAATACATTAGACTACATCTTTAAGAAATTTAAAATAACTAAAAAAGATGTTGAAATGATTTGTTATTATGAAGACCCAAAGTTAAAACTAAAGAGAGTTCTTAATAACATCAAACCACAATTATTTAAAAATCCATTATATTCATTAAAATCGTTAATAAAGATAAAGAAGAATACTTGGGATTTAAAAAAGAAATTGTCACAATATGGGGATAATATCTTTTATTCTGAACATCATCTATCACACCAATATTATTCATTTTATACATCTAATTTCGATAGTTCAATAGTACTATCGGTTGATGGTGTCGGGGAAGAAGATACATTGTCTATGGGGTTAGCAGACAAATTTGGAATTAACTATATCCCAATGGCAACCTACCCACACTCTGTTGGTTTATTTTATTCTGCAATGACGTCATTTTTAGGATTTAAACCAAATGAAGGTGAATATAAAGTGATGGGATTGGCACCATACGGTAATCCAAATGTTTATAAGGATAAAATAGAACAGTTAATTTCATTTAAAAATAGTAAGTTAGAATGTAATATGAATGTGTTCAGTTGGGATAAATCAACCAACGAAATGTTTAATTATAAATTATCCGAACTATTAGACATGGACCCCAGATTACCCGATGAGTCGATAGAACCATATCATATGGATTTAGCTGCGGGGATTCAAAAAGTATACGAAGAGATTTTCTTTAAAATAATAAAAGCAATATCAATCATAAACGATAATGGTAATCTTTGTTTAGGTGGTGGTTGTGCATATAACGGAACCTTAAATGGTAAAATAGTAAAAAATTCACACTTTAACAATCTATGGATTCCACCCGCACCTTCAGATGCCGGTTCTTGTGTTGGTGCTTGTTTACATTATTTGGTTAAGAATAAATTATTAAAAGATAGAATTACTAAAAACCCATTTATGGGTCCAGAGTTTTTCTATAACGACATTTTAACTGCAATAAAGAATAGGAAATACTTAAAATTCAAAACAGAAGAAACTTTATTTAGGAATGTTGCAAAACTTTTAAAAGACGGTAAGGTTGTGGGATGTTTTCACGGTCACATCGAATTTGGTGCAAGGGCGTTAGGTAATCGTAGTATTCTTGCTGACCCCACAAGACCTGAAATGAAAGACAAAATCAACAAAGTCATCAAAAAAAGAGAAAACTTTAGACCTTTTGGACCGATGGTGACAAAAGAATCACAACACATATATTTTCACGTTACTGATGATGTGCCATATATGAATCAAGTGGTTCAAGTTAAGTCTGAATATAAAGATAAACTACCCGCAATTACACATATTGACGGAAGTGCCAGAATACAAACTGTTTATAAGAACACTTTCGTACATTCAATATTGAAAGAATTCGAAAGACAAACAGGTTATCCTATATTGTTAAACACATCTATGAACGTTAAAGATAAGACCATGGTTTTAACACCAAAAGATGCTGTCGATATGTTTTATGAAACAGAAATGGACTTCCTTTTAATAGGTAATTACTTATTATACAAATAGTTATGAAAAGATTGATACAATGGATTCTCAACCTAATTGAAGAGAGGAAAAGAAAAAAAAGATTTAAGAAAAAATTAGAAGAACTTAAAAAAAGAGACCCTTTCATTTATAATCATTAAAATTTGGACTTTTCGAATTTTTTTATTATATTATAATATGATATATTGGTTAACCGGTCAACCCGGAGCAGGTAAAACTACCTTAGCAACATGGATAATGGCATCGTTCCCATCTAAAAGTGTACACATCGATGGTGATGATTTGAGAGATTGTTTCCAAGACAAAGACTTTAGTAGGGAGGGTAGGATAAAAAATGTTGAAAGGGCACAAAACATTGCTCAATTTCTACACCATAAAGGGAATACCGTGGTTGTTTCTTTTGTGTCACCATACAAAGAACAAAGAGAAGAATTCAAACAAAAAATGGGTGAAAACCTAACTGAAATTTATGTACATACAACCGAGGAAAGAGGTAAGGAGAAATTTCACGTCGTAGATTATGAACCACCAATAGAAAACTTCATAGACTGTGACACAACAAAAAGTACAGAATATAATACATTCCTAAATCTAAGAAGAAAATTAAATATATGAGTAAAAAGTATGCATTGTTCATCGGAAGATGGCAGACATGGCACGAAGGACACAGATGGTTAATTGACCAACAATTAAACAAAGGTAAAAACGTTTGGATAGCTATTAGAGATGTGGAGGTTGACGAAAACAATCCCAAAACATCAAAAGAGGTTTTTGATAATTTAAAAGTAGAATTGAGTGATTTATTACAAACGGGTAAATTGTTCATTTCAGTAATTCCCGACATTGAATCAGTAAACTACGGTCGAGGTGTGGGTTATGAAGTTATCTATCACGAACCACCACCCGAAATTGCAGTAATAAGTGGAACAAACATTAGAAATGGTTCACTATAAACGACATTTAGCTAAAACCATTAGCTACAGAATAATTGGTACGATAACTACCGTCATATTGGCAACATGTGCCGGTTTACCAATTAAATGGGCGGGTTTAGTTGGATTGGGTGAGTTAATAATTAAACCCATTATCTATTTTTTACATGAAAGAGTGTGGTATAAATGGATAAAATACGGAATAAAAAGGGACTAAGAATTGATTCTTCCTCAGGATTTCGTATACTTATAATGTTAAATTTAAATGGGATAATAAGTATTTATAGTTAGTAAAATATTTTATATATATGAAAGGAACTTTTTTTTCGGCGGATTTCGTAACAGACAAGGACGACAATCTACGTCTAATTGAAATTAACACCGATACTGGTATATTGGAGTCACAAAAGTGGGTTTTTGATTGGACCGACTTTATTAGTGTGTTAAGTGCAAATAATATTACGGAGGTGGAAGTGGTGTACAAATATGACATCCAAAAAGATATCATTTCAAGTTTATCAGAGGCATTAACGGCAAATGCACCGTTTATCACCTCTTTTACCGAACACATAGTTGCCGCAGATTCCATATTTCCAACATCACCAACAGATTCGACAAACAAGTTTATCATTAGATTTGCTTATGATGAGTCGGCTATTTTGGACTCCGAATATGCTAAAGGAACATTAAACCTATTAAAACTATTTGCCGATGCTGGTGATAGTGGTTCTATTACAAATTTCTACCACTCATCATCATATTACGGTAGTTACAATACTTTAGATACTAACCAATTTAACGGTAGTAATTTACCCGATATTGTTACAAAAACAGTGTTGGAAGCGCACCAACCGCATAAGTTCTATAAAATAGGTAATTCAGATTCGGGTTCTTTAGTGAGATATGAAAGTTTCATTGACAGAATTGCAACATCTGACAATATTTTACAACAATACCACATCCCACAATCACAAATTACAAAAGGAACTGTAAGTTCTATCCGTAGTTTCCAAATTGTATATGGGTCTAATTTAGATGTATGTTATGTTGCACAATATGAAATTGATTCAGTATTAGACTTACCAACATCAATTACATATGACGATAGTCGTATTGATAATTTAATCGAAAGTAAACATTATTACGAATACGCGACCAATACAATTAAAAACACAAACCACGGACTTTTAGAAAATGAAACCATTTTAGATGTTGATGGAAATGAGGTTCAAGTTAAAGATGTTGTTTTAGGTAACACATACAAATCGTATTATGTTGCGGGTTCACCTAATACCGATGATTATGATGTGTTGAGACAATGGTATGTTACAGGTTCAACATTACCTGAAGGTTCTTATTTAACTTCATCTGTATTGGTAGGTAAATTCGAAGCAACAACATTTGCAAATGACATGACAGAAATTGTATTCCAAGACGGTTCTGATATTGTGATTGGTGGTGAAGCAAGAATGTTGGTTTACAATCAATTAGAAGATAAAATCCAATACGTTAGAGTATCTGAATTAAACAGTAATTACTCAGTAATTGGTCAAACGGGATTAAATCCAATAAGTCAAATAAATTTAAATATTTACGACGAAGAACAACCAATATACAACATGAACATGGAAGATGTCGATAACTTTATTTTAAGTAACGGTAACTTATTAACATTCTATATTACTCACAACTTAGGTATTTCAGGTAGTTGCTTTAAGGCAGGTACCAAAGTAAGAATGGCTGATGGTACAGAGAAGAACATTGAGGATGTACAAATTGGTGACCAAGTAATGTCATATAATGAAACAACAAACGAAATTGAACCTAAAGAGGTAATCGATTTAAAACAACCAATTCATAATGATTTGGTAAAATATACATTCGATAAAGTACTCATTAAGGCAACTGAACCTAGAGAGGAAGATGTTATGTTAACATTAACATGTACACAAGACCATCCGATATATGTAAATGGTTTAAATTTGGCATCATATCACCCAGGATTAACAATTCAAAGATATAATTTAGGTAGAGATATTAAAGCACTTGAAAGTGACGATGTGGTTAATTTATATGATGGTACAACATCAGTATTGAATAAATTACAAAGATTACCTGAAGTTGACACTCAAACTTACATCATAACCGTAGCAGATAATCACAATTTCTACGCAAATAACATATTAGTACACAACAAATAATATACCATGGCATCAAAGACAATTTACAAAAAAATTACTTTAGTCCAATCACAAACAAGAACACTTACTTTGTTAACGGATGCAACTAAAAAACAAAAAGTAAACACAGTTGTAAGTAATTTTATTCAATATTTGAAGAACGCACACTCTTAATAGAATGTTATGAAAAATATTTGGGTGTTTGGTGATAGCTTCACCGACAAACGTATTCTTTCCAATAATAACACATATACAGATTGGAAAGGATACGTACCAAAAACTTATCACGAAATATTAGGTGAACAATTAGGATTACCTGTTAAAAATTTTGCTGAGAGTTACGGAATGGATAATTACACAATATTTCAAACCTTGTGTAACAATATAAACGAAATCAATCAAGATATTATAGTTATCAATTGGAGTGAACCTGTTAGGTTTAGACTGGTTGATACTGCAACACAAAAATGGAGAACGGCATTACCCGTTAAAAGTTCAAGGGTTGCGAGAGGATTACCTTATGTAAACGGAGTAAAAGACGAAACTATTTTAGATGTTTTCACCAATAGAGAAAATCAATTATGGTTAACAGAAATTGATAGTTGGATAAAACTTATTAACAGAGCATTATCAGATTCAATAGTTATTCATTGGACTTGGCACAACAACACACAATATCAATCAATAACCGAAGAAACAAATGGTGAGGTTGTTGATTTTCACTATTCTGAGAAAGGTCATTTAGATTTGGCAAATTGGATATTAGAACAAATAAAGGTGGGTACAAATAAAAGTCCTTACAATCAAAATTCAATACTATGATAAATTACGAAGGTATTGTTTTCACTAAAGATGAATGTGAAGATATAAAAAACAAGGCGGACGAATGGATGGAGGCCAAACTATTAGTAAAAAGAGGTTTAGGTGAAGTTGAGGATATTGTCATCCAAAACAAAAGATATAACAAAGCGTCATATTTTAAATTAAAAAATGATTCACCATATTATCAAAAATTAAACAATTCAATCAATAGTTTCGGTTATGAACTTATTGCGGATGAGTTAGATGCTGGAATATTGAAATATGAAAAGGGTAATTTCATTTTTCTCCATAACGATTTACCAATTGAAGGGGAAAAGAGATTTTTCTGTATCGTCACACAATTAAGTGACGATAGTGATTATGTTGGTGGTGATTTTAGATACCTAATTGATAATCAACCACACACAATGATTAGAACCATCGGTAATGCGATTATGTTTAAACCAGAAGTCCTACACGAGGTAACAATGGTAGAAGGTGGAACTAGGTTTTCATTGGTAATATGGGTTAATTATGAACAGGTAAAATCTTTAACTAAACCTTCCCTTATCTAATGCCAAATCTTTTTGTTTATGGTTGTAGTAATAGTGAATCTTTTAACACTAAAGCTCATTGGGCAATAAATTATGTTAAATGGAAAGGATACATACCAAAAACTTATGGTGAATTGATAAGTGATAAATTAAATCTTAATTTAATAAATTACTCCAAATCAGGGACAAACAATCAATTTATTTTTCAAAAAATATGTGAGACTTTTAAAAAAATAAAAGAAGATGATGTTGTTATTGTTCAATGGACAAACGTTATTCGTTTTAGGCTTGTAAACGACAAAAACGAATGGGTTGAATTTTATTACGGTAATGATGATTATTTAAAAAAACTCAATCAATTTGAAAACATATCTAAACAAACGATAACTGAAATTTTTGTAAATAGAATGAACCCAAAATATTTAGAAGAAATCAAAACTTGGGAGTTAATTATAAAACAAGTTTTAAATAAAAACAAATTACTATTTTGGTCACCATTTGAGGAATTCAACAGTTATCATTTATTGGAAAGAATTGAAACCGAAACCAATGGAGAAATTCACGATATACACATAAGTGAAAATGGACATAAAGATTTAAGTGAGTTACTTTTAAAAGATTTAAATACTAATAAAATAAATTTTATATGAGTGTTGGGGTTTGTTCAATTGCATACGGTAAAGAACACGTTAATGAATGTAAAAATTTGATAAGTAAAATCAATACAGAATTTTACGTATTAACGGATGATGAAACATTTGTAACGGATAACTCAATTGTGGATAAAACTACGTTTAATTTTAACAAAAAAAGAATTCCAATACTTGAGGCATTTAAAAAACACGACACGGTAATATGTTTTGACACAGATATTGATTTAAAAACAAATATTGACCACAACCAATTCGAAAACATTGAAGATGGATTATATGTAAAGTGGTTTGGTGGTTTACAATTCATCAGAGGATATAAAATATCTATAAATCAAATATTAAAAAGCTCAACACCGTTTGATGATTTAAATCAATATGGAACGGCGTTAACAGAATGTGGTGCTAACGAATCTAACATCGGTTTTTTTGATGAATATGTCTTTGTTTTAAAAATTAGAGATGAAAATAAAAGAAAAGAATTCATATCTAATTGGGAATCAATAAACAACAGAACCATAAATAGACAACCTAAAGATAGACATGGTAAAAATTTAAATGGTGCGGTTGAAAGTCTCATTATATCATTAGCTTGTAATTTAACTGGAATTTCGTTATATTTTACTGAGTTACAACCGTTTTTTAATGCAATCGTACATTATGATTCGGTTCAACCACCATCTAAAACGATACTATGAAATTAGTTTGGACATATAATATTTTAGCCAAAGTTGGCAATAAAACCGAGGAGAGAAAAAGAATACTAATCAATTATTACATATTGTCCATCCAATCGGCAAAACGATTGGGATATTATTGTGTAATTTATACCGATTCATTTTCTGCAAAATACTTTGAAAAAATTGTTGACGAAATACACATTTACGACCACTACGAAAATTCAATACAATGGGATTGTTATAAGATAAAAGCGTGTGAAGAAAGAGACGATGATTTTGTTTTAATTGATGGAGATGTAATTCTACACTCCAAATTACCACCCATGAATGACGACGTAATGTTTGACACATATGAGGTTGCAAATTGGAAAGATGAGTATGAACCTGTAATAAATCAATTTACAAAATTAGATATTGACAAAATAATTGATGTTTGGTGTGATAAAAGAAAACCCGTATTCTCATGTGGGATTCTTTATTTTAAAAATGATTCAGATAGAAAGTTTTACGTCGACCAATGGAAAAAATACAACAATTTCTTAAATGAAATTATAAAAACAAATGAGGTTGATGTGGATGTTGCAACAATGGTGGGAGGACAATATTTGGTAACCTTGTGTGCAAATCATTTGAACTTAAGTAGAAGTTATTTAACCCCACATTTAGGTGCAACTGGTAATTCATATAAACATCACTGCGGAGCATTAAAATACAATAACCCAATTGTCCCAAGGGATTACATAATAAGTGTTGAAAATAAAATTTTAATTTAATGAAGTTAGATTTAAGAAAACATTATATATGTAAAGTTCCCTTTGAATATATGGAGGTCCATCATATGGGGGTTTATAGTTGTTGTCCCGCATGGTTACCAACAAAACTTAGTGATATTAAAGATGTGTCAACAGTATGGGAGAGTGATACTTTAAAAGAGGTACAGGAATCCATATTAGACGGGTCATATTCACATTGTGTCGAAGAACTTTGCCCAGTATTATCTGAGTTAGTAAATCAAGGTACGGTAGATAGAGGGTTTTTTATTACTAAAGAAGAGTTTTCAAAAAACGATTATAGTAATCCAAAGATAATAAACTATTCATTTGATAGGAGTTGTAATCTTTCGTGTCCAAGTTGTAGGAAGGAATCAATAATGGCAAATTCGGAAGAAATTAGCGAGATTGATGTAACAATAAAAGAAATTGAATCCACATATGGTGAGAAACTAAAGGGACTATATCTATCTGGTACTGCAGACCCATTTGCTTCGAAATCATTTCGTAAATTATTAACTCAATTTGATAGAACAAAATACCCAAATGTAAATGACATCCATTTACACACTAACGCTATTTTATTAAATCAAGATATGTGGAATAAAATGAGTAAAATACATTCAATGATAAGAATCATTGAAATTAGTATTGATGCCGCAACAAAAGACACATATGAGATTGTTAGAAGGGGAGGTAATTGGGATACTCTTATAGAAAACCTTAAATTCATATCAACCTTACCAATAGGTGAGAAAAGAATATCTATGATTGTACAGGACACTAACTTTATGGAAATGGAAGAATTCTATAATTTGATGTCTGAAATATTCAAAAATAAAGCAAGAATTTATTTTAAAAGAATTGATAATTGGGGAACATTCACAGAAGAAGAATTTAAAGAAAAGGAAGTATTCAAAGAGGACCACCCAATGTTTAATTTATTTTTATTACAACTACTAAAAATTGACAAGAAACATAATTCTTTTCATAATATGCATGACATTGTTTTAAAACATTTAAAAAAAGAAAAAAACATCATATAATGGAAAAAATTGTTTTAAGTAAAAAATATTCAATATATAAGATAAAATTCAATACCCCGTTAATGAAGGGGTATGTTGAAAGAGCATATCAAGTAATTGAATTAAAAAAAACACATAAAACTGATAGAAACCATTTTTTCTATATCCCATTTAATTGTACCGAATTAGAATTATTAAATAATATAGTTATTCAATCATGTGAGAAGATAGAAAATAAGAGAAGTAGAGAACATGCGATTCAAAATTGGGTGTATATAGTTAACAATAATTCAGAGGTTGAATTATATCATACACATATAGATTTAATTGACGGAGATTCAAGAATAAAAACCGATTGGACATTTTGTTTCTATATACAAGTACCTGATAGTGATGGTAAAATTTCATTTAAAACGGAAGACAACATAGAACATGAATTTTTACCGGAGGAAGGAGACATATATATTTTTCCACCAGATTTATTACATACACCAAGAACGATACATAATTTCAGCAAGGATAGAATTTTAATTGCTGGCAACATAAGTCTAAATCCACTTAAAAAAATAAATGATAAAAACATTTTCTAATTTATTGGATGATAATGAAATGGAATACATTTTAACTAAATGTAAATCATTTGTTAAAAACAACAAAACAATCCCTGATGGTTTAAATTGGTTTTATAATAGTATGCATCTATATGACGATACTAATTTAGATGAATTTAAAATGAAGATGTTAGACGTTGTTGGAATAGATTACCACATTCAACATAATGGAATTTTTATAAATAAAATTACCGAAAAAACAAACCAAAATGATTCATATCATAGAGATGAGAGTGATTTAACCATCGTTACTTATATAAATGATGATTATATTGGTGGAGAATTTGAATATGTCATAAATAATGAAATTAAAATATTAAAACCACAACCAAACTTATCTGTCATGATGGATAAGAAAATATTACATAGGGTTTTACCTGTTATTGAGGGTGAAAGATATAGTTTAATAACTTGGTTTAGATTGGTAAATAAGAACATTATATGAAACCAGATTTAAAAAATTATATATGTTTAAATCCATTTAAAATATTGGAAATGCATGAGTATTTCCATGCTTTGTGTGTTCCTGAATGGTTATTAAAATACATACCGGTAGATACTAAGGTTGAGGATATTTGGAATTCGGATATTGCAAAACAAATCAGAGAATCCGTAACCGATGGCTCTTATAAATTCTGCGACACCGAACAATGTCCATATTTGAGTCACCTACTTAGATACAATGAAGTAGATGATAAAGGTCCAATCATACATAAATCAAAGTTACCTGAGAATTTCTTTTCAGAAAAAAGTCCTAGTAGGATTGATTTCGATTTTGATAGAACTTGCAATTACAAATGTCCATCATGTAGAAAATCTGTTTATACTGCAGATAAAGAAAAAATCGAAGAGGTTAAAAATACGATTAGTGATATTGAAAATGTGTTTGGTAATGATGTTGAAGAATTATATTTAAGTGCTAGTGGAGACCCCTTTGCATCGGTTTCATATAGAAACTTTCTACGAAATTTTGACCCACTAAAATTCCCTAAATTAAAAAATATCCATTTCCACACCAACGCATCTAATTGGTCCAAAGAAATGTGGGAAACGATGCCAAATGTCCACAATTATGTTGGTTCCTGTGAAATTAGTATTGATGCTGCAACAAAAGAAACATATGAAACCAAAGTTAGATTAAACGGTAAGTGGGATAGGTTAATTGAAAATTTAAAATTCATAAGTACAATAAAATCTTTAAAATTGGTAAAGTTATCCTTTGTAACCCAACAAAAGAACTATAAAGAAATGAGAATGTTTGTTGACATAATGAAAGATATATTCGGTAAAAAACTTTTGGTGTTGTTTGTAAAGATAAATAATTGGGGGACATTCACAGAGGAAGAATTTTTAAAAGAAAAAATATGGGACCCGAATCATCCAGAACATTCTGAATTTATAAAAGAAGTGATTAAAATACACGGAGACCCTCAAGTATATCATAATTTCCACGAGTTTATTGTTGCAAATAAAAACCTCATATAGTTGTTAATTTGAAGTATTTTTCATATATTTTACATAATGAAAATACTTGCACACACATCATTTATTGGGACCACGGGATATGCTAACCATGCAAGGTCTTTTTTTACTGCATTGAACAAATACCATACGGTAAAAGTTAGAAATTTAACAATTGGTAGTGGATGGAAAGGGTATAGACTAAATGCTCATGACGACGAACCATACATTACCGAAGAAATGAAAAACATGTTATATCAACAAACGTTGATTAACACCGATAATACAACCACCGATTTTCCATTATACAATTATGACGGTAATTATGTACCTGATATTCATATTGTGTTGGTTGAAATGGACAATGAATATTTCTACGAAAATTACGAGGGTTATAAGATAGCATATAACGTATGGGAATCAACTCGTTATCCCGATAAATTCTTCCAAAGATTACATTATTTCGATGAAGTGTGGGTACCTACTCAATGGCAATATGATTCTTTAATTGAACAAGGATATCCTAAAGAAAAAATAAGTATTGTTCCTGAAGGTGTTGATGTTGAAACATTTAAACCAATTGAAAAATTCCCAAAGAAAGATAAATTTAGATTTTTATTATTTGGTAGATGGGATTATAGAAAATCAACAACGGAAATTATACGAACATTTGGTGAAACATTCAAAGATTATGACGATGTTGAGTTGATAGCCTCTGTTGAAAATCCATATGCATCAGACGGAATGAACTCAACAGAAGAAAGAGTAAATAAACACAAACTACTTTATAAAAACGTCAAATATATTGAATTTCCAAGTAGGGAAGAATATGTGAAATATCTACAAGAAGGTGATGTGTTTGTGTCATGTGCCAGAAGTGAGGGTTGGAATTTGCCTTTAATTGAGGCCATGGCTTGTGGAACACCATCAATTTATTCCGAATATGGTGGTCAATTACAATTTGCACAAAATAAAGGTATTGCGGTATCAATATCCCATATGAGACAAGCAAATATTGGGGATAGAGATGTTGTTGGTGAATATTGTGAACCAAATTTCCAAGACTTAGCATCTAAAATGATGGAGTCCTACAATTACTATACTGCAATTTTAATAAAGTCGAGAGAAGAGTCAAAAGAAATACATAAAAATTTTAATTGGGATACAATTGCACAAAATGCATCTAAAATATTAGAATCAAGAATTAAATCATTTGCATTTGTTACAACGGGAAACATTGGTTACATGCCGGTGATTGAAAAGTTAGTACAATCGTTATTAGAGTTTTCAAATCAAAAGATAATTGTTTACGGAGTTGATTGCGATGTACCATTTGATTATCCAAATGTAATCAAAAGAAAAATAACACCACCAAAAATTTCAGAACACGATAAATGGTATTGGAAACAATATGCATGTATTGAATCTCTAAATGAAGGATTTGATTATTACATATGGATTGATGGGGATGTTGTTGTAAATTATAACATCGATGATGTAAAAAAATATTTTAATCAAGTAGGAAGATATCCGTTATCCGATATACATGTCCAAGAAGAATTTTTTGGAATCTATGATGACGACAAGTCACAATTATTTAATGAAGAGTTGGCAAAAAAATGGAAGGTTGATAAAAAACAACCATACATGCACATCTGTTTCTACATTTACAATGATGGTTCAAAATCATTTTTTTATCAGATATTAACTGAATATAGAACTTTGATGAAAGAAAATCCTGAAGAATATGGAAAATATTTTTTATGGAATGATGAAGGTATTGATAACGGATTGAGATGGACTCTTGATTATACAAATCATTTACCACTTTCAAATTTCGACACGTCTGGTTATGATGGAGATTTAGGTAACACAAATGAAACCCTACACCATTTCTATAAGTTTTGGAATGAAGATGGTCCACAAAATTTTGATAGAATATTTGGATACCAATCTATTCCTCAGGATAAATCAAACATAATATATTTTCACGGTAACAAAAACGCGGACATATCAGATAAGATGATTGAATTTATTAAAATGAAAAGAGATAATTCATTTTATAAATCAAAATGTTTTTATACTGGCGTTTATAAATTAGATAACTTTGAATCATTAACTGAATATGAGGGTTCGACAATGGAAGTGGCGGAAAAATTTGGGTGGGCTCCAGCCATATTTCATGAAATCTACAATTTAAGAGATTATTATAAAAATAGAGAAAGAACAATAAACGAAGGTGATGTGGTTGTTGATTTGGGGGGTAACATTGGAGTCTTTAATAGATGGGCATATAGTCAAGGTGCAAGTAGAGTTATATCCTTTGAACCTGATAGACGTTATTTCAAATTACTTTCATTAAATGCTGACCCACGTTCTGTTTTGTTTAACGCGGCGGCATCAAACGAAATGGGTGAGATGACATTACATGAAAGCACACATTTGGGAGGTTCTAATTTATTTTATACACAAGAAGGTGCTAAAAAATATAAAGTTCAAACATATACGTTAAATTATCTTTTTGAGACTGGATTAGTTGATAAAATTGATTTTCTTAAAGTTGATATTGAAGGTGCGGAGATTCATGCATTGAATGGAATTAGTAACGAGAATTTAATGAAAGTTAAAACCATCTCTATGGAATATCACCATAGTCATTTTAATTATGATGAAATTTTAAGACAGGATTTAATTGATAGGATGAATAAACTCGGATTTAATTCTTACCTAATGTTTATGGGTGGGAATGATAATCTACAAATGATATACTTTACAAGATGAGTAATTTAGACAGAATTGCAAAACAACACGGAACAGATAAGAGTTCTGAAATACACAACTATTGTGTTAAATATGAAAAATATCTACCATTTAATAGATATGATGAATTAAACATATTAGAAATTGGGGTTTTAAATGGAAAATCATTAAAAACGTGGAAAGATTATTTCTATCGTTCGAAGATTTTAGGTATTGATATTAACCCCGATTGTAAACAATACGAAGAAGAAAACATAAGGGTTGAAATAGGTTCACAATACGATGCGAATTTCCTATCAAACATTTCAAAAATGTATGGTCCATTTGATTTAATTATCGATGATGGTTCGCATATGAATTCACATGTTAATTTTTCATTTGAATGTTTATTTGACCATGTGAAATCTGGTGGAATATATGTTGTGGAGGATTGCGGTACCGCATATTGGCCTGAATATGAAGGAGGTTATTTAAAACCTGATACAAGTATTGAAAACTTTAAGTCTCTTGTTGACGATGTTAACTTTAGAGGCTTAATGAATTATAATAAACCAAACGTACATGCAAGAAGAGAAGATTGGTTAATCGAGAATTCACATAATGTTTCAATGTGTAGAATTGATATTGAATCTATAAACTTCCTTAATGGAATTATAATAATAACAAAAAGATAATGGAATTTAACGAAGATGTATTTGTCATCGATTGTTGGTTAGACACAATTGAAAAAGAAAATACTTTAAAAGAACTAATAGTAAGTTTAAAGGAATTTAATTGTCCAATAATTTTGTGTGGTCACTATCCTGTTAATCCAAATGTACAAAAAATGGTTGATTACTATATCTACGATGGTAATAACGATATTTTGTTGGAAAAAGATTTTGAATTATATGAAATTCAAAGTGATAGGTGGACGGATACTAATGATTATAAAATTGTAAACAGAAATAAATTTCATCATGATTATGCCATTTGGTTAACCATAAAGAACGCTTTTAATTTAGTTAAACAGTTAGGTAAAAAATATATTCATTTCTTAGAATATGATAATTTACCAAACACAACACAGTATCGACAATCGTTTCTTGAGTATATAAGACATCACGATGCTGTAATATATGAATACGACAGAGGTTCCACAAATCAAGAAAATCCATATTGTGCTGCATACATTTTCTCAATTAAGACGGATGTTGCAATTGAAATGGTGAATTTAATCAATTCAAAAGAAGAATATTTTAAGAACAAACCCGATTCTTGGCAATTAGAAAAACAATTGTTCCAATCAATTAAAAAAATAACCAATAACGTATTTGTGAGCAAATACATCCCAAACAATGAGGAATTGAATTTATTTGCTGCATGGAATAGAAACGGAATTTTAAGAAATGGTGCAAGATTTCAAACATATCTTGGTTTTGATGGTGATGATACCTACATTCATTTCATATCAGGTTTTGATGGTAAACCAGCGGATAAAGATTATTTAGTTGAAATACGTTATAACAATGTTGGTAGATTTTTTAATATTCAAAAGGGTCAATATCATTTAGAAAGTGTGGGGAAATACATAGAAGGTGGAGTTGTTGAGGTTTTATATCAAGGAGTAAAAGTATTTTCCGAAACGTTAAACGAAGAAATAAAAAGATTAAATAAAGTCGAGAAAAAAACAGTATACAAAGACCAAAAGAACACCAAAGTTAATTTAAATTTTATTGATGGTCCATTTATTGAAATTTTGAACGACACCAATTCAAATTATCACGTTGAGTTTATTAACCCAAAAAATGATAAGGTTGAATATGAGTTAAATATGAAGAGTAATCATTGGGCAAAATGTTCAATAAAATATTATGTTGAGTGGATTATTAAAGTAAAAGGTCTTGATAATGATTATAAATTAGAATACAAGTTCAACCCAAAGAAACAAAAATTTCTTATTTCATTTGAAACAAAATCATTGGGAGACAACATCGCATATATGGGATATGTTGAGGAATTTAGAAAGAAACATAACTGTGAGGTTGTTTGTTCCACTTTCCATAATAAACTATTCCAAAATCAATATCCTAAAATACAATTTGTTGAACCAGGTACTAGTGTGAATAACTTATATGGAATGTATAGGTTGGGAATGTTCTATAAAGAAAATAGAAACGGAATAGATTTTACATCTCACCCAACCGACCCTAAGAAAGAACCATTAACTAAAATGGCTTCCGATATTTTAGGTTTAGACTATGTTGAAGTTAGACCTAAACTTAAAAAATTAGGTAAGGATGTTAAAAAAAGGGTTTGTATTGGAATACATTCAACAGCACAATGTAAGTATTGGAATAATCCAAACGGATGGCAAGACATTACCAATTATTTGTTAGATAAAGGGTATGAGGTTAGATTATTATCCAAAGAAGAGGATGGTTTTATGGGGAATAAAACTCCAATAGGTGTCACCAAACAACCCGAAGGTCCATTGGATGATATTATTAAAATTTTACAAGAATCGGAACTTTTTATAGGTGTTAGTAGTGGACTAAGTTGGGTATCTTGGGCATGTGGAACCCCAACAATTTTAATATCTGGTTTTACCGACGTATATACCGAACCATTCGAGGGTATTAGTCGAATAATAAATAAAGATGTTTGTAATAGTTGTTGGAATAATTACGATTTTGATATGAGTGATTGGAATTGGTGTCCAGTACATAAAAACACAGATAGACAGTTTGAATGTTCTAAAAATATCACCTCACAAGACGTAATAAAAGAGATTGATAAGTTATTGTTCTAATTTTCCGTTTTAGATACAAATAATCAAGTATTTATCTAAGTATAACATTATATTAGATGAATATTTTTGACGCCATAATATCGGGTTCACTCGAAGTTGCAGGAGATAGTCACATTGCGGGAGATTTAACGGTTGACGGTATTATAAATGCCGTAATTAGTGGTACGACATCAAATGCAATATCCGCATCACATGCTGCTAACTACACATTAACCACATCGTTTAACGATTTTACATCATCATATAACACCGGTTCATTTACCGGTAGTTTTAGAGGTGATGGTAATGGTTTATATAACATACCTGCAAGTGGTGTAACAGGATTACAATTAAATAAGATTTCAGACGGAAATACCAACGCACAAATTTATGATGGTGTTGGATTAAGGATAAACGATGATACGTTTGTTACCGGTTCAATTTATGTGACGGGTGACGTTGTTATTAACGGTACATCATATAACGCCGCAACATCCGGAACAAGTGGTACGTCAGGAACATCTGGTAGTTCAGGAAGTAGTGGAACATCAGGTTCATCTGGTTCTAGTGGAACTTCAGGTACGAGCGGTAGTTCGGGTTCATCGGGCACATCGGGTTCTAGTGGTAGTTCAGGTACATCAGGGTCTAGCGGTTCTTCAGGTACAAGCGGAACATCTGGAACTTCGGGGTCAAGCGGTTCTTCAGGAACAAGTGGTTCTTCGGGTTCTAGTGGTAGTTCAGGTACATCTGGTACTTCAGGTTCTAGCGGTAGTTCAGGTACATCAGGTACGAGTGGAAGCTCAGGGTCTAGCGGAACCGCAGGTACTAGCGGCACTTCAGGAAGTGATGGTTCTTCAGGTACTTCAGGAACATCAGGTAGTTCAGGGTCTAGTGGTACATCCGGTTCTTCGGGTACAAGTGGCACATCAGGTAGTTCAGGAAGTAGTGGAACAAGTGGAACGTCAGGTTCATCCGGTTCTAGTGGAACTTCAGGAACCAGTGGTTCATCTGGTAGTAGTGGTACCTCAGGTTCTAGTGGAACTTCTGGAACAAGTGGAACGTCGGGTTCTAGTGGTTCTTCGGGAACGTCAGGTTCTAGTGGTTCATCGGGAACAAGTGGTAGCTCAGGGTCTAGCGGAACATCTGGAACTTCAGGAACATCCGGGTCAAGCGGTTCTTCAGGTACCGTAACCATGACAGGAACACAAGATAACGGACTTCTTACTTTAGATGGAAGTTCACCAAATGTAACTGTCGAATCAAATTTAACATTTGATGGTAACAATTTAAAATTAGTAGGAAATCAATATATAACAGGTTCATTATGGGTAACTCAAGACTTAACTGTATTGGGTTCATCATCAATAACATATGTAACATCATCACAATTAAATGTTTTAACATCTTACATATCAGTAAACGTAAATGAACCATCTGAAAGATTTGGAGGTATTAAAGTATACGATAGCGGTAGTTCAACTGCAACAGCGTCTTTATCGTGGGATAGTTTAAATAATAGATGGGTTTATCAAAATGCTAGTGGTTCTAACTATAACGGTGCGATGTTAATAATGGGTCCGAGAAATACGGGTTCATTAGGTGAAGAACAAACATTAACCAGCGGTAAAATTCCAAAATCAATTGGTGGTGATCACATTGGAGATTCGATAATTTCAGAAAGTGGTGGTGCAATTGGTGTGTCGGGTAGTTTATCAGTAACGGGTTCATTATATATTAACGGTAGTTCATATACGGCAGCAACATCAGGTACTAGTGGAACTTCGGGTACAAGCGGAACTTCCGGTACAAGTGGTACTTCAGGTAGTTCCGGCTCTTCAGGAACCAGTGGTACGTCAGGTAGTTCGGGTTCATCTGGTACATCCGGTAGTTCAGGAAGTAGTGGAAGTTCCGGTACAAGTGGTACATCAGGTAGTTCAGGTTCTTCAGGAACAAGTGGAACTTCAGGTAGCTCGGGCTCTTCAGGAACCAGTGGTACGTCAGGTAGTTCAGGTTCATCAGGAACATCGGGAACTAGTGGCTCTTCAGGAAGTAGTGGAACTGCGGGTACATCTGGTAGTTCTGGAAGTAATGGTAGTTCAGGTACATCTGGTAGTTCGGGAAGTAGTGGAACAAGTGGTAGTTCAGGTTCTAGTGGTACGTCTGGTACAAGCGGAACTTCAGGTTCTAGTGGTACATCAGGTAGTTCGGGGTCTAGTGGTTCTTCAGGAACAAGTGGAACTTCAGGTTCTAGCGGTTCATCTGGTACATCAGGGTCTAGTGGAAGTTCAGGAACAAGTGGTTCATCAGGTTCTTCTGGTAGCTCAGGAACATCAGGGATAAATGGTACTTCAGGTACAAGTGGAACGTCAGGTTCTTCAGGTTCTAGTGGTAGTTCAGGTACGTCACCATCAGCGGCATTATATGTTGCAAAGGCAGGTGATGAAACAATAACGGGACAAAAAACATTCCCTAGTGAAATTGCTAATAGACCTATTTTATCAGGAGGTTTCATTTCCGCAGCAACAGGTGATTTAGACGTTGATTTATGGGGTATTTCTGAAGATTATTATCCATCACACGCAACTGCAGCAAATGCATGGGGACTAAGATGGTACGGAACAGGTAATGAATTTAGATTTGTTGGTGGAGGTACTAATAGGGTTATTATGGACATGGATAACGGAGATATAACCTCAACAGGTACTATCACCGCCCCAACCTTCTCAGGTGCTTTATCGGGTAATGCATCAACAGCAACAAGTGCAAATCAAATCGATGGAGTTGATTTTGTTAATACAAATTCAAATAACGGATTGAATGCCAATAGTGTAGATGCTAACGTAGTTGGTTATGTAACAAATATTGATGGTTCATCAGGTAATCCATCTGGAAATGCATCAGACGGTGCGTTGTATGGCCAAGCATATAATTCAAGTTGGCAACATCAATTTTACGGTGATTATCGTTCAGGTCAAGTTTGGGTAAGAGGTAAAAATAGTGGAACATGGACAAGTTGGAAAAAATTATCCACAAAATATTCAACAACTTTCAGTAACGTATCGTCAGTATCAGTTACACATAATTTAGGTAGTAAAGATGTTGCGGTATTCGTTTATGATAGTAGTGATAATATGTTCTGGCCATCATCAATTGTAACAACATCGGTGAATGTTGTTGATATAACTTTTACAACATCGAGAACAGGAAGGGTTGTAATTATCGGTTAATTTTGGTATATTTTATATATGATAAGAGAAAACGTTGTTCAAAGTGGGTCATTAACTGTAGGAAGTATAAAAGGTCAGTTAATTGTACCCGCAGGTCCAAGAAGTGGTCGACCATCTACACCTGATACAGGTTCATTGTATCTTGAAACGTCTTCAAGTGGTAGTGTCATTATGGTTTATAATGGAATTAACAATATTGATAACGGTTGGGAACCTATTGGTAGTCAAGATGATTCAAGAATTGCTTTCAAATATAGACAAATTATTAGTACCTCATATACTGCCGGTGGTTATAAAGATGCATCACCATGGAAAACAGTACAAAGAACAATCAACGCAACAGACCAAACAGTTAGTGTGGGTGATTTGATGGATTATCCATCATCATACTCATCAGGTGGATGTAGTCCAACTAAATTATTTATGTGGTCAGTTAATACAGATAACTTATGGAAATCGGCAACGGAAGTTCACGGTACATATACAACGGGAATCGACATGGTTAATGAAACAGCATATGCTCACCAATCAAAATGGGATTTGGCAAATGCTAGAGACCAAATGGGAACATTGTTTCAAGAAGGTTTATTTGCGTGGATATTTGGTGGTTCGGTGGCTGCGGTTGAGAAGTTTAATTTTACAAACGAAACAATGTATTCCAACTATTACCCAAATGCCGCACCATACATTACGATGACATCATCAATCACCAGTTCATTAGGTTGTGCGGGATTTTCGGACGAAAATTATGGTTACGGTTATGGTTCGGAAAGTGGTATGAAGTTATTTTTTGCAACAGATACCATATCTGTTAAACAGCAATGGGGTGCTAGTGGACAACAAAAAGGTATTAGTTCAAAAGTAGGTAAAGGATATGCCGGTAATGAGGGGACATATAATGGTGGATACAATTTAAGAAGATGGGATTATGCTACGGAATCAAATATTGGTAATGTGGCAAAACCTTACCCTAATTGTGGAGAAGAAAATTTTACAATGGGACAAGACCATCAATATATGATAGGTAACTATGATGGCACACAAAATAACGGTAGTTGGAAATTCTACTACGCAACCGATAGCGGTTCGTCAAGCGTTTCCGGTTTAAATCCAACAACACACGGTGGGATGTCATCAGGTCATTGTGGATGGAGAGCATAGAAAATATTTATAAAATATGATATACGAAAATATGGAAGTAAGTGGGTCTTTAAGAGCGGCACAAATTATTGCCGGTCCGAAGAACACAAGAGCAAATAGACCAACAAGTCCAGCAATTGGGTCTTTATTTTTAGAAACTTCACCTAGTGGAAGTTATATGATGGTATACACAGCAATATCAAATAATGACGATGGATGGGAAAGAATATCATCACAACAAAGTGCAAACTTGGCCTTTAAATATCGTCAAATTATTGCCTATGGATATTTGGCTGGAGGTTATAAAGATTCGTCACCATGGAAAAATGTACATAAAACGGTGGCAGCAACAGACCAAACTTCACACGTTGGTCAATTGTTAGATTATCCCGTAAGTTACACTAAGGGTGCGTGTAGTAAAACAATATTATTTGTGTTTTCATCTAATAGTGATAATGCATGGAAAGGTCCAGATACTGTTCATGGAACATACACCTCGGCCGTAAACATGTCAAATGATACTGGATATGCCAATCAAACTAAATTCAATTTATTTAATGCTAGATCGGATTTGGCTGTTATGTTTAAAGAAACTGAGATGGCTTATATTGTTGCAGGAGGTACCACATCCGTTGAGAAATTTAATCTTGCAAATGAAACAAACATAACAGGATTTAATTTAACCTCTTTTAACTCTAGTGAAGGTGCGTCTGCGTTTTCAGATGAGAACAACGGTTATGCATATAATTCGGGTAATGGTGTAAAATTCTCATTTTCCACCGAAACATTCTCAAACGGTTCGGTATGGGGTGCACATGGACAACAAAAAGGTATTAGTTCAAAAGTAGGTAAAGGATATGCGGGTAATGAAGGTTCATACAATGGTGGATATAATTTAAGAAGATGGACAACATCTAATGATACGAATATCGGTACTGTTGCTAAACCACACGCTAACTGTGGTGAGGAAAACTTCACAATGGGACAAGATTGGCAATACATGCTTGGAAATTATGATGGAACAGGACAAAACAATACAAGTTGGAAATTCTATTATGCAAGTGATACAGGTTCAAATAGTGTACAAGGTTTAGCTCCAGGTGTAAATGCGGGAACATCTTCAGGCACATGTGGGTGGAGAGCATAATTAACTTGATTTTATCAATATTTTTAATTATATTTAAATAAAAAAATATGGAAAAGAAATTCGAATACGAAAGAATATCACACAATTTAAGTGATGAAGACAAGAAATTATTAGAAATTGCTGAAGGATTAAGTTTTGCATTACCAAAGTACAAGGCTGAAAATTTCGTAGGAGGTTCTCAAATTACACCATACGCTAAATTAAGACAATGGTTAATGGAATTGAGAACGAGAGAAGATGCCGCGGAACATATGGAATATCTTAAACGTAAAAAAGAAATTGAAATTGAATTAGAACATGAGAAAATAGAATATATTACGGAACCATTAAAAAGAGAATTAGTTGAATTGGCAATTAAAGATATGCACATTGATTTGAGAAAATACAATAGAAATTTAAAAGATGCATATAGAGAAAGACAAATTTTTATTGATTTAATTAGAGATTTTCTTGAAAGTGAGGATGGTAAATTACCTGATGGTACATCTCTAATGGAAATATTCAACAATCAATTACTTGAGGACAAATATGAAAAAGAGTATTGGAGTGTTCGTATGGCTAAACAAGCGATGTTGGATATGATTTCATATGGTAGAGTCGGTACCGGTAATTTAGATTCAATTTTAATGATGTCACCTGAACAACAAAAAGAAGTTATGGCATTGGCATCATCGTATACTGTTACTATCGATAGAAATATAAACACTTTGATGGGTATGGCGGCAACAAACCAAACTTTAATTGATGGGCAATTAAAAGACCAATTTAAAATTGGTACAGCTAATGATGATTTAAATGAAAAATTATTATAATGAAACATATTATTTTTAAAATGAGTATTGAGTCACCAGGTTATGTGATTAAATTGGGTAGTTATTTGAACTACACCGTTGGTAGAATTCCTGATGAATATGATGATAATAGAGTTGAATTAAAAAAGATGAACGCAGTTGTTGTTCCTGAAGAATTTGCAAGAGGTTATCTTTTTGCGGATATCTATAAAGACTACGTTTCAATACGAACTAATTCACACATTATTGATGAATTCCCACAATTTGCAAATTCAGGTGAAACGGAATCTGAAAAAGTTAAATACTTTTTAACAAATGAAGATAGAGAATTGGGTGTTAAATTTAACAAATTTGTTATGTTAAAAGTAATTGCCGATAGATTTTCAGAAAGAATGAAAAATCTTATTGTCGATGCGTCAGATTTGGAAATGGCAACATGGGAAGAACAAAAAAGAGAAGCGTTGGCATATCAATTAGATAATACCACATCAACACCTTTAATTGATATTTTAGCTGCAGGTAGAAATATTACAAGAGAAACATTGGTAAATAAAATTTTAACAAACGTCGAATCGTATAAAATTAAATTGGCAAATTTACTTGTTGAACAACAACAATTAGAACAACGAGTTAAAGCTTGTCAAACTATACCAGATTGCCATAGATTAAAACATGAAAAATTTGGTGTTAGTATGAGTTACCAACAACAACAAGATGAAAATGTACCAACTTCACCGCTGACGTTAACTATGGATTTCTAATATGGTTGAAAATTATTTAGAAACGTATGAATATGGTATCATAATATCAGATTTTATTGATTCTACAACAACAAATTCCCTTTCTAATAAAATATTGGAAAGGGAATCTTACATTAAGGGACTTGACGATGGAAGTAAATTGCCAATGAAAATCGTCAATCAAGGTAATGTTACAAATTACCACACATATTATAATTTATTAGATTTAGAAATCGAAGAAACTGAAACTTTGATATTAAAAATTAAAGAATTGATATTCAATACTTTCGGATGGGAAAATTTTTACATAAAAATGTGGGCAAATATTTTTAGAAAGGGAGATTATCTTGGATTACATAAGCATATGGACAATATCAGTCTTAAAAAATTCCCATATGCGGTAAGTGGACATTGTTTTCTATATTCTTCAGAAAAAACATACACCACTTTTTTGTTTAAGAATAAAAAAATCAGTATATTTGATAGTAGTATCAATGTTGTCGATTTGGAAAACAAACCAGGTGAAGTTTCCATATTCTCCTCATATGTTGAACATGAGTTTAAAAAATGGGACGGTGATTTAAGAGTCGGAATTGCATTTGATATTAACAATGAACCTGATGCTAACATTGATTGGCTCAAAAATAGACAATTTAAATACGTTTAGATGAATTTTGTTATAAATGGTACATGTGCTAAAGGATGTTCTTTTTGTTTCACTAAAGAAGAGGCAAGAACCAAACATACTTTAGGTGAAATGACTTTATCTAAAATAGATGAACTAATTGACCATTACAAACTTCATAAAAGTAAAGAAGAAATTACAATATTGGGAGGAGAACCAACACAACATTCTAATTTTACAGGAATAGTTGATCATATTATATCTAAAGGTTTGAAAATCAATTTAGTTAGTAATTTTTTATTTGGTAAATCGACAAGAGAATTTATTATAAAAAACATTAGACATATCAGATGGGTATTTCCAAATGCGGCCGAATTAGACGAGAAGAATCGAATGGTTATATTCAAAAAGAATTACAATGAAATATATGACGCTTATTTGAATACGTGGGGATTCGATAATCACCCAAGATTATATTTGGCCATTACAATGTCAAATAATTGGAAAGAAAAGAATTTCTACGAATATATAAAATGGTTATACCACCAATTAGATGGTAAAATTAACGCAATTAGAGTTGGGTTAGATTTAACAAATACATATCTTGTTAATAATAAAGATATGGGTTCTGAAATCACTAAAATATTAAAATTTGGAAAATATAATGACATTAAAATAACATCTGATTGTCAAGTACCTCCATGTTTGTGGGAAGGTAAAACTGTTGAATCCGTCATGGAAAATTCGTTAGGGTTTGCAACATTTAAAATACCGGAATATGACACCATATGTGGATTTATGCCATTAGATGTTTTCCCCGATGGAAGTTCGATACATTGTTATCCTTTGGAGGATAAAGTTAAAATAAAAAATGTATTGGATATTAGTGGTGAAAGTAATATCTTAGCATTAAGACAAGAGTTCGATAAATTATATAAAGAAAATCATAAAAATTATACATTACCAAAAGACTGTTTAGAATGTCATTTCTATAAGACGTTATGTAACGGTATCTGTGGTGGATGTTTAGAGGGAAGTCAACATGAGTAAAATATTTTCAATACCATTAAATCCAATGTTATCTGAAGAAGATTTCGTTGGTAAATTTGCACCATTTTTAGAGGAATATAAAGAATGGATTTATGATATCTATTTCACTTGTAGAATACCACCATTTACACAAGATGCTATGGGTACAGTATTCAAACAAGAAGACAGAGATGTTGTAATTGAAAACGCATTTCAAATTCAAGATGTGTTAGGAATTAAAATTAGTGCAACATTTAATAATGTCAATGTATCCCCAAAGTTTGACAATTATAAATTGTTTATTGAACATCTTAAACCATTATATGAAAGGGGATTAAGAAGTATCACTTTAGCACACGCACATTGGGTTGCTATGGGTATTAAAAATCATTTTCCCGATATGGAGGTTAAGAATACCATATTAAGAAAAGTGGCAACCGCTCAAGATTTCTGGTACAACGCGGAACAAGGATTTGATTATGTCAATGTCGATAGAATCTTAATGAGAGATGTTGAAGAATTGAAAAATATTCGAAGAGCTCAATTACAATTTCAACAAAAACACGGAAGATATGTAAAAATTGCATTATTAACCAATGAAGGTTGTTTAGGAAGATGTCCTATGATGGATGAACACTACTCATATAATAATTTAAAATTGGATAATGAATTACCATACTTTAGACATGAGATATCAAAAGTAACTTGTGAATATAAATGGGAAAAAGAAATAAATGCATTTTTCTTTAAAGCGGCAACAATTCCTCCATTCAAAAAGGAATACGATGAATTTTTAAACTACATTGACGTGTTTAAAATGCACGGTAGAGATAGTTTCAATAGACTGGATGAAACGATGGATATCGTTAAAGGATATGTTGCCGGTAATGAAACATTATCTGTCTCATCTAAATTATATTTGGATGGTGTACCATCTGACGAATTAGACGGTTGGAGAAATAAAATAAAGAAATGTAAATTCCAATGTTGGGATTGCAATTATTGCGACATTGTTGCGGATTATAAAAAAGGTAAATAATGGATTACATTAAACATATTGACGATTCAGTAAAGTGGGGAGAATTGGAGGTATCTAAACTTACTTTAGACATATTAAACATACATGGGATAACAAGTAATAAAGTTAAATGTCTATTAAATAATATATGTAACATAGATGGTGCCAATTATTTAGAAATCGGTGTCTTTAGAGGTTCTACATTTTGTTCCGCAATATATGGTAATAATATAACCGCAACTGGAATTGACAATTGGAGTTCGCCATATTTGATGCCAAGTGGGGTTAGTCAAAAAATGAACTTCTATTTAAGGGACAAATCAAATGACCCTAAAGAGGAATTCTTATCGAATGTCAAAAAATACGGTAACGTAGAAAAATTAAACGTTTATAGGGCAAATTATTTGGATTTTGATTATTCAACTATCGGTCCGTTGGATATTATTTTTTACGACGGGGAGACAAAGTACTATGACCAATATACTACAATAAAAAATCTAATACCTTATATGTCAAACAATTGTATTTTAATTATTGACGATTGGAATTGGCAAAAAGAGGGTGCAACCAAAGCGTTGGAGGATTCAAATGCCTTTATAACATACCAAAAAAATCTATACACAAACGGAGAAGACTCAAAAGATTTTTGGAATGGAATCGGTATATTTTTAATTGAAAAGTAGTTCTATTTCTCACATTTTTTGTTTATATTTGAGTAATAATAAACTTTTCTTAAACAAAAAACAAATGAGAAAAACAATCACAACACTATCGCTAATGTTAGTGTTATTGTTTACTACAACATTGTCATATGGTCAATATAGTAGTAGTGCAATTCAGAAAGGTTCAGAACAATCCTTAAAAGTTCAAACGGATACACTCCATAATCAATTACAAGAAATTGTTGTTAGTGCAAAGAAAGTTCCTTTGATGACAAGAGTTGGTGAATACAATCAACCACTTTGGTCAACAATTCGAATGTTTCCATCTACACGTGTTTACATTATGAATCCACCAAATACAGTAATGTATGAGAAGTGGTTCGATATTAGACAACGTAGAAATGGTCCGGCACAAATCAGAATGAGAGATGAATTCACATTCGGTTTAGGTAAGAGACTTCAATTAGATGTATATTCACACACAGTTTATGACGGTTATAATGGTGATAAGGAATTCAAATGGAGAGGATTTTCTTGGGAATTCAGATACGCATTAGCCGATTGGGGTAAACTATGGGGTAATCCAACAATCTATTGGGAAACCAAAATGTTAGATGGTCGTTGGGGAATTGAACCAAAACTATTGTTAGGAGATAGAGTAGGTAGAAATGGTGTGTGGGGATTCAATGCAATCTATGAAGGTAACTTAGGTGGTACTAAAGAAGAACAAGAACGTGAATATGCGTATACCGCATCATATGCAAAAATCCTAAACAATGATTTAACATTAGGTGTTTCACATATGTTTAGATACAATGACTATGAAGGTGGTTCACAAGAATGGTATCTCGGACCATTAGTACAATACCGATTCACCAACAAAGCATATTTGAATGTTGAACATATGCCAGGTTTAAATCAAGACGCAAAATTATCAAGAACCACAATTATATTCGGATGGAGATTTTAATCAAAGGACAAGAATTCCTTGTCTACTTAATATTCATTATGTTCGTAACTGGTATCCTCAAGGAAAGAGGATACCTTATGGACATCTTTAGACTTTTAGAACAGAAAGTTAAATCAAAGAAGATGGTGGTCTTCTTAGTATCGTTATTTGGTGGAGTGTTACCAATACCAGGTCGTGTTGCATTATCAGCATCTATGTTGAATAGTATTGCACCAGTTGATAATAAAAAACGTAAGAAGTTTGGTATTATCGATTACCTTGCAACACACCATTATTATTTATGGTCACCCTTGGAGAAGACTGTTATCATACCTATGGCTGTATTAGGATTAACTTATGTGCAGTTTATGTCTTATATCTGGCCGTTGTTATTGATTTCAGGATTATACATCAGTTATTATATTCTATCATTAGATGAAGATGAAATTGATATTGAAGTTAAAGACGACCCAATCGATTGGAAGAACATCTATCTTGTAGTTATCCCATTTCTAGCTACGATTATGATGTGTGTTTTCTTTACTGATTATTATTTTGGATTCTTTATGGGGTTCACATTATGGTTGGTATATTATTCCAATAGTTGGAAAAAATTACTCGATTATGTGAATTGGGAACTGATATGGATTGTGGCGTTAGTTATTATTTTAGGTAACTTAATAGGTTCATATTATAATGTAATTGAAGGGTATATTAAACAATATAATAAACCTGAATATATATTGATTGTATCTATGATATCATTTTTATCCTCGTTTATGTTGGGGTCTTCTGCAAAATATGCTAGTATCGTAAGTTTATTAACAAGTGTATTTGGAATGCAATATTTTGTTTTATTTTTCACTTTAGAATACTCCGCATATCTAATATCCCCATCACACAAATGTCTACCAATAGGTCAAAAATATTTCCACACAGGTTTTATGACATATTTGAAGGCTTTGATAATATGGATATCAATAATGATGACATATGCACTATTAACAATAATATAAAATACATATAAAATATGAATAAGATAAATTTAACATTAGGAGAAATTAGACAATTAAACGATGAAATTAACGGACTCATCAATCAAGAAACAGGTAACGTTATTTTTGAAGGATTTTTAAATCAAAAAATTTCAATTTTATTAAAATATGAATTAACCGATTTAAGTGAATTTCTCGAAAAGGAAAAAAATAAAACCGAAAAAATAAAAGATGAACTGATTTTAAAATACGGTGAGGAGGATGAAAAGGGAATAAAGTTAAACATGTGGTTAATTGATAAGGACGATGAGGGTAAAATATTATCCAAAACCATAAATCCAAAATACGTTCAATTTGATGAAGAAATGGGTAAACTTATGTTGATGGAGAAAGAAATTGAATATCCTGATATCACTAAAGATGATTTAAAAAACATCGGAGAAACGAAAGACAATTATCAAGTGTTATTTAAACTAATAAAAAAAGGGACTAATTAAGTCCCTTTCTTATTTCTATCATCATATTTCCTATTTGATATTCACCCGGTTCATAATGAGGTATTGACAATCTTAAAGTGTATAAAAGATACACATCCTCATCTGTAAACGGTGCGGTTTCGTAAATCATCACATCTACGGTATCTGTAAGGGTAAATTTGGACCTTAAATCATATCTGGTATTCTTCTGTTCATTCTCAATATAATCTTCAGGAATACGTCCTAAATTGATTTTATCAAAGAATGGCTCAATCTCAAACAATCTATTGGAATTATTCGTAGATAATCCCATTGTGAATGTGTTATATTTAAATTCCTTATCTTCCCAATATCTTAATTCATTAAATGACATAATAGGAATCCCCCACTTTCTTACGAAATTTCTATTGGATGATATTTCAATAATTTGTCTATTGTTCTTCATATCATCACTAAATCTTGATGTCTGTGAAACAAAATGATAAGTGATAGCCGATTCACAAGTTTTTAATTCATATCCTTTTAGTTTTGCACGAATAAGAAAATCATCGTCTTCACAAAAACAAGGTGCGAAACTAAATCCATCAAACATCCCAACATCCTCAAACATTTTCTTATATCCGCTCATAAAGAACACAGCACCGTCATATAGGGTATCTGAGTTTTTCCATTGTTGAACGTAATTGTTGAAATGATATGTGTTAAAATTTAAGAACGATGAACCTAAATCTAATAGAACTTTACCAGGTCTTTTGTGACCGGCAAAAATTGGTGGTTCAATTGTTGTATAAGACAATAACATATTTGGTTGTAATAATCGTTCAATGGCTTCTAAAAAACCTTCACCGATAACCATATCGTTATGTATCAAAACAAGCTTTTCAGTATCAACTAATTTAATACCCGCATTATATGTTTCAGAAAATGTTAATCTATCATCATCATGAATAAATGAAAGATTATTGTCCTCCAAAGATTCTAACCATTCTTTTGTTCCATCTGTAGAACCACCACTACTTATAACTAATGGTTCGTTTGGATATAAATCACGAAGATATCTATAACATTCTTTTGTTAGATTTAATTTATTATATACCGCTAATACAAATGTTATATTCATTACTTATTATTCAAATATTCAACAATGTAATCTTCAATGTTTTTAGTTGGTTCCCAATCTAATTGAAGTCTGGCTTCAGAACTATCACATAAAGTTATTAACGCCTCACCTGGTTTATCATCAGTAAAAACATATTCGTGTTTGAACATTTTAGCAATATCCTCGATTGAATAATTCTTACCTCTACCTAATTCGAATATATGTCCCCATTTATCATAAGATTTAATTCGAATAAGACCATCCACAATATCTTCAATGTGTGTGAAATCCCTTCTCTTAGTTCCATCACCATAAATTGTTAATGGTTGACCGTCTTCAATTGCTTTTTCCCACTTACCGATTAAAGTACAATATCCACCCTCCTTCAAATGATGAGGGCCATATACATTATAGAAACGAGCAACACTTGCTTTCAAATTAAAATGTTGTTGATACATTTGAATAATCTCTTCACCAACATCTTTACTAAAAGTATATGGATTTTTAAATTTACCACTATGGTGTGAACTACTTCCCGCATATATTAGTGGTATGTTATTTTGTACACAATAATCTGCAATGTATAAAGTACCATTTGCATTTGTTTGAAAATAACCAACTGGATTTTTAAAGGATGGTTGTATACGTGCAATTGCAGCTAAATGATATACCACATCAAAAGTTTGACCATCATCCAAATACGGGTTCCAATTTCTTTTTCTAAATGATATGTCTTCATTAACATATTTTGCACCCTCTACGTGATTTGTTCTAAACCCCGTAAAATAGTTATCAACGGAAACAACATTGTGTCCTTCACTAACTAATCTTTTAATTAAATTGGTACCAACAAATCCAGCACCACCAGTCACTAATACGTTCATTATCTATTATTTACTATTTTAATTATTGATTCAATATCTTCATCCGTTAAACCTAAATGTAACGGTAAAGTTAATTCATGTTTATCGTACCATTCTGCATTTACCAATCCACCCACTTTCTTAAATTCTCTAAATGGTTCATATTTGTCATTTCTTTTATAGTGCATACCACAGTAAACACCATTGTTTTTTAACAAATCATAAACCTCATCTCTGTCTTCAAAAAATAAAGGTAAAAAGTGTGACGAAGAAACTCTATCCGATTTATATTCAGGTAACAAAGCACCTTCGACACTATCTAAATAATATTGTGCAATTCTTCTACGACGCGTATTATTTTGATTGATTGTTTCTAAACCAATAATACCCATTGTAGATGCGATATCTGTTAAATGATACTTGTACCCAACTTCCTCAACTTCATAATCCCAATTGTATGTTGGTTTTTCAGTATTCAAATTACTTCTTGAAACAGTATCTTTATTGATACCTAACCATCTTAATTTATTTAAACGAGTATATAATTCTTCGTTGTTTGTTGAAATTGCACCACCATCCCCAACTGGTAAGTTTTTCACAGCTTGAAAACTCCAAACACAAATGTTATCAGTATCACCAATCATTTTACCATTGTACATTCCGCCAAATGCGTGTGCACAATCTTCAATAACAGGAATACCATAACGATTGGCAATTTCATTGATACGAATCATATCACAACTATATCCACCGATATGAACAACGATAATCGCTTTAATTTCGTTATCTTCTTGTAATGCTTGTTCAATAGAATCGGCACAAATATTACCGGTCATTTTTTCAACATCACAAAATACTGGAATATGACCTTCATACATAATTGCATGGTTTGTACTAACAAACGTATTTGATGTTGTAATGATTTTAGATTTAGGTGGTAAGTTTAAACACTTAACTGCTAAATGTAAACCAGCAGTTGCACTATTCAATGCAACAAAATACTTTGAACCGATATATTCGGATAATTTTGTTTCGAACTCCTTTGTTTTTGGACCCAATCCAATCCATCCTGAATTAAGAATTGGTCTTAATTCATTTAGAATTCTTTCGGTGTCAATCATTGGTTTGAATACTTGTATCATAAATTTAAAAATTGTTGCGGTGTTATAAGATTTAATATTTCTTTTCTATTTTCATCTAATAATTTAAAATCTAACACATCTGATTTTGGAAATAAGGTTTGTTTACCTTTACTAATAATACCAACACCGTGGTCAGTATCGACAACACACATATTTAAATTTTCGTCTGTCATTCTGAATTTAACATATGCCTTCCATGTTGTCCCATTCCAAGTAGTTCCAAGAACATATTCTTCCACTTGATGTTCTTCTTTAATTGGACTACAGTCATGCATCACAATTGTTCCTCCATCACTTAAATGTTTTAATGAGTTGGTGATATCTTTTTCTACCTGATAATCAAGATGTAAACCATCAATGAAGATAATATCATATTTTACGTTTTCATCTAATTGCTCAAAGAAATCGTCAGATGTAATTGGATAGTTACAACGACCCGCTGGGTCAACACCATCCTTATGTTCAATATCAATTAGATTTAAATTGGATTCAGGGTCTCTAACTCCAATTTCTAAATACCGTTTATAATTATTTTTCTTGATTAAGTGATTGATAATGTCTGTTCTTTTCATTCTTTTTTGCTTTTAAAATTATATCTGAATGTCCTCCATCCAAAGAATATGTTAGTTCGATAATTGTGAAATCTTCCTCAAAGAAATTTTGAATTTCTGTTAGACTCATTCGTACTTCATCTCCATAATTGTAGATGTTTGGTGATGAGGTATGTCCCTTCTCACATTTATCCGAACACATAGATAAAAATAAGAAACCTCCGTCACATAGTAAATCGGTAATTTGTTTTTTATAAAGATTTGGTTCAGGACAAAATTGAAATGAACTTATGGATGTCACAAAATTATATATCCCAATATGTTCTTCGGGGATAATGCCAGGTTCAATAACCACATCCACACCTTCTCCATCATATATGTCAAAACCAATTGCGTGTGATATAATATTTTTAGTTGAACCGTTTATATTATACGCACCCACATCTGCAATTTTTGATGAATCGATACTAATCCTGTTTGATTTATACCAATCCTCAAGACGATATTTTACATTATCATGCATATTGTTCAATAAGTTTTATCAGTTTTTCGGTTATAACTTTTGTACTTAAACTGTTCAAAATAAAAGGTTGAATATCTTTAAGATATCTTCTTCTGTTGTGGATGTTGTTTAATATATTAAGTGCGTTTTTTAATGATTGTGGGTCATTGGCAATCGCATAATCTAAATTGAATTCTTTTGCTAATTCTTCATAACTTCTTGATGAGTTAACAATACATGGTACACCACAAGCAATTGACGCAATCATTTTATTGTTACTCTTTACACCAGCATCTGAACCTAAATGAGATAATGCACATACATTTGATTTTCTTAAATCATCTACAAACGTATCAAGTCCCCATTGTGTTTTCGTAATCGGCGGTTGAACGTTTATGTTTCTTGCATCAGTTATTAAATTTAATTCAAATCTTGTTTCAATAATGTGAGGAACCATCCATTGTATCGACTGAGCATTTGGATAATTACCAAACCAAGCAATTTTATTGGATACCTCAGGAGTTTCTAATATATCAACAACACCATAATCCAAACAATCCTCAATAACAATACATTCTTTACCAGTACCCAAAGAATCGAAATGTTCTTTTCTACCCAAAGTATCTGTTGTAACAATATCGATATGTTCCATCATCTCTCTGAAATGTGGATTATTGTGTACAGGGTCATCGAAGTCAAATATTTTGAATCCTTCAAATGCTTTAACATATGTAAGTGTTTGGTTATCAATTCTTTTTTGAATGATTAGTATATCTGAATTGATATCAAAACCAATATTACTTTCATACTTGTTAGAATGGTATCTGTTAATCGATTGATTTGGATAGAACAAACGTATTCTTGTTGATGCAAAGTTTTTTACATCATCATACATTGGTATCCATGAAATTTTCTTAGTTGACATATTCCCAATTAAATCTTAATCTTGGTGTTGACTCAACACCTTTTCTTTTTATTACTTCTAAATTATGTGTACTGTCTCTAACACCTTCACTTGAACTTTCCTTAGCGTATACTTTCGCTTTAATGTGTCTTAACTCATGTACTTCTAATAATCTTACACATTTATTATAGAAATGTATATCATCATAACCATAGTTACCACAGAAGTCTTCATCATACCCACCAATCTTTTCAAAGTCATCTTTATGGATTACATAGATGTTTACACTATTAGTATCTTCTCTACCTAAGTAATAAACACAACCACGTTTTAATTCTGTCTTTTCTAATTGTTCCATATTTTCTTTAGTCACTAAGTGGTCAATGTCTGCACATAATATCCACCCATCGCTAATATGAAATCCTAAATTTCTTGCACCTGGTTGATTCCATTTAATGTCATCAGTTACCCTAACAACCTTAACACCATCCAATGGTCCTAATGGTTCCTTAGAACAATCATCAACAATAACAGTTTTCAATCCTTGTTCTAAAATACCTTGTATTCTTTCTCTTTGTCCGAAATATGTGTATAATACTGTAATCATAAATTATCTTAAATGTTTTCCTTGGTCATCAAAATACTCATTACCACCACTATCCCCTTTAACGGCATATAAGTTTGCATAACCTTTTAATCTTTTTCTTTTTAATTTCTTATCTAATTTCCATATACAATATGGAAAACTAATTTGGTCTCTTGAACTAAATCTACATATTTGTTCCCACCACATTAACTGTAATTGTTTAATTACATCTGTGGTTTTTACTATGAATGTCGAAAGTTCGAACAACCCAAATAATTCTGGCATCCCTTTAGATTTGTAGAACGCGAATTGATTATCAATATTTTGTTGATAGTCCAATCTCCAATGAACACATGCACCCATCTCTTGATATAAACAAGTTCTATCAGGATGTTTAAATAAAAAGATATCGGTATCGGCACCATACTCATCTATAATCAATTGAGGGTCTTTTTTTAATTGGTGGTTACCATCTTCCCAAATAATATATTCATATTGAGGGAACATTATTGACGATAAAATTTTATATGGTTTGGCATTTCTTCTATCAGTAAGTCCATCAATGGATGAAAATTCTAATACACTTCTTTGTTCCCAAACTTTAACTGTCTCGTCTTTCTTATCCACATATGCAATATAATCACAATTGTCAAAAACCTGTGGTGGGTCTAACAATTTATCTTTTCCTCCGGTGATTGCGGTTAATACTAAGAATTTTTTCATATTTTTTCGTTTCTACAAAGTACAAGTAATTTATCATTATCCCATCCTGGGGAATATCTATTTTTATGTTCGGTCACAATAAAAGTCATTGAATGGAAATACGACTCTAACGGTTCAAAATTCTTTGCGAAATCGTCTTCATTGGTACTTCTAAAAATATCCTCAACAATTAAATAACCACCTGGTTTTATGTAACGATATGCGTGATATGCGAATAATGTGTTATGAGGTAAATCATGTATCATATCATCAATTATCACATCAAATCCACCACCAGTCGATTGTAAACACTCTTCAATTGACTCGGATTTATTAACATCCATGAAATGATATGTAGTGTTTTCTAAATTATCACTAATTGCTTTATTCATGTATGTTTGGTCATATTCAAATCCATGTAACTCGGCATATGGGAAGTATTCCCTCCAACACTTCATTGACATATTTTCGGCAATACCGCCTTCAGCAAATTTAATTGGTTTGTATCGTAATGACATAAATAACATATCATATACCGCCATGTATGGATGTCTATGTCCATCATGAACAACATATGGAGATTTATCTGTTGGATATTTTACACCCAACTTACATAAATCAGTAATTGAATCTGATGAATCGATTATTAGTTTATTTATTATCATATTGTTCCGTAATATTTGTTTTGTTTTTCTTGTCTTTGTATTGTTTTGTGATGTTGAATACAATATTCTTCGTCATCAGGTAAGGAGGCAAATTTACTACCGCCTATAATCCTTTCATGAACTTTACCATACCATCTAAGATGTTTCTTATAAATTCTACCTTGTCTATCGGGAAAATTTATCCAACCCTTTTCATTTATGTTCCATCTCCAAGTGTCGATATGTTCTTGTGTTATCCCATCTACTGTGTTAATACGGGGTACAAAGATTAAGTCTACGTTTGGGTTCATTTCAAGAATGTTATGTAAATTCTCAACCATATATTGACTAATCATCTCATCTGCGTCAATTTGATAGATATAATCACCAGTACAATAACCGTTTAATATGTTTTTAAAATCGGCAAAATTATCATTCCAATCAAAACATCTCCAAGTTTGAACATTTGGTAGTTTATTATACGGTAATAGAAAATTTAATACGTCAGGGTCTCCATTTGTGTTATCATATAGAATCACTATTTCGTCCTGAGGTCTCTTGTAATCCAATAAAAACGGGACTAATCTCCTTATTTCCGTCAATTCGTTGCAAATTGTTATTGCGTAACTTATCTTCATATTTTCGTTTATTTTCTTCTATCGTTAATTCTTCACATCTCCAACACCACTCAGCGTCTTTAGAATCCCAACTGTGTCTTTCACATCTCATGCTCTTTGTCCTCCTATGTCCATCCAACGATTAAAATATTCTAAATTAGTATTTAAACGTTGTATTCTACCTTCAAATATTGATGGTACACCATCGTTTATTCTTCTGGTTAATTCATCAATAATATTATTATCAATTTCTCTCGCAATTTGTTCGGATAACATATTCGTTAATTCCGTTTCAACATCAACAACAAAGCCACGAAAAAATTTAAAACTATTCATTTATTCTTTCCCTCGCAAATATTTTAAATCTTCTACCATTATGTTCGAATGTTATGTTCCCACCGGTTGTTGGTTGTATTGTCATAGTTAATGTATCATGACCCGTACCAAACACGTGAGGTTCATCGTCATCGAATTGAAAACAATATTCATTATTTGTGTGAGGTGTGTTTTGTCTTAAAGATAATACCTGCATTGGTTCCAATCTTAAAAATATATCTTCATCACCTCTTAAAAATTTAAAACTCATTTTTGTTTGGGTCTTGCCCACATTTTAAAAGTCTTACCATTTTCACTATTGGTAAAAGTTATAAACGATTGGTTTGTGTTTTGTAATTTAATTACAACTTCATGATTGGTTGAATTATCGTCTGATTGTGCAAACAATTGAGGTTCATCATCGTCAAATTGAATCATCCACTCACACGGAGTATAATATTCAATTTCAGGAACATTAAGGTCAAATTCAACCTCAGGAGTTTCAATTTTCTTTTTTCTTGACTTAGCCATCTCTACTTAATTTTATTTAATTTAGGTAAAACTAATTTAGTTTCTTGTGGAATAACCATAAACGGCAAGATTATTGATTTAAACTTATCTTTCATTTTTTCCATTGAAAAATTATTAACATTCTCTTCTCTCAAAACTTCAGATTTTTTTATAAACATATCATAATCTTTCTTAACTAATTTTAATACCTCAACAACTTCACCATAATTTGCAGTAAACCATTTGGAACCTTTTATTATAAATGAATCAATTGCACTATCGTGAACATCTGTCAATTTACCTCCAACCATAATTGCCTTATCCATAGGTAAAAAATCTTTATGTCCCGACCAGTTAGATGCAACTATTGGTTTACCCGTCATTGAAAACTCTAACAATGGTCTACCAAACCCTTCACCTTTTGTTATTGATACCATTGATTTAATTTTTGGGTGGTTATATAGGTCATTCATTTCACTATCTGATAATTCACCAAATAACAAATAAATGGAAGGTGGATTTGGTATATCACTAACTAATCCTTGAATTTTCTTTCTGAAAGATTCTCTTTCTTTTATTGAAAATCCTGCGGACGATGTTTTTAAAACTAATGCGGGTTTATCTTCACTATCCTTAAACGCACTTGCAAAACATTTAATCAACATACCCACATCTTTTCTGTCTTGTCCTAAATCACCTTTTAACCAATGACCAACAAAAAGATACGCAAAATCTTCCAAAATATCTAATTTAAAGTCATCATTTTTAATGTTGTTATAAACATTAGTATTAACACCTTCAAACAATACTTCAATAGGTTTTTCGATTCTATGTTGTTTAACTAATTTTCCAGTATTCTTTTCATTTTCATTATAAACAGTTTGTAATAATACATCCTTAGAAAATGTTGATGTGGTGATTATCATATCCATTCTATTACAACCATCAACCCAATCTTTTGGTGCAATTGTTGTTTCAATACCCGCAGTAATTCCTATGTTAAATTTACCAACTCTTTGAAATTCATTTGGTACTGTGACTTGAATATAAAGTTCGGGTGTCTGATTTAAATTAACTGTTACAATGTTCGATTCAATCCATTTGTGAAATGTATTATCACTTTCCAATGCGGTCATTGGTGTGGTTCCCCACATACAACTATCAATTTTAATATCAAACAAATCCATCTCATACAATGCTTGTAATAAATCTCTTGAATGTGCACCGTACCCACTTCTCGTTTTTACTGGTCCTCTAAATAATAATGTTGGTTTGTTCATACTAACTTATATAAATTAAATTTTTCTCTTGGTTTATAATTCATCAATGCGGTTTCAATTCCCTCAACCATTTTATCACACATCACTTTTGATGAGAAGTTCTCAATTGCAAATTCACGACCCTTTAATCCTCTTTCTTTTCTACCCTCTTTACCCCATGAATAAACTTCACTAATTGCTTGTGCAACATCATAATCGTTTACTCTATCATCAAAAATATAAGGTGTTGGTACCGAACCATTTATGTTATTTGCAACTGACCATACTGGTTTAACCCATTCACCATGTTTTGTTGACCCGTGGTCTTTTTTAATATGAAGTGAACCAAATGTAATGTAATTGTCTGCGGTGTAATTAAAACCACATTGGTCTTGTAAACCTCCTGTTACATTTACAATGATTGGTGTTCCGGCCATTAGACTTTCGACTGTGGTTAAACCGAAACCTTCATTGTTTGCAATGTTTATTGTGCAATCAGATGCGTTATATAATTCATTTAATTTATCCTGTTCTAATTTAATGTTGGTAAATTTAACATCGTAGTCAGGACATAAAGTATCTTTAACTGCATTTAAATCTGTACCATTATCGTCAACTGGTGCGGTGTGCATTAACAATAGACATTTATCAGATTCTTCCTTCGGTAACATGTCACAAAACAATTTATATGAATATATCACATCACTTGGTTGTTTTCTTCTTATGTTTCTATTGTTGTAAAATAAAATGAATTCATATTTCTTTTTTGAAAACAAAAACTTATCGAATTCATCTGAAATTTTATCAATCGGTTTGAACACCTCAGGATTTATTCCGTGTGGAACATAACTAATCTGCCAATCTTCTAAAGGTTTATATGTTGGTTCATCAGTCATTTTACCAACTCTATGAACAATACCATATGTTTGTTTAGATATACAACCAATCCAATCACAACTTTCATAGAAATCTCTATTATATTTTGGGTCTGGTAAGTTATCCCATATGTGATAATAAAGTATTGGACATACTTGTCTTATTTCATGTTCATTATCATATAACCATTGCCAATAATGTGGGTCGGTGAAATGTAAAATAGCATCTGGTTTTTCTTCTAATAATAATTTTCTAAGAATACCAATATCACCATAACCATTATATGGAATTATTTTTAAATTAGCATCCTCAACACCCGTTCTCTTTCTAACATCGTCATTTATATCAACAACTTTTCCAAATTCAGGATGTTTAATTGCCCCACCTAATTGAACCCAGTCGTATTTGTCAATTGTACCCAATACGATTTCTTTAGACATGGTGGCAATACCTGACGTCATTCGCAAATCGTCAGATAATAATAATATTTTTTTCTTCTTCATTAAATCAATACTTTGAACCACTCACAGCTAAACCAGTGTGATTATCTATCTTTTCTCTAAAAGATTCGTCTTTATTATACAAGTCTAATGACCTGTTAACTAATTTTTGTAAGTTAATTGTACCATCAATGGCATTAACCTTGAATTTCTTATAAACGTCGTCCAATATATGAACACTCGTTAGCTTCTTCTCTATTTTCATTATATATGTTTATACATTTATATATACTAAGTATACAAAAAATATCGGACAAAATCTATATTTCTGCCCGATATTTTTTTATTATTGGTTAGTATTATCTGTTGTAGTTTGCTCCTGAACAGGTGCTGGTTGTGTAGGTACCGGTGTTTGTTGTTCGGTAATTTTAATTGTTAAAGGTACTGGTTCTGTTGCTGTATCCTGATTTCTTTTTTTACATCCGCATCCCATAATGTTTCTTTTTTTATAAATATTTTGGTTTATTAGTTTTTATTTCTTATACTTTGATTAAATGTAAACAAAAAGAAAATAAAAATCAATGGAAAAAGACTTTAAGCCGGTAAAAAGTGTGTACGGATCCAATTATGAAACAATTAAAAACATAATGGAATTATATGGTATAGAACAGTTTGATTTGGATTGTACATATTCCAAAGGTAATTTTTGGAAAGATTTAAATGGTCCAAAACACAAAACAGATTTATATCCTATAAATGAATCGGTAATCGAAGCCAACTCAGAAAATTTGCCGTTTGAAAACAATTCAATGAAAAGTATTATGTGGGACCCACCATTTGTTATTGTTGGTAGTGGTAATAGTCACAGAAACGGTAAAGAAGGTAGTTCTATTATTGCAAAAAGATTTGAGGGGTATGGAACTTACGAGGATTTAAAATCAAACTACAATAACACATTGAAAGAATTGTATAGAATTACCGAAGATGGTGGTTTTGTTGTGATGAAATGTCAAGATACCGTATCGGGAGGTAAACAATATTTCAGTCACGTCATGGTTATGAACATGGCATATAGAATTGGATTTTACCCAAGAGATTTATTTGTATTAACTTCAAATGTTAGAGTCAATGCCTTTAACGGTACAAAATGGACTAAACAATATCATGCAAGAAAATATCATTCTTATTTTTGGGTATTTGAAAAAGTAAAACCAAAAGTTAAATACGATTATATAAATACGTGTATTGTTGAGGATGAACAATAAATACAAATATAGTTTTTACCCTAAAAATAAAACATTACTTTGGTGTCCCATGGATACGAAGGAAAGATTTTATGATAACCTCAAAAATGACCCGTCTAATGAAACTTTAAATTATTATTTGAATAATCCAATCGAATATCAATTCAATAATAATGGATTCAGAACGGCGGATGATTTTAATATAAATGAAGAAGGTAATGTTTATTTGGGTTGTAGTTTCACTATGGGTATTGGATTACATCTCGAAGATACGTGGGCGTATAAATTAAATCAGACTATCGGTGGAAAATTTTGGAACCTATCATTAGGTGGGTCAAGTATTATGAGTCAATTTAGAATATTATATGGTTTTCATGAAGAATTGAAAATTAAAAATATTTTTCATTTCGCACCGATACTACCGAGGTATGAATTTTTTATTGATGGAAAACCAAGAATAATAAGTATACATGATAAAGAACATGAAGAATTATATTCTAAGTACTTAATTGACAATGAACAACTTAATTTATTGTATATCACATATGTTAATTCAATTAAAAATTTAGCAAATAAAATAGGATGTAACTATTATCATTTGGGTTATTTTCCTGATAGGTATGATAAACTTGCAAGAGATTTGGCTCACCCATCGAAAAAATTTCACGACACCCTTTACGATGTTTTTTTAAATAAGATAAGGAATGAAGATTACAGTATTGAATACCAATTTAATGAAACTATCTAACTGGATTTTGAGGAGTACCTAAGTACATGGCAACCTTATCTCCAACTTTCCAACCATTAGATGTTCCGGCGGGAAACTCTATAACATGGTCACCGATTCCGGTATATCTTGGTAAAGTCATTTGACGTGGATTTGGTGCGGGACAGTTAGGGTGTATTCGGCTAATACGATTATTTGTAACAAACACAATATCAAGGGGTATGAGACAATTTTTCATCCAAAATGAATGATGTCCTTTACCCATTTTAAAAACCATACATCCTTCTAATGAATCTCTACCCATCATTCCCTTTTCAATTTCTTCATCGGTTGATAAATATTCGGCGGGAAATGTTTTGTTGTTAATATGAACCATATTGATAATTATTTGGAATTTTAATATAAATTTACTATATTAGTGAAAAAAAGGAAATGAAACTAAGACAGATAATTTACGTGATGATGATAGTCACGGGTATATTGGTTGAAAAATATGGACTTAGAGGTGCCGACCCTAATTTAGTTAATTATTTTGGGTGGGGTGCAATAAGTCTTGGGTCGTTTAATATAATATTAGACTATTTTAAAAAACCTAAAAAATAAACAACATGGCAAAGTTCACTAAAAAATGGCAGAAGGATTTTGAGAAAAGATATTCTGATGCAATGAAAACATTATCGGATTTAGAACTTGAGTTTATGACAATGGAGGCGACTAATCCGGATGAATGGACAATAAAATATACTTCACCTAAAGTTGACACCGTTGAATTTGGTAGATTAGATAGTTTCTATGTAGATTTATCAAACGATGATGATGAATCCAAAGGACAAGTCCCAAGTGTTTCAATCAAGCTATGTACCGCTGTTGGTAACTTCGAATTTATGTCTCTTGATTTGGAACAACTAATTTCAATTAGAAATAGATTGATGGAGGCAATTGACGAATTCAAGCGACCACTTAAACCAGTTAAAGAAGTTGTTGATTATGATTTGGATGATTGTGGTGATGAAGAAGATGATGAATATCATGAATTTACAATTAAAGCAGAACAACCACTTACACAATCTTGGACATATACTGTAACCGCAAGAAGTGCATGTGAGGCAATCAAAATGGTTGAGGAAGACCCGTGGCAAGAAGGTGTTGTTAATAATGACGATAACGACTATTATGATTATGGTGAAATTGAATATGAATCAATTTAGTAATATGGCAAACTACAAATTAAAAGTACACGGGTGGGAACTAAACGCATCGGCACATTCACTCACCAATGAACAGGTTGAAGACCTTCGAGAATATCAAGAAGAAAACGGTCACGATGAACTTAGTGAAATGGCTTGGGATATCGAAACTGTTGTTGATGGATATGAACCATTCAGTACCAACATGTGGGTTATTGATGTTCCAATGGATAATGATAGATTGGAATTCATAATCGAAGATGAGAATGGTGAAACCGTCGGTACATTCAAGTTGGATGATATGACTGACCATTATGAAGTCGTTGAAGATTATGAAGGTAGAAATTTAAATGGTTACCCTGAAGAAGATGGTGATGAAAACATTCTACTTTTCTTTGAGGAAAATAAAGGAATTGTTTACGGTTTTAATTTAGAATCTGAAGAAATACCTACAGCCAAAGATTTCTCATATATTAGAGGTTCAATCGATACACCCGATGGTGATTGGGACTTTGTCGATAAAGTATTCTTTAAAGGAACAGAATTAGAGATTGACTTTGATTTTCAAGATACAAGAGGGAAGGCATTAACCGTGCAACTTTGGACATTAAATGATGTAGACTAAATAAAATTAAATATGGACGCACAATTATTACAGTTAGAAACCGATATGTCTAACTACCAAAAAGTAAAAGAACTAATATTACAAAAATTAGTCGGTGAAGGTTTATTAGACCAAGATGATGCAAATGAATTTGATGAGAGATGTCAAGTATTAGTATACAAAGGAACTTGGTTTAGTAAATGGTTTGATAAAAACGTAAAAGTAGAAAAGCCAGATGCGGATAAGAAGGGTTGGTATATGAGAATTGTCGAATTGAAAGAAAAAGAAGACGAAGTGGATAGATTATTAAGAAGAACAACAGGAGATTATGATGAATAATTATTTACTAATTTTATTTTTTCAAATTATGTTTAACATCTTCAAAGTAATGGAGATAAGGTTTACATATGAGAATAAAATAAAAAGTTTATTGGTCAATAGTGTTTGGATAAATTTAATGGCATTAGGGTCAACCTACTATTCATTAGATGGTTTATTCAGAGGTGATTATCTAGGTATAATTTTTTATATTATGGGTAGTATTGTTGGTAAGTGGTTTGCCATGGTTCACTATGACGCAATAAAAGAAAAGTTAAAACCATATTTTAAAAGAAATAATGAAGAATAGAGAACCAAAGTATTTGACAGACTTCTTTCTTTATAATAAGAAATATCATTGGTTTATCATACCAACGATTGTTTTCTTTTATAGAAAAGATGTATTTTTTTCAACAGGATGTTACACACCAGCAATTGGGTTTAGTGTAAGATGGTTAACATTTTTTATGGGAATACAATTTCAAATAAATCCATATTATACAAATGAAAAATAACGAAGTTAAAACCTGGCACATTTTAGTGTTTATGTTAATGGTGACCTCATCAATCTATATGATTTATGATAAACCAGAAATAGCATATGATACTATTAAAACAAATTGTAAAGAAGATTCATTACAAACCGTAATAAGTAATTTAGAGGGAACCTTAAAGTCTGAAGAAGATGGTTGGGATTCAAAAGAAAGACGTTATGATGATATAATTGGTGAGTATGAATTTATGATGAATTATTTACACGATTATCATATTGAGGCATATAGAGATATTCATAGAGTTACTGGAATGAAAGAAAAATATTCTCGTGAAATTGAAAAAGAGAATAAACAAAGATTAAGCATTAGTAAGTTTTAATATGAAGTTGTTTACATTCGGAGATAGTTTTAGTGAAGGTTACAATGAGTATGCCATATGGTCAACTTCTTATGTGAAGTGGAAAGGTTATAAACCTAAAATATTTTCAGAAATTATATCGGAGAAATTAGGATGTGACCTCATAAATTATGGTGTTGGTGGAAATGATAACTACTCAATTTTGGAATCATTCTTTAAACATTATTCAGAAATAAAAAGTGATGATATAGTACTAATAAATTGGTCGTCAATTGAAAGGTTTAGAGTTGTAACCAAAAGTGGGGAATGGATTACAATGGTGCCAAATTTTAAAAACGTATTAGATGATTTGGACATTTCAGAAAGAACGGTAGAAGAAATGTTTGTTAATAGAATGTCTGATAAGTTTTTAAATGAGGTAAATTATTGGATTGATTATATTAACCTAACAAACACCCACAATACCATAATTCATTGGACACCGTTTACCACTAAATTAAATTGTTATCCTTTTGGTGGTTATCACACAATAGGTGATGAAACGAATTTTGAATTGGTTGATGGTCATTTTTCGGAAAAGGGTCAAAAGCAATTGGCAGAAGACATAATGAAAATTATACAAACAAAATCAGAAAGAAAAAATTTAATATGAATACATTAGACATCAAATATCAAGAACTATTACAAGATATCATCGATAATGGGATTGTTAAAACCGATAGAACGGGAACTGGTACTATATCAGTATTCGGTCGTCAAATTCGTCATAAGATGTCCCAAGGTTTCCCATTACTTACAACTAAAAAGATGGCGTGGAAAACAATGGTAATTGAATTGTTATGGTTTTTACGTGGAGACACAAATATAAAATATCTGATTGATAATGGTTGTCACATTTGGGATGGGGATGCTTATAAGAATTACCAAAAGAAAATGACCGAATGGTTTGGTAATGAAAGTCAACTAACCAAAGAACTATTTGTTGATAAAATCAAAACCGATGATGAGTTTGCAGAAAAATGGGGTGAATTAGGACCAATCTATGGTAAGCAATGGAGAGATTGGACTAAACCAAATCACACTTGGGGAACAGACCAAATCCAAAACTTAATTAACGAACTTAAAACAAATCCTGATAGTAGAAGGTTAATGGTATCGGCTTGGAATGTAGGTGAGTTAGACCAAATGGTTTTACCACCTTGTCATTATGGATTTCAAGTTTATACTAGAGAGTTAAATATTGAAGAAAGATTAGATTTAGCATCAAAAACTTATGGTAATTTATTTGAGCCGTTTGATTTCCACAAAGTAGACCATGAAGAAATTGATAAATTATATCCGGTCCCAAAACGAGCAATCTCTTTAATGTGGAATCAAAGAAGTGTGGATACATTTTTAGGTTTACCATTTAATATCGCATCATATGGTTTATTATTGGAAATTATATCCAAAGAGGTGGGTATGGTTCCAGATGAGTTGATTGGTAATTTGGGAGACGTTCATTTATACTCAAACCATATTGAACAGGCAAAAGAACAAATTAGTAGAGAACCTTTTAAGAATCTACCATTATTGAAAATAGAAGAAAATGTTAAAAGATTGGAAGGTGATTCCTTACCGATGTATAAATTAGAGGATTTTACATTAGTAAATTATGAATCACACCCAACAATTAAAGCACCTTTATCAAATTAGTATGAAAAAAATTACATTTATTATTACATTTTTAATGATTGGGTCTATTGGATATGGTCAAAATCAATTTATAGATTATGTCGAATACAGTAAACTAAACCCAACAAAATTAACCCCATTAACATCATTTGTAATGGAATGGTATGGGGTAAAATATCGTTTAGGTGGTAGTACCAAAAGAGGTATTGACTGCTCCCAATTTACTAAAAAATTATATTGGGAGGTTTATGGTTTGAAATTGGGTAAAAATTGTGCAGAACAATGGAATCAAACCAAAAGAGTAAAGAAAGATAGTTTACAGGTTGGAGATATAGTATTCTTTAGAAGTAGACAAAGTCCAAGTGGTTGGCATTGTGGGTTGTATTTGGGTAACGATACTTTCGCTCATGCCGCAAATAAAAAGGAAGGGGTTAAAATAAGTAGCTTATTTGAACCCCGTTACCTACGCTCATATAAGGGGGCAGGACGTTTAAATTAACGACCCTGACCTCTATATTTCTTAGGTTTTTGAGCCTTAGGACCCCAAGATTTTTGAGACCTTCCGCTCTTCCTTTTTCCGAAGGTAATCTTCATTGAAGATGCACCACCTTTACCTTTTGCTTTTGCCATAAAAAAACATTTATGTATATAAGTATATGTCAAATATTTTTCATATTATTGTACCATAATAACATATAACCATGGAGGAAATATATACCGAAAAATTTAGTCATGCAACTATCACGTTATTTAGAGATTATTCTAAATTAACTGAAAAGAAAACCTCACTTAATTCAATGCATGTCAACTTGGATGGGTTTGAAGACGAGGAGGAATTTTTTGATGATTCGTATACAACTAATGAAAAATTGTTGTCCTCTGTTCTTAGGGAACCGGAACCAGTAAAAGGAAGGGTAGTCAATTTCCCAACTAAAAACGGTAAAAAGAAAACGCATTTCTTTTATGAGAATAGTGACGTGGTTGAAAGATTCAACCTAAATTTTGCTATTTACGAATTTGATACTATAAATGACAGACAAATAAAAAGACACTATGGTAATCCATTTTCGGAGGTTACAATAACAACAACCGAAAGGTCAGTTAGAAAATTTGGGGATAAGGTTACCATTAAAATCTATCACGGCTCAAAGTATAGAAAATTCAATTCAATTTATTTTAAAAAGAGTTACCACGTGTTTTCGGTAACTATAAACACGAAGACCGGTAATTTCACAATATTAGAAAAGAGTAAAAATGGACGAAACTCCAATTCAAAATTTAGAACAAACTCTTTTATGATGTTGAATAACACCGCAATATCCAATTATTCATTTTTTAATGTTGCTAAGAATTTCAAAAAGAAATCTAGGTTATATAATGAAATGATAAATTCATTTAATGATGTTGAATTCACCTCAAAAATACATGAGTTATTATTTGGTAACAAACCAAAATTATTTGTAAACTATACAACAAACCCAAATAAATTTACAACCGATTTAATGTCATTCTTTGTTGAAAAGAAACAAATAAGAATTCCTGATGGTGACATTGAATATCTTTTGTCTAAATTTTACCCTACCGAAAAGTATCTTAAAAAGAACGATAGAAAATTAGTTGCATCGGTATTAGACACTATCGGTTTAAAATCAAAATCAACAATCAAAATTGTACACAAATACCCTAACATAGATTTGGAAGGTCTTCATTGGTTATGCAATAGATTGGGAGATAACTACTCAAAGTATTTGGGTAATCTAAACGATGATGTTTTAAGTAGGTCATCAAGAACAGATACACCATATTCATATGGTGGTATAACTAAAGAAACATTATTACATTTTTCTTCACAACAAAGATATACACCATTATCTGATATTGAAAAGGAAAATTTAATCAGAGTATTGTCTGATGATAGTACTAATAGAAATATATTATCGGGACAATCTATAAGAATGTATGATGACCATTTTAATATGATTGACAAAATAAGAAAATACATTCCCGATATCTTCATGAAAGCAAAAAGCATGAAAGAGTTCAATGAAGAACATAGAGAACTTTCAAAAATATTAAGCGGGATTAGAAAGGGATGGGTAATTGAATATCAATACGATGAGAAAACATTAAAAGATATTGAAGAACCTATTCAATGTTTATATGACGATAAGTCTTTACATACATTGTATCCTGTCATTTTGAAAAGAGAAGAAGAATATGTTGAAGAAGGTGATTTCATGCACCATTGTGTTGCATCATATGCAGATAAAGATAAGTCAATGATTGTATCTTTAAGAAATGAAGATGGTTCAGATAGGGTTACTGTGGAATATGAAATTCAAAATGGTAAACCAATACAAAAAAGACATTTCTGTAATAAAGTTCCACCTGAAACATTTAATGATGGGTTATTGTTGTTAGATGATAAAATTAGATTACACGCAAGATGGGGTACATTAAATTGGAAGGAGAAAAAGAAAGTACCGGTAAAAATAAATGGGATGGAAATAAATTTAGACGATAGGGGACCCAGACAAGCCGAATTTAGATTACCTTTTTAACTACACAATATCAATAAATCCATATATCTTTTGTATATGGATTTATTATTTAGACACACACAAGAAAAGACCGATAAAGGTTTAACAAAATCTTTATGTGAATTACAATTATTACAAGATGATTCCGTTTTGATATTTGACGCTAAGTACGATTTTGAATATAGTAGATATGGAGATAGAAAGAAAGTATTCTTCCAACATCAACTATGTTTAAACATCAACAACGGAGATATCAATACCACATACTCCATAAAGAATGATAATTTAACAACTGAAAAATCATTTAAAAATAAAACAATTTCCAAAAGAAATGATTTCAGTTTGATTTTCGATTTGTGTGAAAATGGTTTTGTTCGAGGTGAAAAAAGAATCGGGTATTGGGGTGTTAAATTCCACAGAGCACAAGATTCAATTATGAAACTACTGGTTGAAATTCTACAACCCAATTTTACGTTAGAATATTATAGAACAAAGAATTATCTAAACGACGCCAAGATAAATAGATTATATGATTTAATGGTGGATTATCATTTAGATGTGAAGGGAATTAAATCTCACGATGGTATATACTATGACATCCAACACAATTACCCAAAGAAAAAATGGTTAGAGAAAAATGATTTTAAATTTCTTCCTGCAATATTAGATTCATACGGAATTAAATCAAAATATTTGATTGGAGAGTTAAACAAGAATACAAATAAACCAATACACATACAATCTTTAAATTACATCTGTAAATTATTTGGGAGTAATCATATTGACTACTTGAAACAATTTAATTGGGAAAAACATTGTTATGAACTACCTCCCAATAAAAGAATACATGAATTGAAAAATGAATCGGAAAAAATGTGTATGGTAAAGACAATAGAAAATTGGGAAACCGAAACATTAAAAAGTGATTCACTTGTTTATTCACTAAATAAATTATTCTCAATCCGTGAATTATTAGAATCAAAAGGAATTGATTTAAGATATAAAGCGAAAACGGATAGTGATTTTGAAAATCATATGGAGACTTGGTCAGGAGTAAAATTACATTTCACCAGAGGATATAAAATAAAGTATGATTTACCAAAGGAGTTTATTGATGTTATTGAAGAAGAGATTGTTGTCGATGATAAACTTTATAAACCAACTGTATTGGTTTCGGAAGAGGATTATAGAATTGAGGGTTATAATATGAAGAACTGCATGGCCAAACAATTCTTACACGGAGCCGTTTATGTTTTCGTATCTATGTCACATAAAAGAAAAAAGATTAACCTACAATATAAAAAGGGTAAACTAATACAGAGTTATGGTAAAGCGAATACCGCAGTCGACGAGGATTTATTCCAAAGGGCAATTGATATTCTAACCGATAGGATGGAAAAACATCTAACCTTTGATTGGAAAAAAGAAAAATACGATTTCATAACCCATTGATTTTCAATGGGTTTTTTATTTTTTTAAAAAATATTCTAAAATATTTTTGTATATTAAAAATAATCACATAAATTTGTTGTGTTGTTAAACTAATAAACAAAATAAACATGAAAAAAGAACACGTATTTTTATCTCTATTTGCTGGTTATGGCGGGTCAAGATTATCTGCTGAGTATGCTGGATTAAATGTTGTTAAACATTACAGTAGTGAAGTGGAAGAGTCTTCAATCAAAGTATTGAACGCAAATTTTCCCGATACTATTCAAGTTGGTGATGTTCGTAATCTTAAACCCGAAGATTTTTTAGATGTAACCGTTATTGATGGAGGTTCACCATGTCAATGTCTATCATTTATGGGTAAGAAAAAAGGTTTCTCAACCACAACTGAGATTGACATTTTAACTTTAGAACATTATGAACAATTGGTATCTGAAGGATTTGAATTCGAAGGTCAATCATATTTGTTTTGGGAATTCGTTAGGTTATATCGTGGTATTCGCGACCTACAAATTGAAAGAGGTTTACCAGTTCTTAATTTCTTGTTAGAAAACGTTAAGATGACAAAGAAGTGGGAGAATGTTATTAGTGACGCGTTAGGTGTTAAACCAATTGTATTTGACGCAGCTCGTGTTTGGGGACAAAGTCGTATTCGTTTATTTTGGACAGATATTGAAGGAGTACAAGTACCTGAAGATAGAGGAATAACAATTGGTAATATTGTTAATGGTGCAAAGAATGGTGTTGGTTTTAGAGGTCGTAAAGGTAAAGATGGAAAATATTTTTATCCGAAAACAACTCGAATTGATGGTAAATCAAATTGTTTAGTTACACAACTTGGTTCAACAAATAGAAAGGGTGAATCATTTGGCACAGGATTTTATGAGACAGAATCTGGTGAGATTAAACAATTAACCATTATGGAAGCGGAAGTACTTCAAGGACTTAAAGCGGGATATACTAACGTTGAAGGTGTGACCGCAACCAAAAGAATCAAGATGATTGGTAACGGATGGTGTATTCCAGTGACTGGTCACATCTATAGTTTCTTAAATAATAAACAAATTTTGAAATCTCAGAAAAAATAACTATATTAGATTTATGGAACCGAAAGAATCAAAATCAAATAGTCATTTTTGGATAAGTATTTTTAAATCAGGCATCAGATTTGGTGCCTGTTTTTCTCTTTTCCAAGGACACTTAGAAGTTGCGGCAATTTTATTGGGACTTGCTGAAGTTTTAGGAATTGCGGAGGAAATATTTTAAACATAAATAAAATGAAAACATTTAAAGACATTCAATTTGAAATCATTTCAGATGATTTTATGAAAGGAAAAACTGGTCGCATCAATTTTGAAAATGGATGGGGAGCTTCTGTTGTATCTCACACATATTCATACGGTGGTCCTGCCGGTTTATACGAATTGGCGGTTTTAGATTCTGAAGGTGAACTACATTATGAGAATCCCGTAGCTCAAGGTGATGTAAGAGGACATCTAACAGAAGATGAAGTAACCGATTTACTAATCGAAATACAAAACTTATAAAAATGTCATCACAAGTAAAATTTTACATCGTAAGTCTTTTAATTGGGTTTACAATAATATCAATCAAATATGTAAACTCAATTGACGAACTAAAAAAATGTCAAACCGATAAGTACCACGTTAGTGGTGGAGATATTCAAAAAGAAGAATTACAAGATTCATTATTCATACTTCAAAGTAACTTAGGAAGATATGAAATGGCACTTGAAATTTTAAAAGAAAAAGACAGTCTCTCAGCACAAAAGTTTGAGGAGATATTATTCACCGAAACTGAATAAAATGAGTAAAAGGCAAGGGGAGTTCCATTTAGGTAATGGAGACTTCATAAATTTAAAAACATCACAAATAGTAAAATTAACCGAAAATTTTACAATCTATTCTGAGGATGGGCCAATAACAATAAATGTTGAAGTATCTTCAGATTTCGCAAAAATACCTGAAAAATATCACGAAATCTTTTTTAATGTTTTATCTTCAAAATATTTAAATAAGGTGAATTTTGGTGATAATCCATTTTCAGAATGTCGACCAATTATCAAAAGAAAATGGTGGCAATTTTGGAAACCAAAATACATAGAACAATAAAAAACCACTATATGATTTACATTTTAATTGGATTAACTGTGTCCATAATATGGATTGGATTTGAAATGTGGAGAGCACCTATGATGGATGAACAAACCGGTAAAGTAATAAAACCAGGTAAAAAACTTAGTGACATATGGCAAAAGCGATTTTAGAGTTTGACTTAAATGACCATGATGATAAAATGGCACACAAACGTGCTATTAAATCAACAGACTTAGCACTTGCTCTTTGGGAGATTGAAATGAATCTAAGAAAGAGACTCGAAAGAGAATTAGAATTCAAAGAGTTTAAAAATGAGGATGTTGAGGTTTATGATGTTATTGATATGTGTATGGATAACATACTTAAAACAATCGGCGACCATAATATTGACATTGAAGATTTAATAGAATAAAATTATGATTACTGTAACAGATAAAGCGTTACATCACCTATTAGAATTGATGGTGAGTGAAGGTTTAACACCCGACACCCACCATCTTCGCGTTAGTGTGATTGGCGGAGGATGTAGTGGACTCTCATATAAGATGGATTTTGATGATGTTGAAGATATCACAGATGAAGTGGTTCAATTGGACGGAGGATTAAAAGTGGTTATTGATAGAAAATCAATATTATATCTTTTTGGTACCGAACTAGATTATTCTGACGGGTTAAATGGTAAGGGATTTAGTTGGGGTAATCCAAATGCAAGTAGAACTTGTGGATGTGGTGAATCTTTTTCATTATGAGAATTGCCGTTTTAGTTTTTGGTGAGTATAGAGAACTGGACATTGCAATTAAATCGTGGAAATTTTTAAATGAATACGATTGTGATGTCTATGTCTCAACTTGGGATAAATCTATTCAGATAAGGAACGATTTAAACATTAACATCATAGAAGATGTCACATTAGATAGGATTCTCAATCAATTACCAAACGCAACAGTTTCAATTAAAAACCAAGACGATGTTAGTTTTCTAAATGGGAACACACAGAAGATGTTTTATCATTGGAAGGAATCGTTTAGGTTGATGAAAGAAAGTAATAAACATTATGATTCTATAATGTTATTAAGACCTGACCTTCATTTCGAATTAAACGACCACTCAATATTTCGTGAGTTAAACGAAATAGACACACTCTATTGTAATAAGTTAATAAATGCTAGTGGTTACGTTTCACCAAAGCCATTTCTTTTAACAGATACATTTTATTTTGGGAACCACAATGAGATGTGTAAATTCATAAGTGAATTAGATGTTGTTTCTTCGGAAGTTAATCCACATAAACAATTATATAAGTTATCCACAAAATTGGGATTAAAAACAAAGATTGTGGATTTTGATATAATCATAATGAGACCAACATTAAGGGAAATAACATCACCATCAATTGAAACAATCCGTGAGAAGTTTTATGAATGGAAATTCATCGATACTCCATTAAATAAAACTAAGTTAGTATAATTTTTTATTTTCAATTTTTTTTAGTATCTTTAGATAAACATTTAAATTATAAAGTTATGCCAGAATTTACAGCAGAAGTTGACATCGACCCAAGTGAGTTCATTGACTCATGTAGTAAAAGTGAAAGAAAAAGATTAGTTGAAATCTTAATTGAAGACGGCGACATCGACCCACCACAGGATGAAGTGTGGAAAAATAATGGAGTTAAAAACCCCAACATAAACGATTTGACGTTTTGGAATAGTTTAGACCATTTAAAAAAATGTAGGGACTTATTGTCAATTCACGAAGAAAACTACATCAATAACATGGCGGCGAAGTATAAACACTTACGTTAATGAAGGTATTGGAATTGTTTGCGGGCAGTCGCTCGGTTGGTAAAATTTCCGAAAGTTTAGGGATGGAAGTTTTTTCATCTGACTTGGTTGAATTTGAAGGGATTCATTATCCAATTAGTATATTGGATTTTGATGTAAAGAAAGTACCGTTTAAACCAGATGTTATTTGGGCATCACCCCCATGTACAAGTTTTAGTGTTGCATCATTAGGACACCATTGGACTGGAGGTAAAGGTGCTTACATTCCTAAAACAGATGGCGCAAGATTAGGTATCGAGTTAGTTAAGAAAACAATAGAAATAATAGAACATTTTAATCCAAGATATTGGTTCATGGAAAATCCAAGAGGAGTACTTCGTAAAATGCCATTCATGGCAGACTTTAAACGACACACAGTAACATATTGTCAATATGGTGATGAACGAATGAAACCAACTGACATATGGACCAATAGCAATATGTGGGTTCCTCGTCCAATGTGTAAGAATGGTGACCCTTGTCATGTTGCAGCACCAAGAGGTTCTAAAACGGGAACACAAGGCAGAAGTAACGCATATGAAAGAAGTAAAATTCCTGAACAGTTATGTTTAGAAATATTATCAAGTTGTATGAATAATGACAAACCGTTTTATTGTTCTGTTGAAGATGATGGTGGAGATAGATGTGACAAACAATGTAACAGATGTCGAATGACTGAAGAAAATGAGTAAAAATGAAAATAAAACATCCTTTAGTTAAAGGTAAAGTAAAAGAAATAAAACCATACATCTATTGTGTTTCAGTTGATGACAACTATGATAGAGCTATGTTGTTTTGTCGTTATCAAGAATTTTACGAATCACCATATAAACAATTCAGAGGAAAATATTTCACATGGATGGAGTATATGAAATTCTATAAGAATGTTTGGAAAAAAGATGTATTCACATATCCTGAAGATTGGTCTGGTTATAATATCCCATCTAATGTTTTAGAAAAGGCACACGATAAGTTTTATAAAGAAACTGAATATGATAATATAATGAATGACATTTATTTTTATTGTGCATTAGATGCTCAAAATAAAAATAATGGGACAAGACATGATTGGTATTTGATTGGTGCAAGTTCTAAAGATAAAGGTACTATGAACCACGAGATTGCACATGGTTTATATTATACAAATAAAGAATACAAATTAAGAATGACGTATCAATTATCTTTAATCCCTAAAAAGACTATGGATAAAATAGATAAGAAACTTATAAAGATGGGATATGTCAATGATAGAAAAATTTTAGATGACGAAGCACAAGCATTTCTATCAACCGGTCTTTATAATGGTTTGGATATTAAAGAAATTGAGAAGTATGAAAAACCATTCATAAAAGTATTCAAAGAATTTAATAGATGAGAATATATCGATTCTATAAAGACGAATATGGTTGGTTCATAGACTTGCCTGGATGGGAAGGTGAGAAATATGATTTACAAATGGTTGCGGGTGCGGATACATTTTTAGATTTATTATCTCAAGGAGAAACTGATGTATATGTTACATTATCCACTAAGCCATTTGAGAATTGTGAAGTGTTAATGTTTGAACATTATGGTAGATTAGAGGCATGGGAATTGGGTGAAGGTGCTTGGTATGTGTTAAGTACTTATAAAGGACAACATTACGATTTAAAGATGTGGTTATGTGATGTAACCAAATTTGTATTTGGGGATTTACCTGATAAAATATATTTTAGATGAAAGTAATATTTTTAGACCACGATGGTGTGATATGTTTATCAACCGAATGGGGTGGTCGGTTTAAGAAACAAAGAGAAGCAGGTAGGAAATTATCACAATCGGTAGCATCGTTACCCGTGATGTCCCGTTTTGATAACTTCAATAAAAAGGCAATCAAAGTTTTGAATGAAATCTTGGAAGAAACTAATGCTGAAATTGTTGTCTCATCTGATTGGAAAAGATGGGCAACTGTTGAGGAGATGGGTGAGTATTATGAATCACAAGGTCTCAAAAAGAAACCAATAGACTTTACACCAAACTTGGGTCAATGTACTTGGTACATCGGAGCATATCCTGCAGGATTTGTTTGGTCTCGTGAATGGGAATTGGAACAAACAAGAAGTATTGAGATTAAACAATACTTGGTTGACCATCCTGAAATAACACATTGGGTTGCTATTGATGATTTGAGAATGGGTAAAACTGGTTTGGATTATTCCATTTCATATGAACATGAATGGGGTTTAGATAATTTTGTTGAAACACCATTAAGTTCTGAAGGGATTAAACAAAGCGGTATTAAAGATAAGATTTTAAAATTTTTATTATGATGACATTCATATTGTTGATAATATTGGCAGGTTTTTGTTTACCCGAACCTCCTGGTATATTAGGTGTACTCCTCCATTATTATGTTTTTGGTGGTAAAGAAGAAGAACAAAGAGAGATAAGAAAGTGGCAAAGACTTAATGAAATTGAAAGGGAATTGAGAAAAGATGGTAAAACTCTTCACGATGAAATTAAATTGGCACGAAAAGGTAAAAGTAAATATTTTAAGACATTAGGGAGTTATGAAGAAACTGATTTGTAAATTGTTCGGACACAAATATTCATACAATTTTGTATGGATGCCATCTAAATGTATTTGTAAAAGATGTGGTATGAAATGGAAAACGATTGATAATCCGAATTATATTCCGGGCGAATCTAATCCATTGTCTGAAGATTTAAAAGTTTGGGTGGAAGATAATTAGAATTAAACAAATAACATTATGACAAGTTTTTTTATAGTTGCAATTATAGTTTTTAGTTTCTCGGCATTGATTTCATATTTTTGGGTGAGAGGATTTGACTACATGATGAAGAATCATCCCGATTATAAGGGTGACGATTTGTTTGGTGAGTTTGATGAGAATGATAAAAATCAAATAGGTAATGGCTAAAAAGAAACCAGATTTAGTTGTATGGGATGAAGAGAAAGGTTACTATCAAAGAGGATTAACTTATGGTAGTAATCAAGGCGCACCTGCAATTAAATTAGAAGATGTTGGAGGGTGGAAACAAATGCAGGCGGGAGTTGCCAATAAACAATTCAAAACAAAATACGAAGAACTTGTTGAGGAGTTTAAGAAACTTGTTGATGAAGTGAATTGGAATGAATTGGTATACCAATCCACATACTCATTTATACCCGTTATGAATGAAATTTATCATTTATATGTTAGGGAAGATGAGACTACCTTTTTATCGTTAATATCCCCCGACCAATGGAATAAAAAATACGTCGGGTCATTCAAATTAGATTCAACTCAAAAATGGGTAAAAGTGTAGTTTATTGATATTTATATTGATATGAAGAATAATCTTAAAGAACAGTTAGAGAGAATACACAAATTAAACTACGGAAAACAAGTAGTAAATGAAGGTTTTTTAGATAAATTACTCGGTAGAAAAGACGAAAAGAAAGCCGATGTAGTCGAACCCGACGTTCAAAAATTCTTCGACACATTAGAAACAGCATCCAAAGGTAACGGAATCACTCAACAAGAAAGAGGTTCAATGACGTTCCAAAAGGAAGTTGAAACTATGCAAATTGGTTTAATACTTCTTGGATATGAATTACCTAGATTTGGTGTTGATGGTTTATTTGGTCCTGAAACGGGTGCCGCGGTTCAAAAATTTAAAAAGGATAATTCACAATTAAATGAAGATGCCGCTGATTTAAGAAATACCTTATCTTCATTAGGATATCAAGAAAAATCGGGACAATTAACAAGTGGTGGAGATATTTCCGACGAACTTAGTAATATTGTTAGTGAGGTATTAAAAACATTTAAAAGTCAAAAACCAAATGTTAAAGTGGTAGTTACATCAGGTAACGATAAGTTTCACCAAGGTGTCGGATATAATAGTAAACACACTTTAGGTCAGGCGGTTGATTTGGTTCTTCAACCATATAATAGTGAAAACGCAAATGCATTTAAATCTATCTTAGATTCTTTCAAATCTAAGAACAACAAATTCAATTATATTGATGAATATACCAACCCATCAAAAGCCTCAACAGGAGGACATTTTCACTTACAATATGGGGAAGGTGTGGGTTCATCAGTTACTGGAGAAGTTGCAACACCCGAAATGTTGCAAAAGTTAATTCAATTATTGAAAGAAAGAGGTGTTAAGGCAAGTGAGATTCAACAATATAGTAATGTTAGTAACATAAATTATACTGGTTCAACTGACAACGAATTCTATAAAACATTATTAACCGCACTACAAGCACCTGTTACCCAAGAGAATATGAAATTCCTATTTGCGTGGAGACAAGCGGAAGGTAAGGGTGGAATAAACAATCCATTCAATACGACTTGGGATTTACCTGGTTCAACAGTAATGAACTCACACGGAGTTAGAAACTATAAGAGTGCACAAGATGGTTTAGTTGCAACAATTAAAACCCTTAAAAACGGTAGATATAATTGTATTTTAAGTGGATTAAGAAACGATTTAGGTGCCGATAGAATTGCACAATGCGAATCCCTAAAAACTTGGGGTACGGGTGATTTAGTTGCTAAAGTCGTTAGTAGTTACAATGCGGGGGCTTCACCTAAAATTGCTAGTTTAGCTTAATATTTTTATAATTTTTAAAGATTTTATTGGATATTTCAAATAATAAGTTTAGATTTACACTCTAAACTTATTATTATGCCAAAAGAAACATGTATCTTATGTGGTAAAGAAACACACGAAGAAATAACAACACACGTGGATTTTAGAACAGGTTATATTGACGGGATGGGACAACTTTGTATTGGTTGTTATAATAAATCCCATTATCAAGGTTACGTTACTGATGATGAAATTAAACGAATCATGAAGAACAGAACCACATTGGTTACAATATCAGCTGAAGATATATTGAATACACCAAACGACATGGAGTTGGGTGCCAAGGTTAGAAAACAATATTACGAAACAAACAAATAACATGAACATTTTCTTTTTAGATTGGAGTCCTAAAAAATGTGCGGAATATCATAACGACAAACATGTGGTTAAAATGATATTAGAAACTGCCCAATTACTTTGTGGAGCACATTGGGCAACAGGTGGAGAAGCACCATATAAACTGTCACATAAGAATCACCCGTGTTCTATATGGGTTAGAGAGGATTTACAGAACTACATTTGGTTGGTGGACTTAGGATTCAATTTATGTGAAGAGTACACATATAGGTACGGAAAACGTCATAAAACTCAAGACATCATTGAATGGTGTGCATATCATAGACCAAATATTAAGGATAGGGAATTTACACCCCCAGCACTTGCAATGCCTGAAGAATATAAGGTTTACGGAGATACAATTCAATCATATAGAAATTATTATATGGGTGATAAAAAAGAATTTTGTAAATGGAAGGGTAGAGTTAATCCAGAATGGTTCCAAATGTAATAATCCGAGTATTTATATACATATAAGAAATTTTAATTGAAATGAAAGAAATATCAAAGAAGGACTTAGTATCTTTAGTAACCGAAAATCAATTCGATATTGACGAAATGGGTTACACCCCAAGATTCCAAACAACCAAAACTAAATCAGGTAGACTTGAAAGAGGTCAAGGTAAGAAAAAAATTGACCCTGTTACAGGTAAAGAAATTGAACCACAAGCATCAAGAGTTAAACCTTTAATTCACCCAACAATGAGTGTTGCAAAGAATGAAAAGGAAAAATATCCAATGGCTTATGTACTTAACACATCAAGAAAGTTGGGTGAAGGTACTATTGTTGTTGCGGTTGGAGAATCAACTGAAGAAGAGCTAATGAACAATAAAGAATTTACCGATTGGTTTGAGGATGTTGTTGTTCCTTTGGTTGGTGTTTTGACTCCTGAAAAGGGAACAATTCACTTTGTTGATTTTATTGCAACGGGACATCAAAAAGCATATCCTGAATATCTACAAAAACCAAGTAGTGAAGAATTTAGAAACGCATTTGCTGAAAAAACTGGTGTGGATTTAAATCTCGGTATTGGTACAAAAGACTTAACACCAAAGACATATTATTTACTTGCACTTCGTAAACCGATGGAAGAGTTTATGAGTAATGTTCAAGAAAATTTATATTTATCAGGATTCCCACCGATTAACTATCCAACACAGGACCCAGGACATCAAAAAAGAGGGTTTAATCAGTATTCAAAAATTGATAACAACAGTGCATTAGTTCAAAGTCACTCAGTTTACACATATGACAACTATCCTGAATTCATGAAATCAGCATTAGGATTGATTAAGTTAAATAATCTACCTGATGGTGAAGAAAAGAATATCGAAATTAGTGACGCAGAATACCAAGCAAGACAATACAATGCTGGTGTTAACTGGAGTGTTGAAAGAAAACAAATAAAAACAAGTTCTGATTTTAAAAGAGACCCACTTACTCGAGTTTATAAATTAGATAGACGAGGTATGAAGGCTGAAGAGAAGGACTACGTTACAATGACATCATTTGAATTGAAGAGTGAAACCGTTAACAATGGACAAATTGAATTCACAGGTGAAGTTAGTGTTGAAATTAGTGAAAAATTAAGAGAAGAATCATTAAGAGGTGGTGGTAATTTGAAACCTGTTGTTACTTTTAGAGCAAACGCAGCAACAAATTATTCAGAACCAATTCAATTCGACCCAAAAAGAAGTATTTTGGACAACCCAAAAGTTATGAGAACATTGAAAGTGGTGTTTGATGATTTGGCAAGTCAAATTGCAGCATATTCTAAGAATGAAGCGATGCTTCAATTGAAGGAAAGAGTATTCAAAACAAAAGACCAAGTAACTCGTTTGAAAATGAATGAAAATGAAATCATAGATTTGGTTAAAACAGTTATTAAAAATAAGTAAACCTCTCCTGGTAAGTAACCACGGACTGACTCAAGTTGAGTTTTGTTACAATCCCCACAGAAATGTGGGGATTTTTTTTATGATATATTTTAGAATATCCAAAATATATGTTACATTTGTGTATTAACTCACAACATAATGGGAACAAACTATTACAGAATACCGACACACGAGGAAATGGTTACTCGTAAAATGGAATTATTAGGTCATGTAAATGGTCTAGATTTAACACCAGGAAACATTGAAGGTGGTTTTAGAACCATTAGCCCTACTAAAAATTGGGAATGGTTTTCACCGTGGGAAATGTTCTTAATGGATACCAGTATTCATTTGGGGAAAAGAAGTAGTGGATGGAAGTTCTGTTGGAATTTTCACAATAACAAATACTATTCAGACAAAGAAAGTTTATTTGAATTCATTCGTTCAGGTAGAGTTGTTGATGAATATGGTGAAGAACAAGATGTTGAAGAATTCATTACAATGGCGTTGGAATGGGGTGAACCGAATGGTTTGGTTGTAAACGAAGAATATCGTAGAAAAGAAAGAACCAAAGGACACGGTTCATTCTGGTTGGATAATGAAAAGTACGATGATTTAATAATCGATGGGCTTCGAGTGAGCTCATCAACAGATTTTTGTTAATATAAAAAAACTAATTATAAAAATAATATTTTAATGGCAGAACTTTACAATTACAGAAAGGAAGAATCTAAACCAAGACCAATGGATTTCAATGCTGAGGATAAACACCTCGACATGATGAGAGCCATTGCACCTTTCGCAAAAGCTAAGGTTCAAGAAAACGTCACAGACGTTGAGATTATACCGAGTACCAAAAATACAAAATTAGCACTTGTGTTAATGCCCGAGTGGTCACCTAACTTTCCGCCATTTAGTATTGCTCGTTTATCTGCCGTTTCAAGAAAGGCCGGTTATAATACTAAGTGTTTCGATTTTAATGTTAAAGTACATAATGAATCTCGTAAATGGTTATTGGAAAATAAAATTGACTTTGACCCCTTTGATGGTGCTCGTGAATGGAAATGGAATCCACCACATTACTACGAAGAAATTCACCAACATACGGAACCATTATTTAAAGAGTACCTAAAAGATATTATGGCATTTGACCCTGATGTTGTTGGGTTTACATTATATTATTGTAATGAACAACCGGTTAAGTGGATGATGACCGAGTTAAAGAAACTAAAACCATCAATAAAAATATTATTAGGGGGACCACACGTTGCGTTGAGACAATATCAATTCTTAGACCCTAATGATTATCCACAAGGTGTAATTGATTATGCGGTTAATGGTGAAGGTGAAATGATTTTGTTACAAATATTAAATGAAATAGAAAAGGGTGTGGTTCATCCAACGATGCAATATTTGGCACAACCTGAAAACCAAAGATTAAATTTAAATAATCTACCATTACCTGATTATTCAACATTTGATTTTAATGAGTATGTTTATCCAAACGGAGTTAACACAGAATTCAGTAGAGGTTGTATTGCTAAATGTTCTTTCTGTGAAGAAACACATTTTTGGAAGTATAGACAAAGACAGGCGGTTGATGCGATAACGGAAATCGAATGGTTATATTATAACAAAGGTACCGATGTTATTTGGTTCATTGATAGTTTAGTTAATGGTAACTTAAATGAATTAAGAGCATTTTGTAAAGGTGTTGTTGCAAAGGGAATGAAGATACATTGGACGGGTTATGCTAGACATGATGGTCGAATGGATTTAGAATATTATAAAGACTTGAAGGCGGGTGGTTGTGAGATGTTGAGTTATGGTTGTGAATCTGGTAGTCAGAAAGTACTTAACGATATGTTAAAAGGAGTTACCATTCAAGAAATGGAAGATAACTTGGCATCGGGTAAAGTTGTTGGTGTTGGTGGATTGACGAACTGGATTGTAGGTTTCCCAACTGAAGACTATGAAGACTTTGGACACACGATGAGTTTCATTTGGAGAAATAGAAACACAAGTATATTAACAATTGCGGCTGGTTTTGGTTTTGGATTAGGTGTTAATACGGTTGCCGGACAAAACATTGAACGTTTCAATATATCACCATTCTTTTACTTAGGTAGTTGGATGAGAGATGATTATAAATTATCTAAGATACATGTTTTGAATAGAGTAAAATCATTTGCGATATTCTTACAAAATATGAAAAGTGAAGAACCGATTAGTGTACCGTGGAGACCTAACTTACCTGAGTTTCATTACACACTAACATTTGACAATCCCGATAAACTAATTGAGATTGATTATGAAACTGGTTTTGATTACAATATCATTAAACCTAACATTAGTAATTTCGCAGATAGTTTAGTTAACGAAATGTTTGTTCTGTTTAGATTATTTTGGAGAACAAGGGGTGGATTTGAGATTCATTTAAAATATGATGAGGAGTTGGATATGATTGAATTTGGTGCTAGAAATGCTGGACCATATTGGGCTGACCATCATTTTAAGATAGATGATGAAGGTAAGTGGACATATAAATGTAAACATAAATTTACACAACCGGCATATGACCCTGTTGAAAGAATTCCATTTAGATTAGAAGACTATTCATATACTAAATTAAATGCATCGACAAGAGCAAGAAAAATTGCAAAACCAAGATGGGGTGAAGAAGGTAGACCTGACCCCGAATTTAAACAACTAGAAATACAACTATTTCACATGAATAGTAATGTTGATTTTAGTTTTGAATATGAGTGGGAAGGTTCGGGAGATTGGTCAAATAAACCAGTCGAAGAAATTACCCCATTACCAAATAAAAAGACATTGATATGATAAAGATAGATGATAATATAAGAGTGTGGATAACATCTGACACTCATTACGCCCACAAAAATATATGTCGTGGTGTAACTAATTGGAGATTACCTAATGGTGATATTCCTGAAAAACAAACACGACCTTTTGAGACAATTGAAAAGATGAATTCAGCAATTGTTAATAACATTAACGAAGTTGTTGGACAAGATGATATTCTAATTCACTTAGGTGATTGGAGTTTTGGTGGATTTGAAAACATTGAAGAATTCCATAACAGATTGATTTGTAAGAACATACATTTGATTCTGGGTAATCATGACCATCACATTGATAGAAATAGAGGGGATGTTAAAAAACTTTTTATGAGTGTGAGTTGGTTTGACCAATTTGAATATCAAGGAGAAACAATCGAGATGTGTCATTACCCAATATCAAGTTGGAACGGACTTCGTAAAGGACGTATACATTTACATGGACATTGCCATTTACCTTTCGATAAAAAGATTAGTAATGGTCGTCGTATGGATGTTGGTATGGATGGTAGTTTAGAATTTGCACCATATGATTTAAAAGATGTAATTAAAGCACTCAAAAGACATCAAATAGGTTCTGAATTGGGTACTGATGACCATCATATGGATGATATTGTTGGAATTGTTGGATAAAATTTTTTTATATCAAATATATTTCTTATTATTGAATAAACACATAAGTTTATGGAAAAGGAACAATTAAAGCAAGAAATTATTGACACCTTTAAAAAGTTGTCATCATTAGAAAAACAATTCAAGGAATTGTATGAAGATGAAGAAGTTGGGTTAGACACAAAAGACGAATTAGTTACTGATGTTAATTATGTTTTTGTACATAATGATTTTCCTGATGTTACAAGACAAAACGAACAATGGGTTGGTTTAGCGTTAGAAACAACTACAGGTCTTAAGTTTCATTTTAATTTCCATGATACCGATAATGTTGAAGAAGTTATTCTTGGGATGCAAGAGATGAGAGATTTTGTTGAAGATAAAAATGAGAATTGGGAACCAGAAGATTTAGAAGAAGATTAAATTTAAAAATATGAATATCAAACAAGCACTTAAAAAGAAAAACAAACTCGTAGGTTTAATCAACGAAGAGTTTTATAAAGCATCACACTATAATGTTGTTGATGAAGGCAATCCACGTCCATATTCGGCGACAGAATCTATTGGAAAGTGGATGCAATTAACAAACGATTTAATCGTTTTGAAAACACAAATTCATAAAGCTAACTTACCGGTTTATGATAAGATTTTTGAATTATCAGAATTAAAAAATCAAGTGAAACATTTGAAAACGCTTAACTGTGCATCCGGTAAAGTTAATGGTGGAAGATGGGGTGAAGGTGAACCAGTAATTAAACACGCAGAAATTAACATTGTTGAAAAAGATAGTATGGTTAAAAACTTGGAGGCGAGAATCGAAACCTTACAAGATGAATTAGACCAATGGAATCATAACACAACAATCGATTAAAAATATTGGTTGGGGGACGAGGGAAAATTATTTAAATCAATATGAATGGTCACAAACCATTTGACATATTCAATCTGCTAAAGTCTGATAACTTGATGATGTTTATGAACTCAAAAATTAAAAATCAACAAGTCAACAGTTAACCGTCAAACTTTAAAACTCTTTTAAGATTTATTTAATTGGAACTTTGAACCCAACCATCCTTAAAACTCACACCATGAAAGAAACATTAAAAAAAACATTTAACCCAAAAATATTGTCAGTAGTTGGGGTTGTACTCGGAATTATTTTGATTTTTGAATTCATAGTATTTCCAGGATTAACCGCTTCAGATACAATATTAAACATTATTTCATTATTACTCGGCGGATTCTCAATTCTTTTCGCTTTCCATTTTATTCAATGGAAAAATCTATTTGATTTTTTATCAGAAGAGGATGAAAAACCAATTCCACCGGGAGAAACAGAACTCGATTATCTACCCAAAGAAGAGGTGATTAAAAAGAAAAGAGCGACTAAAAAGAAACCAGAACCACATGTAGTTCATCCAAAAGTAAAAAGAAAATAATATGGAATATAACATAATTGAAGGGGATTTAATTGAATTGGCAAAGAATAAACAATTCGATGTTATAACACACGGTTGTAATTGTTTCAATGCAATGGCTGGAGGATTAGCACCACAAATGGCTAGAGCGTTTGGTTGTGATAGATTCTTTCTTGAAAGTAAAAGGTTCGAAGGAATGAAAGAAAAGTTGGGTAAAATTGATTGGGAATATAATACCAAATATAGATTGTTTGTTGTTAATTCCTATACACAATATAGACCAGGACCGGATTTCAGACTAAATGCACTTAAATCGTGTTTAAAAAGTATGAATAGAATATTTGCGGGTAAACATATTGGACTACCAAAGATTGGTGCGGGTATTGGTGGTGGTGATTGGGGTGCGATTGAATCTGCAATAAAAAGTAATTTAAGAAATTGTGATGTGACAGTTGTTACATTTACACCAACACCATTAACAACCACATCACCTATTTTAACAAAATAATATGGAAATTTTATTAGTATTAACAATTCTATTATTGATTTTAGAAGTTTCTACCATTGCAACATATGGTTGGTACATTAAAGATGATGTTGTGTTTGATTATCTATATGAATTTGAACCGTTTGAAAAAAATCCATTTGATAATAAAATACTGGGACCGGTTCTTAATGTTGATGGGGATATAAAAAAAATGATTCATAGAGCAAAAAATGGTAAATATATTTCACACACACCGTTTTCACCTTTAAGTAAGTACCATATTTCAGGTAAGGGACCAATTTTAAGATGGACAGAGGCACATAAAGTAATTAACAATTTGTATAAAACAACTAAAACAAAACAATATGGCGAAATTTGATAGATACAATAACCGATGGGATAATCGAGGTAATCGTAGGTCCGAGGAAGAATTGGACCTAATGGAAGAAGAATTTAATAACGAACAAACAATTAAAATTAAAAAAACAATGAAAACAATTGTAACAGGTGTGGTGGGATTTTTCCTAATTATTTTTCTTTTCTTTTCATGTGAAAGAATTGATGCTGGACACGTTGGTGTAAAGGTAAACTTATATGGTGATAATAAAGGTGTAAGTGATGTAACTGAAGTTACTGGTATGGTATTCTTTAATCCAATCACTCACAACATTTATGAATTCCCAACATTTATTCAACACAAAGAATATACTGGCGACAATTCATTCATCGTAAACAGTAGAGACGGTAGTGAGTTCCACGTATCTCCAATCATCAACTACTCAGTACAAAGAGAAAAGGTACCACAAATCTTTGCTAAGTATCGTAGAAGTTTAGAACAGATTGAAGAAGGGTTCTTAAAGACCGCAGTATTCGACGCGTTTAGATTAGCAACAAACAAATATACCGCAGATGAATTGATTAGTAATCGAGCTCAATTTGAGATTGAAGTTCGTAAGTTATTGGAAGGTCAATTGTTACATGAAGGGTTTGTTGTAAATCAATTTACATCTAATCTATTATATCCTGAATCATTTAAGAACGCAATAAACGCCAAGAACAATGCGGTTCAAGCTGCTTTGATGGCAGAGAATAAAGTTAAACAAGCTGAAGCTGAAGCTAAGATTAAAGTGGCAACCGCTGAAGGTAACGCTCAGGCGATGTTAACAACCGCTAAGGCTGAGTCTGAAGCAAACAGAATGAAACAATCTACTTTGAATTCATTATTGTTACAACAATTGTGGATTGAAAAATGGGACGGAAAGTTACCGGTTTACGGTCAAACCCCACAATTATTTAAAGGAGTTAACTAGTAGTTCATAAACCCCGATTAGGACATTCCCATCGGGGTTTTTTCTATTCTTTTGTTATATTTATTTACATGACAAAAGCAGAAAAAAAGAAGAAGAATAGAATCAAAATGGGTAAAGAAACCCGTAAGATGAATCAAAAGAAGGGACTTCATAAGAAAAAAACCTAATAATCAGTATTTATATATAAAAAAGACATGTCAAAAATAGTAAAATTAAAACAAGAAGATATTGAAAAGATAGTTAACAATATCGTTAACGAACAAGTTGATGAGGAAACACACGAACTTGATGAACAACCTCAGGACGATAAAATACAGATTTTTTTAGGGAAAGATGAGAATGGAGTAATCTATGTTATCAACTCTAAAACTGGAGATATCCTTGGAAGAAAGGATATGAGTGGTAAGATTTCCGGTTTGGAAAGTGGTTCCGAAGAATTAGGAATGGCAGCTGAGTAACACCAATATATTATAAACAAAAACCCTCAATTTTGAGGGTTTTTTTATGCCCATTTTTTGTTAAAACGAAAAAAATTACTTATATTTAAAATATGAACACAAAATACAAAATCTATTGTGACATGGACGGAGTTCTTGTCGACTTTGATAAAGGTTACTTTGAATTAACAGGTCACCAACTTGATGGTACACATCGTAATGACGAAAATTTTTGGGACCCGATAAACAAAGCGGGTTATGACTTTTGGGCAAACTTAAAATGGATGTCAGATGGTAAAAGATTGTGGAATTATATAAAAAAATATAATCCTGAAATATTATCCGCACCATCAAGACAACCAGAATCGAGAGTGGCTAAACACGACTGGATTAACAAAGAATTACCAGGTGTTCATTTAATACTTCGTAGTGCTAAACATAAGAAAGATTTTGCAACCCCCACATCAATTTTGATTGACGATAGAATTGACAACATTCAAGGATGGAGAGATGCGGGTGGAATCGGTATTCATCATGTTAGTGCAAAACACACAATTGACCAACTAAAAGTTTTAGACTTATAAATCATATATTATGTTATTCAGATATCAAATCACATTGGACTTGGATGTTGAATTTGAAGCGCCATTGTTAGGTGCCGACAATACCAAACATAAGAGAAAATATGCAAACTCAATTGCCAAGAAAATACTTCAAGAAATGACGAGACTTAATGATACGTCAAAAATTGTGGACAGAAATATCGAAGAAGATAATTTTAATGGAAGAGTTAAGGGTCACATTCATTTAGGTAAATCAGAAAAAAACAAATACTAATGAAAAAAATATTATTAGTGCTAATGTTATTGGGAGTGATGACATTAGAGGCGAGTCCTAAATATAGAATTGAAACTTGGGTAAGTGATGGTGTAAATTTTTATAAACCACAAAAAAAAGTTTGGTTTAAAACAAATTATTTCTACCTACCGTTTAAAGTGTGGGTTTCCTCCGATTATCCATTTCAAAATAAATGGCAAGCTGAAGAGATAATTAACAATTGGAAAAGGGAATATGAGGAAAGTAAAATGTATCGTAAATCAAATTACATTGAAATAAAATAAATTATGAATATGTTTAAATTGTTATTATTCGTTTGTCTATCCTTTATTTTTGGATTTGGAATATGGTATTTAATTTTTTGGTTTTTCACCAATGAACCAAATTTATTTGTTTGGCATTGGGTAACCAAAACACTCTTCCTTATGTTTTCATTTTCATCGACAACGGGGATTATGAATTCAATAGAAAAAGAATTATAAAATTTGGTATTATAAAAATAAAATATTATTATTAGATAAAATATAGTTAAAATGTCAAGAGCTAAAGAATTAAAAGAAAAGCCCGAGAATAACATCAACATGTTTGAATTGTTTTCATTATTATCACCTGAAGGTAAATCAAAATACACCGAAACTTTGATTCGTATAATGAAAAAAACACCGAACATTGATGAGCATAAAAAAGAAATTATCGAAAGACTTAGTGATGAGTTTAAGATACCTAAAGAAACATTAAAAAAATTCACAACATTAGAGATTGTTTTCTTTTACCGAATGATTGATTCAATGTTTAATTTTTCAGATTTGAAAGCATTCCAAAAGTTTTGTGAATTAAATGAAAGAGGTTTAATTAAACAAAATGATTTGAGTAGATATAATTCATTCGATGAAGTGTTATCAGAATTAAGTCTTGCTGAAATGGTTGCCGATATGAAAGATATGGAGAAACAAATTCGTATCGTATTTGAAAGTGACGAATGGTTAATGGTTAGACCTTTAACATATACTGCATCAAGAAAATATGGTTCAAACACTAAATGGTGCACAACACAAGAAAACAATCCTGATTACTTTATGAAGTATGCCAGTAGAGGTGTTTTAATATATGCCATTAACAAAAAGAACGGTTATAAAGTTGCGAGCTTTAATTCTTTAGATAAAAACGAACCCGAATTTTCATTTTGGAACCAAAAGGATGTGAGGATTGATTCTATGCAAACAGAATTACCTGACAACCTTTTGGGTATGATTAAGAGAGAATCAACAATTGATGCTAAAACAAATCGTTTCTTGTTATCGGATGAAGAAAGAACTAAAGAAGAAAGATTGTTAAGAAGTAAAGGACACTTTATAGGTGAACAAAATATACCATCAGAACCAGTTCCAATTGAAAATAACAGAAGAGGTCGTGTTCGTAGAGCCTTAACAAATAATATAGAGGATGAGGTTGGATTAGAAGAACCTGAACCTGAGATGGATATGACCGAACAGGCACCAGTAATGGAACTCCCAAGAAGTGCGTCTTTTAATGGGTAGGGATATTTATGATAATGAAAACTAAAATTAAAAGATGGTTAATTTGGACTTTTATTATCTTATTCCTGTTATATGGTTTGATTTACCACACCTATGTAATTCTGTTTTTCTTGTTTTTAATCATTGGAGGAGGATATTTATTGTTTAAGGGAGGTTCCCAATTAAAGAAACTATTCGACGAATTAAAATGAAAATAAAACTAACAGAATCTCAATACAATAAAGTTCTTTTAGAATACTATGATAGTGAAAAACTATACAGAAAGGACTTGGTTGTGGCCAAATTAAAACAAGGTCCAAAGTATATTCGTGAATACATTAAAGGATTACCGAGCATCTTATGTACCGATTCTAACGGTAATGAGGTAATTTGTACTAAAATACCTGAAGTAATATATCAGTACCTTTTTGGAAATTTCTAAAAAATATTTGGAATATTCTAACTAATCCCCTATTTTTGTACAAAATATAACATATGAGTACATTGGTTAAGATTAGTCCTTACGTTTTCCCCGGTATTAAAAATAAGGATGAAATAAAGAAAATTAAGAAGTTCAAGAGAGATAGAATTAGTCTGGATGACATCCTTTTAATCATTGCCAGAAACTGTAACGTCAACTTAAAAGATATCACATCCAGAATTAGAAAAAGAGAGGTGATTGATGCTAGATTCATCTTTATCAATACGTTAAGAGAACAATTTAATTATACCTATGAGGCAATAGGTGAAATGTTAGAAAGAGACCACACAACTATCATCCACGCGGTTAACACACACAGAGAAAGGTACCACCAATATAGTGACTATAAACAAGTTAGTGACGGTGTCTATGAAGACATTAAAAACATTATAGAATAATGAAAACACTTATTATACATCCAAAAGACGAAACTACAACGTTTCTTGATATCGTTTACAAGGATATCCCAAACCAAACATTGGTTACCGGTGGATACACAAAAGGAGAAATTCAACAACTCATCAGGGAACATGATAGAGTCATGATGATGGGTCACGGAAGTCCTAAGGGTCTTTTTAGTGTGGGAATGTTCGATTCCTCTAATGGTTATATCATTGACCATTTAATGGTTTCTTGTTTAATGGAGAAAAAGGATAATGTCTACATTTGGTGCAATGCCGATGGGTTTGTTAGAACTTTTGGGTTAAAAGGGTTTTATAGTGGGATGTTCATTAGTGAGATTGAGGAGGCGGACTATTGTGGGATTCCAGGTACCGACCAGGAACTCATAGACGAGTCAAATTACGGGTTTGTTAACATCATATCCAAATACATTACTGAGAATACTGAGGTCATTCATGAGAACGTAATGAAGGAATATGGGGTTATTGCAGAAGAGAATCCCGTGGCATTATATAATCATATGAGATTGTACAAATCGTAGGTTTTATATATTTATCTATATGGCTAAAATAGTTAAACTTACGAAAAATGATTTGATTCGAATAGTAGAAGAGACTTTGAACATTCTACCTAATCAAAATGATTTACCCAAACAATTAAGTGAGATGGAAAAAATCACAAATGAGGGTAAAAAAACAATAAACAGAATATATAATTTTGTTATGGACCTAAGTCTTAGAGAGATATTAGAAGACCCCAGTAAATACGATAAGTTACTTCAAGATATTGAAAACACTCAAGACGTTTATTCTAAAAAACATGACCAATTCTATGATATTATCGAATCTCATTGGGATGCTTATATCAATGATGAGATGGACGATGAAACTAGAGACACCTATAACAAGTACAATCATGTCCTTAATGAACTTTACAATGTAAGTGATGGTATGAATACTTTATATAGGATATTTGAAGAGATGCATTTTACCGTGAATCGTACAAGTCTATTAAAAGATTTTACGGACACATATCCAAACCAAACGATAAACATTGGCACAGCTTTAAACAACAATACCGATGAAAATTAAAATAACAGAAGAAACATATAAAAGATTACAAGGACATCTATTAAAAGAAGATGGTATTGTAACTGAAAAGGTACAAGTAAACGAGAATCATCAATTATTGGAATATGACGAGTTTTTCGATAATGTGACTACCAAACTAAGGAATAGTAAAAAGGAAGTAAAAAAACCAAAACAAGACGGTTTCAATACCTTCGACGAGTTGAAAGGTAATTTAAAATATTTTTAATAAAACCCCCGATTAGGGGGTTTTTTATTTGGTATTGTCGATATATTTTTGTATTTTTGGTGATGGAAGTAAAAGTAACAATTAAATACCACATTGAAGTCGGTCAGGAAACTATTCAATGTGAATCGTTAGAACAGGCAGAAAGAAAGTTAAAAAGTCTTAGAGTATCTGAAGCTGAATGTTATTTGTATAGAACAGAGTTTCATGGTAAGTCTATAAAAATAACTTATCTGATGTCATAAACATTATTTATATGTTGGTAACTAAAAAAATGAAACTCGAATTTGAAGAAAAAGGTTTGAGATACTGTGGGTGTTGCGATAAGGTTAAGGATATCGAACTTTTTTATAGTAAAAAAATGAAACATTCTAATTTTACTAAATGTACTAGATGTAGAAGTTTTTTGAGTAAAGAAAAGAAAAATAAGGAAGAACAAAAATATGTTGACGAAAAAAGAAATACTGAGTGGTTTAAAAACTATCTTGAGAAAAGAGAGGGTAAATTAAAATCAACTAAGAGTAGTCATTCATATTATAAGAAAATGGTTTGGCAATCATATTTTTTAAAAAGATAATGACCATAGTTTGTAATTTATATAAGGATACTGAAATAACTTTAAACATTCCTAATGTAAAAGTTATTAACACGCCATATGATTTTACGGTATCCACATATAAAAATATTGGATTGGGTGGTATTGATATTGAAGAGGAGTTATTTAAATATGATTCAGTATTTGGTGAACAAAAATATACACAGTCTATTTTAATTTGGGATTCAAATGGGGTCAATATAAAAAAAATTATTGAGAGTATCGGTGAACCCAAACCCGATGAAATTTATTTAGAATCTATAAAACCAAATTTTAAACATAGTTGGTTTGGTGGTCATAAAAACGCGGTGGTAACTTTATCGTCGGCTATAATGTCGGCTAATACCATGATATTAGATAATCCTGAAAAAATACATAATAATATCATTCCTTGGATGGGAAATAGAATTGGATTAAATTTATTTGAAATATAATGAAAGTTGCAATATTTTTAAGGGGTCATGCTAGAACGTGGAATCTAATAAAAAACGAAACAATTGAATTGTTTAATACTTTATATGATAACCCCGATTGGTATATTGCGATGTGGGATTCAGGAACCGTAAATAATGAAGCGATTTATGAGGATTTCAAAAATTATAATTTAGTTTATCTAAATGCATCTGTAAAAGAAACCGGTGCAATTGTAAGAAATAACTTTCATGAACAATCCGTTGAATATGAATCTTCATTTAAAAAAAATAATTATTTGAAGATTGCTTACTTAGATTCAATATTATCAATTGCAAAAAGAAAACGAGAAGTTAGTTTTAATTTTGATTATGACTTTGTGATTTTTATTAGACCGGATGTTTTATATAAAATTGAAAATAAAAATTTTAAACATCTAAAATCTAAAATATTTTCATTGGAGATAACAAATTTAGATATTCATTTTGAATCAACTAAAGATGATTATCCAATGTCTTCCGATTTTTTCATGAAGGCGGGTTCGGTTGCGTCTAATGTATTTTGTTCAAGATTATATGATACTGAGTTAACATTAAATAAGAAAAATTTATACATTGCCAATCCACATCATAAACTAACATCATTCTATATGAAACATAGACTAATCTACCAAAAATCTGGTATGGTTGAGCCTATGTTGATAAGACCAGATTATATGGATTTTTTAAATGGTAAATTAGAATATAACAAAGATGTTATTGATTCACATAGATTCGCATATAATTGGAAAAACATGGTTAAAGAAGAAAGATTTGTGGATATAAAAAAATACATGGACCAACATAATATTAGTTATAAAGATTATTTATTTTAATGAAATATAAAAACAATAAATTAAATGTTGTAATCCCAATGGCGGGATTGGGTAGTCGATTCCAAAAGGTTGGATACGAATTGCCAAAACCATTGATTGATGTTAATGGAAAACCGATGGTTAAATTGGTTGTTGAATCCATGAACATAGATGCTCATTTCATATACATCGTTCAAAAGGAACATAGACTCGATTATCCATTGGATGATATTTTATCTTTCACTCCTAACTTCTCAATTGTGGAAGTTAATGGATTAACTGAAGGTGCTGCGTGTAGTGTGTTGGCATCTAAAGAACTAATCAATAATGATAACCCTTTAATCATCATGAATTCAGACCAGTTAATTATATGGGACTCAAATGATTTCATGGGTGCGGTTAAAGAATATGATGGCGCAATAATGTGTTTCGAAGCATATGATGAGAAGTGGTCATTTGCAAGGGTAAACAGCAACACCAATCTAATAACTGAGGTTGCGGAAAAAAGAGCAATATCAAATAAGGCAACTGCAGGAATTTACTATTGGAAACATGGTTCGGATTTTGTTAAATCCGCAGAACAAATGATTGATAAGAACATCCGAGTTAATAATGAATTTTATGTTTGTCCTGTTTATAACGAAGCAATCGGTAATGGTTTACAAATATACAACTATATGATTGAATCAAAAGATATGTGGGGACTTGGGACGCCAGAAGATTTAGAATATTATTTAAAAAATTATAAATGAAATTAGAAATTGGTGAATTATATAAAGTTATCGATATTCCCGAAGCTGAACATTGTTTAAAATGTAAACCTTGTATTCGATTAAGATTGATGGAAATGGGATTCATATGTGGTGAAATAATTAAAATCAAATTACGTCAAAACGGGGTTTATTTAGTTTCCCTATTAACTAATAGTGGTGAGGTTTGTCAAACCATAGCCCTGAGGGATAGTGAATTAAATAAAATAGTGTTAGAAAAGCTATAATATTTTTTGGAATATTCTGAAAAATTAGTTACATTTGTCCTATGGACAAAGAGTGTGAAAAATCTAAATTCACTAAAAAAGGTGCGAAGACTGCTCTGAACTATATCAGAGATACTCGCTTCGGTAGAAAACAATACCGAAGAGAGATACGCTCGTACCATTGTCCACTATGTGGTTCTTGGCATTTAACATCAAAAGAGGATGATGGTGCAACTCCTGAAATAGAATTACCTAAAATCTTATTAAGACCCGAATGGGAGAAACTAATTAAAAACTATGATGAATGAGAATATTGATTATAACATATCCAAGGTCGGGTGGATATTCTTTAAGTACTTGGATTTCAAGTGAATTAAACTATATTCATTTACACGAACCGTTTTCCCCGAATCACGAAGAACTTCTTGATTATATTGACCACGATAACATTGTGGTTAAAGAGTTTTTATTTAGAATTGATAATGATTTCATATCTAAATTTGATAAGGTGATAATTCATAAACGATTGAATTTTAGAGATGTTGCAATCAGTTGGGTTTATTCGGATAATAAAGTTGGTGATTATAAAAATCACAAAACATATGAATTAAATAACGACTGGGTTGAAAGACATAAGGATGAAATCAATCGAATGGAAAACTGGGTTGGAAAATTATCAGAAAAATTAGATGAGTTGAATATCAATGCGTTAAGAACAACATACGAAAACTTATTTGAAGAAAAAGAAGATGTTGAAAAAGTTAAATCGTTTCTTAACATGGGTGATTTAAAGTATTTGGATTTATTAGATAGTAAACGAAGATTACAAAATGGTACTATTGGTATGAATTATATTCAAAGAAAACGAGATACTTTGATATAGTTTTGGAATATTCAAAAAAATATAATATCTTTGGAGAAGAAACAAACACATACAAAAATGAATATACTATTATTTTTAATGATGTTCGTTATATTTCCACAGGAAGTTAACGAAGATAGTATAGAAGTTGAACCGTTTGAAGTTGTTACCCTAACAACATATAAGTCTGTTGGTTCTGAGACAGATAAACACCCAAGAATTACCGCATCTGGTTTTAAAATTAGTAAGAAGAATCCAAAGAAACATCGCATAATGGCGGTGTCAAGAGATTTAAAAAAGAAATATCCGTTTGGAACAAAACTTACAATCAAAAACGCAGGTAAATTCAATGGTGAATACGTCGTCCAAGATGTCATGAATAAACGATATAAAAAACGTATCGATATTCTTATCAACCCAAAAGACAAACAAACAACAATTAAAAATGTTAAACTAATTAAACCAAAAGAATAAAATGATAGTAGAAAAGGCTTATAAAGTTGTATTGTTAGATGGTAGTGAACCATCAACATTATACAATACAATGCAAGATGCGGTTAGAGCTCACAGAGGTAACATTAAAAAGTTAGTTGAGGTTCTACCCAAAGTCACAAAGAAAAAAGTTGAGGTTACTCATGACCAACTCGCCATTGTGATTAGTGCTCGTAGTAATGAGGACTTAGACATTTCTAAAGATTGTGGTTATGCGGTAATGTATAATTGTCCTAAGAGAGATAAAATATATGAAGGTATGGTTTATCTTGAGGTGTCTGATGAATATGTGTTGGAAGCAACCATAACTAAATTAGAAAAATACGAAAAAGGTATCCATCATCATTGGAAGGGTCCTGGTTATAGACCTAACAAAGAATGGAAATGGGCGTTGTTTCATAAAAACGGAAAGATTATTAGTAGAGAATCTGCCGAATTAAAATACAACAATCCATTAAAGGGAACACAAGGAGGAATCAGTTACATTAAACTTTAACAAAATGGAATTCTATAAAGTAGTAATTTTATGTATCTTATGGTTTTCCGTCGGATACAAATTTGGTAACAAAGAAAAATAACATTCATTAACATGATTGATAACATTAAGCTTATAAAACCATTGTTGACATTTGATAAGGAAGGTGACTTCTATCAATTGTATGTTTTTCTGCGCAAGAAAGACCAACCCGAAGGTGAGAAAGATAATCATCAATCAGTTAGAACAATCAAATCATATTGCATCACATCACATGAATATCTTGATAAAAGATATGATGAGATTAAGATGTTATGTGAGGTGTTTAAGGCACGTGCTTATATCCATGTGTGTAAACAAAATCATATGGATGTTGGGTTGAACATGATATCTGAAATCGTTACTCGTATTCAATCTGGCCAAATAAATCAAAAGAATGTGTTTGATTCCGTAGTTGGACAAATCAAAACACAAGAGAAGAGATGGATTGTGGATATAGATTCAAAAGAGAATGGAATTGAAAACTTAATCAGTAATGAAATCTATATGTTAAGACCAGAGGGGCCGAAGGTTGAGGCAGTTATTCCAACAAATAGTGGAGTTCATCTTATTACAAAACGATTCGATGTAACGGAATTTAAAAAACAATTTCCTAACACCGATATTCAAAAGAAAAACCCAACATTATTATATTATCCAAACTCATTAAATTAAAATCAAATGAAAACATTATTAGGAATTATTATAGGATTAGTATTGATGTCACTAATTTCTTGTGAACCACAAAACACACAAACAGAACATGTTGTATCTGAATCAGTTTCTAACTTTAAAAAAGTTGCAGATAGATTAGAAATATCATCTGGTTATGTTTCAGTTTACACTTATGGCGATGATACTTTGTACATTGTTGAGGGACGTAGTCAATCATATCCAGTTGGAATAACTGTTAAATAATACGAATCACAACTTTATAAATCCATTATGAGGGGAGTAATTTTATTTTTATGTTTAACTATGGTATCTTTTAAATCTGAGACAGGTAGAAGGATATTATTTGTGGGAGATAGTTTAACTTGTTATAGTGGTGGATGGCAATCAAGTGTGGCTAAGGGTATGGATATGAAGTTTCATAACATATCAAAAGGAGGTAAAAGAACTAAGTGGATGTTATCAACATTGGAATCTTACTTAAAGAAAAATGAATTTCATTCAACTTTAATTATATACGGTGGTATCAATGATTCATTTGCGATGACTAGTGAAACGGAAACATTGAATAACATTCAATCGATGGTTGACTTAGGTAATCTATATGAGATGGAAGTCATTGTTATTGTTGGTTATAACCCTGAGAAGGTTAATGTTAGAACAACTTATGACGATGCAACAACCACTCGTTGTAGAAATCGATACATAAAACTACAAAAGAAAATTCAAGAAAGAATTACTGGATGTAGAATCATTCCTATGGATAATACTGTAGACAGAAGTGATTCTGATGATGGTATTCATTTAAAATCTTCAGGACATAAGAAATTTGCCAAACACGTTTTAAATGAATTATTAAAATGAAACGAATAGCAACATTACCATATGATGAAATTGATTTTGTTTGGATATCCAATCATTACGATGTTCATCTATCTGGTTTGTGTAGAATGGGAAACACATTATTTTGGTTTGAAACTAAAATAGAAGGTGATTATGAAAAAATAACATGTGATATCTACATGTTATCGTTTTGGGAGGAAGTTAAATTCAGATTAAGAAAGTTTCTATTTGAACAAATGGTTGGTTATCATTGGTCTTATCCAAAAACAAAGAGTAAGGGTTTCTATTATAGGAAACCTGAGTGGTTATATAAAAGATTGTTTAAGTTGTACTATAAAATTAGAAAATTTCTATGACACCATTTAAAAAAACGGTTGTATTTGCAATGTTGTTAATTGCATTTGTGACATTTGTAAAGTTGATTAGTTTGTTTACATCTGATAAACCCGCAAAGTATACAATATATGCCGCAGACAGAGTGTATCATTGTAACCAGTTTAATGTTACAGGAAGAACAATATATTTTAGAGATACAAATAAGAAAAATGTTTGTATCAATGGAGACTATACATTGATTTACGAAAACAATTAGTGATGATAAAAAGATTATTTGCAAAATTTATAGAGTTTAGATTCACAGACATTGTTAATGGTAAACCGGTTAATCTTTATGAATGTAAAGATGGTACACGTTTTATGGCTCACTCTAAATGGGACTCGATATTTTTTCACGTTGATATAGAAAATTAAAAATATGAAATTAGGAGAATTCATCAAACAATTTTCTCACAATAATATTGTGAGATTACATTACAAAATTAAAGGTGGACATCAATGTGTCTTAGAAAGTTGGGATGATGTTTCGATGGACCACGAGATTGTGAATGGTAAAGGTAAGAATCGTCACTACATTAACAATGAGGTATTAGGTTTAGTAGGTATAAACTTTCGAAGTGGTGACACACATTACCCTGAAGCTATCAATATCGTAATTGAGGAATTGGAAAACCAACCATTGATTGAAGAAATAAAAGAAGAACAAATACAATACAGTGAAGCCATTTAAATTTTTTCAGAAGGGGACACTCGATGACCCGCAGATGTTAAATGATTTAACTCAAGCAACCGCATCGTTTAATGAGGACACTCCTGGTGGTCATATGTATCGAAGAAGATTATATCACACAGACCGTGCCACATATGATAGATTGTATCGAGGTACACATATGGAGGCGGATAGATATTATTTTGACAGGGAGTTAGGACGTTTTGAAACTATTCAACCAACTCAATTAACCAGACAAAGAATCGAAGACCAAGAGCACCAAGAAAGATTGAGATTGATTAGAAGAATAAATGGTGGAGAAAGAATTGTACCATTCTTCACCGGCACACCAATAGCAACAACAACAAATCCAAAATGGTGGATGAAGATAAAGATATTCTTTCAAGAACAGTTTTGGTTTAAAGACCCAGCAGGTGTAATTGCAATTGCCGGAGGATTAACAATATTTGTAATTCTAACGATAGCAAAAATATTAAGTGTGTGGTAAAAGATTTTAAATTTTTTCAAGATAACAATCAGGATGAGATAACACCACACAATGGTGCATCGTGGATGTGGGGAAGACTTGAGAATCTTGACCAATACAATTACGATATTGCATTAGATTATCATTTTGGTATTCATTCATTTCTAAATCAATTTCCTGATGGACATATTGCAATAATCTTATCAATTACCGGTCCTGATGGTTTTGTACATAGTATTGATAATGATGGAATTGGTTGGAGATTTGATATATTAGTGGATTTGATTGCAATTCAATGGATAAGATTTAGACCTTAATATATGAAACCATTTAAATTTTTTCAAAATAAACCCGAGAGAGTATTCACCGACTACATGGATAGGATGGATGATTATTTCTTGGGTGGAATAAGGGAAGAACCTACTCCCATCCCATACGAACAATATCAAGGTTGGGATGCACATCATAACAATCTCCCACCAGGTCAATGTCCATATGATATTGGAACAATAGAACGTGAACATTGGATGACGGGTTGGAGTAATAGGGAAAACTGGGAACAACAACCCCAATAGTATAAAGAATGGCAAAGATTGAAATAGATTATGAAAAGAAGTACGGATATCTAAAGATAATTCGTGAAGTTCCGACACCTGAGGGTCAGAAGTACACGGGTAGGTTGATTTTGTGTAAATGTGATTGTGGGGTGGAGAAGGTAATCAAACTTACTAATGTGGTAAATGGTGCAACAACATCTTGCGGTTGTCAGAAATTTAAAAATTCCAAGGAGAATGGATTAAAGAGTAGGAGAACATTTTTAAATGTTGGGGATGTATATGGTAGATTAAAGGTGAAAAGGGAGGTTGAGGGTATTAGATACAATAATCAAAAAAGGGACCATAGACAATATGAGTGTGAATGTACATGTGGGAACATATGTGTGGTTCAGATGAGACATTTAACGGCGGGAAAGACCACATCATGTGGTTGTTATAGAATTGAGAGGAGTTTGGAGACAATTACAAAGCATGATATGCATAAGACTTCCGAGTATAAGGCTTGGCAATCATTAAAACAGAGATGTTATAATCCCAAGACCATACATTTTAAGGATTATGGTGGAAGAGGACTAACGGTATGTGATAGGTGGTTGGAATCATTTGAGAATTTTTTTGAGGATATGGGTTTCAAACCCACTCCGACGCATAGTATTGATAGGATTGATAACCATAAATTGATTGACGCCTATTCCAAAGATAATTGTAGATGGGCAACAAAGAAGGAACAGGTTGATAATAGAAGGATAAACGAGTCCAAATAAATACATACGGTATTTAATGGTATATGGCCAAGAAGAAATTACAAAAGATTGTTAAGGAATGGAATGAATGTGGACCCAAAGAGGTGTTCGAAGGGGTAAGAGATAACTTCATCTTTGGATTCTTGGGTGCGACCATTGTGGTATTCATATCCACCAGAACTGATATCATGGTTATATTGGGATATTTGGCATACTATTTCTTTATGGGGAGGATTGTTAATCGTCCCAAATACGTCACCGACCTTGGTAGACTCATCGTATTCCCAATCCCATCGGCACTTGGTGCGTTCACTGGATATAAGTTATCTTATATTATTCAGACGTACTTTATGAGTGTCCTATAACCACATCTTCCTCTTCTTCTTTTACGAATACGTAGGATTGTACGGAGGGTAATCCACTATATTGACATAGACTATCGTCACCTACCAATAGTAATTCATCTTTATCGAAGTATACTCCATCACTATGCATGTCTGCTAACGGTCTATAAGATATTCCTTTCATGTGTTTATTTGTTTAGACCACAAAGTTAAACAATAGATTTGACATAAAAAAATTTAAATTATTTGGGATATATCGGAATATATTGTATATTTGGTATATGAAACCGTTTAAGTTCTTAAAGAATCCGATTGCAACCGCTCACGATGGTGGTTATATATACGCGGGGGAAACGTTCTATACAATGAATAAGGAGGAATTTTCATCAATTACGGGGAGAATGATTCCCAAATATACTATTGTAAGAAGATATGTTGGAAAGAAGTTTGCAATCGTATTCAAACCTGACTATGATTCATTATGGTATTTCCGTAGTGAACAGAACGCGGAATATCTAAGGGATATATGGGAAAGACAGGATAGAATGACAGAAGGCGGGGAGATATTCAACAATCAATCAGATATAACAATAACATTCAATAGATGAAAAATACATTCAGAAAGACCATAAAGGATAATAGACTCGAAGAACTATCTGATAGAGTTAGAAGAGGTATACCTGTATCTATGGGAGAAGCCATGGAAGTAATAGAATACCAAGAACAACTAAGAAAGAATAAACTCTCTTTCACAGATAAGATTCTCAAATTCTTTAAGGTAAAGAATAATGTAGTAGAGAAAACATTAGGATGTATTCATGAACAAAGATATAGGGAATACTATAGAGAAGGATGTTATAAGTGTTGGGAATGTCATAAAGTTATTGTTGAGTAGTATGAACATAGTAGACTTCATAGATGAACTAAGAAATACTGACAGGTATATTCATCACATCTACACAAAAGGAGGTTGTTATAAGTTTCACCTCCTACTAAGTAAGATGTATAAAGGTTGTATACCATATACGAATGGGAATCATATTATCACAAGGTATAAGGGAAAATATTATGACATATATGGTGAAGTGGATAATCAAGATGGATTCAGAAAACTATCTACTATGGAAAAACCACAGGTTGAGAAATGGTCCTTCCATATGAATAATCTTCTTGTACTAAAGGATTGTCCCCATTGTGATGAACCGATTATTATAGAGAACTTATCATGAAAGTATATTATTGTTTTGAATGTGACTCTAAGGAAAATATACATCATCATCATGTGATTCCACAGAGTAAAGGGGGAACTAAAACCATACCCTTATGTGAAGTTTGTCACGGTAAAGTACATGGGATTGATTTTACTAACCATGGAATATTGACAAGAGAAGGATTGAAACGAGCCAAAGATAGAGGAGTTAAATTAGGTTCACCTCAGAATCTAACAAAGGTTGCCACATTAAAGGGTGTTGAATCTATTAAAAGGAATCGTATTGAGAATGAAAATTGGATATTCTGTAAGAACTTTATAGATGAATTTGTAAAGGTAAATGGATATCTAAATTATACCCAGATAAGTAATCTCTTAAATGAACAAGGACATAAGACAAGACATAATAAGAAGTTTACTCCGAGTATAGTAAGAAGAGTACATCTAAATTTTAATACACCCTGAAGGGAGGGAGTCGAAAGACTCCCGACCGACAATACCGGTTCCAGAACCCCATAATAAAACCCCTCTAATATAGTCAGAATCCACACTATTTTCCCCCTAAAATTAGACCGAATTTTTTCCTGTTTTTAGTACAAAAACCTGTACTTTTTTCTGACACTTTTATCGTGATCGAAAAATATATACTAAATTATCTTTTTTTATCTAAAATTTGGGATACCAGTATTACAATCCACAAATTCCCACTTTTCCCCACGGGCTAGGAATGTATTACGGGATTGACCCTTGCGTGAATCACGACCCATTTTATTTCCGGTACCAGAATATAACCATTTTAGTGTAATACGGACCTCCCTACACTTCGTTTCGGTCGGTCCTTCATCCCGTTTATATTATAGTATTATGTAATACATATTATACCATATAACGTGTCATACATTATAGGTCCTAACCCCCCTGAAGGGGACTCGACAGAGTCCCCGTAATTCTTGCCAGACAAATATGGGTAATACACTATGGTCATAATATTGTGATATTGTCTGGCAACTGTACGGGATGAAGGGGGTCCGTTAGGACCCCCGTATAATGGGTTATATGTATTACATAGTTTACTGGATTAAGTCCACAAAAGAAGTGATTGAGTCGGTCGGACTCTACGAGTCCTCCCTTCAGGATGGTAATACATCCCTGAATCTTAGAATAGTTATATGGTTTTTAGAAAAACCCTTAGGGAATTTTCGACGGGGACTTAGAATAGTACAATATATACCCCTGTCATACAGTCCCACATGTATGGTGTAATACCCACGTTCCACGTGGAACCTTCACCACGGGATGAAGGGACGACCCGAAGGGGAGTCCCGTAATCAGTTAATCCAGTAAAGTTTGTGGACCTTCTTCCTCCCTAAGAACAAGGTAAGGAATATCTCTGACATGTACAAATAAGAAGGGTCCCCGTACAGCTAACATGAGCAACTGTAGGAGACCCCGAAGTCTTATTGGAAGTAGTACTTACTATCGACCTAACAATTCGTTACGGAATGAAACCGCTTTACGTTTGTTAGAGAAGTTCTTAGAGTACTTCTTACCGTTGATACTAACACGTACACGGTATGATGAACCGTCGTGGTAGATGTTGTCAGATACAGGAACATAAGTGGTTACAGTCTGACGGCGTGTTGATGATTGTTTTTTCATGTGTTTTATTATTTTATACTAAAATATAGTAAATAATATCCACAATAAAAAATCTGCCGGCAAAATATTTTTACATGTCCCCTAATCCAGTAAACTTCGGAGTCCTGATCACCGGGTGATCACGGGGAGATTACTTCTCTCCAGTAAACATTTCGGGGTACTTCTTCCTGAGGTAAGCATAATAACGGTCGGTCTTATTGCCGTTGTAAAGGAAGTAGACGAAGTAGATGTCCCATATGTACTCTACCTTCTTGAGGAACTTTTTCATAGTTAATCGTTATTTAGAGGTTTGTGAATTTACGTGTAATCTTCTCCAGTAAAGTATAGTGGCCCTTGAGGCTCACCGTTTCCTTCACCGCACTGTCCATTGTCTTGTGGACACTATGAAGCTCCATTGATTGTCCTCCATCTAAGGAGTACCAAACTTCATAACCTTTCTTGGTTGGAATCACCTGTGTTCTAATTGTTGTCATATCTGTTTATTTAATATACAAAGATAGGGGAATAACTCCCCCGTCTTCATATTGTTTAACTATACCAACTCTTTATCTATCACCAGGTTGAACGCATAGTTCTTATATCCCAAGTAATCAATACCAATCCCGACAATCTTCCCATTGTGTTTTGCCACACATAATCTATAGGAACCATCCCCGTAACCTGTGGAAGAAACAACCCCGTGGCTGTAAGTTCCCCATTGCTCATCACTTAAGGTCCTATCACACATATGGCCGTACCAATGATCACCCTCAGCAACTTGGGAGAAACCAAAGTTGTTTGGTTCTTGGAAGACGCTGTCCTTTCTGTATGTGTCCATTGCAAAGATGCCAGCCTGACCCGAGTCGACCCCGATATCTGCCGCAGATACTACCCTCCAAGATAAATCATCGTGGACATAATCCTTATGGACCGCCACCAATAATCCTATCCTGTGTCCCCAAGCACCCTCGTCGGATTTCATAACATTCGTTACATACTCCCCTGGTAATACACCTGTGAGCTTATGTTGACACCAGGTTGGCACCGTGTAACAAGGGTCGGATACCATTACTTCTTCAGTTAATTGAATCGTTTTCATTTTATATTATGTTTATGGTGAATTGTTGTGTTTCAATTTGTCTGTGGAGATATGCAAGTTGCTCCAATGTAAGGTCACTATAGTTAATATCACAATATGCATCCTCTGTAATACCTCGTGTGATTAAATCACCTGTAATACCTGATACACCCATAACCGCAATATTAACCTGATACTCATCCTCAAACCCTTCGGTTACCCAAATGGAGAATGGATTAAGTAACTCGACATCAAACTCATCCATAACCGAATGAGCTCTTTGAACTGAGTGGATGATGTCCTTATGCATCTTATCCCTCAATTGATTGATTTGTTCTGTGTAGTTCATATGTGTGAATTTTTAGTAAAGTTAACACTTCGTTCGAATATTCCAAATAATTCTAGAATATATTTTCAATGGTCCTCACATTCTCAGCAATTTCTTTATCCATTGCAGCCTGTAGTTTGGTTACAGCTTTGGACATAAATTCCTTATTCTTAAGAAGAACATTAAGGTCCTCACCGTAGATATCAGTCTTGTCGACGATAACACGAATGTCTTTTGTCCCTTTACCCTCACGGTAGAACAATGCTCTTGCGTAGATGTATTCACGAACGAGTGACAGTTTGATGTTCTCCAGTAAAGTTTCTTTACTCCTGAGCTGCATTATCACCTCCTCAAGTTTGGCTAAGTTTTGGAACTTCACCTTATTCTTATTGATGTGGTCACGATACTTCTTGCTCCACTTAGATAATTCAGGTGAATTCTTCTTGGTCATCGTTTCTAAGAATAGGTCATATGAACTGATTCTTTCTCGAGTCCCTACTATTCCAGTAAACACTCCTTCTGTTAGTTTGTTTTCTCTTGGCATCTTTTCTTTGTTTTAAATTTTTGAATGATTGATTTTAATAGTGGTCTTCTCGGGAACAAATCCTCAATCGACTGATATAAACTGGATTTTTGGTTTGGCTCCTGATGGGTAAGGTTTCCCTGATAATATGGAGTACTCTCCGTATATAAACTTGAAACCTTGTATTGTTGTGCCCACTCATTATATGAGAGTGGGCTAACAAATGTGCTGTATTTAACTTTTAACTTCTTTTCCATTACGACTCTATTTTATATTCGTGATAGTATTCTTTAATCTTTTCCAAATCTTCTTCGGACACATAGGAATTGAACTTCTCAAGAAACTCCTCCTCTGTGGTGTCTTCATCCACATCATCACATTCATAATCCACCATACTCCAAAAGGTTTCTTTATCCAAATTGTAAAGACCTTCGTAGTAATCTTCGTAGATTACCTGTCCAATCATCTCACCACCCTCAAATTCTTCCTGACCCACAAAACCTACACCACCTTCCTCATATGTAAGATTAACGTGTACATTATATTTCTTGGTCAATCTTTGACAGAACTCGGATGGAGGTGACCAAGCTGTTGATGGGGCTAATGTGATTAAAGTTTCTTCCACCTGATTTAGATTTGCTTCCCTTAGGTCGAAGTCCCATTTAGTTCCATAAAATCTTGTTTGAGGATTAAGTAAGAAATCTCCTGACTCTTTAATTCGGTCGTATTCCTCGTCGTGTGGAACTAAAGTATTCATAACAAGATTCTCCTCCCAACTAACTCCTAAATCAGTTGCGTCAGGATTTTCTTCTCTGTACTTCTTAACATCCTCGTAATACTTGTCGATTACTTTCTGTCCTTCGTTGAAGTAATCGTAGATGGGTTTCATATTCTCCTTAGAACCTGAAATCTCAATGTAGTTGTTGCACCAATTTGGCATAGTCTGTGTGTTTAAATGTTGAACAAAGATATAAAGGGGATATCATTATTCCTAACAATATCCCCATTATTTTATTTTACCACGAAGCGTAGTATTCGTATTCGGGATAATTATCCGTATTAGAATTGATTTCTTCTTCTAACACTTTAATAGTTTCCTCGATTTGTTCTTTATACCAATCATCAATAATTGATGAACCAAAGAAAAATCCCTGTGTTGGTGGAAGTAACTCCATAATCTCATCTGTGTTGTCATACACATCAACATCAACTTTATATTCTTCACCATTTCTCCAACCACCCACAACCTGTGTAGTCGATTTAGTTGATGTGTTGATAAGTTCAAGAACTTTCTTACAAGTTTCAAGCAACTCAACAATTTGTTCACCTTCCAAAATGTATCTAACATCTTCCGTGATTACTTGACCATTGGAACAAATCCATCCGTGAATTTGATTTGCTTTTCTCCAGTACATAATTTCTTCCGTGATGTAGGAAATTCGTTCGGACTTGATGTGAGGATATGTCACCCCATTTTTTTGGATTGTGACATTAAATGCTTCTTCGGGTTTTTCGTAACCCCATCTTTTAACATAGGTTTTCTTTGAGAGATACATATCTAATCCCATAGTGAGTGTTGTTCAGTTTATCTCCTGTCCACGAGTTTGTGAGTTAATGATGTACAAATGTATTACAATAATTTAATTTTAACAAACTTATTTTTCAATCCAGTAAATTATTTTAGATAGAGCTTGCTGTGTACAGAAAATAATTCTTTGTATTCGTTCCCATCCACATTCATCCCATCCAAGTTCCAAAATGGAAACACACGAGGATTGTATTTTAAATGTGCGGAAGTTTCAGGAATAAAATCTTCAGTTAAGATTTCAATTCCCTTACAAAGAACATAAGCACAAACTACTTTGGTACTCTCTCCAGTAAAGATTCTCTGTGCAGCCTTTCTGTTGTTCTTTAATGTGCAATCGTGTAATAGTAACTGAACTTCAGCAGGATGGTGATATTCCACCCTGCCGTCGTTGTAAGTTATTTTCCACTTCATATAATTCTCTCCCTTTCCGAGATTGAATCTAACTTGATGTTTTTTCATTACGCTTCTTGTTTTTCAAATTTCTCTACGAAGTCCTGTGGAGTTCCACGAAATAATTCTTTCTTACGAACCCCATTCTCATAGCACACATATTCAATAGTTTTATCTTCTTTTACAATAATGTCATAAAGATAATCTTCCCAAGAGTTTCCGCGAGATTTCAAAGATTGAATGTAAGTTCCACCAACACCATCTTTATATTTCGCAACAAGTTGTGCGGCTAAACAACCAGCTCCGTTGAATTGTAAATTATCCGTATTAGAATAACCATTTACAACTGTGCCAGATGCCAACCATTCAGCGGTTTCCATTGGATGACCTGTTGGGTATCCGTCGAATTGACGATACACTAAACAGATTTCCTGATTTACGACTTTACCTTTATCGGTAAATTGTTCGATAATTCGATAAGTTGAGCGAGTTCCCATAATGTGTATTGTTTTAGTGAAGACCAAAGATAGGTATAATTTTAATTCCGTACAAGTATTACGATAATAATTTTTTAAATTATTTTTAATCCAGTAAATTCTTTACAGATGATCTGCGAATGATCTGCAGCAGATCAGGCTGCGCATGTCAAAAAGTTTACTGGAGTATTACATTTAATCCAGTAAAGTTTTTACTGTTGCTGTGCAGATACAGTGCACAATAAAAAACCCCTACACTACGAAGGGGTTCTTTACTAATTTCTTTCTGACTTTCTTAAACTTAAGTCCGACTATTATATTCTTTCGGTCGTAATACCTCATATCGTACTTGTCACCGTCGACAACTTTCCGATTCCAAAATGTAGTAGGTAGACCCTCGAATACTACGGCTACTCTAATTTTCTTATCCATTGCCTGAACACATTCATCCATATTTGTACCACTATAGGAAAAAGTTAAATCGTAATTTTTATACTTTTTAACTAAATCAGTTCTTTTGAAAACTTTTGTGTAATCGTAGAATTGAACATCGGGAAACAATTGTAATATATTTTTCTTTGTTCCGTCGATATCAACATAAAATGATTCAGGGGATAAATCAGACGTATTGTTTAATCTTACACTAAAGTTATATCCTAACTTTTTAGCTTTGTTTTTATAAAAGTTAATTTCATAAATCATCCACTCCATAAAAAACTGTCTGTTCTCAAAAAACAATTTAGTTTTAGTTATTCGCGATTGGTTAATTTTATTTTCGTGGATATCGATTCGGTTGTGACCTGATTCATTTAGACATAAGTTCGTACAATGTTTATTTCTCATCGGACAAACTTCGTAACCAGACATTTTCGCGGGAGCTAAATAAAGGCTATACACAAGTTCATCGTACTTATATGCCTTTTTGTGTTTCGCTGTGTGGTTACATTTAGCGAGATAGGATAAACCTGTTAATCGTTTGGCTTCCGCCACGGTTGTGAATTTCATTTCCATATATGTGTGTTTTAGTTGTGTAAAGATAAAACAATAAAATGATTATAACAAAATAATATTTTCAATCCAGTAAATTATTTACAGCAGATCAGGCTGCGCAAATTCGCAGATCATGCTGCGCATGCGCTGTGTAAAGTATACTGGACCAATCCAGTAAAGTTTTCCCGTCGCCGGCACAGTTCGGGGAATAAAAAAAGGTGAACATTTCTGTCCACCCTTCCTATTGTTTAACCCACTAAAACACTATTCTTCTATTTCTTCTTTCTTGTAATACTCCTCCGAATCATAATGGTCAAGAAGTTCTTGTTCAATATCTTCGTTCATTCGTTGACAATACCACTCAACACTAAAACAACTATCGAGTACATCCATCTTCTCCTCCTCACTTAAAACAATTTGATTGTCTTCATCTCTACCATCATTGATAGACTCTAATTGTAAATCCACATCACTTACTCCGAAAATTAAATCTGTGTAATACCCACGAGATTTTAATTCTTTCATCAAGTCCCACGAATCCACGTTCGATAGGTCAATGATATTTTTTGTGTTATAAATTTCTTTACCTACTCCCATGTTAATTAGTTTTAGTGTTATCCCAAATCATATCTCCAACAGGTTCGTAATATAACACCTCCGTTGATTGGTTATCATTATCTTTTGTTGACATTACCTCAATGGTGTCGTCAATTTGTTCCCAAGAAATTTCGGAGTGTCTATCTTTTTCAACAAACTCAATAGCTAACTTTTTAGCCTCCTCCAAAGATTTAGCCTCAATTTCAAATGGTGTACGATACCAAGTCGTAACCTTTGTGTCTAAGTAAAAATCAAATGTTTCCATTGTGTGTTATTTTTATGGTGTGTACAAATGTATTACTTTAATTCGGTAATACCAACACTTTCCAAATTATTTAATTGTTCCAGTAAAGTTTTCGCCCCTTCTTCTGTCCTGAAATAAAACATATCTAAATTTCTTCCTCGATATGTTTTGAGGGTGTGTTTGTTTATTATCTTATTGTCCTCATTAACAACATAGTAATACGTTGAACACATTGGAAATCCACTTGGGGTGGATTTCGCATTTCGTGGAATGTACTGATTTGATTTAATTTGATAGTTTGACATAAGAATTATTTTACAAGGTTTTTTAATTTATATTCGAACTCCTCTCTCATACCCTCATCGTCATATACTTTAATTCTCTCGTTATCGTTAGGGTGATAGAATGAAATATCAACTTCAATAACATCGGTTCGTTTTGGAAAATCGTCTTGTGTACCAATCCAAACCACTTCGACATTGTAACCCCAACTTCCCATATAACTTATCAAATCTTCATCACTATTTTGAATTTGTTCTTTGGTATAGTCCTGAGATTCTTCCTTGTGTTCTCCCCACACATCGTACCATTCGTTTAATACTTGTTCTCTTAAACTTTTGAATGTGTAATACGATTCAAATTGTGAATCGTCTTGGTCAGTTACTTTTAAAATATGTAGTTTCATTCCAGTATAGTTTTTTGTGTTATGAATTATAGAAGGGGGACTTTGTCCCCCGTCAATTATTGTTTAGAATAGAACTCATCCATTCGTCTAAGTACCTCATCTAAATCCCAACCTGTCGTATGTTCACCATTCCAATAGAAGTGTCTCATTCGAAGTACCTCTAATGGTTCACCTAACGATTTGTCGTGGATGAATTCATTAAAACCACCCGAGTAATATAACCCGTCGTTATCAATTCGTAAATTGTTACGATACTCGATAGTAACATCTTTACCATTGAAATTTTTGGTGTACTTAACACCTTTAATCTTATCACCACTAAGACCACCACTTTTACCTTTACGAACCCAACCAAAATCTTTAATGTAGTCAGTTAGTCCGTCAACAATTTTTGTTGATACGATTTCCAAGAAAGACTCTCTTTCTTCTTTCTGTTTTTTAAGAAACTCTCGATAGGTTTCAATGTTTTTTAACATACTCATTTGTATATGGTTTTAATTAAACAATACACAAATATAACACTTATATAGTTTCCATACAAATTTATTTTTCATTCCAGAACTAAAAGTTTTTTACCAGTGATCCTCCTGGCAAAAGTTTACTGGACCAATCCAGTAAAGTTCGTGAGCTGGGGATCAGCAGGTAAAAAACTGGTGTACTTTAATCCAGTAAAATTTATACAGATTTTGCCTGGACAAAATCCAGACAAATAAAAAACCCCCGTATTACTACGAGGGTTCCCCTTAACCTAACCAATTGGATTTTATACCAATTCAACTAAACCTTTAAAAATATTTCGTTCGATTCCACCGACTGAACGTTCTGTCATACCGAACATTTTACGTTCCGTGTTATCACCTTTGTACATACTATGTGTAGTGTACTTTGTAACTCCACTAAATAAACCCCAAAGGTTATCACCTTTTTCTTGAAGTTCTCCGTGTAAATCTACATAGAATTTCGACATCTTATTTCGTGTAACTGTTGAAATTGATTCATCATCTTTAAGGTCGATTTCCTTTTTAATGTTGAACAACTTACGAACAACGTCATCTTTAATAATATCATCGAAACGAGTTTCAGATAATTGAATGATATTATCGAAGATAATTTTTTCTTCGTCTAATACTGATTCAACGTTTCTACAAATTTCGTCTACACGAACAACCATGTTCTTTGTGTGTCTTACTTTATTCTCCATTTGTTTGTAAGACGAATAGAATGTGTTTTGACAACTGATTGTAATGTTACTAGGTCCGAATGATAACGAGGTTGAACCATCGAATGAATTGATACCTGTCATATAACCTTCAATTCTATCCGTACCTAATTTAAGGTTATCGGATTTCATTTGAATAAAGACCTTTTCCCCTTTACCGAAGAAACCACACTTAACAATATCAAGTCCTGTTAAACCTGATACCTTTTGAAGTAGGTTAATTAGTTCTTCGTTTTGGTAGGGATAGTAGTCATCACTACAAATAGAAAGAAAGTCATTTGTGTCATTACGAATAATTGACATCTTGTTAGGAATTTGAATTCCTGATTCTGTTTGGATAGTTTCAGTTCTTACTGACCAATCCAATTTGTCTTGTGTTGGAAATAACATATCGTATATGTTTTATGGTGAATGAATGAACAAATGTAAATCTATTTTAGATATTATCCAAATCTTTTTTTAAAAGAATTCAATTTATTTTAAATTATTTTTTCCTGATGATCCCCGTGGATCACCTGAAATAGTTTACTGGAGTATTACAATCAATCCAGTAAAGTTTTCACCCTGATCAGATCAGATCCGTAATACAACAAAAATCCCCCAACCTAAAAGATTGAGGGATTCTCTGTTCCTAACTCTAAACTATTCTAATTGTAATTTATAACTTCCCATTGACTCGGGTCGATATTCAAAAGGACGTCTTGTTTATGTTCTACTTCTTCGTCCGTGTCCCAATCGTCCCCCATTGTAATTGACTTCCATTCAATTGTAAGTTCGTTGTCTGAATGAAAGGTTACAATACCTTCCGTTTTATTTCCTTGAATAAACCAATCTTTCAATTTAATTTTCTCGAATAGTTGTATCATAAACATTTCCGTTAAGGTGTGTTCATCACAACCTTCGAAATAAACCTCGTCTGAAAGGTCGTCCATTTGAAATTCAATTTCTCTGTCTTTAAAATCTTGATTAAACATAGTGTTAATTATTAAGGTGAAACAATAATCAAATATACAATGTAATACTTTTATATACAAATTAAATTTACAATCCAGTAAAGTTACTCAGGACGTTAGTCCCCTCCGTTAAGAAGGGACTTTCTCCAGTAAATAATCTATCACCCTTTCACCTTCACTTCGACAATCGTCTTCATCATAATATCCTCCACAACCTTCAACAAAGGTTTTATGTGTGTGACCTAAATTACATTCCTCTACTTCGTAAACTTCATATCGGTAAACGTCACCTCGTAAATATGAATCGTAAGTTTCAACGTCACCATCGATAATTCTTTGTAAACGTTCTTCACTTCTATCCATATCTTCACCCATCATTTTTTTCCATTCCTTTTCATCAATGAATATGAATCCTATCATTCCTGAATCCCATCTATCCCCAAAGTCTTTTGTTGAAATTGTAATTCCCGAGTGGTCGAATAGATACAAAGGTTTAATCATTAGGACGTTATAATCCAGTAAAATTTGTTCCTTCATCTCGTCCCAACTATCGAAGTTATCGGATTTGTAATTGTGTTTGTCACCTAAATTGTATCGTTTGTGAAAACAAACCATTGTGGTAACATTATCCCAACTTGTTCGTGGATTTTCTGAATCTGTGTCTTGTTCGATTTCTAATTCGTACTTTTTCATTTTACATTTGTTTTTCGGTGGATAAAATAATAAGGTTTCCGTCTTGTGGTGAACTAAGTGTTCCTTTAATTGAAACAATAGTTACTCCTTTTTGTACTTGTTCTTCGAGTACTTTAATTAGGTCGTCAATGTTTACTTGTTTTTCTTTCATTTTAAGTGTGTGTTTAGTGTCTACAAATATACAAATAATATAACACAAAATACATTTTATTGTAAATTATTTTTATTTTTTTTTCACCGTCCCTGTGAACCAACTGTAATACTTTACTGGAATGTAATACCCCTAATCCAGTAAAGTTTTCGACCAGTCTTCAAGACGGTAAAAAAAATTATAACAACAAAAAAAACCACAACAAAAATGTTGTGGTTTCAAAAGTGGGGGAACTTTTATTTTTAACCTCGTTTGTAAATTACTCCATCTACATTTACTTGGTTAATGTTCTTAATATCTAAGGTAATAACTCGAACAGGTCTATCAGTACCTTGATTGTCATACTTCGTTTCAACAAAGTTAATCCACTTCTCTAAAAACTTCTTATCAATTTCGTTTCCGTTATGAAAGTAAGTAGTTTTAGATTTGATAGGACTTTCAACAAAGTATTCTAACATAACATATCTTTTTGTCTTACTTACTTTATCAGTTAAAAGACATTTGGAAATATGTTCCTTACCTTTCAATTCTCCTTCCTCATAGTCGGTAGTAGGTTTTCCTTCCTTACCTAAATTTCCGTGTACTCGACCTTTGAAATTTACTACAAGTCGGAATGAATTAAAAACTTCCTTACTTACTTCTTTCCAATAAGGATTTTTACTTCCGTCAATTTTGGACTTCAAAACCAATTCATTTGGTTTATCACTTTTTCGACCAATGTAAAGAAACGGAATTGTTTTTCGATTTTCTAAATCGAGGAATAAATTCTCAAAACCTTTGTCATCTACTTCGATAACATTTTTTACTAATGTGTTCATTTGGAATACATTTAAGAGTTAAACAATACACAAATATACAAAACAATATCATATCAATACTATTTTACCCTAATTATTTTTCTGTCCAGAACAAACTTTTTTTATCCGGGTGATCAGAAAAAATGTTTACTGGATTGGGTAGACGTTCCACGTGGAACATTTTGATTTCAGTCCAGTAAAGTTAATGAAGGGATCCACAGATTTTTTTTTCTGTGTTTCAAAATAATCCAGTAAAGTTTTTGAGCTGATCAGGATCAGATCAGGAGAAAACAAAAATCCCCCAAACCAAAAGTCTGAGGGATTCTAATTCGAGTTATGATTACTACTACTCTACAAATTTAAGTCCGTGTTCTTCGTAAATTTCTTTGAGTTCTTCAAGACATCTCTTACCGAAGTTTCGTTGAATCGTGTAGTCGTGAACCGACAAGTGAATCATATCACGGATAGTTTTGATACCCATTCCGTTTTTCATAACGTGGAACAATCTAACTGAAATGTCCATGTCGTAAATGGATTTGTTTAGTTCCTTTGTGGATAAAAAAACGTTTGGGTTGTTAGAAGTTTTCTCGTATCTCCCTACGATTTCCTTCAAAGTCAAGTACTCTTGGTGAGTTAATTCCATACCATAAAATTAACACAATGATACCATTTTACCAAAGGTATTTTAATTATTTTTCAAAAATAATGAAATTTATAATCATTCTAAATAAGAGAAATTCTTGGATACGGTCCCCGATGGAAAATCTTTACTGGACCATGTACTCCAGTAAAGTACAACAGGTGAATTACAGGGAAACATTCTTGACAAAAAAATCCCCCACCGAATTAACGATGAGGGAATACTCACTAACCACCCATAACATTAAAAGAGTATTACAACACTTTTAATATCTATTGTAGTTCGGTGTATCAAAGTTATTATAATTTGTTTCACGAGTTGTGTATCTTGGTTTTTGTTGATATGGAACTCGTTGTCTTTGTGGTCTTGGTTGGAATGTTTGTTGTTCAAACCTTTCTTCAATTGTTGGAACTTTCCATTCCACTTCTTGTTTACCTCCGTTTGAAATTAAATCCATTAGTTCTTCAATTTCTTGTGGTGTTTCTTGTACCATTAAGAAATTGGTTTCGGAGAAATGAATCTTCGTAAAAGGTTGTCCGTTACGATTGTCAATTGTTTGATACATTGTAGTAAATCTTTCCATGTTTACTAATGTGGTGTTACCACTTCCGTGATAGGTTAATTTTAAATTTAACATTTCATTTGAAATTTAAAGTGTGGATAAAAAAAATTGTTTTACAAAGATATAACCATAAACTTGTAATACCAAATCATATTTCAAGTCCAGTAAAGTTAATTACCATGTGGGTTCTCAAGAATTTCGTATTGGTCTTCATCGGGTATTACGGACAATGTACTTCCGTTGTCCCATTGAACGTGAATGTTACACATATCGTCAATGTGGGTAATAGTTCCTTCGGTACCACTTTGAAAGTCTTCCCCTTTCATTTCGATTATTCGAATACGTTTACCTACGTCTTCTCTTAGTTTGTCTAAAATTTCGTTAAACATTATAAGTAATTTTTAGGTTTTGGTTTACGGGGAATGTGGAATTCAATAATTAAAAACGGAAGAATGATTCCGATTGTGTCGTCAATCTTACCTACTCCAAAGAAAATTCCTTCGTAGTAAAAGTCGATTGTTAATAATTTTGTTGTGAGAATGTTACGTTGTTTCATTGTGAGTTAGTATGTGTTTAGGATTGTAAATATCGTTTATCTTTTTGGAAATGTAAAGTTCTGACTTCACTAATCGTGAGTCCAGTAATTTCTTGTTCCGTGAAACTAATCTCGTCAGGATAATACTCCAGTAAAAATTGTTCGTCAGACTCACCTTCGAGAGTTACGAAAATTTGTGGGATTGGGTCAAATATGGATTTGGGTTGTGGTGTAATTCTACACTTGATTATTTTCTTTTCCATAATGTGTGAATAATTTTAGGTGTGATAGATAATAAAAATAGAATGTCTTTAATTCTTTCTAAGTAAGTTAGTCTTTCGTGGGGTTCGTATAAAACTGAACCATCTTGATTTTTTATCATAGGTTTAAAATTTACATATCATAACAAAACATACTACCGAACCAAAATAAGAAGTAAGTAAGACAAACCCAAAGAATCATAAACAACATTCCTTTAATCATCTCTTTTGGATTTTCGTTCCATTGTTCTTTTAGTGTTACAAACATTTCTTTCATTTCATTTTTATTTAGTCGTTTAACAATACACAAATATAACACTAATATAATTCTTGTACAAATTTATTTTTCGGTCCAGAACTTTGTATGACAACACCTTGATTGGAGGTGAACCATCGAATAAATTTACTGGATGTATGACACCAACTCCAGTAAAATTTATATCACCTCAGAAATTTTTGGATACAAAAAAGGGTGGGACAAAATCCCACCCTTTTAACATATCAACCTAAAAATGAACTATACAAATTGTCCTAATCTACTTCTCATTGACACTTCGAACATATCCATAAATCTAACATTAGATTTAACAAGTTCAAGTGAAAGAGAACAATCAACACTTTCCCCACTCTCGTGGTCGGTTCCTAAAATCAAACCATTCCCACATAAAGGTTGTGGGTAACCTTTGTACATAAAGAACATTGACTTTGAATCCATTGTCAAAAGTCCTTCTTCATCAACGTAGACAGTATTTTGTCCGTCAATGTCCACACACTCAAAAAGTTCACACTTAACGTGAGTGTAAATGTCTTTCCAATCCTTAACCTCAACCCATTCGATTGTACGATTGTGTACATCAATTAAAATTCCGTTTTTCATTTCATTGTGTTTTTATGTGAGTAATAATTTCAATACCCAAATATAACACTAATACAATTACCATACAAATTTATTTTGTGGTCCAGAACAAACTTTTTTTTCACGGTGATCCAGATTTAAATTTACTGGAGTACGTAGTCCAGTAAAGTTGTACAGGTGATCAGGGAGAAATCTGTGGACATAAAAAAACCCCAACTTTCGTTGAGGTCTTTCGGTTTCTACTATAGGGGAATTAGTTCATCGAATAGAAATCGGATAAATCCATTTTATTTTCTTCTTGGTCAATAACCGATTTCATCATTGACATCATTACTGACATCTCGATTTTCTTTTTGTCTTTTACCAAATCTAAATGTTGAAGTGGGTGTTCTTCTCCTCGAAGTAACATCAGTACATTCAAACGACTTTGAGAAATTTCAATTAGATTCTCGTAGTCCTCTTTGTTGTTGTCGTCCATTACCCAACCGAACATTAACATTGAAATAGTTACCTCCAATTTTCTTACATCGGTTGTAGTCTCAATGTTCTCAATCAATCTTTTTGTTTCGTTGTTCATTACATTAGTATTTAAAAGTTTAACAATGACCAAATGTACAAAGTATAATTGTTATACACAAATCTTTTTTTCAATCCAGTAAATTCTTTTCAGGGACGGAGATGGTAACTCGGGGTGGTCTTTGTATGACAGTCCAGTAAAATAAATCGCAGCGCAGCACCGTCGAGAAATTATTGGCAACAAAAAAGGGGTACCATTTCTGATACCCCAATTCTGATTGTTTAATTATTGTAATTGTTATGAAGCCATTTTTAATTTCTTATTGGTTATAATCATTCCCATTGATAAGTTTGATTTTGCCATAAGATAAGCTCTATTCATTGAAACGTGTCTACCCGACGATGTCTTTGAATGTGAACAATCAAATTGTAATCCCCAACGTATCATATTCTCAAATCCGTAGGTGATACCAAAATGTTGTCTAACCTTATCGACACTTGGTATGTGAATAATTTTTTCGTCCCAATCTTCGGGTAAATTTGATAAATAAACTGAATACATTGTTACAGCTTGTTGTGTTGGACTTTCACGAGAGGATAAGAAACCTTTCGTTACATAATCTTTTTTCATTTTTTCTTCAAAAGAATCTTTCATTTTCATTATTTGTTTATGTGTGAATAATTTCAATACCCAAATATAATACCCTTTTTATTTTATTACAAATTAAATTTTCATTCCAGTATTACCATCTCCCACCCTGAGTCTGTGCCGGCGACGGGAATAATGTACTGGAGTATGACAGTCCAGTAAAATATACACAGCGAAAGCACTGGTCCTGCGCTGGAAGTTTGCGCTGTATGACCAGCACATTCCAGTACATAAAATTACGGGGACCTCGTCCTCAAGGAAAACGTGTATGACATAAACGAAGAAAGGTAGACTTTCGTCTACCTCTCCCGATTGTTTAACTCACCATAAAATTCACACTAATATAAACACACGACCATTACATTCTCTCATTGATGACACAAAGATAAGGCGTGAAAACCAGTAAGCCAAACAAAAGTTATAATTTTTTTATAACAAACTCCACGGTCCAGTATAATTGTCCTCCATGCGCGACGGTAAAGACCTTCAGACATAAAAAAACCCCAACATTTCTGTCGGGGTTAAAAGTGGGGGAACTTTTATTTATATGTCCATTCCGAAGACCTCCTCCCATTCCGTTGGGGTGATTCCCGTTTTGATGAACTCACGTTCAGGGGGAGTCAGTTGAGGGAAAACGTTTTGTAACAAACCACCACCCGAAAAGTAGGTTGATAGTTGGGTTTCGGTAACGTCCAAATCCATTGTGTGAACCTTACCCGTTAAAGTCGAAGTCATTGTGAGTAACATAACATTAGTATTTAAGTGTTTAACAATACCCAAATATACAAAGTAATATCATTATACACAAATTAAATTCATAGTCCAGTAAAGTGTATTCTGTGAAGGTGAGTCCCAAATTTTCTTGTCTGTATGACGATTTAGTCCAGTAAATTTATCTTCCTGATCAGGATCAGATCAGGAGAAATAAAAAACCCCCAACTTTCGTTGAGGGTCTAAGTTAGTGGGGGAACTAACTATCCTAATTCGTTCACTAATACTTCCCTAAGGGGTATATCTTCCGTTTGTTTCATCAACATCTTGTATTGGTCTTCATCTAAAAGAATGTTGTTATAGACCATAAATTGTTCATCTTCTACTGATTCATTTTCCAATTCATCTTTAAAGTAGAATCGGAAATTGTCAATATAGACTTCAAACATTTCTTCGGTTGACCTTTGGATACAACTCTTGGTAAATTCTTTAAAGTCTTCGGACTCGGTCGTTAACACGATTTTCTCGATGAATACTCCAACATCTAAAACGTTGTCGTTTACAAAACTCTTTTCTCTTAATAGGTAAAATGTCTTTTTCAATTTCATTACATTTAGTGGTTTAACAATACACAAATATACAATCATATTCGTTATACTTCCAAATAAACTTTTCAGTCCAGGACTAACCCAAACCCATTCCCCGTATGACAAAAATATATTATACTGGACCTCGTACTCCAGTAAAATGTTCATTGATCCAACGGTCGTTGTTTTTTTTTGTGTTGTGTATGACGACTTAATCCAGTATAATGTTTGTTCAGGGTTCAGGAGAAAAGGTTAAACAAAATATGTATGACACAAAAAAACCCCCGATTTCTCGGGGGTTGGTTTCTTAGTCGGTCAGTTCGTATATTGTTCCTTTGTATGTGACCTCTAAAATGTTTTTCAGTTCGGGTTGTAAGACTAACACCTTTCGGTCGGTAGGTTGGGTATAGTACCCATTTGACTTGATTACCCACGACTCAAATAATTGTCGGTCAATTGGGTTACCTTGAAACTCAAACGACCTACGATGTGGTTTCTCAAAAAACCACTCATACATAAAGTGGTCTTTTTTGGTTACCACTCCTTTCTTGTCGGTCTTCGTGTTTTCCACGATAACACGATTCTTGTGGATACCCACTTTGTTACGACTCACTTTGAAGTCCTTGTCTTTACCCTCTTTTCCAAGGTTGTTGTTGATTCGGTCTTCGTAAACATTCCCAATCATTCCGATACCCTCGGAGGTCTTGAATACCTCTCCGAAATAAGGGTTACCTGTTTTGTTCATTTTAACAGGAGTACGACTTTTCACTCGTACAAAGGTACCTCCATTAACGGAGTCCATTACTTTGACAAAGTCAGGTCGGGAAATTTTGATTCTCTTTTTCATAAACATTACATTTAAGTGTTAAACAATACTCAAATATACTACTTTATATAATATCAATATCATTTTACCCCAATTATTTTTCGGTCCAGAACAAACTTTTTTTGACGGGGGATCCGAATTTTATTTTACTGGAGTAGATACAAAACACAAAGGTATAAAGAAAAATCCATTATACCAAATTTTATTTTTCAATCCAGTTTAGTTTTGTTCTGGGGATCAGCCAGGATTTTTACCAGATACCAGTTAATCCAGTAAAGTATTTCCCTGATCAGCCGGGAATCACCATTTCTCCTTATTTAGATTCATTCTAAATTTCATGGAGTATTAGGATATTATGTACCTATCCATTATATTTGGTGTATGGAATAGTCCATAACACGGGTAACTCACCAAATGTTCCACGTGAAACAATTTAATGTAAATGTTAATGTTATGAAAAACATTAGTCAAGTAATCGAGGAGTACAAGGTACAAGTCGAAAGTTCGTTTCCTTCTATCTTCACTAAGGTAGACGTTATTCAACTACTCAATTCGATGGAGGTCGAATTACTAAAAGTTCCACGTGGAACTTCGGAGTTTGAGAGTCACTTAATCCAAGAGATTAAGGATAGAGTGGAGGAGGTTGTAGACGGTTCGTACATTGAGGACAACGTGACCTTAGACCTTAACGGGAATTGTATTGAGGTCTCTTATGATACGGACGGTTTGGTTCGTGAGTTAAAGAACTCTATCGAGAACGTTTACGACGAGGTATGTAGAGACCTTAGAGTAACTGAGGAGGTGTAGGTAGGTAGGGGGTCGAAAGACCCCCCTCCCTCCCCCCGTGACTGTCGGTACCCCCCCTTATATAGGGGGTTTTTTGGTGTCTGTATAGGGGGGTCAATGCCGTAACAGAAATTTTTCCGGAAAAAATCTTGAAAAACCGACTTTTTCCCTAAAAGTAGAAAAAAAATTTTCCAGAAATTTTTGGGAAATTTGGACCTATGAGTACAACTTAATAATATTCTTAGAGAATTCTACCAATTGTTCTATGGTTGCGTTATTCTTCATAGTATTAGCAAGGAAAGATAGTACTTGTACATTTCCCTTAATGTATCCTAAACTACTATCTATTCTGTCACCCGTATAATAATTCGGTAGTTTATAATCACTTTGTTCCGTGGTAAGTTTCACATTTAGATATGGACAATATTCGGGAATAACAATATCTTCAACTTCGATGGTAAATTCTTTACCTGAATCTTTTGCACTTTGTCTAAGTCTGTCCCATAGTCTATATTCGGCGGACCTTATTTGTTTCTTTTGTTGTCTTATTCTTGTTCCACCATCATGTCCATTCTTCGATTTAACCTTATCCCAAAAAGAATAATCACTTCTACCAATTTGTTCGTATAGTTCTTTTTGTTCCTCATTCATTAGGGAATTATCTAAGGGTAGATAACCCAATTCTTTTAGTTTTTTTCTAACCACATACTTTCTTCTGTGTTCAGACCTTTTCTCGGGATTGTTGTGTCTCCAAATAAATGCTCTATATGCCATACTAAAATATAGAAAACAAAGATGTGAATGTAAACCTATTTATACCATATGAAACGTGGGTATTTTTTCGGATGTAGTTTTACTTCAGGGTATGGATTGAATTTTGATTATGAGATAAGTCATCTCAACGAGATAAACAAGACGTGGGATTATCCTATGGTTGATAAGATACCTGATGAGATGTGGAACACATTCCCATTTAAGAACTTCAACTCCTATAAGGAAGAACATAAGGATAAAACGTGGACACATATTGTCTCCAACCATTTGGGAATTGAACGTATCAATAAGGGGGTTACAGGTGCATCCAATGAGGAGATTATAAGTTCCATTATAGGTGAGTTGTCCAATATCAATACGGGTGATTACGTGTTTATCAATAAAACATTCAATGATAGATTACTTATACCTGAACCGTTTAATCTAAAGAGTATGTTAAGTGTGAACTCTCATAATATTACAGAGTTAATCAAACACGATAATTCTCGTTATACCAAGGACCAACTCAATATTCTTCTTCAGTATATGGTGGATATTCTCTATACAGATAGGGACTTATATTCCCAGCATTATTCTACCGTATATAATAACTTTAAGAAATATTTTGAAAAGAACAATATTCATTGTTATATTTGGGATGTCGATATACGTGAGAATTATCAGACCATTCATGATTGGAGTGATAAAACCATTGAAGATTACCACTGGTCTTTGAAAGGTCACCAGGACTTCGCACAATATATTATATCACAGATTAAGTATTTATACTAAAACATTAACATGGGATTTAACGGATGCATATTACCCTCAGTAAAATCGATGAAAGAACACATCGAAAGGGATGGTCTTGAGTCGTTCGTTAAACACTATGGGAAATATGATTCCATTATGGGAGATTCCGATAGGGTGGAGTTCCTTGAAGAAAAAATAAAAGAATATAAGGATAAGGTGAATTATACCCCCTTGATTTAAACCTCGTATGCCGGTATCGGGTTTCGTACGCCGGGGTCGATATTTATATGTTATGAAATTAGTTATATCAGAATCACAATTAAAGACCATTATAGAACAACAAAATAGAAACCTTACCGTTGGTGAGCAAACATTACTTGGGTTCTTAAATCGTTTCCTAAGGGGTGAAGACGGGGAGTTTCAGAATACTCCCATAAATGACCTTAAAAAGAGTTTATTGTTTAATTCGAAGACAATATATCCGATGGCACAAAAACTCCTTGAAAAGAAGAATACGGGTCGAAAAACATATGATGACAAAACCTTTAACGCACTATTCATGGCGATGGATAAAACCATTAGCAAAGAACAAAAGTATGAGTTCTTTAAAGATGCGGAAAATATAACAAACATAACCTATAACTCACAATATTAAAATATAACATATGGGAACAGCAGCAAAAAAACCACGTGCAAAAAGAAGTGTACGTTCAGGTAGAAAGAAAATGGAATTATATCAGAAAAACCTTGCAATACTTAAAAAGTATTTGGTAAAAGATAATTCTTAAAGATAACCGGGGTTTGAAGACCCCGCTTAGGACCGGAATGGTTACACGTTCTGGGTTTGGGATATGAATTCGCTACTCATATCCCTTTTTTGTATTTAAACAAAAATTTTATATATTTATGTTAATAAATCATTTTATAATATGACACGTCAAGAATTCAACAAATTAAATGTTTACGATAAGGTAAAATATATAATGGACCAACCTCAAAGTGAGATGGAAAATAGAGACCAGGCATTGAGGATATTAGAATCATATCATGAAGATTTTGGGTTTGATGATATGGAATATCAGGTACGTCAAATGGCCGATGCGTATGAATTGATTGCTGAAGAGGCCGGAATTGATTATGGTGGAGTTGAAACACAAAAACTTATAAAAGAACAAGCAGATTCATTGAGATATTTCGAAAAAGAAATTAGAAAAATATCAAATGAGTATGGTGAAAGATTGATGGATATGCTTCGTGATTTTAAATTGGATTTTGCAAATGTTAGTGAGAATCCAACAGAAGATTATGAAGATAGTGAGTCTATGGAAAATCCTGAGTTAAACGAATCAATCGAAAAAATCAAATCAAACTTTAAAAGATTTCTATAATGAAACTATCCGACCTTATAACTGAGTCTAAATCATTTGACACCTTCGCAGAAAAACGTATGGGTGGAGCTGAAAAGATTGCAAATAACGCAAAGGAAAAAGGTGGACCCGCAATGTTAACATATCACCACTTCAAGGTGAAATTACCGTATTATAAGAAAGCATCCGAAGGAAAGTTTAACGTGGAAGATGCTAAGAAAGAATTTAACGAATGTGTTAAAAAATTGTCAGATGATATGGAACAAGTTGAGTTCCAAAAACTCGTTGGTATTATTGAGGTGTTGGGCGAACTAATTATTAAACATAAGTAATTAGATGTCCAACATCTTTAACTTCATATTTTTATCGTAACCAAAATTTCTTTTGTGAACATCTGCGGCAGGTTTTATTTCATACACCTGAATTAGTAGATTATAAAAATCACGGAATAGTTCGTACCCATATTCATTACCAATTCCCTTTAGTTTATCACCCAATTCAACAAATTCATCTTCTAATGAATCCTCAAGACCTAAATGGGTTAAGTATGTCTGTAAATTAGTATTGGATGGAGACATTGTTTTGATAATGTTATCTAAACTGTCCCAATGTATAATGGCTTGTCTAACATCTAACTTCTCAATCTCAACATAAGATATTTTAATAACATCACCCGCCTTGTGTTTTACTATATCACCATTGGTTAATTCAGTAAAATCCCTTGGTAACTCATAGTCCATTTTACCCGTGCGATAAACCTTAGGAAATAAGTCAGGACGAGATTTGAATATATTAACCCAACTATCAACCATCTTTTCTGTACCTATTTTATATAGAACGTTTGGGTTGTTTTTTGATTGGTAGATATTATGAAACGCACCTTTATCGTATATTTGTTTATTCTCGGTTCCAAGTTCATTTAAATCAGAATATGATTCGAGAACAATATCATATATTATATCGGTAAGTTTCATCTTTTATAAATATTTATATGTGATGAAAGAAGTAAATTTAGACGAAGATTATGGTAAACCAGCCAATTATGGTGATGAATTATCTCATTTAAGGAGTTTTTATGTTCCATTAACCAATAAAATTGGTAACACATTATTCGGTAACTATAGAATCACAACGTTTCACGTAACAGATATTGCAGGTATTTCGGGTATTAAACAAATGATAAATGAAAAGAAAGGAATTTCATCATTTACATTTATGGATAAAAGTTATCTTAAAAATTTAAGTGGAGTTAGAACAAGTGGAGGTGTGTTATTTCAATTGGAAGGTAAAACATTATATTTGGGTAACTATAATTTAGTAACATATCCAGACAACAGAGGTAAAAAATGGTTATCATCAAGTACGGTATTCCCATCTCATTTAGATAGTGAATATCGTCGTATGGTGGATAATTACATTCGAAACAATTACCCACAAAATACAAGTAGTTGGTATGGCGATAATGAAAAGAAACCAAAAGAAGTAATTAAATTTATTGCTAGATTTATCTTAATGGTTGAGGAATTTATAACGGAACATAGACACGAAATTAGAAATAAGGCAACACAAGCAACTTTAAGTAATTCTTGGAATGAAATCTTAATTCACGATATTGTTGCAAAGGATGTATTATGGACAACAGTAAAAGAACCGTGGAGAAGAGATATGGACTATTTGAATCAAAAATATGAGAATGATAAGTATAGTTTAACTGACGATGAAAGAAGAAGAGGAATTGAGTATAGAGATAAAATAGATGCTATTGAGGGTGAATTATTGAGTTTCTGTGTTGGGGATATTATTCATACAGATGAACCAAAAATGGCTTTATTGTGGATTACACAAAGAGGTGGTGACATCGAATTTGAAAAACACAAAGAGAAGATGAAAAATAAAGAATTTTAACGATATTTATAAAGATATTAAGCACAACATGGCAAAGAAAATCAAAATCACAGAAGCACAATTAAAGACAATCATGGAACGTCGTCATACTTATCAAGCGGAAACAAATGAGGAAGAAATGACAGACATGGACCAATTGGAGGATAAAGACCAAGAAGAGGTTGATGTTAAGGAACCTGAAGAGGTTAAAGAAGAAGATTCAATGATGAATGAATCAATTCAAAAAATTAAAGATAATTTTAAAAGATTTTTATAATGAGTTTAGTTGCAAACGAACGAGATTATTTAGCTGCCGTGGTGACATCACTTTTAAATAATCCTTCTATTGAATTTAGAGACTTTATGGTTAAGGCATTATCTGAAAGTGATAAGATTAGTGAAAATACTAAAAGAGTGATAATAAGTCATTTGGAGAATAAAACACTTGAAGCACCAAAAGATAATGATTCAAGATTTGATTATAGTTTGAATGAATCAATAAAAAAAGAATTTGATAGATTTATTAAATAATTTAAAACCCTCACTATTGAGGGTTTTTTTATGCTTATGGAAAAACACGAATGTCAATTTATTGGTTGTCACAGGGATGTGAAACACAAAGAAACTTACAAAGTATTGGATAGTAATCTTGGTATGTATTCATTTACAACATATCTTTGTACAAAACATTATGAGGAGTTACATAACTTTAAAGAAAAGATTACAGGTGACTTTTCGGTGTTTTTAAAAGATGGATTTGAAAAAACACAGATTACCTAACTATTTATCATTATGAAAATTATTATAACGGAGTCTCAATTAAAGAATATAGTTGAGTCTGAAAAAAATGGAAAAATACATTGTGATAAATGTGGGTGGGAATGGAAAAAATCTGAAGGTGGAAAAGATATGTATGTGTGTCATAAATGTGGGCACGACAACGAAAAATTAAATGAAGATGACGACAATGAAATTAGATTAGGTTCACTTACAGATAAACAAGTTAAAAGTATCGATGATTTAAATAAGGATGCTAAGTTTTTGAAGTGTAAGGCTTGTAAGAAATTATATACCCAAACAACCTACAAAAAGAAAAAATCACTACCGATTTGTCCTTGGTGTGGAAAACATAATTAAAAGAAAACCCCTCTAATGAGGGGTTTTTTATTTGACCTTGTGATTAGTTTATTATTAGAATTTTGTTCCGCAATGTGGGCAAAACTTATGTGTGTCTTTTTTTCTCTTACTACCACACTCAGAGCAGTAAGTAACTAAATCCTCTCTCATGATTGGTTTAGTTGATTGAGGTTTAATTTTCCATTCATTAGTGGTTGATGCCCAAGAATAGAATGATGTAGTATCATATGTGAAAGATTGGTCTGAATCTGAACCTTTTTCCACCCTACCTGTTTCAAGACTTCTTAATGGACTTTTTGTATTATTTTTAAGAAGCGTATTTGAAGTACTAAATGTTCCACTTGTTAATGATGTATTAGAGAAATATGTTGCATTTGTTCCTGTTGTTGTTATGCTTGTGGGATTAAATGTAGTTGTACCTAACGTATTATGTGTGGTGTAAGTAAATGGTGAACCCGTATTTATCCATGCCGGATTACTAATTGTTACTGTACCAGAGCCACTACTGTAGTATGTTGGTGATAAAATTTCATTATAGAATTTGACAACCACATCACCATTATTGGCAATAGCTTGTTGAACTTCTTTATCATTCCCATTTACAATGTATGTTTCAAACAAAAACTTCTTCGCCTCATCAAGATACCTTTCGAGGAAAACACGTTCACCAGGACGAAGTATAATACCATTACCAATGGAATTACCATTCATCTCAATTTTTGCTAAAACTTTATTGTGTGTGGGATTAAAAAGTTCGATTTCGAACTCGTCACCGTTATTAAGATAAACGGTATCTGTGTGCTGTTTTAATCTTTGTTTACCTTTGGTAATAAAAGATTGTGGTACAGCAAGACCAGTTGTTGTAACTGAAATTCTTCTGTTCATTTTCCTTATATTTTTTTGTATTTGAACCCGAATTCGTTGGTATCAATTCCAACTCAAATGCCACAAGGACACTTCCGATTCAACCACAAGGTCTAATAATAAGTATAGTGAAAACTTAAAAAAAGGAAAGAGTATTTATATAATAAACACAAAACTTTTTATACTATGTTATTAAAATTAGGTTCAGAAGGAGAAGATGTAAAAAAACTCCAACAAAAATTAGGGGTGGACCCAATAGGTAAATTCGGTCCTAAAACCGAAGCTGCCGTTAAAGCTTGGCAAACTGCAAATGGACTAACCGCAGATGGTATTGTTGGTGACGGTACTTGGGGTAAATTATTTGCTGAGGGTGTTGTAAGTGCACCAACAGTAATTACGGAACCCGCACCTGTTGCAAGTGTTGGTGGTTTAAAGTTAGAAAAATTAAAAGGTCACGTACCTGACGCGGTTATTAGACAAATTCCTGATACTGCTGCTAAATTTCAAATTAACACACCATTAAGATTAGCGCACTTCTTAGCACAATGTGGTCACGAATCGGGTGGGTTTAGATTAACAAAAGAAAATTTAAATTATTCTGCAAAAGGTTTAACGGGAACATTTAAGAAATACTTCCCAACAGAAGCTGCCGCAAAACCTTATGAAAGACAACCCGCAAAAATTGCCAATAAAGTTTATGGAAACAGAATGGGCAATGGTCCCGAATCATCAGGTGAAGGTGCAAAATTCTGTGGACGTGGTTACATTCAATTAACCGGTAAAGAAAACTACACAGCATTTGGTAAGTCAATAAACGAAGATATTTTATCAAATCCAGATAAAGTTGCATCAGATTACGCATTATTATCTGCAGCTTGGTTCTTCAATAAAAATGGTTTACATAAAATGGCGGACGAAGGTGCAAGTGATACTGTTGTAACAAAAATTACTAAAAGAGTTAATGGAGGAACAATTGGTTTAGCTGACCGTATAAAACACTTCAAAGAATACTATTCTTTATTATCATAAAAAAAGGGACTTAATGTCCCTTTTTTTATTTTATTGATAATTCACCAATATCTACTTGTTTACTATTCGGGTCAAATTTAGTTGAGTCACTTAGGAATTCATCTCTAAACGCCATATATGATTTCTCACTTAAAATATAACCAATGTGTTGTTTGTCTTGTGGTTCATCGTTAATGATGTAGAATGAATTGCCGTCATCGGATAAAAATTTATACACCAATATATAATCACCATCATTTGTTACAACGATATCACCATCCCTATCTTGATTTACAAATTTGTCACTATATGTGATACCACCACTTTCAACCCAACCACCCTTTAACGTATCAAATATACCCATTTTTCTGGTATTTTTGTTAGATAAAACAACGGTTGTTTCAGTTTTCTTACCTGAAAATGCCATATTAAAGTCAACGTTAATATAGAATCCAACCAATTTACTCACACCATTTGGTACTCTTCTGTTAATTTTACTAGCAAATCCTTCAGTTGAAAGTATTGCCTTTAATAAATCCCAGTTTGATATTTTATGTGTATAGTTACTTGCATCAATTGTACCAATGTATGCAATTCTTACCGGTGGAGCCATTGCTTTCCATGACTTAACTTTAGTAATATCATTATCTTGTTGAATCCATATAATTTGTTCGTCAGGACTTAATCTGGCAAATTCTTTAGGACTACCCTCATTTTCACTAACTCTAACCTCACCCTGTTTTAATTTAACCTTTAATTCAGATTCTTCAAATTCTTCACTTTGAAATACGTTTCTATATTTTTCAAGTTCCGGATACATTTGAACAACTGACGCCCATGGTTTGGAAATCTCACCCGCATTTAACATTGGTGATAAGATAATGGCTCCATTTCTTTTTATTGCAATTGCAACCATGTGCCATTGACCTTTTTCAACAACATTTTGTAACGGGTCAATTTTATCATCAATTAGATAATAAAAAGTATAACCAATTTGCTCTCTCATTTGACCCCACTTATTTGGTGAATGACTATATAATGGTCTACCATTTTCGTCTTTTACTTCATATCCATATTGAGATTCTCCTCTCCATACTTGACACCACGGAGCTCTTAAATCGACACTTGAGAATTTAGGGTCACCCTTAACTATTTTAAATTGTTCCTTGAATATGGATTCATAATAATATCCAAATCTTTCTGAAGTTTCTTGGTCTTTAACGTAGTAAACTCTAACACCATTTTCATTTATAAGTGCGGTATTAGGGTCTTCCCACATTGATTTTGAGTATTCTAATTTTTCATCTGTTGGTCTATTTGAATTTTCTTTAAAAATAGAATCAACTCTCTCTTTCTCAATTTCTTCATCACTTTTTTCCGATTCGGTTCCCGAATCTGTACTTAAAGATTTTTTCTCAAATTTACCTTTACTTAACGCAACCATCAATTCTAATAATTCCTCAATAGGTGCTTCTGGTAAACTTTGAAGTTGTTGTAGTTCTATTTTTTTACTTCCGTGAGTACCATCATGACGTAATAAGAAATTATACACAATAGAATTATCAACATTTAATAATGGTTTGATAACATCGTGTCTTGTAATAATTTGATTTATATATTGATTTTGTTCTTCTGGTGTCAACTCGTTAAAAGATACCGGATATGCGTCCGATAATTTCTTTCTAACAATTGCAGGGAAGTCTTTTTTACTAACCGCCTCTGATAATACGGTAGATACAATTTTCTTGATGTTCATAATAGATAAATATTATATAAATACCTTTACCATATTAAAAATCAAGAGTTTTGTAATACATCTTCTTTTATTGACGGGGAAAAATTCTTTTTTAATATGTCAATTTCTTCTAATATCTTTTTAGCCATTCTTTCAATGGTAATTACCCTTAACAAATTATCAACATTTTCAGGATTACCATTAGTTGATTCACTTAATAAAACCATTTTCATTAAGTTGTCGTTACCTTCTTTTATTTGTTTCTCTTTCTTTCTTCGGAAATATCTTTGTGAGTTTTCTTTGGTACATGAGACACAATAGTTACTATGACCATCAGAAATCAGTTTGTTTTTATAAAAATTAGATAGTGATAACTCTTGTTTACAACCTGAACACTTTTTAGTTTTTTCCATGTTTAAAATTTATTTGTTCCACAAAGGTATGTATATTATAACAAAAATCCAAATATTCTTATGGCTAAAGAATTATTATTTAAAATGGGATATTATTCAATTTTTATCGATGAAACTAAAAAAGGTACGAAATACATCGTAGATAGTGGAAAAACTATCTATATTGAAAGGTTCAAAAAAACCATAATGAACCCCTATAGGGATTTAAAAGAGTTCTCGTCTTTGGAAAAAGCTAAGGATTATGTTGGGTTGAAGTTGGTTAAAAAATCACAGGATAAAAAGAAAAAAGTCGATAAATTACCTAAATCTTTATATTTGGTTTTAATCAAAGAGGAATCTACAGGTAAAACATTCGTTAAGGTTGGGATAACTTCTAAGAGATTTATAATGAGGCGTTTTAGTAAGGCATATGGTTATGATGGATATATGGTTGAAACCATTTTAAGAAGAATCGATACTCCAAATGCTGAACAGTTGGAAAGTGACATAAAAGAGAAATTGAATAAAAAAAGGTCTGTAAAAAAATACAGACCAATTTTGGAATCTTTTTCAGGTTATTCTGAATGTTTTGATTATAACGGTTTAGATGATATAATCAATATTTTTGATTCATTAACTAAAAATGTTTAGTTTCCTGATGGTAATAAACTAAATGTGATAACCATACCTGGTTGGATTGCCTTAGGGTTACCTTTTAATAAGTCATTGTCATACAATACGTTATATTCGGAATTTGCACCTTTCTTTTGTACTATACCACTAATTGTATCACCAGGTTTTACTTGGTATAAAATGTTACTATGACTGTTTTTACTTATTTCAGCGGCTTTTGCTGGAGAAAATCCAAATTTAGTACCTGCCGGATATTTTTTCATCTGTTGTGAAATCGGTGGGTTATTGTAAACCGCATCAAAACTTGCTTGTTGTTGTTTTGCAAATTTATCTTCAGGACTCATTTGTTCGTTTATTTGGTTATCGATAACCATTTTAATTTGTGATTCTGTGAATATATACTTTTTCATATTACTTAACTATTTTTCTTGTTGCTTTTTTATGTAAATCTTCATTTTCTTTTGTGAGATATTCAACCTTAACAGATAGTGCAGCCACTTCTTTTGTTAAAGCTAACACCATATTACGAAGTTCGTCTTTTTCTTTAGCTGACGTTTCTAACAATGCCTCCAATTTGGCGATTCTATCTTTACAATCGTGTCTAATAAAATCTTCATCTTTTTCTTTATGCATTGCCCTTCTTTCATAATAACGCCATGCACTACCACCACCTAATAATGTAACCGCAGTGATTAAAACCGAATAAATGTTTTCCATATTGTTATAAATAGTGTATTACAAAATAAAATTTCCAACTTTTTTAACATAGTCGACCCCAAATCCCAAATAAATTTTTTACTGACAAATAGTCACTAAAAATATGGACATTTTTAAGGTCGAATTCTTATTTATTTGTGTATGCGAAAATCAATTACAAATATGTCCAAACTTCTTTTTATGGATATTTTTTCGTATATTATACAAAACAATAAATTTTTAAACAAAAAACGAATGAAAAAAACAATTCTCAGTTTACTGCTGATGCTAGCAGTTGGGTTTTCGGGGTTTGCCCAAGTCACGACCTCGACGATATCAGGTATCGTAAAATCTGAAAAGGGAGAGGCATTGCCAGGTGCCACAATACAAGTTGTACACGTACCGACGGGAACCAAATATGGTACAAGTACAAATCAATCTGGTAGATATGTGGTTCCTGCTGTGAGAGTAGGTGGCCCATATAAAGTGGTGGTGTCGTTTGTTGGTTTTAAACAAAACGAACAATCTGACATCAATACTCAATTAGGTAATACCACAAATGTGGATGTTGTGTTAGTTGAAACTAATACATCATTAAAAGAAGTGGTTGTTTCTTCAGGTAGAAATAATATTATATCTAGAGAAAGAACAGGTGCGTCTCAACAATTTACTCGTAGAGATTTACAAAATATTCCAATTACAGGAGCAAGAACAATCGATGGTATTACAAAGTATAATCCAAACGGAAATGGTAACTCATTTGGCGCACAAGATTCTCGTTTGAATAACTTTACAATCGATGGTTCTCAATTCAATAATGGATTTGGTTTAGGTTCATCAGCACAGGCTGGCGGTAGAACAGGGGCTTCCGCCATATCGTTAGACGCGATTGAGCAATTGCAGGTAAACATAGCACCATTTGATATTCGTCAAAGTGGATTCGTTGGTGCGGGTATCAATGCGGTAACACGTTCAGGTACAAATGAAATTGAAGGTTCGGTATATCAAACACAAAGAGACAATAGTTCAACATATGTGGGTGATAATGCTAGAGGGACAAAAGTAACCGCATCTAAATTCGATGAGAAGGTACAAGGTTTCCGTTTAGGTGCGCCAATCATTAAGAATAAATTGTTCATCTTTGGTAACTACGAACAAATCGAAAAAACTGAACCAGGTACAACTTGGATTTCAACGGGTTCTCCATTGACAGGTTCACAAATTAGTAGACCAACTTATACACAATTATCAGACTTATCTAAATTTATGCAAGATAAGTTTAACTACACAACGGGTCCGTTTGAAGGATATTCTAATACAAATGCTTCTAAGAAATTCTTAGTTCGTGTGGATTGGAACATCAATGATAAACACAAATTAACGGCTCGTTATGTACATCACGATTCTGAAGCGGAGATTAACATTTCAAACTCAACTTCAGCAGGTTTTGGTAATAGAACAACTTCTGCATTGGCAATGAGTTTCCAAAATAGTGGTTACATTATTATGGATAATACTCGTTCTTATGTATTAGAATTGAACTCTAAATTATCAAACACTTTACATAACAACTTAATCGTTGGTTATGATAAACAAATTGAGGATAGAGCATATCGTTCTCAAATGTTCCCAACAATTGATATTAAAGATGGTGCAACAACTCTTACATCAGTAGGATTTGACCCATTCACTCCAGGAAATAAATTAGATTACAATACTTTCCATATTACAAACAACTTAACAAAGTATGCAAACAAACACACTTTGACATTTGGTTTTAATTATGAGAAATATCAATCTAATAACTTATTCTTCCCAGCATCTAATGGTGTTTATATCTTCAATAGTTTAGCGGATTTCTATACTGCCGCTAATCAATCATTAGCAAATGGTGGAGCACCATCTACATTAGTTCCTGCTCGTTTCCAATTCCGTTATTCGGCATTACCAGGGGCGGTTGACCCAATGCAAACTTTGAAAACTGATAGATTAGATATCTACGGACAAGATGAATATCAAGCAAATGATAAATTAAAATTAACTTTTGGTTTAAGAGCGGCGATTGTTTCATTCGAACAAACCGCATTAGAAAATCCGGCGGTAACAGCAATGACATTTGCGGGTGGATTGAAGTTTAATACTGGTGTTTTACCAAAAACACAAACATTGTTAGAACCACGTTTCGGATTTAACTATGATGTGTTTGGTGATAGAAAAACTCAATTCAGAGGTGGTAGTGGTGTGTTCACCGGTAGACCTCCATATGTGTTTATTTCTAACCAAGTTGGTAACAATGGTGTGTTGACAGGATATATTGATGTGAGTGGCGCGGCTGCTGCTAAATATGGTTTCACTGCTGACCCTAACAAATACTTTATTCCATCAACTCCAACTTTACCATCTACATTTGATTTAGCATTTACAGAAGAGAACTATAAGTTCCCACAAGTTTGGAAAACAAATATTGCGGTTGACCAAAAGTTACCATTTGGTTTCATCGGTACTGCTGAATTTATTACAAACAAAAACTTAAATGCTGTTCATTATTATAATGCAAACCTTGGTGTTCCAACCGGTGTATTTGCCGGTGTTGACCAAAGAGCAAAGTATGCAGGAACTGATGCGGGTGTTAGAGTAAACGGCAACGTTTCAAACGCCATTGTATTAGCAAATTCAAATGATACTTATTTCAATTCATTAACATTGAAATTAGAATATCCTTACCAAAAAGGTTTATTTGGTTCATTTGCTTGGACGGTATCAGATGCGCAAGATTATATGAGTGCGGGTTCAATTGCTAGTGGTTCTTGGACAGGTGCAAGAAGTGTAAATGGTAACAACGATTTATCACTTTCTAATTCAGATTTCTTATCTCCAAATCGTTTAGTAGGTTTGTTAGGATATAGATTAGAATATGGTGGTAACTATGGTGGTGCAACATCATTCACATTAGGTTATGTAGGAAATCAGGGTAATCCTTTCTCTTACACAATTGGTGGTGATATGAATGGTGATAGAATCGCAGGTAACGATTTAATCTTTGTACCTAAACAAATGGCAGATATTAAATTTGCACCATTAGTAGTTGGTACAAGAACTTATACACAAGAAGAACAACAGGCAGCATTTTGGTCTTATATTGAACAAGATGAGTACTTGTCTAAGAGAAGAGGTCAATACGCTGAAAGAAATGGTTCATTTATCCCTATGTTACATAGATTCGATTTATCGGTAGTACAAGATATCTATGTAAAAGTTAAAGGTAAAAAGAATACAATTCAAGTAAGAGCTGATATCTTAAACTTTGGTAACTTATTGAATAATGAGTGGGGTGTTTCTCAAAGAGCAACTGCTCCAACTATCTTAAACTATTCAACTACAACAAATGGTGAACCAGTTTATAAGTTAGCAACTCAAAAATTATTAGATGGTTCTACTATCTTAGCTAAGGATACATATCAATACAATTCATCAGTATTTGATGTGTGGAGTGCACAATTGGGTGTACGTTATATCTTTGGTAGATAATAGAATAAAAATTGACTAAAAAAGAAAGGGGTAGATTTGATAATCTACTCCTTTTTTGTTATATTTTAGTATGTCAAAAATCATTAACTTATTTGGTGGTCCTGGTATTGGGAAATCCACCCAAGCTTCGGGTTTGTTTACCGAAATGAAACGTAATCATATGAGTGTTGAATACACTTACGAATTCCCAAAAGAAGTTGCGTGGGAAGGTAATATTAGTCAATTAAAAGACCAATTTTTTATAACAGGTAATCAACACAGAAACATTAGTCGACTGTATGGTAAAGTTGACTATATTATAGTAGATTCACCAATAATACTTGGTTGTTTTTATGAACAGAGATATGGTACCGATTATCCTGCATCTTTTTATGGTGTTACGGGATTAAGTAAATTTCTATGGAATTTATTTAAACAATATGATAACATAAACATTCTATTAAAACGTAATAATGAAACATACGACCCAAATGGTAGGATACAAGATTTACAAGAAGCACAAGAAATTGATGAGGATATTAGACAAACACTTCTCGTTAATAATATACCCTTTGCTGAATTTGATGTTAATACTAATACTGCTGTGGATATATTTAAGTATATAACACAATTATAGTATGAAAAAATTTTTAGTATTATTTGGACTTATCATATCAATAAGTTCATTTTCTCAAGACACAATAAGAGTAAAAAACAACGTATTTGAGGTACTTTATTCTCAAAATTTGGAACAACCTTTATGGATAAAATATCGTTCAACAAATAGACCTACTAATGTTAATAGAGGTGCTATGGATTTCTATACAGAAAAGGGAATAAAAACGTCAGATGGTGCGGATTATTTAAAAAACATATACGATAAAGGTCACGGAGCACCCGCAGCATCATTTTCGGATAATATGGAAAATCTAAAACAAACTTTTTCATACTTGAATTGTATTTTACAAGACCAATATCTTAACAGAGGTGAATGGAGATTATTGGAAGAACAAGAAAGAAAATGGGATGATTCTGAAGATTTAACTGTGTTAATTAAAGTATTTTTTGATAAACCGGCGAAAAGATTACCTACAAATGCTGCAATTCCAACACATATGCAAAAACACATTTATTTTGAAAAACAAAAAAAATGGAAATGTTATGTATTTTTAAATCAAAAACCAAAATTCAAATGGGATGAATTAGAAATGGTATGTGATGATTCAGACCACAAATAAATTTAATATATGTTAAATAAAGAACTAATAAATTATCAAGATAAATTATACTGGGTCTACAGAAAAGTAAAACATTCCCAAGTTAAAGAAGGTTCAGTTAGTGACTTAAAAGATTTTTGGATGTGTGATATGGTTGTGAGAAGCAAAAATCAACAAGATGACTCTTTATTATTTTTAAGAGAAATAGAAGAGGCGAAAATCGTTAAAGATATGATTTAATATATGTGATACACGTTTTTGTGTATTTTTCTTCATTTCTTTTTGCCTCCCTTTCGTATGGATTAGTTGAATAATAGTAATGGTCCTGATAATCCAAATATTTTGTTCTTGATTGTAGGTAATGCGTATATTCGTGAATTATTGTTGAAACAATATCATGTATAGTATCACAATTAGGAAGATATAAAGTTATTTTGTTTCTCCAAAAACAATAATTACCAAAAACAATATGTTTTTTCATTGTTCTTGGTCTATGACTAAATTCAAAAATGAGTTTTGTTCTTTTTCTTTCGTTGGTACCAAACGTTTTTTTACACCATTTCATAGTTTCATTGGCATAAAATTTTTTAACGTCAATATTGATACTCTTTTTACTCATTATTTGACTTATCTGTTTTTATTGTTCTCGTCTTTTTAGGTGGTGTTTTGGTAAATTCATTAACCGCATCAAAATTATTACTAATATCCTTTAAAATTGCCGCAAATTCATAATTTTCAGACTCCTCGTTTTTCTTCCACAAAACCGTAATGAATGTTTTTAACTCCAAATCGGTAAGTCTTGTACGTAATTTTACTGAATTTTTCATCATCTTGAAAACAACGTATAGAACACCCATTTTCTTATCATGAGGTAATGTAAAGTAATTATTTATCGATACTGAAGATAAAATATTATCTGTAACCGACTCTAAAAATGATATAAAAGATGGGTGATTTACGTTTACCTTCATAAACAATTTCGTTTTTTTATAAATAGACAATAAATGGATAAATTTTTAAAAAATGGGCCATTTATTTAGCCCATTTACCACGAATTACGATTTGTGCAATAATGTTATATACAGATAAATCTTGATATGTGTCTTCTACCGCTTCCCCAACCGTGTCAGGTTTACCTAAAAGGACCAATTGCTTCAATCTCTGAATCTTATCGTTCATTCTGAACCAAAGTCCCGTTTGAGATAATTTAACCTCTTCAGGAGTCTCTAAACGTGTTCCAACCGATATATTATCTGGTCCATAATTCATTTGTTTCCTACAAAACACTTCATACTGTTCTTTAAGGATTTTTTTAAATTCTTTTGTGGTTTCAGGATATTTTTCCTCACACATTTTTACCGCATCAACGGGTTGTTCTCTATTTTCTGACATATGTTTATTTTTTTATTCAATATACGGATTTTTATTTGTAATACAAAATATTTATAAGAAATATATTATCATGAATATAGAGAACACACAAAATTTTGATGAGTCCTTTGGTAAGGATGGTGAAAGTAAACCAAAACATACCCAATTTATAAAAATGTTAACTTTTAGAGTCGTTCCTGCATACTATAAGGAAATTGAAAAGGTTGCAAAAAATAAAAAAGTGTCCGTTTCTAAACTTATTAGAACTTACATTAAAGATGGTATGAAAAGAGATGGTGAAATTAGTGGTTCTGAGGATAAGGAATTTATGGTTGAGCCAGATATGGATTAAAAAATATCAATTATGACTGAAAAAGGGATTTTAACCGAAAATAAAGTAAAAGAGGTTTTAGGTAGACTTTTAAACGAGGAAACATCTAAGGTAAAAAGAGAAGAATATAATAGACTTCAATTTAAAATTGAGGAATTACAAAATTCTCTAAATGATACCGTTAGGGAATTTAGAAAAATGGAAGATTCGATACCTGCGGGATTAAAAACAATTGCAAATGGTAGAGTTTCAGGAATATCTTCAAATTTACTTGAAGTTCAAAAACTAATTGCCCAATTAAAGGATAAGTTGAAACAACACAAGAAAAATTCATTCTCTCAACAAGTTGATGAGAAGAAAAACATCAAATAATTACTTACCTTTTAAGTAATTTTTACCTTTTTCAGTTAAAAAAAACATTTCTTCAGTATTTTCATCTTCATATGAATTTACCAACCCTTTTTGTTTTAATTCATACAATAAAGAACCTGCAACAATTTCTTTTAATAGTTTTTCAAACTCTTCTTCACTAAAAATTTCTTCAATATCGGAATCTAATTCACCGTTAATAAATTTTTCGGTCATTAAGTCCAATATATGTTGTCTAGTATAGGTTAAATCCTCAATTTCATAATCTTTAAAAAATAAAGATTCTTTTAATCCCTCTATTAGATTTTCGGTTTCTTGAATAACAATTGGTTGGTATATTTTTTGCATTTCAATTTATTTAATAGTTTAAATATAGATAAAATAAACCGTTAAAACAAATATAGAATTGAAATTTACCGTATTTTTTAGTATATTATACTATAATTTTATATTAAATGGGAAACGGAAAGATTTTTATTCAAATTGCGTCCTATAGGGACCCACAACTAATTCCAACAATTAAAGATTGCATCGAAAAAGCAAAGAAACCTGAAAATTTAGTGTTTTCAATAGCATGGCAACATGCATCATTTGATGAATGGGATAATTTAGATGAGTTTAAAGATGATAGTAGATTTAAAATTGTTGACATTAACTACAAAGACTCACAAGGTGCTTGTTGGGCGAGAAATAAATTACAACAACAATACAATGGAGAAGAGTATACACTTCAATTAGATTCTCACCATAGATTTGTGGAAAATTGGGATGATGAGTGTATAAAAATGATAAAACAATTACAAAAAAAAGGTCATAAAAAACCATTATTAACGGGTTATGTTTCTTCTTTTGACCCAGATAATGACCCGGCAGGTAGAATTCAACAACCTTGGAAAATGAATTTTGATAGATTCATTCCTGAAGGTGCGGTATTCTTTTTACCCGCAACAATTGATGATTACCAAGAAAGAACCGAACCAATTCCTGCAAGATTTTATTCTGCACACTTCTGTTTTACATTGGGTCAATTTGCTGTTGAAGTACCTCACGACCCTGAATATTATTTTCACGGAGAAGAAATATCAATTGCGGTAAGAGCTTACACATGGGGTTATGACTTGTTCCATCCACACAAAGTGGTGGTATGGCACGAATATACACGTAAAGGTAGAAAAAAACAATGGGATGATGACCCTGTTTGGGTTTCAAGAAACATTGCGTGTCATAAAAGAAATAGGAAGCTATTTGAAATGGATGGAGAAATAAAGGATATTGATTTTGGTGTTTATGATTTTGGTAAAATTAGAACATTAGAAGATTATGAAAGATATTCGGGTTTATCATTCAAAAAAAGAGCTGTTCAAAAATATACGATTGATAACAATTTAGCTCCGAATCCTCCATTATATGGTGAAGAATTTGATAATTCGTTTTTGAAAGTCTTTAAACATTGTATAGATGTGACATATGATAGAGTTCCTGAAGATGATTACGAATTTTGGGTTGTTGCATTTCATGATGAAAAAGATGAAACTATCTTTAGAAAAGATGCCGATTCAAATGAAATTAGAGGTTTAAAAAACGACCCAGACGGTTATTGCAAAATTTGGAGAGAATTCCAAGTTGATAAAACTCCAAAATATTGGGTTGTTTGGCCATATAGTACTTCTAAGGGGTGGTGTAATAGATTAACGGGGGATTTGTAATGAAAAAGTTAATTTCACATAGAGGTAATGTAAATGGGAAAATTTTAAATAATGAAAATCATCCCGAATATATTGATGAGGCGATAAATGCCGGATTTGATGTGGAAATTGATATGTGGTGGACCGATGGTAGGGTTTATTTAGGTCACGATAAACCACAATATGAAGTGGATGATAAATGGCTTGGTGAACGTATTGATAAACTATGGATTCATTGTAAAAATGTTGATTTATTACCATGGATTCAAAATACCAATCTACATTATTTTTGGCATCAAAATGACGATTATACCTTAACATCAAATAATATTATATGGGTATATCCGGGGAAAAAATTAACGGCAAATTCAATATGTGTTATGCCTGAATTAAATGGGTTAGACAAGTATATATTGAATGAGTGTTTAGGGGTTTGTTCCGATAACATTACACAATTTTTATGATAAAGTTAATTGCGTTTGATTTAGATGGTGTTTTAGTTGATAGTGTCGATTTGCATACACAAGCATTTAATGAATCAATAAAAGAGGTTGCGGGAATTGATTTCATCCCAACAGAAGACGAACATTTTAATGGATTAAAAACAACAGATAAGTTAAAATTCTTATCTAAACATAAAAATTTACCGTTAGAATATTGTGATGAAATATGGAAAAATAAACAATCAAAAACATTTGATTTAATATCAAAAATTGAAAAGAACGTAATACATTGTAATATGTTAAACGATTTGAAAGAAATGGGGTATAAACTATCCTGTTGTTCAAATTCAATAAAACAATCCGTTTTGTTTATGTTATCAAATTTGGGAATATTGCCATATTTTGATTTAATATTAAGTAATGAGGATGTAAAAAACGCCAAACCTCATCCTGAAATGTATTGGAATTCTATGAGTTTTTTTGGGGTTTTACCTGAAGAAACACTAATACTTGAAGATTCGTATAATGGTTTGATTTCAGCGAAAAAAAGTGGGGCAAACATTATTAAAATAGAATCCCTAAATGATGTAACATTCGAAAAAATAATACAAACAATACAAAAAATAGATGAGAAAAATAATAGTTCACAATCCATGTAACGAACACACTAGATATTTTAGGAATTACAATTTGTTTTGGGACGATTTAACTGATGAGTTAAAGAAAAAATATGAAGTAATTGAAAATAGATACTATGAATTGGCAAATCAACAAAGATTCAAAGTAAATTTAAAAAATCAAACCTGTTCTGATGGTGATTTTCTTTTAATGGAGTGTGAGTATGTTATTGAATTTGAAGATACTGGTGAATTTTATATTATGTCAGTATCAGATGATTTATCACATGCCACTTTAAACGAGAAATCAAATCCATCACTTAAAAAGGTACTAATATCACAATTCAATCGACAAGAAATTGTATCACATGTTAGTGAAGTGAACATGGAAAGATATAGCCCATGGATTTATTTTCCATGTACTATAGATGATTTAGAATCACATTATGAAAAGAGAAAAAGTTTAAATGAATATATTGATAAAATGTACTTTAGAGGAACTTCAATTTCCGATAGACCAATTGTCACTTATATTGACCAAAATTATTTAAATGGTTATAATCCAATCGGTAGTCCACAAACATATTTTAATGATTTGATAAATTATAAAATCGGTTTATCGGTTGCAGGTAGGGGGGAACTATGTTATCGAGATATTGAATATATGGCGTTGGGGATACCGTTTTTAAGATTTCAATATAATTCTGAATTAAGTCCAAATTTAATACCTAATTTCCATTACATATCAATTGATAGACCTGAGGATTTGATAAAAGATAGGTTAGGTAACATTCAACATGCGAAAATGATTGAGGATAGATTTTTAGAAGTCAAAGACGATAAAGATTTTTTAGATTTCATATCAAAAAATGCAAGAGAATATTATACTACTTATTTGAATAGAGGAAACAACGTTAAACACACACTAAACTTATTAGGTATTTGATGAAAGATTTACACATTATAACCGTTTATTTTGATTATCCGGATAATCAAATTACAACATACGAAAAAAAATTATTTGCGGACTTTGATTCTTCTGACTTTAATCGAATCTATTTTAAAAGTGAGGATTATGGTAAGAAAAATGAATCTTTATATTTTAAATTTACACTTTTTAGAATTGTCGAAATGTTAAAATATGTTGAGGAACATATTTTAGGAAAGTACAAATATCTTTTATTATTAGATGGTACAGATATTGGTTATGTTGGAGGAATTCAAAATTTCAAAGATATATTGAATGAATACAATACAAAAATGTTGTTTGGTGCCGAAACAAATTTATGGCCAGGTACAGAATATAGTCATTTATATGAAAATAAACAGAAGGGTAGATTTACATTTTTAAATGCCGGTACAATGATTACCGAGGTTGAGTTTTATCATAAAAAATTAAAAGATGTTATTGAAAGGGGTAAATTTGGCTTATGTGACCAAGGTAATTGGCAAATTGAATATTTGTTATGTGAAAATAGTGATATTGAAATTGATTATAAAAAACTATTGGTTTTAAATACATTTAACGCTAAAGACGAGTTTACTATTGTCGATAATAAAGTTCAGTTTATTGATAAATCTCCAATATTCATACATGATAATGGTGGGTTTACGGAAAACACAATAAAACTATTAGAATATTTTAAATAATGAAACCATTAGAATTTTTAAAACACACCAGAGAAAGAATATTAAAAGAAACAATTTCTTTTATTCAAATTGGTGCAAATGACGGTGTTACAAATGATTACGCGAATAATATAATTAAAGAAAATGATTTTGGTTATTTTTTTGAACCCATAAAAAAACCTTTTGATTTATTGATTGATAATAAACGTAACTATGTAAATTCAAAATTTTTTAATAAAGCAATTTTACCCGAATCATTAGTTGATTACAAAACTATGAATATATTATCTTATGATGATTTGAATCAAGGGTCATCATTTGGTAACACGGTGGAGGATAGAATTATCGAAAGGGTGAATGTTGACACAGTAACAGTTAAAGACTTTATTGATGAAAATGAAATAGGTGAAATAGATTATATTTTCTGTGATGCCGAGGGAATTGACCATTTAATAATTAACGATTTTTTAAAATACCTTAATCCAAAGGTATTGTTTTTTGAAACATGCTCTTGGAGATGTCAAGATGGTAAAGATGGTCAATTAGTTACAACTACGGGAGAAAATTTAACTATCCCATCTAACGATAAACAAAAAAAGATGTTAGAAGATTTGGGATACTTTGTTATTGATTATTGTAAAGTTAACGAATCATATAGTGAAGATATGGTTGCAGTAAAAAAAGAATTATTATATGAAAACAATTAAAATATCGAGAATTGGGTTTCCCAATCATGGAATGCATAGTTGGATGAGATTTTTTATTTTTGTCCTATCTAAAAAATATAACGTAATAGTAGACTCGGTTAATCCTGATATTATCATAAGAAGTAACATACATTTTTCTTATGACGATGAAGATACATTTTTAAAATGTAAACCAATCCAATACGACTCAAATAAAAAATACATTTATGTTTCTGGTGAACAGGCCGATTTTCATGGAGTGTTAAATAATGAAAACACTTGGTCAATCGGTTATCAAAATTTTGAACACCCGAGATATTTGAGACAACCATCAGGTATATTCGATGTTTGGACATTATTTGATGAGGCGAGGTTAACAGATTCACCATTTAATTGGTTGGTCGAAGAAAGAAATTTCGATAAAATTAAAAATAGAAATGTTGGATTTTGTTCAATAACACAAGCATCACATAATGATTTTAGAGAAAAAGTGTTTGATAAATTATGTGAATATAAAACTGTAAAATCTTCAGGTCCGTGGAAACAAAATATTAACTATGAAGACGGTGGATTGAACAAGTACCAATGGCATAATAATCTATATATGGGTAGAATAGATGGATTAACTTACAGAGAAAAAATCGAATTTTTTCAAAAGTATAAATTCAATATTTCAATACATTTTACAGACACTCCATATATTTTACAAGAGAAGATATTTCATGCATATTTTAGTGGTGCGATACCAATTTTTTACGGTAACGACAAAATTTTATTTGAGGGTTTTAACCCAAATAGCTTTATAAATTTACACGATTATAAAGATAATTTAGACGAATTTTTAAATCTGGTGAAAGAAATTGATAACAACGAGGAACTTTATAAAAAGTATATAAAAGAACCAATTTATTTAGATAATAAGTTACCAAACTATATGGATTTTGATTATACTTTGGATTTCCTAACTAAAGTTATTGAATCATGAGACACTTATATTGTACCATAGCGGTTGGTGATTATTATTTGAATTCGGCAAAAGAAATGTCGAAAGTTTTAAATGAAAAATCTCAAAATCACCATTTCTTAATTGTAACAGATAAACCAGAGGAGAATTATGATAATACAACATTTGTTAATATACCTGAAGACCAAGTAGTATTCATCAACGATGGGTTTAACTATTGTTTAAAGTATTATCCATTATATCTTGCAAAAGATATGGAATATGAACATATTATTTTTATTGATTCTGATTGGAGGATTAAAGAAAAATACGATGAAAATGGGGTTATATCCATGTTTGAATTTATGAATAAGAATAATTTTGATATTTTATTTGAACGACCTCATACAATTGGTGCTGGAAAATTTGATGGTAGGGATTGTTTTTGGGGTCATAAGAGGGATTTTTATAAGTTAATGGACACTACTGAATATGATTTAGGACATGTTTGTAATGAACAGTTTATTGTTTTTAAAAAAAATGATAAATTTAATGTATTCATTGAAAAATGGAAAGAACTATATGAAATTTCAGCTGAAAATAAATTGTGGCCATTTGCTGAGGGTACCGAAATTGGTATGTCTATGGCTCACGCAAAATTAAACTTTTCATATGCAACTTGGGAACACTATCTTAGAGGTATGTATGAATTCACAAGTAAAGATGGTGGAATAAGTATTAAATTTTAAAATATGATTTTTAACGAAACAACAATTAAAAAAATTAACCTAGAAAATAATGACGGATTATCTGCATATATGAATTTAGCATCTCAGCAAAATCATAATGTTTATGAAATCTTTTATAATTTTTTAAATGAAATAAAACCAAAAAGAATTTTAGAAATTGGAACCGCATTAGGTGGATTCACTCAATTTTTAAAAAACGTATCAGATGAGTCTGAGTTAAACATCGACATTTTATCTTATGATATACATAGGATGGATTGGTATCAATCTATGGTTAAACCTGGTTTAGATATTAAAGTTGAAAATGTGTTTGACGAACATTATCTTACGGTTAAACAAGAAGTCATTGATTTTATTCAACAAGATGGTATTACAATTGTTTTATGTGATGGAGGTAATAAAGTGGGTGAATTTAATATACTATCCAACTTTATTAAGCAAGGTGACTTTATTATGGCTCACGATTATGTTGATACCAGAGAAAATTTCAATCAAAATTACGATAGGAAAATTTGGAATTGGCACGAAATATCTGAAAGTGATATCTCAATCGCATGTGACAGAAATAATTTAAAACCATATAATAAAGTAATTTTCGACTCAGTTGTATGGGTTTGTAAAACAAAATAGAATGAACGTTATCGATAAAATATTATCGTCTGAAAATAAACAAATTGATTCGTCAATTATAAATTTCGACCAAATAACAAACTTAGTAAAATATCTACATAATTCCATTGAAAATAAAATTGATGGGGATGTTGTTGAATTTGGTTGTTATGTGGGGGAATCTAGCAAGTACCTAATGAGAACTTTAGTTGAAACCAATTCAACTAAAAAACTATATGTTTACGATTCATTTGAAGGTTTACCACCATTGTCAAAATGGGAGGAAGGTACAGGATGGAGAGCTGGAACATTAAAGAGTACCGAAGAGATTTTAGTATCAAATTTTGAACAGAATAATCTACCATTACCAACAATTCATAAAGATTGGTTTAAAAATGTTCCCGAAGATAAAATTCCTGAAAAAATTTCTTTTGCATTTTTAGACGGAGACTTTTATGATTCAATATATGATAGTTTAAATAAAATATTTGATAGAGTTACTGATGGTGGATACATTTGTTTTCATGATTACCAACGTGTAGATTTACCTGGAGTTAGAGCTGCGATTGAAGATACGTTTAAAGAAAGAGGTGTAGAATATACCGTTGTTGAAGTATGTGAACAATTAGGGGTCTATAAGAAGAATGGGAATGTTGAAAATTTTAACCCTCCAATGGAAACAAAAAAGAATGTGAAATATGGTGGTACAACAATTGTTACGGGAATATGGGACATTAAAAGAGATGAGTTAAGTGAAGGTTGGAGTAGAAAATTTGAACACTATCTTAAACATTTGGAAAAACTAATGTTGGTGGAAGATAATATGATTATCTTTATTGAGGAAAAATATAAAAATTTTGTAGAAGAACGTAGACAAAAACATAACACTTTAATTGTTGTCAAAGAATTAGATTGGTTTAAATCAAACGGTGATTTGTTTAATAAAATACAAAAAATTAGAACTAATCCCGATTGGTATAATCAAGTGGGATGGTTATCTGAAAGTACTCAAGCTAAATTGGAAATGTATAATCCAATTGTGATGTCTAAAATGTTTTTATTAAATGATGCATCCATTTTAGACCCATTTAACTCAAGTCATTTAGTTTGGATTGACGGGGCGTTAACTAATACTGTCCACGAGGGATATTTTTGGAAAGATAATGTAATTCAAAAATTGGGTGATGTTTTAAACAAATTTACATTTGTTTGTTTTCCTTATGACGGCAAGGTTGAAATACATGGTTTCAAATATGATGAAATGTGTAGATACTCTGAAGGAGAAGTTGATAAAGTCGCAAGAGGTGGAATTTTTGGTGGTCCGAAACATTTAATGACTAAAATAAATAACATTTATTATAGTTTATTAAACGAAACATTATCGAAAGGTTTGATGGGTACAGAAGAAAGTATTTTTACTATAATGACCTATAAACACCCCGAACTAATACAATACTTTGAAATTCAAAATAATGGATTATTGGGTACGTTTTTTGAAAATTTGAAAACAGATTCATTAACCGCTAAAGTTGAAAAGTCAAATGTTTTTAAAGTAAATCCACATAGTAAAAACAATACTGCACTTTATGTTTTAACATACAATTCACCTAAACAATTTGAAAAACTATGTTTATCATTTGAAATGTATGATAAAGATTTTTTAGATAGACCCAAAAAGTTTTTATTAAATAATTCAATAGATAGGGAGACAGATTTGGCGTATACTGAACTATGTGAGAGGTATGGGTTTGAGGAAATTAAAAAGAATAATATCGGTATATGTGGTGGCAGACAATTTATTGCTGAACATGCTGAAGAAAATAAGTTTGATTATTATTTCTTTTTTGAAGATGACATGTTTTTTTATTTGGGTCCAGATGAATTTTGTAAAAATGGTTTCAGAAGAAAGATAAAAAATTTCTATAATATAATGATGGATATCATTTGGTTAGAGAATTTTGATTTTTTAAAATGGAATTTTACTGAATTCTTTGGTGATAATTCAAAACAATGGGCTTGGCACAATGTTCCTGGTAGTGTTAGGGCCAGTCTTTTTCCCGATAAGCCAATCAAATTTAACGATGATTACAATTACGCACCTAATTTAAATTTTAAAAATATTAAATCATTAAATGGTGTACCATATGCTACAGGTGAAATATATTATTGTAATTGGCCACAAGTTGTGTCAAGAGAGGGAAATAAAAAAATGTTTTTAGATGTAAAATGGGGTAGTCCGTTTGAACAAACTTGGATGTCTCACTTTTATCAAGAAACATTAAAAGGTAAAATTTATCCGGGGATATTGTTAGCAACACCAACAGAACACGATAGATTTGATTTTTATCCGGGTAAAGATAGGAAAGAAAACTAAAAATAAAAACCTCCAATTAGGAGGTTTTTTTATCATCTTTTTTGTCTTCAGGTTTCTGTAAACCTTTTTTAGTTTCGTTTACTTTAACATAGTGATTTTTAGTAGCGTCTTTATGCTTTTCTAAAATTTTCTTTTTTTCTTCTTCAGACATTCCAAATATACTCATAATTAAATTGTTTTTTTATTTTTTATTTTTAAAACTTCGTTTATTTTATTTTTCAACATTTGACATTTTTCATATTCCTCCCTATCTTCAAAAATACCAATTGTGGCTTCCAATACTTCAATAAATAAGTCCAAATCGGTTTCATATGATATAATTGTACAATTACTATTATAATAATTTAAAACGTCATTGTCAATGGATAATAAAAAATTATACACCATTTCTAACTCTTCATCATTACAATTATTATAACCTAAAACCATTGTGGTTTGTAATAAAAAATTATACTTCATATAAATACCTATTGAATTTTACCGACTAACATTTTATCTAATATTTTAAAACAATCCATAAATCCCTCTAATTCACATTCTTCTCTTGTTTTCTTAGAATCTTGGGTTGGACCAAAAACTATCCCATTTGATAATGAAATTGTGAAAACCCATTGATGTGGGTTATACATTTCAACGGTAAGATATACTCCTTCCTTATCAAAAAACTGATATAACTTTTTAGTGTCGTAAACACATAATGTCGATATACTCAATACACCAACATTTGGGAACATGACACTTGTGAATCTTTTAAACGATTCGTGATAAAGATATTCTACGGTATACCAATCTAACATACCAGTAATTATATGGTTTTTAATCAATTTTGTATATAAAAAATGTCTTTTTGGGAAAAAATAAATAATTATGATTGTTTACAATGAATATACTCGAATATTACTATAACGACGACAATCGATTATTATACGTTGAGTTCTCCACAAAAGACGATGGGGATAGTTTTTATCGAGTTTTAAAACTTGACTACGAACAAATTGAATATTACTCACCTGAAATCATATCTGAAGACGAAATGAATGACATCGATGAGGATTTTATTGTAGAATTGATAGAACAATACTTAAAAGAAAATAATTTACCTGAAGAGATAAGTCTGTGATATTTATATATTATGGGATTTTTAGATGACGATAAAAAGAAGAAACTCGACAGTTTCGTTAAGTTCGTAAAGAACCAATTGGAGTTGGAAACTGTTCCAACCATCAATATTAAAGGTAATAGAGACGGTTTAAAAACCACAGCAAATTACGATTATACTAAAGAGAATAAAATCATCAAGGTGTATGGTAAAAATCGTGCGTTGGTTGATATTATGAGAAGTATTGCACATGAACTTGTGCACCATAAACAATTTGAACAAGGTCGTTTAAATGGTCCACAACCTCCCGATATTGGTGGGGAAATAGAGGATGAAGCTAACGCTAAGGCGGGACAATATATCAAACTTTACGCAAAAGAAGACCCAACCATTTACGACGACTAATATATTCCGAAGTATTTTTTAATTAAAATATTTGCGGGTTTACCAAAAGTAACAAAATCCCATTCTTTATCTTTTTCAGAAAAATAGGTTGTATTTGTACCCCAAATTGACACTCCTTTAATATTTGTATTAGTTGATAGTTTACCCAATAAAACATCAATTCCCATTGATTGTAATTCATAATATGGTGAATTTGTTTTTATTGGTAAGTTTGATGGCTCCGATAGTGAGTTAATCGAACTTTTATATCCACTTTCTAAAACGTATATTTTTTTTCCGTATTGGGTAGATATTCCATTTAAATAACCGGTAATATCGTTTATATATTCAGGATTTGTATTGTTAGCGTTATCCCAATTACTTTTTAATTCGTCTAATGTTGGAGTTGGTTTGTCACTTAATGGAACGTACAATGAGACACCAATAAAATCCAATTTATCCCAAAAAACGACTTCATTAACATCAGGATTACCTTTCCATCTATTAAAAACCGCATCATATGTTAATTTACCTGAATATACTTTCTTAACTTCATCAATTAACAAAACCCACTCATCCCTTCTTTTCGTATCAACCATATCCATCTCGGTACCTAAACATAAAACATCAAAATTACTACCACCCAAATTTTTAACCATATTTACCAAAAAGTTTTTCCACTCATCAATGATATTTTTATTATAATTTGTAGTATCTGAAGTATTATAAATCATTCTATTGTTTGTGGAATTATCAGTAATTGTGTGAGGTTTCACCACCACCTTAAATCCCTTATTTTTGGATAGGATGATGATATTTTTAATATCACTCAAATTTGGTTCATATATTCCATTTGGAATGACTTTACCTGAATTATCAATCATGACACCAAAATCTATTGTAACGGTATTTGACCCAATATTTTTCATCGAGTCCAATAATATTTCAACTCTATTAGATGTAACATCACCACACGATTTACACCAAACCCCGAGATTAAATCCTTGATACTCAAATGTTGGGGTTTTTTGAATCGGTAAAATTTCAATTTCCTTATTACACGAAATTAAGGTTAAAACGAGTAATGAGATTATTATTCTATTCATGTCTTTATAATTTTCACAAAAATATGTATTTTTTAGGATATACACACAAATTTCAAAGATTTTTTTTTGTATTTATATATTATGAAAGTAATGATTAGTGAGAAACAATTGAAACATATTGTATCAAAAAAGGTTGAAAATCAAGAAATTGACGAGCAGGACTCAAATCCGGCGGATGCTCAACCAACCGCAGGAACTTCTAGTACCCAATCTGGTGGTCAAGGTTATCCTGAAGTGGGAAAATGGGAGAGTGGAGTTAAAAGAGGGTCGGCGAATCAAATAGGGGTTACAAAATGGTCCGATATTGTTGGTTCCACACTTGTAAGAGGTAAATCAAACCCATTAAAATAAGAATATTAAGATATTTATATAGAAATCCCAAAAATAATGGTATATCAAAGAAAACAAATCATTTCAGAATCTGAAAGAAATCAAATCAGGTCAATGTATGGTTTAAAACCTCAAAAAGATTTTGTTTTTGATTTTGTGGTTACTGAAAATGAAAAATATGTCATTATTATGGACCAAGTTTTTACTAAAGATAGTAACGGAGTAACAATAGGGTCAATATGGGAGAATACACATATATTCAATGAATTGATTAAAGAATCGTTTAAAGATTTAAATGAGTCAATTCAAGGTGAATTAACAAATATTATTCAAGATATTAAATGGTCTAAAGATTTAGTTAATGAATGGTTAACCGAAAAAACGATTATAACTGAAACTTGGTGGGATGATTTAAAATCGGGTACGTCATCATTAGTAAGTAAAATCGGAAATAGTGCAGTTGAAATGGCTAAAGGTATTTTTACTAAGGGTGTTATACCTGCACTTAGATGGGTTAGACGTGGTTTATATACTGGAGTGGGTATTGTGATTGATGTGGTTGTTTCAATATTAGCCGCAAAAACAAATGCAATTGTTTGGTTTGTGATTGTGTTGTTAGACATTTATGAAATTGCAACGGGTGATTTTGACCCACAAGACCCCCAAAGAATGCAATTACCGTTCTTCTTTTTATTTGCGGATTTATTGGGTTGTATCTTTACTGGTGCTGCCGCTTTAGGTGCTAAAAAAGCCGCACCTGCAATAATGAAACAAGGTATTGAAAAGGCCGCACCATCATTAGCAAAAACCGCAAAAACTATGGGTCAAAAAATACCTGGTTTAAAATCACAATTAAAAAACGTCGCATCAGGTTTAGAAAAAGGGTTAGGACCAAAATCAACAGGTGTGATTGGTAAGATAAAAGGATTTATTGACGGAATACTTGATGAATTGATTAAATTCATACCTCGATTATTTTCTAAACAGGGTGCTAAGGCAGTTGCAACTGCGGGTGCGGTTGCTGGTGTTGGTCACGTTGTAAGTAAAGGTATTGAAAAAATAGATAAAAACGGAAGAGTTGGTAATGCGATTCTTTCATTTGATGATAAAATGAGAACATCAACAGGATTAGGTTCTCTTAAGGTTTCTGATGCCGAAGGAAACGCTATATTACAAATGGCTCAAAAATAAAAAAATATGAAATTTGAAGAAGTTTTAAATGAAAATGTTGAAATTTTAAATGAAGGTGCATTAACTGATTTTTTAACCGCAACATTTAAAGGGTTTAAAAGAACCATCGGATCAACGGCTGAAACATTGTTACAAAAAGCATTAAACGATGTTGCCCAAGGAGGTAAAAAAGTCGCGTTATCTGCGTTAAGAAAAAACACATCTTACCAAGATGCACTTAAAACTACAGTTGCTGAGGCATCAAGAGCACAATACGGTAAAACATTTGACCAATTATTACAATTTGATAAGAACACAGCACAAAAATTGGTGAACGATGTTCAAACGGGAATGGAAAAAGAATTGGCGGAAAGAGCTGCCATGTCTAAAACAATTATAGATAAAGACGTAAAGGTTGCAACTTCTACAGTAAGTAAAACACAAAAGGGTGTAAACGCAGGAAAGGCAACACAACAAGATTTAACTGCAGCAACAAAGGAACTTATCGCAAATACCAAATTACAAACAAAATATGCAGATATGCAAAGAGTAATTGCAGGTATGGATAAGTTAAGTGCGAAGAAAGTGGCGGACATTCTTAAAAAAGAAGCTAAAGTTATTGAGGGTACAGGTGAATCAGTTGCAGGTGGTGTTAAAGGAAAAGTACAAGTTAAAACAAAGAACGGATTCTTTACAGCAACTAAAGAACAAATCGCTAAGTTACCTGGTAATGTAAAAAGAGTAATAGTTAATAATCCTGTTAAATCTACATTGATTGGTGCAGGTTTGGGTATTGCGGCTCTTTATTATTTCTTTGGTGGTGATAATGTAATTTTAACAGATGAAAATGGAAATGATATTCCTGATGTGGCTGGAGGATGGGCACCATGTATTCAAGAATTATTGAAATCAAAAGAAGGTGTTATCGCTAAAAGTGCAAATGGAGAAATAAGTGTAATGGTTAAAAATGCAGAATATCCAAGTGGTATTTTATTTTATCCAAATGGACGAGTTTTAGATGTAGCAGGTAAAAAGAAAGGTTCATGGAAATGTAAAAACGGTACACCAATCATTGCTGAATCAGAAAAAATAACCTTAGTTGGTTTAATTAAAGAAGATGTTGCAAGTGATGTTGAGGTAATGATTGATTTATTAGATTTTCCAGTTTCACAAAGTGATATGGCAAGTGCGGTAAATTTGTTAACAACATATAAAAATAATGGTAAAGGAAAAGAATTCTTAAACTTATATCAAAAAACTGGTTTTGGTAAAGGTAGTTTAGGTAAAACAATTGATAATATAGTAACAATTGACGCTCGTGCGGTACAACTTAAAGAAAAATTGATAGGCCTTTACAATGAAATATTATCGGGTAAAGGTGGTTCTGCACCAAAACCTGGTGCTAAAGTTGGCTTAGGTAATATTGAAATTATTTGGGATGGTCAGAAAAAAGTTGGTGGTGATGGAGTTAATCCCGCACCAAAAAAGAAAGGAGTGAATTATCACGATTGTTCATCAAAAGATTTTCCATTTGAATTTGGATGTATTGCACCAAAAATTGCGGAAATCCAAGGATGTATTGGTGTAAAACCACAAAAAGGTTATTTCGGTCCTAAGACTTTATCCGCACTTAAGAATTTAGAATATATTCAAAAAGATGCGGTTATCACTAAGGAAATGTATGATAAAATTAAAACATTACCTGGATGTGGTCAAGCAACAAAAACAGACGATAAGAAATCAACCGCACCTGTGGCACCGGAAGAAAAACCAAATCAACCTGAAATGCCAACAAATGGTGAAAATCCCGATGTACCAAATTTAAAAACACCTGAACCGTCAACACCACAAGAAACGGGTGAAGATGTTTATAATAGACTTCAAAGACAAGGTTTCTTTAGAGGTAGAAAAGTGGATGAGAATAATAGAATACCATATAAGGGTGGTGAATTACCAGATGCTGATGTTGAAAAATTAGACCAATTCTTTAATGAAAGAGGTTATAAGAGATTTAAACCAGTTGAACAGGGTAAAAGATATGGTGAAAAATGGGTTTGGAGAAAAGCATAATTTAAAATATGAAAAATATAAAAATAGACATTAAGAAAGTTGTAAGTGAAAACCTACAAAAAACAAGAAAACAACGTTTTGATGAATCGTTTAAAAATGCTCATGAATCTAAAACACATGAGGATTTTTTAAACAATGTTTTAATTGCTTCATCTAGTTTAATTAGTGAAGGATATACAATTGAAGAAGTTGATGAATATATCAACGAACAAAGTGTTGCGGCAACTGCAGATGATGCGTTAGATAAAGTTAAAAATGCGGATTGGGGTAAAATTGCAAGAGGTTCCATCTTATCAATGGTTAAAGAATATGCTATTAAATGGTTATTAACAAATGTTGGTTTAAAGAAAGAGTTTGCAGAAACTGCGGCAATTGTATTTGCAGATTATAACCCGTTAAATTTAATTAAACCATTTAAAGATTCGTCAAATTGTCAACAATATATGCCAGAATTGTGTGATGCAATTATGGAAGCAATTGGTAGACAAATTGGTGGTCAGATAACTGGAACAAGTAACACATTAACAATGGGTGTGGGAAACATATTTGGAGAGTCTATTAAACAATCAAATTTAGGTGAAATAGCGTCAGGTAAGTTTTGTAAAATGATACATGGATAATGGAAAAACATTTAAATAAAAAAGAAATATTAGAGAACAAACAACTTATAAATGAAAACTGGATTGAAAACAGTTTGATGGTTGCGGGTTTTTTTCCTGTGATTGGTGAAGTTGCGGACTTTGTTTTAATATTATACTATTGTTATAAAAAAGAATGGTTATATGCAGGTTTAATGTTAATTGCATTGATACCAACAGTCGGTGATTTTATTGCCAAACCTTTAATTAAAATATTCAAAAATCCGGTTGCAAAAACTGCACTTAAAAGTACTGATGATTTGGTAAAATATTTAAAAGCAAATCCTAAAGTAATGGAACAATACATGAAATTAGGTAAACATTTAGATAACAAATCATTAAAAGTGGTTATAGGTCAATTAGAAAAAGTTTCACCAACATTTGCAAGAAAAGTTGAACAGTCTCTTGTTTCACACAAATCTGTTTTTGCAAAATTATTAGAGAAACCAAAAGGTATTGTACATGCAATTGCCGACACAGGTAAAATAGGTGGAGGTTTAACTAAATTCTTTAGAGAAGAAAAATTGGCACAATACATCGCAAAAAAAGGTGAAGTACCAAGTACATGGTTATCAAAATGGTATAACATTACATATAAAGGTAGTAGAGCTAAAAGACAATATATTAGAAATTTCATTGCTGCAAATAATTTATTATCATTCTTAGGTATACCTAATTTAAGTGATTTTGAAAAAAAGATGGGGGACCCGAAAGAATTGGAAAGATTTGCAAACAATCCAAAATTTTCTGAAATGGTTAATTCAACAACATCTGAAAGCGATTTAGCTAAAATAGAAGGAAGAGATGAAGTTTCCTCTGAAAATGGTGGTTTAAATGGTATGTTTAATATCGGATTATTAAAGGCATTTGCTCAAAAATACGCATAATTGAGATATTTATAAGAGAGTTTAATTGGTTTGGTCGCCGTTAAACGATAATACTTATAAACGAAAAGGAGGTGTTCTTAATCTCGACAGAGGGGTCCTAAAGACCTCTTTGTTCGTTAATAGACTTTCATCTTAATTAAATAAAAAAGGTCCTTAAAAAGGACCTTTGGTGGAGATGACGGGAGTCGAACCCGTGTCTTTCCTGTTCAACAATAAATGACTACACGTTTATTCAATTGGTTCTCAACTGACAAATAAAAGGTTCCTATTTTGACATCGTTCCCTATAACTGTGTCGAGTTCACTTTAAGGTAGCCCTCTGAACGAGACCTTTGACACTCTAAGTGGTATCACACTTTAAGTACTTCTGTTCCTAGGTTATATGTACGTCGACCCGAGGGTAGTTTCGCCTTAGGCTACTGCTACGTTAGAAGTTGCAAGAATACCTGCTACTTCCATGTTGTTGTAAACGTTGCCGTCTAATTTTTTCCACCGTGGATTTAAGTCATAGATGAAGTCTGACTACGTGCCATTTATCCCTGATACCTGAAATCAAATCCAAACATCCCCAAATGGTAATACAAATATAGATGAAAAAGGGTTAAAAAACAAATTTTAACCCTAAAACAGTATATGTTAATTAAAAATAATTACTTTTTCTTAGCAGTTGTTTTTGCTGCCGGTTTTTTAGCTGCCGGTTTTCTACCAACCTTCTTTTTAACTTCAGCTACGATTTCTTTAACTTCTTCTTTAACTTCAGCAACTTCTTTTTTAACTTCAGTCTCAAGTTGGGTTAATTGTACTGCCTTTTCAGCAGCAGAACCGCCACCCAAAAGTTTCTTAATCAATTCAAAAATTTTCTTCATAATTTAAAAGTTTATATATAAATATCTGTTATTATATTAAAATCAGTTAACTCTAATTGGGAATCGTTTCTCATATAATGCCTCAAAAAAGAGTTTATATTTTTCCCATTGTTTATTTACCATACCAATGGATTTATGTGTTACCATTATTTTAGTGGTTACACCAACTTTAACCCCATCTGTAAAATTATCTAAACAAAATGGTAAATCATAAAAATGGAATCCTTTAAATTCTTCATTAAATCTATGTTTAATTCGATTCTTATGTACCATCATAAATAAACCATCAATTACCACAACCTCTTTTGGTTTTTCACCAAACAATTGTTTTGAATAGTGATTCACATGTCGTTTACCTTCATGTTCATGACCCACAACACCGTACATCGATTCTCTATCTTGCCACCACATACCACTTATTAAATTATCAGTACCCGCCAAACCTATAATTCCAAATTCTGGATTTTGTTCAAACAGTTTAACAACTTTAGGTGTGATGTTTGGTGTTTCTAAAATTAAATCATCGTGCATGAAAACAACAATATCATTTGACGATTCGTCTAAACCTTTATTATATAATTCAGGTAGTGTAAATTCACCTTCATTTTCGTAAATTAGTATTTCCGTTTTTGGATGTGAAAACATTTTTTCTACGTGCTTTAGGTACGTATCATCAATTTTTCTTGTGGATATTACTACACTAATTGGTTGATTATTCTTGGACATATGTTGCAATTACTTTACCGTCAATTTCGATTAAATCAATAATGATTGGTTTATTTGTTGGTTCATATCTCGCAGTACATGTTGATGCATTAACAAATGTGGTTTTTTCATTAGTATAAACACCATATCCTTCATGTATGTGACCGAAGATATTTAATATTGGATTTATTTCTTCAATTTTATTTCTTAATAATTCACAACCCACATTACGATTTGGTTGTCTAAAATTATCTACAAAATCACCATAACCATTAGGTGGTCCATGAGTAATTAAAATATCGGTATCCATAGGAATCATATCCCACTTTTCTTGTAATTCAGTTCCTAATCTTGGTAAATTAAATGCCCAATCATAAAACCATGGTTGCCAAGGACTACCATAAATTTTTAAAGGTATTGAAAGTTCGTCACTTACATATAATACATAATCATCTTCCAAATAAACCACATCTGATTGTGATAAATTTTCTTCTGACATTAAATGATGTAACCAATCATAGTCACCTTTATGATGTGGTTCATTAACTCTCTCAAAACAAAAATCATGATTACCTGATACAAATATCTTCATATCATAACCTTCAATGTTTTGAAACCAATGTATGAAATTAGTTACATCTCTTTCACCACCTCTATTAGAAATATCACCCGCATGAATCAATATATTACCCTTTGGTAATTCATGTCTCATGTTTTCATGTAAACTATGTGTGTCGGATATACAAACTATTCTCATAATAACTAATATACAAAATATATTTTAAAAAGCAAAAAAAAAGTCAGAATTTCTTCTGACTAATTTGTTGAGGGCCGCACGGTTTTTAATATCGTACTTAATTCCACCACTTAGTTTATTCGTAAAAAACTAAGAAAAAATAAAAAGTTAAAAGATAACTGTTAATAGATAAAAGAAAACTCTGAGATTACAAGTTTTAGTAGTTGACTTTAGAAAGATTATTGTTTCCTTTCATATCCACAGTCTTTTGAACTGTACCAACCAGTGACGGTCAATTAGATTAACCAATCCTTGAGTCATTAGATACTCTCATAATACTCATTACTCTTCGAGGTTGCCACCCCAACTCATCCTTGCGGGACTAGAGAACTTTCTCATAATTCACATCGGGTTTGGGACCCTTTGTGGCCGTGAACCCCTCACGACTATGTAGTCACCTGTCTCCAATGACTGACGGACACTTTTCCTTTTGCTTTTAAGTTGTTAAACCAAAATTAACAAAATGATTTTAGTTACCGATTTGGAAGGTAGCGGTCCGTCAACCAGCTTCATCACCTTTTGAGCGACGAAATACTAAACTACCCTCTGAAGTCTCCCGACCTCCACACTTTTGGACCCCTTCGAGACATGAACCTTGGTAGATTCAAATCAAGGACTGTAACAGCACCACCTGTACTCAATCATACCTTTCGGTTTTAAGATTCCCATTGTATTGAATTCCGCAATTGTATAGTTGGATGACCATACTTCTCACAACAATTCTACGAGTTATTCTTATTAGTGTTCCCACCTCAACTGAACGACCGGTATCGCTCAGTCACCAAACCACTTTCCCTACAGTGTTACCCTCAGTACTTACGGTTCAATGATATCCCGCTTGCCTACTCGAGTTCTCTTTCGAAAACCGCAAATCCAAATAACTAATTCAGACTCACTTTATACTGCTTTCACAGTTTATTTAATGACCATAGGCGGCCAATATTTTTAATTCAAAGAACTTTTTCTCTTATTGTTTTACAAATATACGAAGACTTTTTGAGAAAACAAAATATTTGTGAAACTTTTTTTATTTTTTTTATTCAGAAGTTTTTGTCTTCTTTAATTGTTTCTTAGAAGAAACTTTTTCAGTTGTCTTCTTAGTTTTATAATCAGGATTTTTAAATAGTTTATATTCAGTCTTTGGTGCAAATGCCCAATAACCACCTTTAACTCTTAAATCCGCTTCATTGTCATCTACTCTTAGTATATCACCAATTTCGTGACCTTTACTTGCCTTAATTAACTTAATACATTTCATAATTCAATCTTTATATTACAAATATAGATAAAAATTTTAAGAATAAAAAATATTAAATAAATTTTTTCGGTTTATAAGTGAAAACTTTTCCTTTTTCATACTTTTCAATCGATTCGATTAAAATTTTTGACACCTCTTTATGCATTTTAGGTGTTAAATGTTGGAATCTGTGTTCTCTACTTAAATCATTATCTTCGGGCCATTCATCGTTTAAACTAAAATGTAATAAAGACGGTTTAATTGTTACTGAATTTTTAAATTCATGATAATAAACTTCATTTTCAGGATTATTTTTAACTATATCCAAATATTCGAAATACACCGCCGATGATTTGGTCATTTTAGGAAAACTATACATATTGACAATTTTCTTGTCAGGATAGTTTTTCTCAAACCAATCATCTACCCAATAATAGAACGCATCAAATTCATATCTTGTCTTATCAATATCAAAAATATGTTCGTAATAATTTTTAACCGCAATCCAAAATGGGTCTTTTGAGTCTTTGTGATTTATTGAATTCGCATAACAGGCATTTCTAACTTCACTATTATATAATCGACTCGCGTCTGACCATGCAAATAAAATTAAATCGACATCAGAAAATGATTTATTTGTTTCGGCGTATCTTTTAAATTCAAAAAAGGTATCCCAAATTCCACATCCATTGACACCAAATAATTCAAACTCCCCACCAAACTTATCAATAACTAATCTTGTGTATTGATATTCAACCGTACTTTTGGGTTGGATGAAGCTATCACCAAAACCAACAATCTTCATATTATAATCTTACTAAATGATTTGCAGCATAGGTCATTAAAGCACCAACATGTTTGTATCTAACTTTATATCCCATACCTTCAACCATACCAACTGCTTGTCTTAAAACAGAATTAGATTTGTATTTAGGGTCAGGATTCAAATCAATATCAATCCAAGTTGGTTTTGGTAACCCATTATCTTTTAAATATTCAGCAATCTCAAGAGATTTCCAAACTTCACTTAGTAATCTTGATGGTGTGTTATGTTCCATAGGAACAGTTTCACGTGTACACAATACATGAGCACCTTTACCCTTTGTATAAAGAGCAACTACGATACCATAAATTGTTTTACGATTACCATAACATTGTGAGTCAGAACCAATAAGGATTTCCACATCCTCTCTTGTTGAGATGTACTCTCTGATGTATTCAACAACATCTGGAATTGGAGTTCCGTAGAGAGTTCTAAATTTTTTCATTACATTTTCATTTATTATAATTATTGTTTAGCTGTAGTGGAGGGATTCGAACCACTCAAGTGGAGATTCAACAAGTAACACATCCGGCCGGAAGGTGGTCTACCCCATATCACTTGTCTATTTCTTTGTCCACACCCCCGAGACAGGAGGGCACGTCTGCCAAAGTTTCGTCACACTACAATGTGCGGAGAGTAAGGGACTCGAACCCTTGCGCCGCGAACGACCTAACAGTTTAGCAAACTGCCCCCTTCACCAACTTGGGTAACTCTCCGTTAAAGTACTTGTTTATCTTGTCTTCTTTTAGCTTCTTCAGCTTCTTTTACCATTCGTATCCAAGTTATAGAAACATCAATTGGTGCTAAAATCCAAGCCATTACTAAAACCATAATGGAATCTAATTCAGGTGATGTTCCGTAATCGATACCTCTGTTTTTATATTTCTTATTTAATTGATAAAAACAATACGCAATACATATTACGTAATAAATTGCAAAAATACTCATAGTTTAAAATTTTGGATGTCCCCCAGGGAATCGAACCCCACTTATCTGGACCAAAACCAGATGTAATAACCGATATACGAGAGGACAGTTATGAGCGGATTATCGGGCTCGAACCGACCCTATTTCACATTGGAAGTGTGATGCCATACCAACTAGGCGAAATCCGCATTATTTTGTTTAAAATGTAAATCTCTATGACAATTAGAACATAGAACATCACATTTTTCAACTTCTTTTAATATTTTATTTTTGTTTCCTTTTCTAATTAAAGTAGAAACATCAATATCTTTTTCTTTTGGGTCCCTGTGATGGAAATCTAACACCCAATACCTATCCTCACCACATTCTTTACATTTTAATGTTTTTTTATATTCAATAAACCATTCTTTAATTGATTGAGTAAAAACCTTAGCCTTATCAATATATTTTTGTTTATTTTTTTCATAGTGAATTTTTCTATACTCACTTTGACATTTTCTACAGATATGTTGGAACATTTTTTCTTTTCTATCATATCTTGATGCGAAATGTTCATCATCTAATGGTAATTCTATTTCACATTTTGGGCATATTTTTGTTTTCATATCTATAAATACTTCCAAATACATTAAAAACTTGGAAGTATTTATTTTATTTTGAGCTCAGTAACAGATTCGAACTGTTGTCTAATGATTACAAATCATTTGTTCTACCGGTTGAACTAACCGAGCTTATGGAGCGGAAGACCAGGCTCGAACTGGCCACCTACGCCTTGGCAAGGCGTCGCTCTACCGAATGAGCTACTTCCGCTTGTTGTAGTCCCTGAGAATTTTGAAATCCCGACCCCTTGCATGTAAGGCAAGTGCTCTCCCTCTGAGCTAAGAGACTAATTGTGGGTAGAATCAGACGCGTTCTGTCTACCGAGACCATTAGTTTGAATTACTTCAGGGACTAATGACACATTGCGTGGACCAGCCTGGGCTCGAACCAGGGACCTACTGATTATGAGTCAGTTGCTCTAACCTACTGAGCTACAAGTCCAAAATGTTGGAGGAGAGGGATTCGAACCCCCGTACCCGTTCTGAGAGCAGATTTACAGTCTGCCGGTTTTAGCCACTCACCCATCCTCCAATTTTGTGACCAAGGAGAGATTCGAACTCTCACGTCTTTCGACACTAGTGCCTAAAACTAGCGTGGCTCCCATTACACCACTCGGCCATGTTGCGCTGATGGAGAATTACGATATCTCAACCTATTGATTAACAGTCAATTGCTCTGCCGTTGAGCTACATCAGCGTGTTGTATAGATGGTAGGATTCGAACCTACGTGCTCCACATCCCAAATGTGGCGAGATAAACCTGTCTCCTCTACATCTATAAAAATAAAGACAATGATGGAATACCCGTCTCGTTCCAATCTTAACTGCTTCATCAGAGTTTTACTGAGGCCTCGGCAGAGGGTGCTGTCTGTTGAAGTAGTTATCAGGTTTGTCGACAACCATAATAACATCAGACCATTATCTTTGTGATTCGGAAAGGATTCGAACCTTTGACCTACTGCTTAGAAGGCAGTTGCTCTATCCAACTGAGCTACCGAACCAAATTAACACTATCGTCTTTGAAAGTTTTTATTTAATCTTTATGCCTTACGGCTGCTTAATTTACTTTCTAGTTTATCTAATCGGGAATCTAACGAAGAGAAAATATCTCTTTGCATATCCGTCATATCTCTGTTCACTCGTTCAAATTCTCCACTCATAATTGTGTGGATTGTTTCAATTTCTTTGTTATGTTTCTTCACCTTAACAAAGGCCATTACAGCAACTACCGCAACTGCGATAACCACCACAACGGACATTCCTAAAATAAATGATAGTATATCCATACGCTTTTAATTTTATCAAAGAACGATAGTGTTTGTACCGAGAGCGGGAGTCGAACCCGCACGGGACTTTCGTCCCAACAGATTTTAAGTCTGTCATGTCTACCATTCCATCACCTCGGCAAATTTTCTCACAATGTCAAAGAACTACAATTCAAATATAAGAATAAAAAATCATAAAACAAAAAACCCGAACATTTTTTGTGTTCGGGTCTCGATATAAGTTTTAAATTTTATTATCCTTTATTGATATCCGAACATAAGTAATATAACGGTTGCACACCATACCCGTTACCATTATTAACTGGTCTACTCGTAAGGGTCAATATATTATTTATGTTCTTCATTGTTTAATAAGTATAATCAAATATACAAAAATTTTTTAAAATGTAAAATATTTTTTAAAATTATTTTACTTTATAAGATAAACCGGCACCTAAAACAAATTCTGAGCCGATTACATTTCCTGTTATTAACAGTTTCATGTCTTTACTACGTAATGGATTATAACCAATAAACCAATTTAATTTCGTCCCTTCATTTGTTGGTTGAGCACCTGCACCCATTAAAATTTTATCAGGTTTTAATTGTTTTAAAATACCGAATCTCATTTGCTTTGAAACAGTACCATTTGATGTGTTTAATAAGTTGTTTCTTTCTGAATATGGAAATCCCGCATAAAGACCCCATTCACCAATCATATAACCACCCGTAATGTAACCGTCTTGAGATTTATTAGTTCCGAAAATTAGAACTTCTTGTGATTTTGTTTTATCAAATAATGATTTGATATCTTGTCCAAACGTCATTGTTTCCACTCCCAAAAACATAATGACTAATAATAAGAAAACTTTCTTCATTTTTTTAGATGTCGTAACCCATCTATATATAAATATACGAAGTACTCGGTACGGGATTCGAACCCGTGCTACATCCGTGAAAGGGATGCGACCTAACCACTAGTCGAACCGAGCAAATGCGGAGAGTCAGGGATTCGAACCCCGGATACCGTTTCCAGTATGCCAGTTTTCAAGACTGGTGTATTCAACCGCTCTACCAACTCTCCAATTTGCCCCACCTTGAGATTCGGGTGAGTAGGATTTTCTTAGGTTTTTCTCTTCAAAACTCTCGACGGTCCTTAGCCGCACATAAAAGTCACAACTACTGGGAGGATTGTTGATGTCCTTCGTTCCCACGACCTCATCTTTGAGTTGTTTGAGGCGTCAACTATAACATTTATAAAGAACGTTACCAAACTTCCTGAGTATCTCTTACTCATTGCGGGACTGACGGGAGTTGAACCCGCTCCGTGCGCCGTGACAGGGCGACATCTTAACCGTTTGACCTCAATCCCATTTTGATTCTAACTCACCTTAAATTGCACCTCCTGGTCATGCCATGGTTAACAAAGTCCTCGTTGAGTTAGTCTCAATAAGTTACAGGTTTTTCGTTCCCATTCGAACATCATGACCAAATGTACCTCTACACTTGGTGGTCACATTTTCGCAATTGGGTTAATTACTCCCCACTTATAGTGACTCTACCTTCACCGCTCTGATACCGCGAATCAAGACGGCTGTTTAGGATTCATATACCGTGGGGTTCCACCACAGTCTTCACCTGTTGTTGCGAGAGAGGGAATCGAACCCCCGACCTCAAGGTTATGAGCCTTGCGAGCTACCGCTGCTACTATCTCGCGATTTGTTTTACAAAGATAAGAATAAATTGTGAAATTACAAAATATTCAAAATCTTTTTGTTGCGGGATCAGGAATCGAACCTGAAACACTCGGCTTATGAGACCGGTGGGAAACCTTTTCTTCCCGCAATTTGGGTGTTAGGACGGTATCGAACCGACTTCCCGAGCTCCACAAACTCGTGCTTCACCTTAAAGCTTCAAACACCATATGAGTCAAGTATTGGATTCGAACCAATGTAAATGGTTTTGCAGACCATCACCTAAACCAACTCGGCCAACCTGACTTGTTTGTTCACTTTTTTCTTCTGTTCACGTTCCGTGAACATCTAAAATTTGTGAACATTGAGGTCTCTAAAGGATTTGAACCCTTACCAAAACATCCGTAGTGTTTCGTGCTATTCATTACACCAAGAGACCTATTTACTATTTACTATAAACAGTAAACATTATTTGTATTTTCTTATCACTTTAAAAACTTCTTTTATGTCCGTCAATTCCATTTTAACATTAGGTTTTATAGGTAAAAATGCAATTGTAAATCCGTGATTACCACAGAAGTAATCTTCTTTTTTAATTCTATTACCATTCACCTTATCAAGATAAATCCAAGGATAGTTACCCGACATTTCTATGTTGATTCCTATCTTTTTTAATCTTGGTACCAATCTGTTTAAAACGTTATCTTGTTCCATTGTTTTTAATTTTAGCACGGGTGGAGAGATTCGAACTCCCATCGATGGTTTTGGAGACCATAATTCTACCATTGAACTACACCCGTGTGTTGTGACCCCGCTGCGACTCGAACGCAGAACCCCTACATTAAAAGTGTAGTGCTCTAACCAATTGAGCTACGAGGTCATTAAAACCAATAAGATAACTCATTTCGAACTTTGGAGGCTCGTATCATTTATCAAATTGGTTTTGTGGAGATGATTGGTTACGCTCCAATTCCTAAGGATTTTCAGTCCTTCGCTTCTACTAAGTTAGCTTCATCTCCTTCAGTTCTTAGGGGTAGATTCGAACTACCAACCTCCTCGGTATCAGCGAGGTACTCTCACCATTGAGTTACCTAAGAATATGGTGGACACGTAGGGAATCGAACCCTTTCACTCTGATTGCAAATCAGGTGGTCTGCCATTGACATCCGGCCCAAAATAAAAAAACCCCGAGATTTTGTCCCGAGGTTTTCTAATATTTTAAGTTAAACTAATTTAACCCACATCAGTATCATCGAGACCTATAGACATAGAACGCTCATCCGCCCATTTTGAACAGATAATAAACGACATTGTATGTACTAATTGTCTCATTGAATTTGTTTTTTATTTAAATCTTTTACAAAGATACTAATAAGTATCGAGAAAAACAAGAAAAGATAAAAAAAAGTTATAACATAATTTTTTTTGGACTAGTTGCCCGAACCTGATATTTATCAGTATGACAAAAATAAAGGGAATCTCTCTCCTCCTTTTATTCACTTTGTCCTTAGCACTCTCTTCATTTGCTCAGGACACTAAAAAGGTGTATATCAGTGCAGTAGAGAACAAAATCAAGATTGGTAAGTTCACCGGTAATCGAAACTTTGCGTTCGGTGTAAAGAACATTTTTCAAGAAATTTTACAGGATAAAGAATTCTCAATTGTTGAGGACCAAAGTCAAGCAGACTTAGTCTTCAGTGCGGATATTCTTTATTTTGACGTAAACAGAACAAAGCGTAACGTCTCAGTATTTCACTCAGATGTTGAAGAAACTTTGGTCGTGATGAAAGGTCTTCTTGTCGATAATAACGGTAAGAAGATAAAAGATGGTACGGCTGAAGAATCAAGTTCAGAAATTTCAACTTCAACTTTAATTACCGATGAAGGTAGTGGAAAAGTAAATCAACAAGCGTTGTCGTCCGCAATAAAAAAGACGTGCGAATCACTAATCAATAAAATATTTTTTAACAAAAAGTAAAAATGAAAAAACTAATCTCTCTCGGCGTTTTCTTATTGTTCGCCTTAACATCTTTTGGACAATTGACGATTAGTCAATCTTTAACACCTGCAACAGGTTTAAAGGTTGGAGACACAATAACCGTAAAATACAATTTAACAAAAGGACAAGTAATTAAAAATCCACGTTATCTTTGGTTCAGATACCAATATAACAACAAGGCATTAGCTTATGTGTCAACCACATTTAATCAAGGTGTTTCAGCACAAACATTCTACACCGGTTGGAATAACTACAAATTTAATTTTAATGGTGGTGCTAGTGATAATGATTTAGATGTTCAATATGGATTAACTCCATGGAATTACGTGGTAAATGCAGATTGGAATGTTGGTCAATTAACAGTTCAAAGAGCGGATGTGTCTATTAGTGGGTTAATTGCAACTCAAAAATACATACTAAAAGACCAAAACACATATAACAATATTTTTAAAATAGATTTGGCAACAGGTACGGATACTGCCGGTCAAAATGTTGGTACAATCTATGGTGGTGGTTGGTCATCATTAAGTAATGTTGTTGGTAACACGTCACAATTCAAAGTAAAAGTATTATATCCACAAGGATATACGATTACTGACCATAGTGTTCAATTGATGAGATTGAAATCAAATGGTAGTGGTGAAATCGATTGGTCGCAACAACCTATCGCACAATTACCATTGGATGCAAGTGGTGAAGCATTATTCACGACACAAGTTAAAGTTGGCGATTCAGTTGGTGTATTTGTTGGACCGGCAATGACTAAAGCTTGGATGAATAATATTGTGACAGTATCTGATGCATACAAAGCATTTTTAGGACACTCACAAACTGACATTAGTGGAACACCAAACTTCTTCACATTACCAACATTGGAAAAGAAAGTAGGTAAAGTTACAAATAACGCAAATCCATTTGGTGAGGCCGATTCTTACTCATTATTTGCACATGTTATGGGACAAGACATGAGTTCTGTGGCAATGATTCCTACATCAACTTCAACATCGGTAAGATGGTATAGTGGTCTATTGAATCAAAGTTGGTTAGATGGTGTTGTAAAAAATAGAGTTTTAATTGATTCACCAATTAAAGAAGTGTATGTAGTATTTGCTTGGGGTGGTGACTTAAACTGGTCACATTCATCAGACCCTTCGGTAATTGCTAGTAAAATAAGTGCAGGACAATATACAAATGCGGTAAGTGAAATCGCAACAAATTCAATTAAATCTATGAGCACCGCACCAATGGCATATCAAACAGTTGCAGCTGAAAAGGCAACATTAGGTATAACATCAACATTAGAAGGTGGTAAAGTAATTTTAACAACAACATTAACAAAGGCAGAGTTAGCGGGTTTACAAGTTGTGATGAATTACGATGAGTCTAAATTAAATTTAGATAATGTAATATTTGATGCAGGTTCTACAATAACTAACTTCTCAACACATGAAAACGGTAGATTAACATTTGGTTCTATTGACCAATTGAAAACTGCAAGAATTAAAGTTGGTACTCCATATAAGTTAGTATTCACACCAAAAACAACTTTAACAAATACCGCCGGTTTATTCTACTTTGTTTTATCTGATGCTGTTGACGCGAAAGGAAATAAAGTTGACTTAATCGTCGAGTAATATGAAAAAATTATTAGTTACATTTTTATTAGTAATAACATCATTTTTAGGGTTCGGACAGAGTGTATCTGCTCCGGACTCTAAATCGTTTATACCATCTACAAACGGACAAGATGCTAGCGGATTCGTATTAAATGGTTTCGGAACAACTGAAACATTACTTGCATCAATCAGTTTAATCAATCCATCAACGGGTACCACATTTTATTTAAACACTTCAACCGGTTTAACGGCAGCCAGTGGATTTACTTTAAGTGGTAATAAGACTCGTTTAGTGGTAACGGGTACAATGTCTAATATCAATTTAGCATTGGCTAGTCTAAAAGTAAACACAGGTTCGGTAGTTGGTAATGTGCAACTATCAGTTGCAGCAACCGTCAATCCCGTTGGGTATTACTATAATGGTGTTAATGGACATTTTTATAAACCAATAACCGCAACTAGTGAAAGAACCACATATACAAACGCGAGAAGTAGGTCACTATTAACCACATTCAAAGGACAAACAGGATATTTGGTAACAATAACATCAGCCTCGGAAGACCAATTTATTTACAATAACGTACCAGTTACTAACATATGGTTTGCGGCAACGGATGAAGTAACCGATGGAACTTGGGTAATCGATGCCGGTCCCGAAAAAGGGACTGTAATGAAAACTCAAAACGGACAAACCGCAGGGAATATTCCGGGTGTATACAATAACTGGGCGGGTGGTGAACCAAATGGATATAATCATGGTGAAGATTATGCGGTAACAAAGTGGAATGGGGCTCAATGGAATGATTTATCAAATCAATGGAGTAATCCTTATGTAATTGAGTACGGAACTTGGTCTAATCCTGATGATGCAACATTTACTGAATTCTATACCAATAGTGTAACTCATTCAAACGGAGATGTATTAAGAGCATCATTCAATATCGATTTTGGAGGTAATGTAGATGAAACTAAATTTTCAGCAAAAGGATACACATATACAAACAGTATGTGGAATTTGGTGAATGGAACTACAAAAGGATTAAGTGGATTGGGTAAAGTAGATTTGACAAGTGGATTGGATACTACAAAAATAACCGATGGATATAAAGCAACAATAGTACCAGGACAAGTTGAGTGGTCACTTATAAATCCATATGAACCCGCTAGAAATGGACATAGATTACAAATTGATGAAAGAGTATTTTTTGGAACAGGTATAAATTTAAATGATATAAAATACATAAAGTTATTTGATGTATATGAAGGACCGATTGTTCCAATGGATTTCAATGGTTGGTGGAAACAATGGGTAGTGCCAGGTAGTATAGATTTAGCAAGTAAAGTTGCTGCAAGTTCATTTCAAAGTAATTTGAGATTACAAGATGGGTGGTACGCATTTAAGGCAGATTATACTTTTTCGGTAAATCAAATGTACAAACCACATGGAATGGAAATTGTGGCAAATTCACAAGCCGAATTGAATACTTTATATAGTAATATTGTAAGTGTATCGGATGTATATTTAGCATTTAAGGAATTATCCGATAAAGGTATATTTGGAAATCAAAGTGGAATGGGATTTTCAAAAGGTATTCAATATATGAATGCAGATGTGGATATGAATGGTGTGTTTGATGAAAACGATACATACAAACTATTACAACATCTGACAGGAATACAACCCCTATCACAATATACCGCATTGACTTATTTAATGAAGTTGTATAATAAATCGGAATATGATGCTATAACAACATCTAATTGGAATACTCAATTTAACAATACTCGTAACTTAATTCCATTTACATTGGGTGGATTAAATAACACATATAATGTAAGTGTTAGTTGGTTAGGTGATGTGAATTTATCTCATTCTGCACAACCTACAACAAACGCAGTTGCAAGTAATTCAATTAGAACTATGAGTTTAACTACTAATTCGATTTCTAATCAAATTAACGCAGAACTTATGAGTGAAAATGTTGGTGGCAATTTGATTGTAACAATTTCGATAGACCCATTACAGCAAGAATTGGTTGGAACACAATTTCAATTAAACTATGATAATACGGCATTACAATTTAAAACGATAGAATTTGTAACAAAAGGTAATCCAACTAATTTTGGCACTGATAAAGGAACGTATGTAACATTAGGTTCTTTGATTACTGATGGTTCAACAACATTAGATAAAACGACAGAATATAAAATAACATTCACACCAAAAGTCGGATTAAATGGTGTACTTGGATTAACGTCAATTTCATCGACCGATGCGGTAAATAAAAGTGGTGCACAATTAAAAGTAAAAATGAACTAATGAAAAAAATACCATTCATATTCGTGGTTTTACTATGGGGATGTACAAAAGTGGACATTCCTACACCAAATCCTCCGGTTGAGAAGATATTCAATGTGGGTGAAAGTAGTGTTACAAATGGACAATCAATATATTTTGACTTAACGTCAAATACTGTACATTATTTAACTTTAATCGACAAAAATAGTGGACAAGTAATCAGTCGAGAAAAGTTTATCGGACAAACCGGTGAAAATGTAAAAAAGATTTATACCAATTCATTACCGAAAGGATATTTATATTTAGTACTTGAGGATGTGGATAGGAATCAACTAAAAAAGACAACAATAATAATAAATTAAAAATGACAAAAATGAAAAAAATTCTCTCAATAGTGTTAATATCCACAATTTTAACTGGATGTTATAAAGAAGATATTGTACCAACACCACAATCAGTATCTGAAGAACTTAAAATGACAAATTCTGTTGGTATTAAATTACAAACAGCATTTGTAACATCAGAGGTTGCAATGAACGTTAAGACTGAAACGGCAGGTTCTGTGACAGTAAAAATATTCGATATCGCAAACAGAGTAGTTTCTAAAGAAACAATGAATGTTGTTGCTGGTGATAATGTGTTAAAGGTTTATACTAATGCTTTACCATCATCCGCCTATAGAATTGGTTTATTTGATTCTAACGGTAGACAATTAGGAATTACAGATTTTAATAAAATACAATAATTATATAAAAACAAAATACAATGGCTGAAGAAACAGAACAAGAAGGAACCTGGTCAGGTTTAAAAAAGACGATAATCGGTGTTGCGGGTACAGTAGTAACTGCTGGAGGTGTATGGTTATCAACATTATTAGGTGGTGGCGATAAAGCGGAACCGGCACAACCTGCAGCTCAACCTGTGATTAACTTGAATGTTGCAAATACCAACAATCAAACACAATCAAATGGTGGTGGAGGTAAAACTGTTATTATTAAGGAAAAATCCGCAGCTCCCGCACAAGCTCAACCAAAACCTAAAAAGAAGGAAGGGGATGAGTTTAAGGAGGAAGCACCAAAATGGTAATTTATTATCAAATAGGGACGATAGTATTCTTTATGGGGTTACTATCGTTCTTAATAAGATATAGTTTTAAAATAGAAAAAAAAGATGAGTGAACAACAACAACCGAGTGGATTTAAAGATTTATTAAACTCAATGATGAAACGTAGATGGTATATCACTGCGTTAGTATTGGGTTCATTTGTAATAATCATCGGAGGTATATTTGGTGCAATTACAACTAACACATCAGCATCGGCAGAATGGAAAGAACTTCTATTGTTGATGTTAGGTGCCTTTATTGGTTCTTATGGTAAAATCATTGACTACTGGTTTAGTGATACCGATAAGGATAAGATGTTAGTACAAAAGATGGATGAGGAAGATGGAGTATCATTAAGTAACACTGCCGATATGCCAAATAATCCAATTGTTCCTGTTGATACAAAACCATTGGTGTTATCTGAAACTCTTAACGATACATTTGTTCAAGTACCAATTTCTGAAGAAGTAAAACAAGTAGTTGAAACCGAAAAGAAAGGTGTTGAAATCGATGAAGATGGAGATGGTGTAATGGATGGTTTAGATTTCGATGGTGACGGTAAAATCGATGAATATTTCGCACATAGACAATGTGAACACGTTTGGGGTGACTTGGATGGCGATGGAACAGAAGAATGCTTAAAATGTGGAAAAATAAAGGACGAATCCGCAGAAATCCACATGGAGGGATAATAAATAAGAAAGACAAAAAATAAAAAATTATGAAATTTAAAGAATGGATAATCGAACTTTTCAAAGATGAAAGAGGTTCAATATCGGTAAAACCGGTAATCGCAATGATTGGTGCATTGTTCTTATGTATAACAATGATTCTTAATTCGTTCTCTCACGCGGATTTTGCACCATCACCTGATTTAGTAAATGCGGTGATGATTATAACAGGTATCGGAATGGGTGCCGATACTCTAGATAAATTCACACATAAAAAGAAAGAAGAAACCGAAGGTTAATAAAAAGGAGTCAAATGACTCCTTTTTTTTTCGTTATATTTATATATAAAATATTTTATGACAGTATCATTAAAAAACATTGGGGAGACATTATTCAAAGGGTACCTAGTTTTGGTATTCATTTGGTTGGGATTTGCTTTAACTTTTGATTTAGTTATGATTGGAGTACATTTCACCAACGAAGATTTGGAAAGAAAAATTTCAAATGAAATTGCTTGGAAAATAGACGGGACATTTAAAAATAACCCCGATAATATATGGTATGAAGAACCATCTAAATAATTATGAAAAAAATAGTATTAGTATTATCCTTAATTTTAATAGGATTCATTTCAGAAGCCCAAACTATTGGGTCAACTAAAACTGAACAATATAAGGCAGATTTTGAAAAGAAAAAAGATATTTCAGCATATATGGATTATGAGGGACCCCAAATTCCTATTCAAATCCTTAAATGTGGTATTTCTGATGAGGTATATGAAATGTACCCTGAATTAAAAGAAAAACGTGTAGGTTTAGGGGTTGCAAATATATCTATGGAATATCTTGAGAATTTAAACAGATTCAAATTTACTGAGGATAAAACAGAAATTAAGAATCGTATGGTAAAACAATTCCAAGCATCTCAAGCGGGGATTTCTGAGAATAAATTAGACGGTCGTGGTAAAATAAATTTAGCCAAGTATTTTGTAACGATTGAATGTTACGATTATTCAATATCGGAAGATGAGACAATTAACTTAAAAGACGGTATTAAAGATAATATGGTTACTCGTATTGGTTTACAAGTTAGATTTACCGACGCGGAAACGGGTGTTTTATTTGGTGCATCTGGTTTAGGTGAGGCTACAACAAGAAGAGAATTAACCTTATTATCTGATGCAACCGTTGACCCAATTAAATTTAATCAATCAACAATATCAATTGCAACAAAAAAGGCTCTTGACATTGCTTGTGCCAATATTTTGGATAGAATGATTAAAAAGGGAATTTTCACAAAATAAATTTTAATGGAAAAGTTTAATAAGAAAGGTTATATCCTTTATGAAAACTTTATACCACAAGAAACACTTAAAAGAGCGAAAGATTTAACACTATCAATAAAAAAAAGAATTATTGATGAAAACTTATTGGGTGTTAAAAAAAATTACGGTGTAAACTTTTATTGGAGAGGTGTCGATATGGCCAGTATATTATCCGATGAATTATATAATATGTATACATCGGATATTATGTTTAATGTGGCGTCCGAACTTTTGGAGACTGATGAAATTTATCTATTTAATGACCAAATAACCACCAAATTACCAAACGAAGATTTTATATTTCAAAAACATACCGATAATGAATTGGGTCCTAACAATTCAATGGCAATTAAAAATGAATTTAGAACCATAACATGTTGTTGGGTTTTAGATGATTTTAATGAAAATAATGGACCGATTTATATCTTTGACAAAGAAAACAATCAATGGGTAAGACCGTTACCAAATGCGGGTGATATGATTGTTTGGGATGGTAATACCCCGCATTATTCGGAAAAAAATACCACCGAACATCCAAGAAGTGCTTGGGTTTTAGTTTATTCAAATAAAGATTTAACAAAAATACCTTCAGATAAGGGAACTGACTATAGTAAATTCTATAATAAAAGGTTTATTTTATCCCATTCAGATAGTATGGTTAAATCACTAATTTAATATTTATATAAATGAAAAGATTATTATTTATTTCAATTGTATTTGTTCTATTTGGTTGTGCTTCACCCAAATATGTAAATTTTGATAGAAAGCATAACTATTATCAAAGACATCGTTATAACACATATACAACACCGATTTGGATACCAGGTAGAGGTATATTGTTAGAAACACACATTTATCGAGGACATAAACCTACGAGACATAAACATTGATGAAAAAATTATTATCGTTTTTTATTATTTTTTTGATTTTTGGATTTAAGTCGTATGGTCAAACTATAATGACTCAAACCTTTATTGATAAATGTACTGGTGAGGTTAAAATTGCAACAACTACATATGTAAACGGAAATGCTGTAGTTTCTTTTTACAACCAAATAAAAACCTTTACTCCTGCTCAGGTACAAAGTGGGGCATTACAAGCTTGGTTACAAGAAACATATATCACATATAATAGTATGGGATGTCCAACAAATGTTGTGGTACAACAAACAATAACACAACAAGTTGCAGCCGCAGCAACACAAGCAGCCTCGGCCGCAGCAACTGCCGCAGCAAATGCGGCAAGTAGTGCAGCATCTTCTGCCGCAAGTAGTGCAGCATCTTCCGCGGCTAGTGGGGCGGCATCCACCGCCGCAAGTTCTGCTGCAAGTAGTTCAGCATCAAGCGCTGCAAGTAGTTCGGCGTCAAGTGCTGCAAGTTCAACTGCAGCATCAAGTACTCCACCTCCAACATCGTCATCTGCATCATCAACACCACCTGCAAGTAATAGTTCATCATCCTCTTCAAGTGGTGGTGGTTCTTCATCTAATAGTAGTTCTTCGTCATCATCTGAGAGTAAGAGTAATTCATCATCATCTTCATCTGAAAGTAAATCAGAAACTAAATCTGAATCTAAATCTGAATCTAAATCAGAATCAAAATCTGAAAGTAAGACTGAGGAAAAGAAAGAAGAATCAAAATCGGAATCTAAAAAGGAGGAGAAAAAGGAAGAATCAAAAGAAGAAAAGAAAGAGGAGAAAAAAGAAGAAAAGAAAGAAGAAAAGAAAGAGGAGAAAAAGAAAGAAGAAAAGAAAAAACAACAAAATATGAATCCGATGTTAATTGCATCAGATTTAACAACCGCACAATCAGCTGACGGTACCTATTCTTTGGCTATGACAGTTGGTATTTCTAAATCATCGTTAATGGGTGATAAATCATATAGTTTAAATGGTATGGCCTTTTCAACATTTGACCAATTCGCATTATCATCCGGAATGACTGTAATGAAATTAGATAATAAGGGTAGATTAAATTCAATTAGTAGTTATTCTATGACTGCCGCGTATTTAAAAGGTACTTTAATGAATTTAGTTGGTTATACTTGGATAAAACCCCATCCAAAATTAGGAACATACGGTTATAACTTGGGTTTAATAACATTATTGATGAAAGGAGAGGAATCATATACCACTAGTCTATCCACATCCACAGTTGTGTTTTGGACTAAACCATATCAATATAGTAAAAAGTTAACAATATCACCTCAAATATTCACAATGTGGTCACCTATCGGATATAACACATTAACTGGTGAAACAAATGTAAGTAGACATTTTGGATTTTTAGTGGGTAGTTCTTTTGATTATAAAATAACTAAAAGATTTGGGTTTAGTTTCAATTACAAATTAAATTTAAACACAGCACCAGGTTCTCCGATGTTAAGTAACTTCTTAATAGGTTCAAGAGTAATGTTATGATAAATGGTTTATATGAATATGAAGGGTATATTTTACAACAAAACCCAAAATCGATAAAAATAATTCCACAATTTTTATCTGAATCAAATCCCTCAAGAATTTTAGAAATTGGTAGTTCTTTTGGTGGGTTAACATATCTTATAAAAAAACATATTTCAGTTCCAATAATGTCGGTCGATATTGATTTAAAGGACGAAAGAATTTATGAAAATTCAACATTCTTTAAACAAGACATATTCGATAGTTTATTTTTGAAAAACATAATAATACCATATATCAACGAACCTGGTAGAACTATCGTTTTTTGTGATGGTGGTAATAAAATAAAAGAATTTAATTATTTTTCCACACATATTAAAGAAGGAGATTTAATATTAGCCCACGATTACTTTACAAATAAAAACGAATTTAAACAGAGTAATGATTGGGATTGGTGTGAAATTACCGAAAATGATATTACAATAGCGTCAGAAAAAAATAACTTAATTGCTGACCACGATTACTTGAAAGAAATACAGTGGGTTTGTAAACGAAAAACCTCACAATCGATAAGGACGCTTTTTTAAATAACATCCTTATCAATAACTAATGGTTTAATGTGTTGACGTTGTTTACGGAAACCATATTCAGTCGTAACTTTAGATAATGTAATCCCAAAAGAGGAACATAAAACGAATAGACCTATAATTAAATTTAACATATTGTATTTTTTTTATATAACTATTAGAAAAATACAACAAAAATATTAGAAAACCAAGAAAAATAGGATAATAACAAGAAGTTCTTTATATTGTACAAATATTTTTTTAAATAAAAAAATCCCCGTAAGTAGAAACCAACGGGGATATGACAAAAAATAAAAAGTATCTCTCTCCAGATACAATTAAATTGTAACTAAAGTTTTCGTATTTGTCAAGCTTTCATAAAGATTTTTTATTTCTTGACATTTTTCATAATCTTCAATCTCTTCAAAGAAAGGTAAAACATCTCTTGTCAATACGATTGTTTCATTTCTGTTAAACTTAAATTCAGTATCCCATTCCATACCTTGAATTATGGCTTGGATGTACAAACTTAAAACTCTTTTTTTGTTTTCTTGAAACCCTTTAAAAACCTCAACAATATTTTCATATATTGGTTTTTTGTTAGTATCATAAAAGTCTGTGAAATCTTGATACTTTCCTTTGATGTACATTGTTTTGTACGGTGTTCTGGTCTTGTTTTCGTATGCCATATGGTGATTAGTTTAGATGACTAAATTAGTTATTATTTTTGAATCCACAAAATTTTATTTATTTCTTTTCCATTTCGCGTTCCTTGCGTCTGGACTCATTTGAAATGGTTCGTCTATTTTATGTGGAATTTGGACTCTAATACAAGTTTGGGGTAAATGACAATTCATTAAATAATTGTTAACATAACCCATCATATTTGCACTACCAATCGGATTGGCGGAATGAACATATATTTGAGGTAATGGAATTCCCGTTTCAATACTTCTATTAACTAAAAATTTGCAACAATCGTATCCTGTTTTTTCGGATATATTATTATAATCTAATGTGTAATTGTCTTTAACATTATTATAATATTCAATCATTGCACTATCTCCTAAATCATGGTCAAGAGATATTACTTCAATATTTTCAAGACCGTGTTGATTTATTCTATTAACAAATTGTTCGTAATTTCTTACAACAATCCATTCTTTATCATTTGGAGTTCTAACGTCATCCAAATATAACATCACTTTTTCTTTATTCATCTTTTTTAAAAGGTTTTGAATAATTTGGATATAATAATTTCCAAATTATATTTTCGTAATTTTTTCCATCGTACATTGAAAACAATATTGATTGGAATCTATAACTAGTGGCAAACCGAGCAAATGTTTTTCTGTCAACAATATCATTATTTTCAATAATGTTTTTGTATATCAATTTGTATTCTAAATCAATTACCGCATATTGATGTAAAAAATTATCTTTTGTATCTTTAACCCATTTATAAAATTCATCGGGTACCTTGTCTAATATTTCATCAAATGGTTTATTATCTTTAAGATATTCCCAAATATCTCTATTTGAAATATTAGTTAATATCCTATGAAGCCTTTTATATTCTTCTCCTTTGATTTTCATGCGAAAACCACTCTTGAATCGAATTACATAACCTTCTTTGTCTTTACTTATTTCTTCTTTAAGTAAATCATAATCCTCACCCCAAGTCTTATATGTTGTCACAACTTCAAATCCCGAATCCTGTGTCCAAAATAAACTACTATCCGGTATTTCTTCACCAGTCTCTGTATGAATGGCACCAATGACAACTAACTTTTCTTCATTACCATAATCAACAACAATTCTGTTTTCAGGATATATTATCTCAAACAAATATGTGTTATCTTTTCTCCACGCACTAATATCGTGTCTGTTAAGAATTTCTTTACCTTTAATTGATTGTGGTGACGTAAATGAACCTCTAGTTGCTAAAATCCATTCATTATAATAAAAAAGAATTCCTAACGAACCATCAAGTTTTTCATAAACAACAAAATCTTCGTTTGGAATATCTTCTGGTTTATGTTCTTCGTAGTTAAAGAATTTTTTAAATGGTCTTGCAACAATGTCACCTTTAGAATTGGTTACCAATCCGCGACATTGTATAGTAACATTATCCCACAATCTTTCATATTGAACTTTTGATGAGTAGTTCCAAATAGTTAAATCATATTTTGGGTGGGTTTGTTTTAATAACAAACCATTTTGATAATATTTTTCTAATACGTCTAAAGAAATCATTCTTTGGTTTTTTTGGTGGTGGAAAAGTTGTTTCAGTATATGAAGCAATAAATCTACTCATTAAAGTTTGATTTGAAAACGCTCCTTCATTTGTTGGAGTTTATCTTCGGGTACATTGTGAATATTTGTACTGCCGTGTCTATTTTCAACAATTATAGTATGAACTCTATAATTATATCGTTTAGCCATATCATAATATATGTCCATTTCCCATTCTTGAGTAAACGTATTTGCAACCACAATTCTTGATTTATGTTGTCTCATTCTTTCAGAACATCTAAATTGACAATAATTGTGAGCTTCTTTTAATTTTGTTGCATCAAAAATATATTCACCGTCAGAGTTAACGAAAAAATCATCGGCGGATAATACTTCTGGCTCAATGTTTGATGGTATTTGTAAAATGATTTTGGCCAATGTAGATTTACCTGAGCCGGGTAATCCTCTAACGAGAATTAAATCACCTTGTGTTTCTGTATTTGTATCCATGGAGAGGGATTTAAATTAAAAATGAGGGTCGGAGTGATTACCGACCCCAATTCTTATTTTACAGCTGTAGTGTCAGCAACTGGTGCCGATGTAGAATCTGCCGATACTGTTGTAGTATCTGCTTGAACCGCTGTAGAGTCAGTTGTTTCAGTTGCGGTTGACCCTGAACCACATGCTGCTAGTGTAAGTACTACACCAAGAGCTAAAATAAATGTATATTTTTTCATAATAGTAAATATAATGAAAAATAATCGTAAAACCAAATTTAAATAAAAAACCCCAACTAGTTGTCGGGGTTTAAGGTCTTTCGGTGGGTTCAACCCCACTTACTTATGAAAAAAACGAAAAGGTAATCGACAAAGAGAACCTCTGAGAATATAAATATATATAACTTTACAAAAAAGTCAACTATTTATAACAATTTTTTTACAATGACCAATTTTTCGTCTTTGTATTTTATTGTAACCGGTTCGTTTTCTTTAATTTTTCCTTTTAATATTTCTTCGCTTAAGAAATCCTCACAAAGATTTTGAATGATTCTTTTTAGAGGTCTTGCACCATATTCCTCTTGTGAGTTTAATTCAAAAACTCGACTAATGACAGTCTTATCAAAAGTAACGTTATAATTCTTATCAGTTAATCTGTTACCCAATTTTTGAATCTCGATGTTAATGATTTTCTTTAAAGTTTCCTCATTCAATGAGTTAAACAATACGATATCATCGATACGATTTAAAAATTCAGGGTTGAATTGTTGTTTTAATGATTTTTGAATCATAGATTTTTTAACGTCATATTGACGTTCTTCACTGCCGCTAGTGTTAAAACCAACACCTCCACCAAATTCCGAAACTTTTTTAGCTCCCACATTAGATGTCATAATCACAATTGTGTTGGTAAAATTAACCTTACGTCCAAATGAATCTGTTAAATGTCCTTCATCTAAAATTTGTAATAAAAGGTTGAATACATCTTTATGTGCCTTTTCAATTTCATCAAAAAGGATAACGGAGAATGGATTGTTTTTAACTTTTTCGGTTAATTGACCACCTTCATCATAACCAACATAACCTGGAGGAGAACCAATCAATTTAGATACATTATGTCTATCCATAAATTCACTCATATCTACACGAATGATTTTATCAGGGTCATCAAATAATAATTCTGCAATGGATTTTGCTAAGAACGTCTTACCAACACCCGTTGAACCTAAGAAAATGAATGAACCGATTGGTTTGTTTGCATCTTTAATACCCACACGATTTCTACGAATTGCTTTAGATATAGATGTAATCGCCTCATCTTGACCAATTACTTTTGCCGACAAAATCGATTCCATTTTTAAAAGTTTATCGGTTTCTTTTGTGTCTAACTTAGTGATTGGAACACCTGTCATATCTGATACAATATTATAAACATCATCAATACTAATTGGTGTTTTATTGTCTTTTTGTTTTTCAGACCATTTAATTTTTTCGTTCTCTAATTTTTCGTTGACTTTTCTTTCCTCATCTCTTAATTTAGCCGCTTGCTCATAATTTTGAGATTTAACCACAAGAATCTTCTTCTCTTTAATTTCGTCAACTTCCTTTTTTAATTTTTCAATTGATTCGGGAACTCTCATTGAAATTCTTTTTTCAGAACCTAATTCGTCAATCACATCAATTGCTTTATCAGGGAATTGTCTATCCGTGATATATCTACCCGACAATTTAACAATTGTTTCAATAACTCCATCTTCGTATTTTACTCTATGGAAATTTTCATACGAATCTTTTAAATTATTCAGAATTTCAATAGTTTCACCCATCGTTGGTTCTTTTAGAATAATTTTTTGGAAACGTCTTACTAATGCCGCATCTTTCTCAATGTGTTTCTTAAATTCATCGAATGTTGTTGCACCTATACATTGAATTTCTCCACGAGCCAAAGCAGGTTTTAAAATGTTAGCCGCATCCATAGCACCACTAGCATTACCCGCACCTACCATTGTGTGTAATTCATCAATGAAAACAATAACATTTGGTGCTTCTTGTAATTCATTTAAAATCGCTTTAATACGTTCTTCAAATTGTCCTCTATACTTTGTACCTGCAACAAGTGAAGTCAAATCTAAAGACATTATACGTTTATCTAAAAGATTTGTTGGACAGTCTCCTTTCACAATCATTAGTGCAAGTTTCTCAACAAGTGCAGATTTACCAACTCCCGCATCTCCCACAATTACCGCATTGTTCTTTTTCTTACGAGAAAGAATTTGCGCAATTCGTCTTACTTCTTTATCCCTACCAACCACAGGGTCAATTTTACCTTCTTCAGCTAATCTGATTAGGTCTCTTGAGAAATTATCTAATATCGGAGTATTAGAACCCTTTCTTGTTTTTTTAGGATTGATTGTTGGTCCTTCTTCAAAAAAATCTACTGCCATTCTATTATGAGTTTAGTTTGTACAAACATAACACATTTCATTCTAAAAAACAAATAAATGTCAAAATGTCTAAAAAAATGTCTAACGAATGTCTAAATGTCAGTTTTAGACATTTGGTTTACAATTTGTAAATTGTAAATTAAAAACAATATATTATGATAACATTATTTAAAGACCCATTTTTTCAAGGTTTTGAAAGTGCGTTCGACACTTCAAAATTCTTAAAGACGCCAGAAACTAAGGTGTCTAAGAGTGAAACCGAATATAAGGTTTCGATAAGTGTGCCAGGTTTAACAAAGGACGATTTGAAAATTACCACAAAAGAAGGTGTGTTAAGAATTTCATTCGAAAAAGAAGAATCGGATGATATTCATCACTTTATGGGTAGTTTTGTTAAATCGTACTCAATACCTGATGATGTTAAAGAAAAAGATATCGTAGGTAAAGTTGAAAATGGTATTTTAGAATTAACTCTACCTATTGACAAGAAGAAGTCGATTGAACGTTTCATTTCTTTAAACTAATTTTTTTGTTTGAATTTTTTTGTTTATATTTCAGTATAACAAAAAATAATTCACATGAGTATTAAAAAAGAAAAAATTGCAGGGGAGATTATTGATGTGACAATCAAATCTTCAAGTCTTAAATCGGCATCTTATAATTTGTTGTCTGAAAGACTAACAATAACTTTTAACTCGGGTACTGTGTACGAATATCGTAAAGTTCCTATGTTAGAGTTTACTAAATTTAGACTTGCAAAATCTCAAGGGACGTATTTTAACAAATACATCGCTAAAGATTATAAGTTTAAAAAGGTAGATTAAAATTAAACCCCCGAGAAATCGGGGGTTTTCTTTTTGATATTTATTGATTATATTAAATAAAAAACACGTATGGGAATTATATCTGAAAAAATTGACGGTAAAATTATTGAGGTTACTATTCAATCATCCAATTTAAAAATTGCATCCTACAATACTGAAACTGAGAAGTTAGACATAACATTTAACAATGGTAGTATTTATGAATATAATAAAGTTCCGTGGAATGTATTTACCAAGTTTAGATTATCTGAATCTCAAGGTAAATTTTTCAACGAGAATATCGGTAAGAAATACACATACACAAAAGTTAAATGAGTTTATTTGAAGAGTTAATTGAAGATAGACAAGAAGACGAAAAAATCGTAAAGTCATTTGAACCGAAAGATTCACTTTCAAACCAAATATTTGATGGTATTGATGGTGAATTTTCAATGCGTGAGGATATAAGAAAAAGTCTATTGAAGATTAGCGATGAATTTATTGAAACTTTAGGTATTGAATTTTTTATTCATGATGTGGTTTTAACGGGGTCATTGGCAAATTATAATTGGTCCAATTTTTCAGATGTCGATTTACATATTTTGATAGATTTTGAAGAATCTGAATATCCAATAGATCTATTAAAGGAATTTTTCGATGCAAAAAAGAACGTTTGGAATGAAAAACACGACATTAAAATAAAAGGTTATGATGTCGAATTATACGTTCAGGATGTAAATGAACCTCACATATCATCGGGTGTTTATTCTGTTCTACATAATAAATGGGTGGTCGAACCTAAAAAAGAAACTCCTAATATTGATGACAGAATGATAATACAAAAGGGTGAGGAATTTGCAAAAAAAATAGATAATCTTTTAAAATCACCTAAAAATCAAAACTTATTAACTAAAATTGAAGACCTTAGAAAGAAAATTAAGGACTTCAGACAAAGTGGTTTAGAATCGGGTGGTGAGTATTCATATGAAAATTTAACCTTTAAATTACTTCGTAGAAACGGGTATATTGAGAAATTATTAAAACTTAAAACAAATATCACGGACAAAAAATTGTCTATAACACAATAAAGAACCTTATTTTTTTCTGTATTACAATGTATTTATAGGATAAGAATAAGTTTAACTTAATATTAAAACAATGGCAGATATCAAACCTCTTGGTAGTGAGAAATTAAACGGAGACGAGAAATTAAAAAGAATTCTTGAATTAACTTACTACAATGAAAAAAATAAAAAGTCCACATCAAACAAACCGGAATTAGTAAAAGAATCTAAAACAGGTTATGTTTACGGTATCGTTAAAGAAAAAGACGGATACTATGTAAAAAGTGGATTAAACGAATCATCACTTGATTATATTGGTGGTATGTTTATGAAGAATAAAAATAAATTCTCATCATATGCCGATGCATTTAAGAGACTTGAATTTATCAAAGGTCAAGAGGAATTAAATGAAGCTACAAAATATGTTTTAAAAACAAATTCACCAAAAATGGAATCCCCATTGGCGGACCCAACTGCAGATGCACCGATTGAACCTCCAATCGATGAACCGGCTCCCGCACCTGCAGAAGAACCTAGTGATGTTCCTGCGGAACCTGAAGTTGGTTCTGAAGAACCATCTGCAGAAACTGAACCAGAGGCTCCAAGTGAATCAAAACGTTCAGATTACATGGCAGAAGTTCAAAAATATGCAGGTAAATTAGGTCAAGAATTGAGAGATTTACATGACAAGATGGAAAGTGATGATATTAAGTATGTTCTTAATATGATTATTTCTGCGGTTGATTTAGATAAATTAGAAGATGATGATATCGAAGAAATCGGTAAAAAATTCGAAAGAGATGAAGAAGAAGTTCCATCTGAAGAACCAGCAGTAGAACCTGAAGATGAGGTACCTGCAGAGGAACCAACAGGTGATGAAGAGTTAGGTGAAGAAGATGTAACTATGGATGCATTAGAAAGATTCATCAATACTCCAATGGATACAGATGAGATTGATTTATCAAAATATGCAGATTTGGAAGAAGATTTAGATGAATCAGGTAACTATGATGCGGATTCTCGTTCATACACTTTCAATCGCGAAGGTGATATCGATGAGGCAAAACCAAAACAACCAATGCCAAGACCTGAAATTGGTGCACATGGAGAAGAGCATATGGATGAAGAGGTTGAAATAGATTTAGAAGAAATTAAAAAAGAAATTAACAATAGTATCAACGCTACGTTAGGAAAATACTTCAAATAAATGAGATTGATATATGTTAATGAAATTGGTTCCGATTATAAAGGTCAAAAACAGTACGAGTTTGTTTTCAGCACAAGTACTGAAATTGACATGGACGAATGGTTTATAATTCCAGCTTCTGCAACATCTCTACCTAAGTCACCTGACGTTGAATATGTCGACTTAGTTGGTCTCTTAAAAAATACAGATTTACAATTAGAATTAGTTCAAAACTCCGATTATTTCGGAGTTATTGACGCTGTAGATGGTGTAATTGCACTTGCTTGGGAGAAGTATGATATAAATTCAGAAGATGAAAGATTAACATTCAGATTTGGTGAAACAATTGAGAGTGTTACTAAAAAACTAAAACTAAGAGAGTTCGAACTTATAAAAGAAGAAGTAAAATTAAACGATATATGAAAAGGTCAGAATTAGTTCAAAAACTTATGAACGAAGGTTTATCTGAAAAGGCACTAGTAAACTTAACAGATAATCAACTTAATCAATTAGCTGAAAGAATGTTAGGAGAAGGAACCGTTATGATTTCTAAAAAAAGTCCAACATTCCAAAGTGATTTAGCTGCCGCTCAAAAGGCTAATAAGACCATTGAAACATATGAGGAACATGGAGTTGGTTCTAAAGTAACCAAAGGTCACAATGGTATTCCTGAATTTATGGATTCAAAAGAATTAGAAGAAGAAAAACCATCAGCGGGTCTTACTAAAGAAAAGAAGAGTGAAGTGGTTAAGAAAGCAAAAAAAGGTGAAGATATTGGTAAAAAGGGTAAAGGTTTTGAAAAAATTGAGGATAAGGCGGCAAAAAAATACGGTAGTAAAGAAAAAGGTGAGAAAGTGGCTGCGGCTGCAATGTGGAAAAATATCCAAAGAGAAGAGAATGAAACAAAAAAATGGATTGAAAATTTGGCAGAAGAGAAATTTTTTCATATATTAACGTCAAAGAACGAAATTATGGAAATGATTGCAACAAAAATGAAGAGTGAAGTTGTTAGTGAAGAATTATCACCTTTACCTGATTTTTTAAAATGGAGCTCATTAAAGGCTGCAGCGGGTAAAATGAAAAAAACCGAGATGCAAGAAAACGGTACAACAACAGCACCTGTTAAACCAAAGGTTGACCCCGGTACAAAACCTAAACATCCATTAAGTCCTGGTAAATTTCCAAAACAAAAACCAAAGGCCGAAAAAGAAGAAGATGTACAAGAAAATGGAACAAAAACTGTACCAGTTAAACCAAAAGTTGACCCTGGTACAAAACCAAAACACCCATTAAATCCGGGTAAATTTCCAAAGCAAAAACCAAAAGCATTAGCTGAAAAAAAGAAAGACTAAGATAATGAGAAAGAAAGATTTAATGCAAATTATTGCAGAACAGATTTATGAAATGGCTATGGACTATGATTCACAACATAGACCACATAAAGACATTGAGGATAAATTAAAATCTGGTAATACTCCACTTAATAAAATACCATTCCCTGAATTAAAATCAGGAGACCAAAATTTCTTGGAATTTTTGGCATCTGAAAGATACAAACAGGTTGTAGAAAAGGTAAAACGTTATTTAGGTGGTAAATTAAGAATGAATCTTTCTGGTGACCATAGATTTTATGAGTTAACCGATATGATGAAAGAAGCCGCAAATGCAATTGTTCAAATAGAAAGTGGTCACGAAAAAGAATTAGAAGATTTAGCGGTTAGAATGACGATAGAACATTTCCAAATTCCTGATGGTCTTGTGAAATGGGATGTCCAATTACGTCCATTAAAGGAAATGTCATTAGATAATTTTGAAATGGATGATAATAAAATAAATCCAGAGGCGGTTGACCTTGAAAAAGAAATTTATGACGACCTTGAAGATTTAAATTTAGAAAACGCAAAAAGAAGATTTATCAACACACTAACTCAAGGTGCTGCGGAAGTAGGTCATTATAAGTTTCATTTAGTTCTTGATGAATTAAAGAAAATAACCGGTAGTGATGCGTTATCTGAATTGTATGGTATAATGATGTCAGTTAATGATGCAATGTATTGGCAATATCACGATGAAGGAATCGATGCTAAAACTGAAAATCCAAATTTTCATCCGGCAGGAACTGAAGAAGTTGAACCTGGTGAAGATGAAGACGATTTACCAACAATCACAGTTAGGGCTGTAAATTTTCCTGTAATGATTCATGAATGTTTCAAAGGATATATGGATTTTATGGCAACACATGGTATTCCAAAAAATAATGCCGGTGAATATGACTTAGATAAATGGGAAAAAATTCAAAAAAGTGAAGATACTTTAAGTAAAGAAACTTGGGATATTAGATTAGGTCCTGTTATCTATAGTAGAATTATTGATTTATATCCTGATGATATTGTGGCAAAGGAAAACTTTCCAACCATTCAAAACTTCTTTTTAAAGAGTGTTTATAGTTTACCCGCAAAAAATTTCTTAGTTTTAATGAAAGAAATTATGGGACAAACTAAAAATGGTATCAGACTATTAGGTGAAATGCTTAAAAGTGCTGAAGAGATGGTACAACAAATGGATTATGAAGAATCAATGGAAGTTTTTCATAATGATTTAGAAAATGTTACAGATAGTACAGATATGGATGATTTATCCAATTTTATAAAAAGTATACCGGGAGTAACAACCTCAATGGAATCTGAAGATGATTTTAAAGATTTCTTAGGTAGTTTAGGTATCGGATTATCAGATGATGATGACGATGACGACGGTGGTGTACCTGTCGGAAAATAATAGAAGGTGGTTTTAAACCACCTTTTTTTGTATTTATATATATGAATTCAAGAGCGGAACAACTAATGGAATATGCGAGGATTATGAAAGATACTCCATATGCATTAAAAACATATTTACAAACATACGATAATACCCAAAAAAGATACGTTCCATTGGAATTATTCGACGACCAAATTCAGTTGTTGAAGGACTATGAAATGTATAATGAAAATATTACAAGAAAATATCGTCAAGCGGGTGTTACAACAGTAACCGCAGCATGGTTATCAAAAAGATTACAATTAGCCAAACCAGAACAACCAGATAGAGTTCTTATCATTGCTAATAAAAGAGATACCGCAATTGAAATGGCAAACAAGGTTCGTCATTTTTTAGAACAATGGCCTGAATGGTTGAATGTGGGATTTTCTCCCGATAAAAACTCTGAGAGTAGATTTAGATTAAACAATGGGTGTGAGGTTAAAGCGGTTGCAACATCTCCAGATGCACTTCGTGGTTTCTCACCAACAATACTTGTATTTGATGAAGCGGCATTTATTGATGCGGGTGAAGATTTTTGGGCGGCATCCATGGCGTCTTTATCTACGGGAGGTAAAGTAATACTTGTATCAACACCAAACGGTTATGACCCAATTTATTATGGTGTATATGAACAAGCACAGAGAGGATTAAACGATTTTCATATAACCGATTTAAGATGGTTTAAAGACCCTCGTTATACAAAAGATTTACGTTGGGTTAAGTGTAATGATATTGTTCATTACATGTTAAATAGAGACCAATACAATGACGATGAGGTTGTTATGACCGAATATGATATTTCTAACTATAATGTTTATTTAGAACAAGGTTATAAACCATTTTCATCTTGGTTTGAGTCTATGTCTAAGAAATTCAAATACGATAGACGTAAGATTGCTCAGGAATTAGAATGTGACTTCTTAGGTTCGGGAGATGGTGTAATATCAAACGATGTCCAACAAGATATTGCAAAAAATCAAATTAGAGAACCTAAAGAAAAATATATGCAAGCCACTATGTGGCAATGGAAAGAACCGATTCAGGGTCACCGATATATTATGGGTGTTGATGTTAGTAGAGGAGATAGTGAAGATTTTAGTGCTATTAACATTATAGATTTTGATGATAGAGAACAAGTTTTAGAGTATGTAGGTAAAATTGAACCTGATAATTTAGCAGATATCGCATATAAATGGGGAATCCTTTATAATTCTTTCATTGTTATTGATATAACAGGTGGTATGGGAATTGCCACATCAAGAAAATTACAAGAAATGAATTATAAACATTTGTATATTGATGGTGTTAATACACAAAATGTTTGGGATTACAATAGAAAGGCTTTAGAAAAAATTCCGGGTCTTAATTTTAATAATAAAAGAACTCAAATAGTTGCGGCATTTGAAGAACAAATTAGAAAAGGATTCCAAATACGTTCTGCCAGATTATTAAATGAACTTAATACGTTTGTTTACATAAATGGTAGACCCGACCATATGAAAGGTGCTCACGACGATGCGATTATGAGTATGTCAATGGCATTATATGCGGGGGACATATGTTTTAATCAATTAGAAAGAAATACCGCAAAGAATGTTGCGATGTTAGAATCGTGGACATTATCTGAAAGAACATACGAACCAAATAAATCGTTTTATTCCTATGGAACGGCATTTGACCAAATAGGGTCAATGAGTGGATTAGATAATGACCCTAATTTTAAGGATATACGAAATGTACCGGGTAAGAGTCAATATCAGGAATATAATTGGCTTTTCGCCAAGTCTAAGTAACCTTTATTATTCTAATAATTTATTTTATATTATAGATAAAAGTATTTATATACATGGCAGAACAGAATATTACAGTCTTTCAGAAACTTACGAGAATGTTTGGGTTCCCTGGACAAGTACAGAAACCACAAACACCATCATTTAATTTCAATAAAGACGAGTTACTGAAAACAGATAATAGAGAAGACTTTGAAAGAGCGATGTTACAAGCTCAACAAAGTCAATATATTGCTGATAAATGGACAAAATTAGACCAATCTCTATACAATCAATCGGTTTATTATGAACCAAATAGACTAGCCGCTTATTATGATTATGAATCAATGGAGTTTACTCCTGAAATATCTGCGGCTTTAGACATATATGCGGAAGAATCCACAACTATGTCTGAAAAAGGTCAAATACTAACAATTTATTCTGAATCAGATAGAATCAAAGGTATATTAGATGATTTGTTTAATAATAAGTTAGATATAAACACTAACCTACAAATGTGGGCTAGAGGTGTTTGTAAGTATGGAGATGATTTCGTTTACTTAAAAATTGATCCAGAAAAGGGTATTGTAGGATGTCAACAATTACCGAACATTGAAATTGAAAGAATCGAAGGTGCATCATCAAAAACACCTATACAACAAGACCAAAAAGTACCGTCAAGAGAATTACGTTTTCAATGGAAAAACAAAGATTTAGAATTCCAAGCATGGGAAATTGCACACTTTAGATTATTGGGTGATGATAGAAAGTTACCATACGGCACTTCTATGTTAGATAAAATTAGAAGAATTTGGAAACAACTTTTACTAGCGGAGGATGCAATGTTAATTTACAGAACATCAAGAGCACCTGAAAGACGTGTATTCAAAGTATTCGTTGGTAACATGGACGATAAGGACATTGAACCATATGTACAACGTGTTGCTAGTAAATTTAAACGTGACCAAGTATCAGACCCACGTAACGGTCAAGTAGACATGAGATATAATCAAATGGCGGTAGACCAAGATTATTTCATCCCTGTTCGTGACCCATCACAAACAAATCCAATTGAGACATTACCAGGAGCACAAAACTTAGGTGAGATTGCGGATATTGAATATATCCAAAAGAAATTATTGGCGGCGTTACGTATTCCTAAGGCGTTCTTAGGTTTTGAGGAAGTAGTTGGTGATGGTAAAAATCTTGCCTTAATGGATATTCGTTTTGCAAGAACCATTAACAAAATACAAAAATCTTTAATTCAAGAATTAAATAAAGTAGCGTTAATTCATCTATATCTTTTAGGTATGGAAGACGAATTAAATAATTTTGAATTATCATTAACTAACCCGTCTTCACAAGCCGATTTACTTAAAATTGAAACTTGGAAAGAGAAGATTACATTGTATAAAGACGCAACATCTGACCAATCACAAATAGGTATTCTACCAGTTTCTCACACATGGGCTAAGAAAAATATTCTTGGTATGAGTGATAGTGAAGTGTTACTTGATTTACAACAACAACGTTTAGAAAGAGCAATGGGTGCTGAATTAACAGGTACCGCAAATATTATTAAACGTTCGGGTGTGTTTGATGAAGTGGATAGTAAGTATGGAATACCTGAAGAAGAAAGAAAGGCATTAGAGGCCTCAGGAGCACTTGGTGCGGAAGGTGCTGAAGGTGGGGGATTAGGTGCGTTAGGTGGAGGAGCAGCTCCGACACCACCAACACCTGCAGGTGGAGAAGGTCCACTTAGTGAAGGAACAAAATCTAAGAAATCAAAGATATTAGGAATGTTGGGTGAAGAACAAATCGAATTTAGTGATTTATTTGATATGGAACGTGCACAACAGAATATTTATGAAATAGAGACAAAAATAAAAGATATTTTAAACGATTAAAAATGAACAAATTCGGGGTTTTAAAAAGTAAAATGTTATCAAAACTTACTGAATCTTATACACAAAATAATAAGAAAGAAGTTAAAGAGATATTAAACACAATTAAAGAAAATAAAGAATTCAAAGAAATGTATTTGTTCTACGAAGAAATTGAGAGCAAATATTTTGAAGATAAAGATATTGCTAAACTGTATGTTGAAGAAGTTAGTTCAATTTTAAAAAACCAAACAAAGAATATCTCTGAATTTTCAAAATCATTAGATGAAAAAATTGGAAATATCGAGATAAATGAAAATGAAATTTATACATTATTAGACCAATTATCTGAGAATGACAATTTAAATAATATTGATAAGAAAGTAATTGCAAAGAAAAAATTAGTAGAACATTTAATAACAAAGAAAGAAACTAAAATCGCAGAACAAACGACGTATACGTCAAATGAAAATCTTTTACATGCAGTTTTAGCAAACAATTTTAATGTTCTTTATAATAACACATTATCTGAAGAACAAAAAAATGAATTAAAAGATATTTTATCATTGTCAGATGAAGATTTAAATAATAAAACAACTGAGTTAAGAGAATCTATCTTAAATAAAGTTGATTCGTTATTATCGGAATCAAACGACACACTTTCAGAAAAATTAAGTAAAGTTAAAGGAGAAGTCCAACAAATGGATGTATCAAAATATAATTACTACAGATTAGTACAATTAAAAAATGGTCTTGATTAGTCAAGACCATTTTTTTGTTTTTGAACATAGATTGCTTTTAAAACCTCTTTTCTTCTAGTAACTGAAGGTTTAACAAATTCTTGTCTTTCCCTCAATTTTTGAATTTGCTTGGTTTTTTGAACTTTACTTTTGTAAGTTCTTAATGCAGATTCTATACTCCTTTCTTTTGATAAATCAATTATAATCATATCTTATAAATATATTTGTAAATATACAAAATATTTTTTGGATTTGTAATCTTTTTTAACTATATTTTACTCAACACCATAATAAATGTAAATGAATGAAATTTAATGAAAACAGGTAAGTACATCCCATTAGGGACTTACAAAAACGTAAAGTATGGTTATGGTACCGTAGATTTTAAAAATCTTAAAACCATTTATTTAAAATTAAACTCTTGGGTACAACCTGAAAACGAAACCGAAGATTTTGATTATTTAATTTTAAAATCTAGAAGAGTAATAAAAGAAATTTTATATAATCTAAAAAACCCAAATTTTAAACAACAAACAATTGTTGATTTAGATGTTAGAACAAAGGGTATTAAGTTAGAAAAGAGGTCTTTTATGAATTTAGAAGTAACATTATTTGTGGAAAGGCAGTTCGATGTTAAAAATAAAGAGATAAAAAAATCTATTGGGGATATCATAGAAAACATAATCGATAATGGTTTAACCAATAAAAAATTATTCAATTTTCACAAAAGCAAAAAATAACCTCGATATTGATGTATTTATAGTAATAAAATCTATAAATGAAGATATTAGGACCAAACGAAACGGGGAAAGGGATTTTAATTGAATATGATGCAGGTCATGTGTCCCCCGATGACAATAAGAAAATAATTTCGGAAATGAAGGATATGGACTTTTCACAAGACCTTATCCTTTATGCCGTTTTGCAAAAATACGACACTCCAAATAAGAACGGGAGAATCTATCCCGAGATAATTCTAAAAAGAGAAAACGAGAAATACCAAAATTTAATTAAAAAAGGTGGTGCGTTAAATGAATTAAATCACCCATCCTCTTCTTTAATTGACTTAGATAGAGTATCACATTCAATCCTTGAGACTTGGTGGGATGGTAAGATGTTAATGGGTAAGATAAAATTATTCACATCACCAGGTTGGAGAAAAATGGGTATTGTATCAACAAAAGGTGACCAAGCCGCAATGTTAATAATGAACGGAGCGACTTTAGGTATATCTTCTCGTGGAGTTGGTTCATTAAAAAATGTAAAAGGTCAAAACATAGTACAGGAGGATTTTGAATTGGTTTGTTTCGATTTAGTATCGTCACCATCAACACCAGGTGCTTATGTATTTTCTGACCCATCTGAAAGAGAACAATACCAAGAACAAGTTGAAGAAAAACCAATGGTTGACGACAGAATGAAGAAACTAATGGGTAGATTGGATAGTTTTTTATCCAAATAATAAATTTTATAGGGCTAATGATATTGAAAAAAAGGATTTTTCAATATTTGGCACTATTTATAAGGTAATAAAACAAAAATTTCACAATGACTGAAAAATCAATTTTAGAACAAGCGTTACTTCAAGTACAAACTCTTGAAGAAGCAGTAAAGCAAAATGCAAAAGGTATACTTGCTTCAACTATGAAGGAAGAACTTAAAGATTTGCTTAAAGAATCATTGGAAGAAGAGGAAGAAGTTGGAGAAGAAGTTGCTAACGAAGAGGAAGCAGTTTCAGAACAACCTATTTCTGACGAAGAGGACACAGATGATATGTCAGACGAAGATGCGGAAGCAGATGACGCTGAAAATGTAGACGACCTCGATAACGAACCAAACAAAGACATCGAAGGATTAGATTCTGGTGACGATGAGGGTGAAGAAGATGAAATGGGTGACGATGAGTTACCATCATTAGACGAACCATCAACTGAAGAAGGAATGGATGACGAAGATGTAATGGATATGACCGGTGCATCTGATGAAGATGTATTAAAAGTTTTCAAAGCTATGAAACCTGAAGATGGTATTGTAGTAAAGAAAGACGGTGATACCGTTGAATTTGGTGACGGAGAAGACGACTATATCATTAAACTCGACAATGATGATGAAACTCCTGAATTCGGCGCTGAAGCGGATGATATCGATGAAAGCGAATGGAATGAAGAGGAAGAAGAATCAAACGAAGAAACAATCTACGAAATCGAGATAGATGAAGAAGAGGAAGAAGAAGTAAAAGAAGAAGAGGAAGAAGAGGCTCACGAAGAAGAAGTTGGTGAAGCAGCTAGAACATTTGCAAATGACGTTAGAAAACCAGCTGACCAAGGTAAAAAATACAAGGCAGGTCGTCATGAAATGAATGAAGAAGTTGAAACTTTAAAGAAACAAAATGCTGAATACAAGAAAGCATTAGTATTATTTAAAGAGAAACTTAACGAAGTTGCAGTATTCAACGCAAACTTAGCTTATGCTACTCGTTTATTTACTGAACACTCTACAACAAAACAAGAGAAAATGAACATTTTGAAGAGATTTGATTCAGTTTCTAACATGAATGAGTCTAAAAACTTATTCAACACAATCAAAGCTGAATTAGGAACAAAAACTACAGTAACCGAATCAGTTGTTGAAAAAATCTCTAACGCACCATCAACATCAGCATCTCAAGAAGTATTGGCAGAAGCGAAAGCTTACGAAAATCCACAATTCAAGAGAATGAAAGATTTGATGAGCAAAATAAAATAATAAATTAAATAAAACAAAAATACAATTCAAAAATGGGAGCATTATTAGAATCAGGTATGGTAGGTAACATCGGTCTTAAGCACTTACGTGTTATCAAAGAAGATACCATCAAAAAATGGGATGACTTAGGCTTTTTAGAAGGTTTAGAAGGTCACCAAAAAGATAACATCGCGCAATTATATGAAAACCAAGCGTCTTACTTAATCAACGAAGCTGCAGTAGCAGATGCGTCTGGTTCATTCGAGACTGTGGTATTCCCTATCATTCGTCGTGTATTCTCTAAATTATTAGCTAACGACATCGTGTCTGTACAAGCTATGAACTTACCAATTGGTAAATTATTCTACTTCATTCCTAAAATTCAGGAAAGAACAGGAGCTAACCACTACTCTCCTTACGGATACCCTTCAAACTCTACTAACCCAGGTGAAGGATATACTGGTGGTAACTTATATGACCGTTTCTATGAGAATGGTGATGGTGATGCTGTAACTTCAGGTCTTTTTGATTATTCAAAAGGTTCTTATTCAGCAATCACATTATCTGCATCAACTTTAGTAACTTTCTCTAACGGTTCAACTACAAACGTAACTTTATCATCTATCACAGGTGGTACAGGTGTTTCTAGTGTAATCGCTAAGTTCACAGGTTTCGTAAAAGATGGTCAAGGTAAGTTAATCGGACCTAACGGTAACGCTATGGATACAGAAGAATTCTTAGCAAGTGCTGTTGTATCTTACCAAGGTACTGCATTACCATTCAACGTGGTAACTCAAAAATATGGTAAAGGTATTGTTGAATACGGTTCTACTGCAACTTCAGGTAACTACCCATCAGGTAAGTACAATGATATTTGTGATGAAGAAGGTACAATCTACTTACAAGTAGACCACCAAACTTATTCAGCAACTTCAGGTTTCTCTAACGCTGTGTTAGGTGCAACTGCTATCGGTGACTGGACATTAACTTACAGAACATACGATACATTAGAATTCGAAGATGCAATCGGTGAAGTTTCTTTCGATTTACAATCAGTAACAGTTTCTGTAACTGAAAGAAAATTAAGAGCAACTTGGTCTCCTGAATTAGCTCAAGACGTTAGTGCATTCCACAACATCGATGCTGAAGCTGAATTAACAGCTTTATTATCTGAGCAAATTGCAGCAGAAGTTGACCGTGAAATCTTACGTGACTTACGTAAAGGTGCAGCTTGGAAAGCTAAATGGGATTACAATGAGTGGAAATACGGTGGAGCATCAGGTGCTACATTACAAGGTTACACTCAAAAAGACTGGAACCAAACTTTGGTAACTAAAGTTAACCAAATTTCAGCTCAAATCCATAAGACTACATTAAGAGGTGGTGCTAACTGGATTGTTGTTTCTTCAGAAATTTCTGCAGTATTCGATGATTTAGAATATTTCCACGTATCTAATGCAGCTCCTGAGCAAGACTCATACAACATGGGTATCGAGAAAATCGGTTCATTAGCAGGTAGATATCAAGTATATCGTGACCCTTACTTCCCAGCTAACAAAATGTTAATTGGTCACAAAGGTAAATCATTATTGGATGCTGGTTACATCTACGCACCATATGTACCTTTACAATTAACTCCAACAATGTATAATCCATTCACAATGACACCTATCAAAGGTATCATGACAAGATACGCGAAGAAAATGGTTAACAACCGTTACTTCGGTGTAATCGACGTGAGAGGTATCACTACATTCAGCTTGGATACTTTAAGATAATCTTAAAATTATCAATAAAAAAACCCTCGAGAAATCGGGGGTTTTTTATTTTTGGTATATTCCAGAATATTTCTTATATTTGCATTATGTCAGAAGTAGATTACAATAAATTAAGATTAGACGTCCTTGAGAAAATGATACACCAACGAGGTATTGAGTGTAAAATGAAAAAGGATGAAATGATTAAGATATTAAAACTTGACGATGAGGGTAAATACGAACCACCTATGGGTAACACCGTTTATGAAAAATTTGATGGTGGGTTTAATGTGGGTATAGATATACGAAACAATTCGGATTTAATCCAAATGGGTAAATTTGTGGAAAAAAAAGAAGCTAAATCATTGGGAAGATATTCTGATAATAGAATATGGTATTGGTCAAAAATTAAGTTAATATGAAGTGGACAGAATACTTTTTAAACATTGCAGAACAGGTAAAACTCAAATCTAAGGACCAATCTACACAGATAGGTGCAGTTATCGTCGGAGAGGACAATGAGGTCCTTTCTACGGGTTATAATTCATTTCCGAGGGGAATGGATGATTCTAAACAAGAACGTCAGGAAAGACCTGAAAAGTACTTCTGGTTCGAACATGCTGAACGTAATGCAATTTATAATGCCGCACGTGTGGGAACACCTTTAAAAGGTTCTACGATATATCTTACTTCAGGATTACCATGTATGGACTGTGCAAGAGGAATTGTAAATAGTGGTATCACTACGGTTTATTGTAAACAAGTATGTACGACTAAAAATAAAGAGAAGTGGGAGGAATCACAAATGAAATCCTTACAACTTTTAAACGAATGTAATGTTCAAGTATATTTTTACTAAAGATTGTCGATTTTAGTGTCTTTGATGAATTTTTTATGTGAATCTTTATAGGATTTTTCAGATTCATCATTCATATCTTTAGTGTATTGCCAATTCCAATATAAATCATTATTTATTTTGAACCCATAAAATTCATGAACCTTTTTTTGTAATTCATTAACGTTTTTACCGTTCCAATTTTGTCCGACACAAATAAATCCTGTTTCTATGTTTTTAACTAAATTAGATTCATTTAGGGTAGAGTGTCTATTTTCAATCCAAGTTAAACGTTCAATTAAATTTTGATAAAACATATTTGTCTGTCCCCATCTGATAGAACTGAAAAATATAACCGCATCTGACTCAAATAATTCCTTACTTACTTTCCATAGTTCATCCTTAGGGTCGTTAAAACTAGCCCAACATCTATGGTGTCCTGATGGATTTTTTTCTTTATCCTTTAATTTTGATTTTAAGACCCCACAACCGTTCCCGTCTTTTCTTGATACATTACCCTCACATGGAATAATATTGAGTTCTGAAACGTCTATCAATGTTGATTTATCACCTAATTCCTCATTAAGATACATTGCAATCAATTTAGATTTAGGTATGTCGATGTTTTTATCGTCCCAATTGTATCTATTGGAGCAACTTAGTAATAAAACTTTTTTCTTAGTTTTAAGAATATCCAATGTAGTTTTTAAAGATTTATATGCATCAGACTGAACCATCCCTTCAGAGATGATTAGTTTTTTTATTCTATCTATATTTTCTTGAATATTCATTTAATTTTTTTACCAAGTTTTACAAGCCCAATATCTTGGTTTCCAACGTGGTCCTGGATTTTCACAATTATGTCTAGCTCTGAACGATTTACGTCTTTTAGGATTATTTTTCTTAATAACCATTCTCTTTCCTTTCGCAGATTTACCTCCAAAACCAAAATTTACTTTAACCACTTTACCCTTATCGTTCTTGACGTACACTTTAAATTTTTTAATATCACCTTGCATGATTTTTCCAAGTTGGACTTTACGCCCTTGATATTCGGCTTCATTTAATAATCCGTTAGATTCAAAGTTAGTATTTTCTACCGAACCGTCTTCATCCTCATAAATCAATACAGGTATTTCTTCGTTATACTCGAATAATCTTTTAAATTGTTCTTCGGAAATTTGAATAACTTTTCTTTTTTCCATATTTTCATCAAATTTAGTCATTGTTGGTTTATTACCCTTACCAATTTTAGGGTCTTTTTTTTCCGCTCTTCTTTTCTGAGAGGTCATTGCCTTCTTTTCTTTTTTATCATATGAAGATGCAATTTTAGGGGTGTCTTTTGACACTTTTTTTGATGGTCTACATTTAGGATAAGCCTTTCTACCTTTTTCACCATCAGCACTACTACGACCACATGGCGGATGTTTACCATCAATTTTACGACTCACATCCACCCATTTTTCTTTAAACCATCTACCTAAATCTTCTTGGATTACTTCACCATTTTTAAGTGATAATTTAATGTATTGTAAATCCTGTTCGTTTACTTGTATTTTCATATTATTTCTTACCTGAACAGTATGAACCTGAGCAGTGTTTTTTACCGTCTAATCCCTTTATTTTACCTTTACATACTTGTACAGCATATCCATTTGCATATGCCGATGGATAAACTTTAAACTTAGACTTTGCTGCAGATATACCACGAGAACAAAGTTTATGACTTTTTTTCTCTGATTCTGAAAGATTTTTTTGTTCAAAATAACCTTTTATAAAATTAGCAACTTCTTCAATATCATCTGCAGATGTTGTTATATGGTCACCAGCCCAAGCATGTTCGCCCGTAACTAATTTTGGGAAATCGGTTTGATGTTTAAAAGATAAAATTGTTTCAATGTCATCTTTTATTTTTACAAGGTTTGTTAGAACCATGTAAGTACCGTCTTCCGAAATATGTGATTCTTCTTGTTCTTTCACAATATTATTTAAATGTTTCTTAATTAACTCACTTATATTTTTCATATCAATAAATAGTTTTATTTTTCGGAGACTATCTCAAATTTAATCTCATCGTTATAGAAGATTTCTTCTGTATGTGTTTTTGCTTTTATTTCGATAATATATTCTCTAGGAATCATATATGATGTGTCAAAAGTAAAAGAGTTTTCATTTGTTACATCTAATTGAGTCCAATCGTGTACGATTACTTCCGTTCTACCTTCTTTAACATACATTCTATAGAAAACTTCATCAAAAAGAACATTTTTAGGATTATTTATTGACCTAAATGTTACCACAACTTTTCTTTTTTCTCCCCTTAATATTTTTTCACTTTGTTTCAACCCGAAAAATTGGATTGAATATCTTTGTAATTCTGTTTGATTTTCACCCACAGTAAAAAGAGACGTATATGGTTTAGGTATAAACTTTTGAGATACATCAGAAATAGAAACACCATCTAACGACAATCCTTTCCATTTATCTGTGAAAAATCTTTTACCATCACAAGTAACACCATCCAATCCAAAGGTAATCTTATATATTCCCTTTCTTACCTTAACCGCCTCAATGTCAGATAAACCATCAATAACTGTAGTACCATTTAAAATATCAACAGTTGGTAATGTATCTAAATCATAAAAATTGGTTCCTTTAGTTACATAAAGGTATAAATTTTGGTCTTGTTTCTCGATAAAATTATGTCTATTATCGTTAATTCTATCGTCAAATATCGTTTCTAAATAAGGTTCAAAGAATGTTTGTGTGTACTTAGTAAAAAACGCAACTGATTGGTCAACTTCAGGTGTAATATCTTGATAGATAACCGCAAACGCTAATCCTAATCCATGGTTTGTATCACCCGAAATCAATATACCGTTAACATAATCAGTAATGTCAACATCTAAATTCTCGTTACCGTTATCAAAATGTATTAAACCATCTGTATGTGTCGAACCCGATATTATAATTGGGTCAGTTGCATAAACACCTTGACTAGTCCATTCGTCAATTGTAGTTCTATTAAACCAGTTGGATGGTCTCTCATCAAATGTATTGTTTCCTGCGGTAAAATCGTAACTTTGTTGTTCGTAGTCAAAACCAACACCCTCGTCCCAAAATTCAGGAACTTTAAATAAGATTAAATTAAATGATGTTGCTCTATTTCTACCAGTACTTCTATTTTGACCTCTTAACCCTTCATCACCAAAAATGGTATTAGTCATTTTTAATTTATGGGTTGTACCTGAATTTATAACAAGTTCACCATTATCGACTTTAGTTTGTAAGTCTGAAAGGTCTAATTTAAATAAAAATTTAGAAAATCCTGAGCCGTAGAATATCTCGGTAGTCGGGTTTTTTGATGTATTAACCTGACTATTCTTAATTATAGTATTATTTTTTTCAAAATATGAACGAAAATATGACATCTTTTTATTTTATAAATATCAAATTAGTTGATTCTAATTTGGTCATTTAAAATATCTTTCTTGATTGATGACATTAAAACCTGTAAACGTATGTAATTCGGGTCAGTTGGTACTGGTGGTCCTACAACATTGTGTTGGTGACTGTAAATTAAATTAACAATAGATTCAATCAACTCAACTAACTTATCTCCCCTAACCGTCGCATATGTATGTGGGTTAATATCATCAGTATAGTTTTCATGAGTAAGTTCGTATGGATTTAATTTTTTATTATCAATACTCAATTCATTTGTTGGAGGTGTTGAGGTTGTCGATAAAAGGTAAATTTTATCCGATTTTAATGCGGAATAAGTTTGTTCTTTACGAGGAGTAATTTTTACTTTTCTTACATTTTTTGTTACTGTCTTTATTGGTGGGTTTAATGAATATTTAGAATAAACCAAACCAGATTTAGGTCCAACACCCGTTGCAACAACAATATTATTAAAAATTTCAACTCTATTGTTAATCTCACTCTGATTTAATCCAGTTCTTGTTGCACATTCAACCGTTGGTCTAAAATAGAACGGATGTAAATCTTCGTCCTTAAATGGTAATGAACTATCGATATGATTTAAAGATAGTTTTGTGTGTATATTTTTTAAAGTTTTTCTAATTTTTTTATAAATTCCCGTAACACCGTTTGATAATAAATCATATACCGTAAAACTAAATGTATATGTTGAACCGGTTGTAATCAATTGTGTAACATTATCATATAGAGGAACTGTCGACAAATTAGGGTTATCGGTGTTGTAGATATTACCGTATGCGGTTTTGGTTGAATCTGTTGCACCTTTGATTAAATAAACATAAAAGTTTATTACAGAGTCACTACCGTCAAATTTACTTATATCATATTCAATAATCGATTTAAGTGACCTAGATTCAACAACAACTTCAGTTACATTTTCGTAATATTCTTCTCTTAAATCGTCAAATTTTTTCAAATATAAATTTGCAGATTTTTCAGACATATATGGTTTGTTACTAATATTCGGAGTCCAAATTTTATTCAACATTGTTTTAGGTAAAAATTTACCTCCTCTAATAGAGACACCATTTTCGGTAAGGATAATATCGGAACCATTTTTACCATAAATTGCATAATCTTCATATTTTGCAATTGATGATTTAGCAAACCCGTCAATTATTTCACCGTCATTTTGATTAACGATTTTTGGTGATTCTTTATCTGCACCTCCGTATGTTGTATGTTTTGTTTGTGAAGAAAAAACTTGATTGTTAAAATCATGTATTGTTGTGAAAGGACCTGAAATGTATTCACGATTAACAATATCTTTAACAGGGTCGTAATTTATAATTTTTACAGATTGTTTTTCTAACGGAATGTAGTTAATATTTTGAGGTAAAAAGGGTAATGCAATAAATGGGTCTTTTTCATCCCATGGTTCGTACTTAAATGCTTGAGCAGCAGGACCCGCACCACCACTAAAGGTTTGTACACGAATTCTACCTAATCCTAATGGGTCTTTGTTATCAATACAAATACCTAACTCAATTATTCTTGTCGAATTATCACTCATTTTTTAATTCTTTTTTCTATTTCTAAATTAACTTCATTATAAAGTGATTCAACACTTTCTAAATGTCTTGTTAAATCAACAATAAGTTTTTTTGTGTTTTCAAATTCACCATATAGTTCATTAACAACAATAAATAAATCTTTATTAGATTTATTTTTTACATCTTTTGCTATTTCAATTAGTTTCTCTTTATCCATATTAAAAAGTACCTCCTCCACTTAAAATAACTCCCGGTGGTATAACCAATGGTCCTGATAATCCAGGTACAGGTATTACAACTTCTTTATTACCAACCGCAACATATGAACTATTATCCATTTCTTCAGTATGACCTTCAATTACTGATTGAACAAATTTTATAAGATTATTCGGTTCACCAAATATTGGTGCTGTTGATAATCCTTTTTCTTCCATTTTTTGTATCGCATTTATTGTTGCTCTATCCTCACTATAACCCGGTTTCTTTAAAAAGAAAGGTAACATAAATGCACTAATCCCACTAGATGAAAACCCACCGTTAAGACCACCACCCAAACCTGATAATGCCAAATCAATAGATAGGTTTATCATTTCATATAGGTCTTTACAGTTATCTAAACCATTTTCTAAAATTTTTGTTAAAATAGCAATAAGTGCAAGTAACATTTTACGATATCTCTTGGTCTTGTTACCTAATATCGTTGCCGCAATATCAACTAAAAATAACAACAAATCTCTTTTAACTCTTTTCCAAAATTCGGATATAAATTTCCAAAGTAATTTTGTAATAACGTAATAGAATAGTTTCCATAACACTTTCATAATTTCTTTCGCACTTTTAATTGCCGCACCAACTCCCGCTACAACAACTTTGTAAATTATAATAATCGGTAAAAAGAATTTTGGGGATAATACCGAACCTATTAGTGCTTTAGGTAGATTTAAGATAAAAGTATTTAACAATGTTAAATGAAAATTATCTGGTGGTATATTACCATCAGATTGGTTATGTGCATCCATTGCAGAATTTAATAAAGCATCATTTACCGCATCGTTTAAATTACCATCGTCATCGACAAAATCTTCAAAATGAGATGAATTAACAGGAACTTTAAAGTTATTACAATCTCTAAATTTTAATACCTTATCTAATCTGTCTTTTTCATCATCTAAATCAATACCTTCAACATCATCAAAATTAAAATATGATTGGATATCTTCGTCATTTTCGTTAAATTCACTTGTGGCGTTTGGTATTTTACCATTACTTGGATTACCGCATAATGCACATAATTTTTGTAATAAACGGTTTAAATCGTTCCAACCTTTATCAAAAAGAGGTGGTTCATCCCCACACCCGTGTAATGTTAAATAAATTGCGGTTTTTGTCACACCACTAAAATCGACAGGTTCAATTGACGAATAATAATCCGTTAAAAATGTTTTTATACTATTTGAACTCGTACCTAATCCACTAACCACATATTGTTGGGTATCTCCACTCCATAATAAATCAAACAATTTATTACCGTTAACGGAATTGAATGTTTGTGTATTTCCACTAAAAGTATTGTATAAACTTCGATTCATTTTTACGTATCCTTTATTTGGTGATACTGGTTCATATACAATTTTTCCCGAACAAGTTGTTGGTGAAATTGTTAATATGTTCATGAAATCAAATTCTTTTGGACTTAAAGTGATACTTGTAGTTGCACCAAACGTGGTATTTGTACCACAGATACCGTCACCCGCAAATAATATTTTTTGTGCCGCCTCAAGTATTATTTGTTGAGCAGATTTTAATGTAGCATTTGCCGATTCGTTGGTTATTTGTCTTAATCTTTGTTTTGTAAATAATCTATCCGTCGGTTCAACTTTTAATCCTTTACCATTTAAGAAACCCTCAATAGTATCGATTAAATCTGAAAAAACGTCACCGGCACGATTAGCTCCATTTTCAAGTTTTTTTGATTTTTTAGAAACAAAATCAGAAAGTGTTTTTGATAGGTCTTCTGCACCGTGTAGTGCTTTACTTTCATACCCATCGATAAACTTTTGGACGTCTTTTTTTGCATTGTCTTTACTCCTTTTAATGGCCTCGACTTTGCTTTTAATCTTCTTTCTGGTTTCTTTAATCTTATTGGACATTATAGTTTATAATTGTTAGATTTATTATCTGAAGTATCATTCATCAACTTATCCAATATTTCTCTATCTTCGTCAGACAACGTTAATTTACCCATAGGTGCACCTTTACCACCCGCAGCGGATTGTGTTTGTTTTAATAACACACCCTGTAGTTTAACTAAGGAGATTTTCTTCTCAGTACAATCGTTAAGTATTTTTTGTTGTTCTTTAATAACGGGACCAATAACACTCATGTCCTCTGCGTCTTTCATGAAAGATAACATCTTTTTAGTTATCATAGACGCGGTATTTTTTTGTTCTACAATATCGTTGTAAATCTCTTGCATTAAGGATAATGCAGAGTCGACTTCCAAGGAAATCAAATTTCTTTTCTCTCTCATACCAATAAATAGATTTATTCTAAAAACCCACCCATAATACCGTCATACAATTTTTTAAATCTTTTTAACGATACTCTAATTTCTTTAGTTGAGAGGGAAGTCATTTCCCTTAAAGATAACAGGATAAGGTTTTTATTAAATTTATTACCGTCACCTACTTGGAAGATTTTATCGAAATTATTGAAGATTTCCAATAGGGCGTAACCCAATTTTTGTTCATTTTCAGTTAAATCCTCATTCTCAACAAATTCTTCTAAATCGATGGTAAGTTTAATAATAACATCTCTATAATCGATTACATATTCATCAATAACATATGACAAATCAGGACGATTTTCCTCAATATCTGAGGAAATGTCATCGTATGAAACTTGTCTATTCTGTTCTTTTGTGTCTTTCTGTATTGCACCCATTAGGTAGTTTTTACAGATTGTACCAAAATATGAATATGCCTTATGGTTTTTAGTATGGTCAAACTTACTAATCTTGGTAATCAAAAACGACATGGTATCGTTATGGATTTCTTCAAATTCTAAGTCTTTTCTATACAATTTATAACGTCGAATAATTGATTCGACCATTATTATTAGGGGTTCTCTTAAATATTCATTGAATATCTTATTTCTTTCATCATCGGAATCAGATTCTAAGTATCTTACTACCGCTTGTTCTTGGTCCTCCCCAAAATAAATTTTTTGGGTTCTTTTTCTTGGCATTTACGCTTCTGTATAATTTACATCTCGTTTATTTTTAAAGAAAAATTCTTTTTTCGCGGTGTCGAGCCAAAATTTAACTTCTTTCTCTGAAAGTTTACTATCTTCATTGTTTTTATAAATCCAAAATAATGAATCTTCTCTTAAATTAACGTGTTGATAACCAACTCTTGGTACAGTTAATACCTTTACTCCGTTGTGTGTTAATCTCAATAAAAACTCATAACCAAAGGTTAATTTAATATTACTCTTTAAGGAACCATTATCTTTAATTTTGTTTGTTCTATATAAACCTCCACTAATTTGATAGTTTTGGAATTCTAATAAAACCTCATTATCGATGAATCCTTGAATTTCTGTAAATCCATATGCCCATGCAGATTCGTTAGTAAAACTAACAAATTTACCATCGGTGTTTATATCTTTCACTATTGGTAAAAACACATCAACATCAGGATATATTTTAACATACTCGTTTATTGATTTTAACCAAATAGGTTTGAATTCATCATCGATTTCTAAAATTGTAAACCATTCCGTGTCACATTTTTCAATACCTAAATTGACTTGAGAACAGAAGTCGGTTTCATTTTTATTAACTACAATGTTAATTTCTAACTTATCAGAAGATAAGTCCCCTAATTGTTTTTTTACATTTTCAGGACAAACAATGGATATCTTTACATCATTATGAAAATCTTCAGTAGATTCTATTGCTTTATTTAACATTTCCCTATAATCGTCATCTAACTTATGAACGGGTAGGATTACTGTGATATTTTTCATATTATACTGTTTCTTCTTGTTTTAATTTGTTTAACGCGTTTTCCAATGTTTCAATTCTTTTATTGGTTAATGAATTAAAAATAGAACTAATGTTATTTTCAGTTATTGTTTTTTCATATGGTAAAAGAGTTTCTTTCATTTTATCTTTCACCTCGTCTGTAAGTTCAACCCCCTCAATCCAAGCTAAAATGTATGTACCCAATAAATCTACGATTTTATTACCATCATAGGTCCACATACCATTCTCAGACAACCAATCTGGTTCAACATCAGGAATTTTACCAATAATTGGTACACCACTTTTCATGGATTCTAATGGGAATGTACCAAATGTAGATTCATCATCAACCCACACAGAAACCATACATTCTTTTAACGCATCTGCAAATTCATTATATGACATTTGAACCATGTCCTTAAATGTAACCCATCTCAATTGTGGATATTTTAAATAAAATTCCGAAATGATTTTTCTATGTACCGCTCTATCTCTACAACTAATTGCAACAATTGGTTTTAGTGGTAAATTGATTGGTTTAAAATTATCCCCAATGATTGGAGGAATTACAAATACTAACGATTCTGGAAAATATTCCATAATGTATTTTTTAGTAGATTCGTTAGTTGTGATAACTCTATCAAATCCATAATCACTCCAACGACTTCCAATTGGTAATGTCTCAAAAATATAATCTTTTTGTTGTACTAACATTACTTTAATACATTTGATATTTGATAATTGTTGTAATGCGTTTGAGAAATATTCAGGGACAACTAATGTATCATCAATTTTTAATTCAATTTTATCTTCTTTAATCGAAACAACTGGTAAGACATTATATTCCTCACCTAACCAAGAATCAACACCCTTATATGTGTTATCCTCAACTAAAATTTTGGAAGGTATTCCATTTTTATGTAAAGTAAGAGCCAAATCGTAAATGTATTTTACAGATGCTCTAGCATTACCTTTAGTGTCGTATGTTAAAAAATACACACTACTTTCACTCGTTTTTAATCTACCAATTGCAGATTCTAATTTTTCTATGTTTTCTTTGTTACTCATCGTCTTCGTTTATTTCTTCGATTAAGATTTTATGTTTTATTAAAGTATTAAATGCTATTTTAAATGATGTAGTTGAAGTGTTTTTACCAAATGCACCCAATTCATCGTCAACCTCATCTATTTCACCTAAAACTCTTTCTAAACACATTTTTATAATTTCATATTTAAAAATGTTAATTTCAGTCGCTTCAGTTGATTCGGTTTCTTCGTCATTTAATTCCTCTTCTTTTATTGTGTATCCTGTTCTACATTTGTCTGTGATTCCGTCAATGTCAATGTAGTAGATTTTTCCGAATAGTTCAACCATGGTTCTGTTATTTCTGTTAATTTAGATATTTCTTTTTTATAAGTAAAGTATTGATTATAAGTCGTATTGAATTTAATAGCCGTTTTTTCTTCAGGACAGGCATCAATTATTTTTTTAGAATCGGTAATCCAAACATCACATTTATCCCAATTATTTTTTATATCCTCAGTTTTAATGAATTTTATGTTATTACCCAAAAATCCATTTTTTGATAAAAAGAATAATGTTGCCGGTTTTGATTTACCTAATTCATCTAATCCAACCAAGGTAAAATTGTGTTCTTGATTTTCGTAAATTATTTTATGTAAATCAGTAAATGTGGTTGAATAACTCAATCCCGCGTGACCAAAAATTTCAATTGGGTATTCGATAAATAAAAAAAACTCAAACTCTTCCTTAGATTGGAATTTGTATGAGTTTAATAAATTATCGTTTTGAATTGGTTCGGTAACACCATATTCAAACGTATTATCTTCAGGTAATTCACCTGAAAGATATGCGTCATTATAGTGATAATCGAATTTTTGTATTGTGTTTCTTAAAACACCATCTATACTAATGAATATTTCCATATGGGAAATATAATACGATTAGAATTATAAGTAAACCCTAATCGTATCTATTTAATATTTCGCCGATGATTGGGTTTCTAACAATATCCTCACTTCCAAATTCAAAGACACCAATTCCCTTAACACCTTGTAATCTTTTTTTGGCATCAAATAAACCTGATTTTGTTTTATCTTTAAATTTATCGGATTGTTCTAAGTCCCCCGATAAGAAAAATTTAGAATTAAAACCAATACGTGTTAATAATAATTTTATTTGTGCGGGAGTTGCGTTTTGTGCTTCCTCGAATACTAAAATAGTATTATCAACATTCCATCCCCTCATATATGCAAGTGCAGCAACTTCGATATATCCATTATCTTTTAAAGATTCACGAGCCTCTTTACCGATAATTTTATTTAAAAGATAATATGACGGATAAATGTATGGGTCTAATTTTTCTTCCAATCCACCAGGTAACGAACCTAATTTTTCTTCAGCTTCAACTGCAGGTCTAACTATAATAATTTTTTCATATTTGTTAGAATCGTCGTACAATAAATCAACCGCACGTTTCATTGCGATATATGATTTACCCACACCCGCAGGACCAAAGCAAAGTGTAATTTGATTTTCACCTAAAATTCTCCAATATTCTTCTTGATTTTTTGTAAGGAATTTCTCTTTTGGCCTTTTTATAATTTGTCTAATCTTATCTTTATGTGATGTTTTTTTCTCCTCAATGGTAACGGTTTGTTGGTTACTTTTTCCAGTTTTAGGTTTTACTGCCAAAATATATCGGTTTTATTTACGATTATTGTTTATAAATATCTTCTATTTTCCTGTTGAACCGAATCCCCCTTCACCTCTATCGGTATCAGTTAATTCTTCTTTTTCAATCATTTCAATTTTTGGATATGGTAATATTACGATTTGTGCTCCTCTGTCGCCAACTTCGTATTGTGTGGAATCTAATCCGTTTAATTTTTTAAATGTTGCCTGTATTTCGCCACGATATCCACTATCGATAACACCTACACAATTTGACAACAATAGTTCTTTGTTTCTTACAGATGAACGTGGGAATACTAACCCAACGTAACCTTCGGGTATTTCCATAGCAATACCGAAACCATAAGTAACGTCAAAGGTAGTATTAGATATTCTTCTTGTAATTGTTAAATCCATACCCGCATCTCCTGGTTTTGAATACGATGGGATTACTGCGTATGGATGTAATTTTTTTACACCTACTTTAACATTAAAATTGGGAGTTTCCCTTTTATCATGTCTTGATGCGTCATTTAATAAACTACCCAGAACTTTATTAACTTCTTCTAAGAAATTTTCATCTACATCTTCTTCAGAACTTAATTCAGTTTCAAATTCTTTTAATTTTTTAAGATATTCTTCTAAATCTTTTTGATTCATTTTAACTCATTTTTTTATCTAAAATCCATTTATCCAATTTCTTAATTCTTTCTTTTAAGTCATTGTCTTGTGGACGTAAGCAACACTCAACGAAAACATCAGTTACTCGTTGAAGTTCCTCAAAGGTAACTTTAACACCAACAGTATTAAGATACTCTAAAGCCATTTTACTCTGCGATTGACGCATTATTTGTATATCTTTACTATAAAAATCCATAATACTGTTGGTGTTTATTGTTTATTATCCTTTGTAATACTCTGGTGTGTTTTTTTGGTCAATTACACATTCAATTGCCATTTTTGCAATAGAAATGCTTTCACTTGACCTCATGTCACCAGCTCTGTATTTCGATGCAACAATAGTTGCCTCTTCAACAGATTCTGCTTCAACAATGTATTTCAATTTTTGAAGTCTTGGGTTTCCTGCTCTGTCCATTTGTTCGGTTTCATAACCGATAGTTACTAAGTAATGCATGTTTTTTTTGTTTACTTGTTTATAATTGATTTAAAAAATTGTACTCTATCGTTACACACTTTTTTTAGTGAGTATGTATCCTTTACTGTTTCATATAATCGATTACCTAAGTCTTCAATCATATTTGGATTTTCAACTAATCTCTTCATTTGTTTTGCCCAATCCTTATGATTTCTCTTAGGATTTACTAATAAGGCGTTACCTTTATTATTGAAGTTCCCGTTGTCAACTGCGTTTATTAAGTCTAAAGTATATGGGTCCGTTTCACTTGCAATTAGTGCCTTTTTATGGAATCCCGCCTCAATCACTTTTAATTGTGATTTATTAGCGTTGAATAAACTTTCAACTAACGGTGCCAAAGATACGTCAAATGTATTGTAATTCGATGCATATGTTGAAACATTTTGTGTCCATCTTCTTCTATATGGTTTGTCCACATCATCATAAGGTATTTCTGTGAAAGTTAACAAAAAGTTTTTATATTGTTCATCTAAAACTTTGTAATCATCGGTAAACATTTTTTCGTATTTGTACCAAACAGTTTCCGAAGGTTGTATTGGACGATTTCTTTTATTACCATATTGGTCAATCTCAGTTACCGTACCTCTTAAATCAAAACCACATAAAACAAATTGTACTTTATCTTTAAACGAATTATGTGTTGACGAAATACCTCCAGACATTAACTCAATATCATATAAGTGAGATGACCCACCTAACCAACCAAATCTAATTTTATCTGACTTACTTGGGTTTGGTTGAAATTGTAATTCCTCGTCATTAACCGCGTTAGGAAAAATCTCAACATTTTTAACATTCAATCTATCTTTTATTGTTTTTGCGAAAATTGGTGTTGTTGTTGTGACACAATCAACTAATTTCATCATTTCAATTTTCATCTCACCCAATTTAGAATTTTTAATTTGGAGATACATTGGGTGTCTTTGGTCAACAAACCACATATCATCAATGTCCATTATGACTTTGATTCCTTTTTCTTTTAACCATTTTATTCGGTTAACATTATCTTCGTGATTTGTTTGGTGAATAAACGTATGAAAAACTACAATATTGTAATTTAAAAAATATTCATCATTATTTTCTGCATCAAATGTGATGTCTACGTGCACATCGTCAGAATGGTTATCACCAATATATTTGTATGGGTCTAATACTCTAAATTTACCCACTCCAAATTTATCTGACGGTATTGCTAAAATCTTAATTTTTGACATTATATAACATTATATGTCTAAAATATAGATAAAAAAATTGAAAAAACAAAACTACTTTGCTTTATTTACGCCAGTAATTTTTCCTTTGAATACTGAATCACCAACTTTTAATACAAGATTTTCGTTGATTGATGACGTTTGTGATGCTGTTAATATTTGATTTAACTTTTCATCCATAACCTTACGAACGGTATTCTCGATTAAAACCGCAATGGCGTTCATATCGATATTACCACCTGACGATTGTCTTTGTGGTTGCTGTGGAGTTGATTTAGTTGATACACCTTCCTGTTCCATTAAACGTTTAGCACCTTTAACAAAATCCATATCTAAGGTATCACTTAAAGATATTTGTGGAATTGGATTCTCAATCATAGCCTTTTTAATTGCTTCAGGTAATTTAGAACTTTGTATTTTGGAAACATTTAATTCTCCATTATTCACAGGTCTTGTGTTAGCAACTGGCATTTGTTGCATTTCACCCATAAAATCTTCAGGATTACTTCTAAGTACATTTTCATTAACATGACCTCTCTCATAATTTCCACCATCTACTTTATTCATTACTTTCTTTGCTTGTACTAATTTCATCATTAAATCGTTCGATGATATTGTTCCTTGACCTTGTGACATAGTTCTAATATTTTTTATAATATAATGTTTTTTATAATAACATTAAACTTTTAATTCTATTTATACTTTCTTGTAAATTTTTATTTTCCTCATCTTCTTCAGGATTCGGAGTTGGAGTCTCCTCAGGTTTTGGTTGAGGTAGTTCAACGTCTTTCTGAATTTCCTTTTCGGGTTCGGGTGATGCTTGTGGTTTTACCTCAGGTTTTGGTTGAGGTAATTCTTGTTTTTGAGGTTCAACTTTTTCAGGTTGAGGTTTTACTTCTGGTTCTGAAGGTTTTACCTCTGGTTTCACGTCGACTGGTTTAGGTTTAACAATTCTTGGTTTTTTAACCTCAGGTTGTTTACCCCAATCTACTGTTACATATGTTGTAGTCATTGAACCATCAGGACCTTCTTTATAACCTGGTCTTTTTTGATTAAAGACTTCATCGGTAATTTGAACGTTACTCATTCTACCTAAAATAAAAGTTCTCCATCCGTGTTTTGCGAAACCGGTTTTTGTGGTAGATGGTGGTTGTGTATATCCTCTTAATATTAAGTTACCCTTTTTACTTAACCCAATTGCAACTGGTTCCACTTTAACACGATATCCTGATTTAACACCGTCTTTCCCCTTTCTTGGTCCACTATAATAAAAACTAATCTTATTCCTATTTTTAATCGCGTTAACAATAGGTTTAGTTTTAGTTGTTTTAATTATGTTTTGCTCTTCAAGTATTTTAAAGAGTATATCGTTAAAAATCATATATTAGAAATCAGGATAACCCTTCTTTGCATTAAATTTATTTCTACCAACCGCATCAATTCTTTGTTGAATATCAATCGATGAACCTACAGAACCATCTAATTCACCTTTTCCAAATTCATCTCCGTCAGATATTGCGTCTTTATTAGTTGATGAGTATTCGTTACCGTTATTATATCTATTTCTATTAAGATTATCAATTCTATTCTGTACGTCAACAGAAGAACCTATTGACCCGTCTAATTCACCTTTACCTTTTGCATCACCGTCAGATAACGCGTTTTTGTTATTCGATGAATATCCTTTATCTTCTTTGTAGATGTTTGGTCCCAAAACTTCTGTTCTATACTTTTGAGCCAATAATTCTAATTGTGTTGCCATATTAGTAGTTTATTAGTTTTTTAAATTTTTGTATTTCTTCAAATAATCCCAATGATACAATAGGACTAATTGAGTTTTTATGTGAATTACTCTTAACCATGTTTAAAGATGGAAGAAAATCGGGTTTTTTTGAATGTGATTTAAGGTGACTATTTTTTCTTTCTCCTGTTATTCCACCAATTTCATCTGCCCTTTTTCTTGAGTCTTTTCTATTACTTATTAAATCCCTTTCTCCTTTTAAAAATTGTTTAGACCAATTATCCATCAATTCACCACCATAAAGGTCATATCTAACTCTATCTGCAGTTTTATCCATGTTTTTTAAATCATGTATAATTCTTTTAAGTTGACTATATTTTACAGTTTTGTCTGATAATAATTTTTTTGCTCTATTAAGACCATGAATATGTTGACCACCCAAACTATTAACCGTCTGTGTAATTTTATGTAATATGTTTTCAGGTATGTCAAATACCCTACCATTTAATTCTTTATTCATTGTCTTTTAAGTGTTTCATAATATCATTCACCGATAAATTATGACTTTGTAAACTATTTTTTAACGATTTTAATTGCTTTAAAATAATTGGATTTATCTCTTTTTCTTCAATTTCTTCTTCTTTTGGTACGATATCATTATCCTTACCTTTGGATTTCAATACACTTTCGATGTATTCTTCCATAAATTTTTTAGGATTTTCGACAAGTCTAACTTTATCGTCGGGTAATTTTTTGTCATATCCCATTTGTGCTAATCTCTCTTCCGCTTCGTTATCGTCTAAACCCAAATCATCTTCCATATGGTCTTTTGCGTCGTCATATGGTAAATCTTGAATAATTGTGTCTTTTGCACCTAAAGCTTTAGAAATGTCAGATTCACCCCAATATCTTGTGTAGTTTTGTGTACCACTTGTGTGATAACTACCTGATTGACCTCTAGCCGTTTTAACAACTTCATCAGTTGTTTTATTTGAAGTGATACCTTTTGTATTGGCATCTGTCGATTTCTTACTTCTAGCTATATTACCATTTTTGTCAACAATTTCGTCAACTTCAACTTCATTTTCAACTTTATCAGGTATTTTTTCATAATCCGTCTTATCTGAAAACTCTTTAGCCCATTTACCCCATTTCTTTTTTTCTTTCTTGGATGCACCCTTCTCGTTTGCTTTCGCATAAAAGAATCTTTGTTGTGCTTTTGAGGCGAATTTCTCTTCAATAACCTGTTTTATAAAATTATTCATGTAAATACACTTTTTATATAAATATCAAATGTTATGAAAGATATTTATATAACGATGGCAAACCAAAATATTTTAAAGTTTTACGGTAGTAAATTGGATTTAAAATTGGATTATTCTGAATTATATGATTTTGAACTGTCCAAAATAACCGACGATTACAATTCCGAGGTGTTGGATTTTAATACTGAGATATTATATTCGGGACTAACTGTGGACTCTTCATGTTTAACAAATATATTAGATGATGTTAAACCGTGGGTTTATGAAATTAACAATAACTATACGGGAGATACGTGTGATTTTACGGTTAGAAGACGTACAGAAAAGGGGTGGACATTAGATTTTGTTTTTAATAAAGAAAGCATAAATTGGTCTGGAGGAACAACATTCTATTATTGGGGTATTAGTGGGGAAACCAATGAAAGATACTACGCGGACAATAATCTATCATTTTCATTTACAAATGACGGTAGAATAAAATGGGAAAAATACCACTATTCGGGGGTTTGTGATACCATATCGGGATATACCGAATCATATTATACATTATCAGGACAAACACCAGTATTATGTAGCGGTGGTACGTCGTCCGATTTTAATGTTACAATTACATTTACAAGAAATAATGAATATAATAATTGTGAAATAGAAAACGAAGGTGGGTGGAATGATTTAATTTTAGGTCCACATCCAGTTTCCTATACGCCAAACGATACCGGTTCCACATCAACCCAAATAATGACAGGTTATACCATAAGCAACGACATTTATGATTGGATGAGTGGGGGAACAATTACAAACGAGTTTATCGAAGAGTTAAACAAAAAATGGTGGAATAATAGATTAAATAGATTAGGGACATTAACAATTTATCTAAACGGTAAACCAATATATAAATTAAAAAATTGGGAAGAAGTAATACCGTCTTTAAGAGAGTCTGAAAATCAAATAATACAATCTTGGGGTGGGGGAACTACTGGTTATAATACTTTACACACGGGTAATACTGAATTCTCATTATTACAGGTTAAGTATTTTGAAGAACCTCTAGATTTTGTACACGTTAAACATCATTATAAAACTACAATTTATCCAAATTATAATATAAACGAATGTCAGTCACCTTGTAGTCAAGAAATAACGGCATTTACGTCAGTAGGTATAACAACTGAAAATGGTGAATATCTATTTACAGAAGATAACGACATACTAATTTATTAAACTATTTATCTAAATGGCAAGTAAAAAAATCTCTCAATTAACCAGTGGTTCTATACCAAGTTTAACCGGTGTAACTGCGGTTTCATATTCCGGAACAACGTTTCAACAAACACTATCGTCATTAAGACAAGTATTAGTGGATAGTGGTTCTCATCATTTTACGGGTAGTCAATATATAACAGGAAATTTAACAATCGACGGGAAAATACCAAATTTAATTGTGGGTACGGGGTCGTTTCATGAAGATAATCCTGAAGTTTTACACGTTGAAAACTCTAATAGCTTCAATATTGTTCATTTTCAAGGTAATAGTAATGTTTATGGACAAGTAAACATAGTTAATACAAATTCAGGTAACAACGCAAGTACTGACTTAGTTTTAACTGCAGATAATGGTACGGAAAATGTTCATTATGTCGATTTAGGTATTAACTCATCAACATATACTGGAGGTTTAGTTGGATATGATAATGATTCATATCTTTTAAATGTGGGAAAAGATATGTATATCGGTACAGTTGGTGGGACAAATCATCCTTCACAATTAAAGTTATTTGCAAACAATTTATGGGAAAGTCCACAAATGTCGATTAGTGGTTCTCGTCAAATTGCGTTTAATACCGGTTCAGTATCAAATGGATACACATATGAATTTAGCGGTAGTGTTAAATTAAAAAATGATTTAAACGTTAATAATTTTACAATCCTTTCTAGTGTAACATCAAGTTTTGTAGACGACGCTGAAGCTGCCGCCGCTGGAGTCCCATTACAAGGGTTATATAGAAGTGGTAGTTTTGTAATGATTAGATTAACATAATATTTAAGATATATGGAATTTTTTATAAGACAAGGGGCATCTGACCCAATATTGAAGATGAGAATGATAGATGATGGTAAAAACGATAAATCATCATTTAATGACTTATTGGAAAACGCCGATATTACATTTGAAATGTTCGATGTTCAAACAGATACTCCGGTTTTACTAAACGAAACGTGTAATATTACAACAAGAACAAAACATTACAATCAAACCACAGACGAATATTATATTACATATAGATTTACTGAAAGTCAAACATCTGAAGTTGGTAAGTATGAAGGTAAAATCATTGTTCAATTTAATGATACTGACGGAAATCCAACAAACAAGTTAATTTTACCTGTTAAGGAGAAATTGTACATCAATATTTTTTAATACGACTTTTTTTTCTTATAATTAAATGTAAACAAGGCAAACTGTGATTTAATCACAAGCTAATACGTCACATTTAAAAAAATTATAAGATGAAAGAAGTTATCTCTCAGGAAGTTATCGAAAACTTTCTTAATGGGGGCGACGATGAAAAGTACATCGTAGGTGTCGAGTATGATTACCCCACAAATTCAATTACCAAAATTATTCAAGACCCAATTAAGGGTAAAATTGTAAAATCAGATTCATTTACTCCATTCTTGTGGGTTGGTGATTTATCGGGTTTAAATTTCTATAATAATTCAAAATCCCTACAAAAACAGATGATGGGAAAATATGGTATTATTATTGAAAAACTTGAAACACAAGGAAATGAAAGACTCGAACAAGGTCAGAAGTTTTTAGTTAAAAGTATTAAAAGTTATACCGACCTAATAAACTTTTTTAAATCCGGTGGATTAGACCCATGGGGTGAGGAGGTTAGAAAACATTTCACAATCTTATCACCAGTAGAACAATATTTGGTACAAACAAGAAAAAGACTTTTCAAAGGAATCGAAGACTATAGTGACGTATATAGATTTGTATTCGATATTGAGACCACAGGATTAGACCCTGAAACTTGTAAAATCATTTTGATTGGAGTAAAGGATAATCACGGTCTACAAGAAACAATACCTGCATTTGGTGAGGACGGCGAAAAGAAATGTATTGAGAAATTTTTTCAATACATAAAAGATTTAAAACCGACAATTGTTGCAGGATATAACTCTGCATTTTTCGATTGGCCGTTTATTTTAAAAAGAGCAGAAATATTAGGAGTAGATGTAAACGGATTAACTTCAGTATTCACATCAACAGGAATTAAAGAAAAGAAAGGCGTATTAAAATTGGCAAATGAAATTGAAGATTATACTCAACATGTAATTTGGGGTTTTAATATTATTGATATTGCACATTCGGTTAGAAGAGCACAAGCAATTAACTCTGAAATTAAATCTTGGAGTTTGAAATACATTACAAAATATTTGGAAAAAGAAAAACCTAATCGTGTTTACGTAGATGGTGGAAAAATTTCACAAATTTATTTAAGTAATGAAAGTTATTATGTTAATCCAAAAACAGGTGGATATAAACAAATTGGTGAACCGGGTACAGAAGGATTATTAGAAAAATATCCCGGCAAATTTGAAATATGGCCAGGTAGAAAAATTGTTGAACAGTATCTTGACGATGACTTGTATGAGACAATGGTTGTTGATGATTCGTTTTCTCAATCAACGTTTTTACTTTCTAAATTGGTACCGACCACTTATGAAAGAATTGCAACAATGGGTACTGCAACATTGTGGAAGATTATCATGTTAGCTTGGTCGTATGAGAATAATCTTGCAATTCCCGCTAAGGATGAGAAACGTCCATTTACGGGTGGTTTATCTCGTTTATTGAATGTTGGTTATGCAAAGAATATTGTTAAGTTTGACTACTCGTCACTTTATCCATCTATTCAATTAGTATATGATGTGTTTCCTGATTGTGATGTTATGGGTGTACAGAAATCCATGTTAAAATATTTCCGTAACATTCGTATTAAGTATAAACATCTTGCGGGTGAATTAAAAGATAGTGACCCCGTTGCATCTGAAATGTATGACCGTAAACAATTACCAATTAAAATTTTCATTAACGCATATTTTGGTTCATTATCTGCACCACATGTATTCCCTTGGGGTGAAATGGATTCAGGTGAAACCATTACATGTATCGGTCGCCAATGTTTACGCATGATGATTATGTTCTTTATGAAAAAAGGTTATAAACCACTCGTAATGGACACAGATGGTGTTAACTTTGAAGCACCTGAAAGTGCTAAAGAATCAAGATATATTGGTAAGGGGTTAAATGAATTGGTTAAAGAGGGTAAAGAATATGTGGGTATTGAAGCAGATACCGCAGAATTTAATGATATCTTTATGCGAAACGAAATGGGTCTCGATATCGATTATACCGCACCGGCATGTATAAATGTTTCTCGTAAAAATTACATCATTAAATTGATGAAAAAGGGTAAAGAAAAAATTAAACTTACAGGAAACACAATTAAATCTAAAAAATTACAAACATATGTTGTGGAGTTTTTAGATGAGGGTTTAAAACATCTTTTAAATGGTGATGGACATTCGTTTGTTGAATTATATTACGATTATGTTGAAAAGATTTTCAATAAGGAGATACCTTTATCTAAAATTGCAAATAAGGCACGTGTTAAACAATCAGTTAATGATTATAAAAAACACATACAGAAAACAACTAAATCGGGGTCTTTAATGTCAAGACAAGCACATATGGAACTAATCATTCAAAACGATTATCCTGCTGGTTTAGGTGACACAATATATTATGTAAACAACGGTCAAAAGAAATCTTCGGGTGATGTTCAAAAGGTGACCAAACCAACTAAAAAACAACAGGAAGAATTCACAGCTAAAAACGGTTATCCAATGCCGGATGGTTATATTGAGGTTAACTGTTATATGATTGACGAAAAAGAAATAACCAATAATCCCGACCTAAAAGGTGATTATAATGTTCCTCGTTATTTAAATAATTTCAATAAAAGAATTGAACCTTTATTAGTGGCGTTTAATCCATCAATTCGTGAAGACATTTTAATTGAGGACCCAAAAGATAGACAATACTTTACTAAATCTCAATGTGAACTTGTAAATGGATTCCCTTTAAAAGAAAGTGGTCAAGATAAATTTGATGAGGTAATGACCTTATCGGATAGTGAGGTTGTATTTTGGAATAAAATAGGTAGAGACCCATTTTTCATGTATGTTGAAAATAGTTTAGAATTAGCCGACCAATATTGGGTTGAACACAACAGAAAAGTACTATTGTCACAAGCTCAAAGTACAACAAGTAATGAGGATGAAATTATCGGTAATGATAATGGTGACCTTATATTACACGTAACAGAAGGTTAAATTACGTTGTATGGATTTTGGAATGGTCTATACTTTAACGATTTATTAAGATTCTCCGCTTCGTTACCCTTTCTTTCAAGAAGTTTATCGGGGCGGAGTCTTTCTAATCTCGCCATAAGTTCTTCCACCAATTTCATTCTTTCGTCTTTACCTTCAGTAAGTAAAGAACTATAATCTAATTTTACTTGGGAATCGGGAACTTGTAAATCACCTGAAAATTTACCCCAAATTCTACCTAAACCTTCTTTTGAGTAACCTATTAGATACTTTCTAACCCAGTTTTGTGCCGGTTTGTTTAATGCTTCCCAAGTTAATTGTTCAGTATCAACATCCGACGGTAATTTAACTATGTCTTTATTTTTTGCCAAACAACTATCTCTATCTGTTGTTTCATAATACCAATACCAAACTTGATAGTTACGTTTAATATTGTTAAAATCAAACTTACCTCCTGGTACGTTATATAAGTGGATTAACTTCTTCCCTTCGGGACCTGCAGTAATTCTATATGTAACATCACCACCGATTAAACGGTTTTTAATGTTTCTATCTTGCATTCTCAATAACAAATCGAAAGCGGGCATCATAAAATAATTACCTGAACTACCGATTTGACCATAACCACCCACACCACCAAATCCACCACCACCAAGACCTCCAAACCCGCCTAAAAATGGGTCAACAATAGAATCTTGTAATTCCGCTCTACTAAACCATAAAAGTTCATTGATTTCACGACCGGCAGGTATTTCATAGGTTTGAGTACCTCCTGTTAATGTAATGAAATCTTTTTTAAGTTCACTATCCCCACCCGCTTGTAAACCTACAATTTTAGAATATGAATGACTAAATTGTGTTTCATAATCTAAACTTCTTGTGGTAAACGCTCTCGTTAAAGATTGAGTATCTAAATCCAGTCCAACTAAAGATGACCATTGAGATTCGATTAACCAATCTGATACGTATTGTTCATATTCAGATAAGGATAATTCAAGAAAAGTATCCATTTGTTCTTCTGTTAATTCAATACCACGAACGGGCATACCCAATAAATGGAAAACTTGTGTATATAATTTTTCTTTTTCGGTAGGTGAAATGATTGTCGCCATAATTTGTTTTATTCTAATAAATAGTTTATATTTTAGATTATGAATATACAAGAAAGATTAAGAAATCTACAAATAGACCCACTTTATAAGATTTCATTAACCGATGATATATCAAAATCATGGCAAAGGAACGATAATATCAAATTATATCTCGCTAAGGAAATTTTGGGAATTTTAAAAGAAATATATGAACCCTTAGGTATGTGGGCTCAAAATCCGAAAAAAATAGATAAACCCGATTTTGGGGTTATCATAAACAACGAGTGGTCGCCTTTAATGCAGGCAGATACAAATTATACTTGTCATTCTTTAATTTTCAATCGATGTAATAAATTTTTATTGGGATTATATCGTAAAAAGGGTATTGAGGAAATCATTATTGATGGGACTCTGTTTACCTATAAAGAACAAATTGTTTTTAAATCAGAAGATTCTGAAACTGAAACTATCGATAAATTAAAAAAAATATTAAAAATTGTAAAATACAAAAAAAATGAAATATTTTTAATCGGTACCGAAATGTATGACAATTTAATATCACTTTTTAATAAAACAATGTCTATTGGAGATTTGGCACAGAAATTTTATGAAAAAGATATTTATTTTTTCTTCCCAGATTTATTAGAATATAAATCAACAGAGGGAAGGGGGGATTATAATGACAGAAAAGAGGGTGTTGATGTTTGGAAAATTCATAATGATGGGTCAAAAACTACTGACCAAATAAAATCCACATGTAATATACAAAAAAGAGAGAATGGATATTTTGTTGATGTTAGTATGAGTAAAAAATCAAAATGCACATATTATGTGTTTGTATGTGTCGATTCGAAAATTATGATTTTTAAGAACGATAAAGAAAAAATGACATTCGAAGAAAATGGGGTTTTATTTAATAATGATTTACTTTTTAAAGAAAAAATATATGAATAAGAATTTATTGGAATTATTTGAAATTTGTGGTAAAAATGATTTTGAATTTACATTTAAAATGAAGGAAGGAGAAGAAAATGTTTTATCGTTAGATTTAATGAATAAAAAAGTTAATGTTTTAATCGGTGATGTTAGTGATAAGAATTTGGACACGTCAATAAGAGACTTAATTATTTCCATTAAAGGAGACTCTTAATTAAATCTCTACTGAACGATTCGGAATATTCGCCATCACCCATAACTTGGTCAATTACACCTTTCTTCTTTTGTAAAATATTATAAATAACTTTTTCAATAGTGTTCTCAAATACTGGATAGTAAACGAGGACACTATTTTTTTGTCCATATCTATATGCACGGTCCTCACCCTGTGAGTGGTCCGCGGGAACAAATGATAAGTCATTCATAATAACAACCTCAGCCGCAGTTAAAGTAATACCAACACCCGCAGCTTTAATATTACCAATAAAAACTTTAATTTTATCGTCGTTTTGGAATCTATCTACATTTTCTTGTCTTCTATCTTTATGCATACGACCATCAAGTGTTACTGAATTCTTTTTATATTTTTCATGTAACATGTCGAGCGTCATTGTGAAGTTAGTTAACACAATAACTTTTTTACCTTGTTCCAAACATTTATCAATTAACTCACAAGTGTAAGGTATTTTTTCATATGCAATAAGTTGTCTAATTCTCATTAAACGATTAAGTGTAACGGTAATTGTTTCGGAATCCTTATTGTCATTACTAATACGAGTAAAATCATCTAACTCTTCATCATACATTTTACTATTCAACTCAACAAATACTGGTGTTACAATTTTTTCAGGTAAGTCAAGAATATCGGTTTTCATTCTACGAAGAACCAAATTCTTTGTACGTTCACGAAGTTCATCTAAGTTACTTGCACCACTTGTGTTCCATACTTTTCTTTGTCCCACTCTAAATTGATAACCTGCACAATATCTACGAACATATGATTGCCAATTCAAAGTCAATGGAGATTCAACAATTTTTAATAAATTAAAATAGTTTATTGGGCGTGATGTCATTGGGGTACCTGTTAATAACCAAACTTTTGGTATTGTTTCAAGTACGTCATTTAATAAACGAGTTCTATTTGCTGTTGAATTCGAAATGTAATGTGCCTCATCCACAATTGCCAAATCGAAATTAGCGTGAACTAATAATTTATAATCTTCACTATCTTCACTTTTATCCGTGGTGTGGTAATTCTTAATGATATCATAGTTGATAATATAAAAATCAAAAGTTGACCCCCATTTACGACCTTCAACAATTAAAACACGTCTATCAGAATAATTTGAAATTTCTCTTTGCCAGTTAATTTTTAACGATGCGGGACAAACGATTAAAATTTTTCTGGCACCACTTTCCAATGCACCAATTACTGCAGATGTTGTTTTACCAAGACCCATATCATCAGCAAGTATAAATTTATCATTCGCTAATAATTTTTCAATGGCCACTTTTTGATGTTCCATTGGTGGTCTTTCTTTATATTTTGAATAATCAATTACACGATTTAATTTTTTCTCTTCTTGTATGATGGCCGCCTTAGGTAACCACATTGCACTAAGTTGGTCATTTTCTAATATTTTACCCCATATATGATACGCCTTGTCAGATTCACATAACAATTTTTCACACCATATTTTTTGTGGTGCATTAGGTAATAATCTATCTTCTTGAATTTTCTCACCAAATGTAGATACTATACCAATATATTTTCTAGCCACCTTTGGTGTGATATTGTGATATTTTTGAACATACTCAGCTTGTGGTCGAGTAAGTTTAAAATTCTTTACGTCCGTAAATTTTCTTTTCCACTCCAATAATTGATTATTGGAACCTTCATATGTTGACAGAATATTTCTTGCCTCAATTTCGGGAATCTTTGTTTCCATATTAAAATATAAATAATTAGAATGTAACATTAAACTATTTATTAGAATATGAACAATAAACTACCGATTACCAGATTAGGTAAATTCTTATCTCAGGACGATTTTGATTTAAATATTCAAATAGGACAAGAATATCTACATGGGGATTTAAACATGAAATTGGTTCTTTATCGTGTAGATAGAGAAAAAACTGATACCGATTCGGTATATGCTGAAGTTGGAGTTGACCAAACTAAATTTTTCCCTCCTGTTGAATTTAATGCGTTGGTTAAAATTGAAGAACCTAAAAATTCATCATATAATGGTGGATTGATGAGGTATTTGGAGCCGGGTAATATGTCTCTTTCTGTTTATATAAAACATTTAGAAGAATTAAAAATAGATATTAGATACGGTGATTACATTGGTTACCCTGAATCTGAAACAAGAACAAGATTTTATCAAGTAACTAATGACGGTAGAGTAACGTCGGACAATAAACATAATATGTTTGGATACAAACCATATTACAGGTCAATATTATGTTCACCTGTTCAAGATAACCAATTTAGAGGAGTTTAATATGGGAATACCTAAAAGAAAAACAAGTATTTCGGTTTATACCGGTAAAGAACTTACCGAAAGAAGACAAGAGTTATTAGATAAGATAACAAAGTCTGACACGTATCTACCTGATTCTATTTTACACGACGATTTAGATGGTGGTTTTTTAGATTATGTCCAAAAAAACTTTAATGTTGTCGCTGACGGTAAAAAAATACCCGTTATTAAGAAAATATTAACTGTACAAAGATGGGGAGAATTTTCAAACAATTGGGAATTTTCAGACGAAGACGGTAACCCAATGTTACCATTTGTTTCAATTGTTAGAAAACCAGACGTTCAACCGGGTACAAACCCATCGGTACAAAGAACCATACCTGACAGACATCAATTTTATTATGCATCCGTACCAACTTGGAACGGTACCCAAATGGGGGCTGATATATACAAAATACCTCAACCTGTACCTGTTGATATCACTTATGAGGTATATGTTGCTTGTAATAAGTTTAGAGATTTAAACAAATTCAGTAAAGTAGTACTTCAAAATTTCTCATCTAGACAGGATTATACTCAAGTTAAAGGTCATTACATTCCAATCATCATGGATAGAGTGGAAGATAACACACCTTTAGATACTATGGATGGTCGTAGATTTTATATGCAGAAATATACATTCACAATGTTAGGTTTCTTAATTGATTCTGAAGAATTTGAAGTAAAACCGGCAATTAGTAGATTTTTCTTAATGAATGAATTTGCAAAAGAAGGTGCGGGTAGAAAGAAATATGTAAGTAAAGCTATTGATATTACTGTAATGTCATTTACAGGTGATGGTATGCAGACACAATTTAGCGTTGGTGAAAGTATAGGTACCTTGTTTAGTGTGACAATAAATGGTCTTTTACAAGAAAGAGACGTGGATTATTTTCATGTGGCTTACACATCTAAAGTTACATTTGCAGAGGCACCTTTAGAAGGTAGTACCATTGTAATTTCATATTATAAAGGTAGAAATAGTGTTATTATCGACAATTACGGTAAACTAATACAAGTTACCACAGAATATTTTACATATTCAGGAGGAACTCCAGTTTTTAGAACCTATAATAATATCAATAGTGTTGTTACATTAGACATAAATGGTCTTGTTGAAGAGGAGGGTCAGGGTTTTGATATAACAGGTAATCAAGAAGTAACAATATTGGGAACCCCTGTTATCGGTTCGAGAATTGGTATTACATATTTGTACTAATCTTCTCCGTAAATGTCTTTCTTTTTGGGTTTACAAAGGTCTTCAATAAATTTCTCTAAAACTTTATAAATTTTTAAACCATTCCTATCACAATGGTTTTTTAACATTTCGTGGTGTTTCTCACTAATTTTTACGTTTTTAGTTTTGTTATCCATAGTAAAAGATAAATAAAGATAAAAAAGGATAATTAACTATCTTTTTTCAAAAAAGTACGGAAATCTTTGCTAAAAACAAAGATATTTATAGAATAACTAATAAAAATAATTAACCAAACAACAATCGATGGCAAATTCAAACAGAGTATTCGTATCTCCAGGTGTGTACACATCAGAGAAGGATCTTACATTCGTGGCACAAAGTGTCGGAGTTACAACATTGGGTTTAGTGGGTGAGACTTTAAAAGGTCCGGCATTTGAACCAATTTTAATTGGTGGTTTCGACGAATTCAAAACATATTTTGGTTCAACTTCACCAGAAAAAGACGGTGCAGGAAATCCTAAATATGAATTACCTTATGTGGCTAAATCTTATTTACAAGAATCAAATCAATTATTCGTTACAAGAATTCTTGGTTTAACAGGTTACCTACCTTATAAAACATTTGGTATTAAAACAATAAGTGGTGATTCTAACTATAACAATAAAGTAGTTGTATCTCTAAGGTCTAGAGGTCAATATGTTGGTCAAAATCTAACATATGCGACATCTGGAATGACTCAAACAGGTACAACAACAATTGCAATTACAGGTTCAGGTCTAACAACAAACCCATTGGCTGAATTTACATTATCGGTAACGGGAAATACAGGAGTTAAATCATTTACATGTTCTTTAGATAAAACATCACCAAAATACATTTCAAAAGTATTAGGCACAAGTGTTTTTGATAAGAATATGGACGATTTTCCGTTATATGTACATGAAGTTTATCCTAATTATGTTGAATCGGCTTATAAACAAGGTAATTTAACGGGATTAAGTCTAACACCGGTAATAAATTTAGAAAGTGACAATTATTTAACTCAATGGAAAACCGCAGCTTCACCAACAGTAGTATCTGAAGTAAGAGGTGGTCAAGTTGCAGATTTATTTGACGTTATTACAATTTCTGATGGTGATTCTTCAAATGAACAAGTTAAAATTACTATTCAAAATATAAATTTAGAAACAGGTGAATTTGATTTAATTGTTCGTGATTTTAACGATACAGATGAAAATCAAGTAGTACTTGAGAAATTTACAAGATGTTCAATGAATCCTGACATGCCAGGATATGTTGCAAGAAAAGTGGGTACTTCAGACGGTGAATATGAGTTACGTTCTAAGTATATCATGTTAAGTATGACAGATAATCACCCAACAGATGCGTTCCCTGCAGGATTTAAAGGATTCACATCAGCAACATTATCGGGTTCAACTACATTAGGTGCAGTTAACTATAAAGTAAAATATTTTGATGCGGGTGACGTAATTTATTCAGGTGCAACATTCTCAGGAACAACTTCAAGTGGTGATAAAGTAAAGAAAGTATCTTTAGGTTTATCTAGCCAAGAAGGATATCAACACGATGCTGCATTGTTTAAATATAAAGGAACGGCAGCTAATGGTGAAACTAACGGTTTCCACTTATCAACTAACGCATCTTCAATCACAAGTACAACATATCAATGTACACCATATGATTTAGAAGGTCAATCAGGTGGTAACGCTAACAAATTGACAAATATAAACTATCGTAAGTTTACATTTGCAGTAGGTGGTGGATTTGATGGTTGGGATGTTTACAGACAAACAAGAACATACGGTGACCAATTTATATTTGGTAAAACAACTTATATAACAGGTAACACAGATAATGGTGGGGTGTTTAGTACATCTGCTGGTAACTCTGATTACTATGCATATAACACTGGTATTCAAACATTTGCAAACCCTGAAGCTGTTGATATTAACGTATTTGCAACTCCGGGTATTAACTTCTATGACCACTCATCTTTAACAAATCAAGCAATTGATATGGTTGAAAATGATAGAGCGGATTCATTATATATTATCTCAGCACCAAATGTTGATGATTCAGATACTGTAACAGGATATCTTGATGACTTAGCAATTGATTCTAACTATTCAGCAACATATTGGCCTTGGATTCAAGTAAGAGACACAGATAACGCAACTCAACTTTACATTCCACCAACAGGTGAAGTATTGAAGAATATTGCTTTAACTGATAATGTTTCATATCCTTGGTTCGCGGTTGCCGGTTATTCAAGAGGTTTGGTAAATGCAATCAAAGCTAAAAAGAAATTAACATTAGACGAAAGAGACACTCTTTACAAGAATAGAATTAACCCAATTGCAACATTCTCTGATACAGGTACTATCATTTGGGGTAACAAAACTCTTCAAGTTAGAGAATCTGCATTAGATAGAATCAACGTAAGAAGATTGTTATTGAGAGCAAGAAAGTTAATTTCAGCTGTTGCTGTTAGATTATTGTTTGAACAAAACGACGAACAAGTAAGACAAGAATTCTTGAGATTGGTAAATCCTATCTTAGAATCAATCAAGAAAGAAAGAGGTTTATATGAATTTAAGGTAACTGTATCAAGTGACCCTGAAGATATAGACGCAAATACATTAAGAGGTAAAATCTATGTAAAACCAACTCGTTCTCTTGAATTTATTGATTTGGAATTCGTAATTACTCCAACAGGAGCTTCATTTGAGAATATCTAATCTAAAAGGAGAATATAAAAATAAGAAAGGGAGGCCGAAAAGCTTCCCTTTTTTTATTGTAGAACGTTCCACGTGGAACATTGGATATAATAATTAAATGATTTTATTTGCCCAGTATACTAGAATATACTAGAACTAGTATTTATATAATAATAAATAATAAACTAGATATATTATTTATACTGGAACTAGATACTGGAGGATTTTGTAAAAAACTACGAAAAATTTTTGATAAAATCAAGTTTGGTCCGATAAATAATTTATTTTCTATTTAAGATATATTTATAAGAAGTAAAAATAACAAAAAATTTAACTAACACAAAATGGCAGATTTACTAATGAAAATGCCGGTTCCTTACGAACCAAAAAGACAGAATCGATTTATTCTTCGCTTCCCATCATCATTGGGTATCAATGAATGGTTTGTAAGTTCCGCAGCTAGACCAAAAGCAAAAATTAACTCAACAGAAATTCAATTCTTGAATACTTCAACTTATGTTGCTGGACGTTTCACATGGGAAGAACTTAGAGTAACCTTTAGAGACCCAATCGGTCCTTCGGCTTCTCAAGCTCTTATGGAATGGTTCCGTTTACATGCAGAATCAGTAACAGGTAGAATGGGATATGCTGCTGGTTATAAAAAAGACATTGAACTTGAAATGTTAGACCCAACTGGAGTTGTGGTTGAAAAATGGATTCTTCAAGGAACATTTATCACAAACTTAGACTTCGGTGAACTTGATTACTCAAGAGACGAAATCTCAACAATTACTTGTAATTTGAGAATGGACCGTTGTATCCAAGTATTCTAATATAATCATTTTATTTAAAGAACCGGTAACCAAATTAGTAAATCTGTCTAATAGGTTATCGGTTTTTTTGTTTGCTCAAAACTTTACTTTTTAATAGTTATAGTTTAAACTTACACTATGGAAGAATATAGAATTGACCCCCGAATTGCATATGATGTGGTGGAATTACCAAGTAGAGGTATTCATTACGCTAACAATAAGAAATCATTAAGAGTTGCATACTTAACTGCTGCCGATGAAAATATTTTAGCGTCACCAAATTTAATTCAAACAAACGCAATCGTTACCGAACTTTTAAAAAGAAAAGTAATTGATAAGGATATTGCAATTGACGATATTGTTGAAGAGGATAGACAAGCAATTCTTATATTTTTAAGAAACACTGCATTTGGTTCAGATTATAAGGTTAAATTAACAGACCCAAAAACAAATGAGGAATTTGAAGTTGACATCGATTTAAGTAGTCTTAATTTCAAACCATTTGATTTAGAAAGTGACGCAAACGGTGAATATCCATATTATATGGAAAAATCTAAAATTCATATCACATTTAAATTTTTAACACAAAAACAAGAAAATGAAATTCGTGAAATGAATAAAAGTTGGAATGGTGTTGGGTTCGCTCCCGTTATTACCAAACAACTTGAGGGTATGATTAAATCGGTCGAAGGAAACAAAGACCCGATGAACACTCGTAATTTTATTGAAAATCTTCCAATTAAAGATTCACAAGATTTTAGAAAATATATTTCAGATGTAAAACCTGGAATAGACTTAACACAACAAGCAATCGCCCCGTCAGGAGAAGTAGTCCAATTTACTATTGGATTCGGGGTTGACTTTTTTCGCCCTTTCTACGGAGTATAAGAAAAATCAATTATCTGAAATACATTATTTGGTTAGAAAAGGATTCTCTTATGGAGACATTTTAACCATGCCTGTTTATATAAGAAGATATTATATAAACTACATAATGGAAATAGAAAATACGGACTAATCTATTTATATGTATGGCGAATGTAAAAGACTTAGAAACACTTGCAAAACAGCAGAATTGGATGAAATTCTTGACAACATATAATGATGTATATGCTGATAGAGACAAGAATAAAACCATGGACACAAGAACTAGAGAGGCTAAATCACTCTATGACGGATATCAGATGGATGGAGGAGGTAGAACTCCGAATGATAGTGGATTAGCGTTAGGTAACTTAGTTTCAAAATTTGCGGGGTCACAACAATCAGGACAATACTATACAGACATATCAAAAACAGTAAATGCGGATTCTATTGTTGGTGCATTAAGTGGTTCTAAAGGAGGATTAGCCACACCCGATGAATTAGCTAAAAAATTATTTAGTGCAGGATTAACAGAAGTTTCAAACGAATATCAAAATCAAACTAAGTTATTAGAAGATATTAACACCAAAACTAGTTTAACAGGTAAATTATCTGCGGATTTTAGAAATCAAATTAGTGAGGCGGGTAGAGATTTAACCAAATTAGGTATTTCTTTTGACACGGTAGCAATTGCATCAACCAATTTATTACAAACAACTGGAAGATTTAATGTTTTAAACAGAGAAACATTATATGATGTTGGTAAAATAGGTCAAGCTTATATTGGTGACATGTCCAAAATGATGGAAATGATACCTGAATTTGAAAAAGTGGGTATCGGTGCAAAAAGTACTATTGATGCGGTTCAAAGAACGGGACAACGTTCATTAGAGTTAGGTTTGAGTTCAAAAAAAGTTGCAGAATCCTTACAAACAAATATAGGAATGTTAAACCAATACGGTTTCCAAAAAGGTATTGATGGACTTGCAAGAATGGTTCAAAAATCAATTGAATTCAAATCAAGTATGGAATCTGTAGCTGCAGTTGCGGAAAAGGTGTTTAGTCCTGAGGGTGCATTAGAATTATCAGCAAATTTACAAGTGTTAGGTGGTGCAATTGGTGATTTTAATGACCCACTTAAATTGATGTATATGGCAACAAATAATGTTGAAGGACTACAAGACGCTTTAATTGAAGCTGCTGGTTCTTTGGCGACATATAATCAAGAACAAGGTAGATTTGAGGTTACTGGTGTTAATCTTAGAAAAGTAAGAGAAATGGCAACCGCTCTTGGTGTTGATTACAAAGAATTAACTAAGACTGCAATTGCAACACAAGAAAGACTTTCATCAACTCAAATGTTGTCAGGTTTACAAATTGAAAGTGATGATAAAGAATTTTTATCGAATTTAGCACAAATGCAAGATGGCAAAATGACCATAGCATTAAATTCTGAAGAATTAAGGAGACAATTTGATGGTGCAAATTCAGTTGCATTAGACCAAATTGATGATAGACAAGCAAAATTATTATTAGAATATAGAAATCAATTTAAAGAAATGTCACCTGAAGATATTGTTAGAGGTCAGGCGACAAATATTGAGAACATTAGAAGAGACGTATCTTATTTAGTAAAGGCGGCGGCATTAGCTGCAGGTAGAGAAGGAAAAGAGTTATTTAACAAGTTGGTAGATATGGGCAAAATTGCTGATATCACAAGAGAGTCGATGCCTAAATTAGCTGCGGCGTTAACAAATGAAATAAAGGGACTTGGTTCTACATTAAAAGATGATAAACAAAAAGGTAAAGTAGAATCACCTAAAAATTCAGTAACTCAAGAACAGGCTAAAAAAATGGTACAAGAGGAGACCGAAAAGAAACAAAAAGAAATGAGTGTTAATAAAACAGTTACCGTTAAAAATGAATACGAATTTAAGGGAGGTGCAACATTAGTTGATGGTTGGATGAGAGAAACTGTTAAAAATTCAAGCATTTATAATGATTTTATTGTAACTGATGAGAAAGAATATACTCAACCGTCGACAGCTAAAAGATAATTAAATCTATTTATAAGATAAAAGAGAATAATGCCAAGTTACTTAGATTTTGATTCAACAAAACGATTTAGAGATTTCATATTAGGAAAGACTTTACAGGTTCCTAATGGTCCACAATCATTTACAAATACAACATATGAGTTACAAGGATTAGATGTGGTTGCAAATGTTGACCCAGGTGCTGTTGATACAAACAGAAATCAAGATTTAACAATCCCACAAAAAAACAACATATACAAACCAACTGAATTTTTCATAAAAGAAAATTTAGATACATTACCAAGAAGAGCAAATTTAAATTTATACCCATATTTTACTCAAACTAATCACAATTTAATTAGTATAGTTGAGAATCAAACATATGATACAGAATCTGAGTTATTTAAATTTGCGGCAAATTATATTGGTAAAGATAAAAATGGTCCTGTTTATACAAGAATTGCTGCCAATACCGAAAGAACCATTGATGGTAAAGTAAGAATATTAGACGCGTTAAATGGTAATACCGCAACAGCATTAAACATTATTACGGGTCGTGAACCATTAGTGGAACCAAACAATAAGATTACCGTAGCAAGTACTGTTTTTGGTAAAGGAATTGATTTTTTACAAACAGTATCTGGAACACAATTACCTTTTAGTGAAATACCGGGTGATTATTTAAGCAATCCAACAAACCCTATAAATTATAGACCTGAAGCATCTACTGAATTAGGTAAATTATGGCAAGACACTACGGGTGCGTTAGGTTCACTTATTGGAATACAAAGAAGACCAAAGTTATCAAGAAAACCTTCTGATTTGTTAATTGAATATATGGGTCAAGGTCCAAAACAAAGACTTTTTGATTCATTAACATTCAACAAATACGCACCAAATTATACAACAACCGCAAGGTCACAAAATTCATCTAAGATTTTTAATTTTGTTGATAAAATTGGACAAGGAGTTAAAACACTATTGGGTGTTGAAGCACCTGCGGGTATTGCTTATATTGGAGACGATAGAGGTACCGACGTAAAATACGCAATGTCAGACTTTAATGACAATCAAGTTAGAAGTAGTTACTATCTAACATTGATGTTTGATAAAACTGCGGCCGAAGTATTTCAAAAAAGTAAAAACATTACTGAAGGAGGTACAATTGGAGGTAAACTTACATGGTATAGTAAAAATTCTAAAAATGTATTAGGTGCTAACAATAAAGAATATAGGTCATCTGAACAATCAAGATTACAAGAAACACTTTCAACAAAGTATACTTTTAGAGAAGATTCTATTTTAGGTAAAACACAAGAATTATTAGATAGTATGCCATCTAATGGTGGTGAAGCGCGTTCACACGTTGCGAATGTTATCGACCAAACAAGTAGAATGTTTAAAGAGGGTGATGTTGTTATTTCAAGAGGTTCTGCTGTTAGATATGTTGACAAGAAAAACGTTGAATCAGGTGTAGAATATTGTCGTGTATGGACAAAAGACCGTTCATATATGAACTATTCAGATACCATGAAAAAAACCAACACATATAGAAAATTTGATGGTAGCGTAATGGGAGGACAAAGTAGAGTTTGGAATCTTAATATCGCACCAATTTCTAATGGTAAAAAATCTTTTGAAGGTTCAACCAATATGTTTGATAATTACAAATATGGTGGTGGTTTTTATGCAAAAAAATATATGTTCTCCATTGAGAACTTAGCTTGGAAAACATCTAATGCGGATGGTTTTAGAGTTACAGATTTACCGGCATGTGAAAGAGGACCTAATGGAGGTCGTGTTATGTGGTTTCCACCATACGATTTAAAAGTTAGTGAACAAAATAGTGCTAGATGGGAATCAAATGCGTTTTTAGGTAGACCAGAACCAATATACACATATCAAAATACAGAAAGAACTGGTCAAGTATCATTTAAAGTTGTAGTTGACCACCCAAGTATTTTGAATTTACTTGTTAGAGAACATTTCAACGGAATGTCAGATGAAGATGCCGATAACTACATCAATGCATTTTTTGCTGGATGTAAAGATGAAGATTTTTATACGTTAGTGAAAACATATACAATGTTAGATACTGACGACATCAGAAGAATTAAAGAATATTTGAATGAAGGTAAATCACCTGAAACAATTCAAAAATACAAATACAATTTAGAAACGGTAGAAGAGGTTAAACCAAATACAGGAGAAAATCCAAAACCAACAATCGAACCGTATTCTATGTCATTATATTTCCCAAATGATTATCCACAAGGTAATGTTACTAACGATACAAAAGCAACACAATCCTTTAGTGATATATTTGCGGAATATAATGCTAATTCAGGAACATATTATAGTGATGCAACAACTGAATTAACCAATTTATTAACCGATAGTACACCATCAGCAAATCAATTAAAAGATATTAAAACAATATTTGGTGTTGAAAAATCACAGATTACTGATACGGGTACAACTCTTAATAAACAATTAGAAAGAATAAGTAATGGATTTAACGCATTAAATGTTAATTATAATGCATTTGATGCTTCATTAACTTCATTAAAGGAAGCTATTAGTAAAAATCAAATAGATACTGCGGAATTTGTGATTGTTGCCACCACATCTGAAGTGGCTAATGATACTTATAATTTTTATTTAGGCATGAGAAGAGCACATTCAATAGTAACGAATGTGTTAAATAAAATTGAAAATGGTAAAATACCTGACATAAAATGGCCTAAAACTGAAAACGTATCGAGTAAAAAAGATGATGGTTTTAGTTTTAACTTAACAGTTAAATGTTCAGATTTGGGTTATGAAAATAACTTAGGTAAAATTAAATTTAAATTTACAAGTGAGGGAGAATCTGCTGTTATAAAAAGTCCAGACCCAAATGATAGTAATTTAGATTGTAAAACAGTTATTTACGATACTAATGGATTAAAGATACACGCACCTAATCCATTTTATTGTAGACAAGTCGGTGTTAAATTTAGTGCAATAAATGTACCTAAACAAGACGAACCACAAAAAATCAAAATACCAAAATTAACAAGTGTACCCGATGGTGACCCTATTCCTAAAGTTTCACCAAAACCTTCAATTGATATTATGAAGAGAATCATTATGAAAACTCTTTCAGAATGTCATTACTTTAAAAAGTTAGAAGAAGATTCACCACTTGCGTTTTCATCGTTAAAGGAAAAATTAAAATATTTCCATCCAGGTTTCCATTCAACAACACCTGAAGGATTAAATTCACGTTTAACGTTTTTACACCAATGTGTGAGACCGGGTAATACTATTCCTATAAAGGGAATTGCGGATATAAATGACTTAAATGCAAGAAATACTTCATTTGGTCCTCCACCTGTTTGTGTTTTAAGAATTGGTGATTTCTATCACTCTAAAATTATTATTAGAGATGTTAATATCACATTTGAAGAAAATATTTGGGATTTAAACCCTGAAGGAATTGGAGTACAACCAATGTTAGCTAATGTAACATTACAAATTAGTTTTATTGGTGGACAAGGAATTGAAAAACCGGTAGAAAGATTACAAAATGCGTTATCTTCAAATTTCTATGCAAATACTGAAATGTACGATGAACGTTCAATTTCCACTGCAACACTTATAAATGGACAAGAAAAAGAAAAGTTTACTAAAGAATTTTTAGCGGACTTACAAAAGAAACCAGAATATAAATTAGTTGGTGACAATAAAGATAAACCAAAAGTAACACAGGGAAAATACATTGGTGATTTATCGGGAGATTCAATTAAGTACACCAATTTAGTTAATATGGTTTATAGTTCTGTCGGTGAATATTTTAACACATATCAATCCGCATATAATGAAATCATACCTAAGTATGGTAAAAAAATTGGATATATGTTTTTCTCACCAACGTATAGAACTTTTAGTGGAATGACAATTAACACAATTAGTGGAGATACAAGTACTGATAACATTGAATTATTAGGCGAATATCCATTAGTAAGAAATTTAGGATGGCATGCTGACAATTTCAAAGCAACATTAAAGTATTCAATCAACAACTATGATATGGTAAAAATATTAGGTTTCGAAGAAATATTTGAACCTAATATGTTTAGTGAGGAAAATGTTAAGATAAGAGAAGTTATTGTAAAAATAGTTTCAGATGTTATCGATAAATTTGTAACTATAGGTAGTGTTAAACAATTAGAATCATCAAGAAATAATGTAATTAGTACATTAGATAAAGTTAATTTCTTAGTTAGAAATCAAGGAGACGGTAAAATAGATGGTACAACATTTAGTAAATCACAATTATCAGGATTTACTAGTTCAAATTTCTATTCTGAATATTCTTCTGTAATTTCATATATTAAAGCACAACATTCAGATTTTACATCTGATTTGGATGGAACATTTGACTTTTTATTAGATTCAATCGATGATACTTTATTAACTGAATTTTTAAAAGTATTATTACAAGGACAAAGAGAAAATTTATTTAAGTTACTAAAAGAGAAATATGATTTTAGGACTGCAGATAAACTTTGTTTCAAGTATGATGATTTTATAACAACAGTTAAACCAAAAACTTTCAGATTAGGTAAATTCCCTAAAAGAAAAAATAGTAACGAGATAACTTATAAAATAGGTACCACTGATTATATAACAGACGATGACGTTAAAACAAGTCTATCAAATATTTTTAATAATGGTAGAGTAGATATAATAGGTACAACTTTAAATTATTATAAACCATGAGTAGAGAATATTACGATAGATACCAAGATTTTTTAATTGATGGGGAATTTAAAATTGTACCCGGTATTGAAATACCTATTAAAACATCTGACAAGTATCTACAATATAAAAAAGGTAAAGATAGATTAGATAAATTATCTCAAGAATATTACAACTCACCATTATATGGTTGGTTAATCATGTTGGCAAATCCATTGGCGGGAGGAATTGAATTTGAAATTCCAAACAATTTCTATCTTAGAATCCCCTTTCCATTGATTGCCTCTTTACAAGATTACAAAAGTGGTGTAGAATTGTATAAGTTATATTATGGGGAACAATAAAATAAATGAGAATGAAGACATACTAGTTAAAGTTGATGTAAATAATTTAATTTTCATCGACCCTAATAGTGTGCAAAATGGAGATAAAGTTGAAGAGAGGGGTGTAAAACAAGAAAACTTAGTAATGTTTGTTAATCTTGAGGCGGATTTAGTACCAAGAAGTACTTTAATTGCTGACGGAGGACAATCAACAACCGGTAACCTTACATCAATAGCGAAGGGAACTTTAAATTTTTTAAGCAATAAAGGTCAAAATGGCAAAGATTTTGACACTTCATGGACTGATTCATATACAGGTAAAGACACCATATTTGGAGTACTACCAACACAAAACGACGAAACCGCACAATCTTTCGGAATAGACAGTATCAATATCAATATAAAAGGTGCCAGTTTTATACCACAAATCAATATTAACTTTGTTGATGTTAGAGGAAAGACATTATTTGAATCTCCACAAAATTCACCATACGGTGCGTTTTTTCATTTACCTTGGCCCATATTTTATTTAACAATAAAAGGTTATTATGGTAAAGCAATTAGATATAGATTACATCTAACTAAGTTCAGTTCAAAATATAACGAGTCAAACGGTAACTTTGAAATTGCCACATCATTTGTAGGTTCAACATATGCATATTTAAATGATATCCCATTGAATGGTATTTTAAATGCACCTTATATGTACATGATTGAATCTGATGAACCTGCAAAGTACATCGAAACAAAGGGAGTACAGCAAAAGAAAATTAAAAAGTCATCTAAGGGATATGTTATGTTGAAGTCAGTTTATGATGAATACAAACAAAAAGGGTTAATCGCAAACGACTTTCCAACAAAAACACTTAGAGAGTTAATTGTTATTGCAAGAAGTTTAGATAAAATTTTAGAAAAAGAAATATTTGGTGGACTTGTAGATATGAAACTATTTGCAGGAATCCAAGACTATGAAAAGAAAATTCAAGATTTTGAAAACGCAGTAAAAAATTGGGCTAAAGTAAATTTGAGTTCAGAAATTGTTAACGTTGACGGAGTTGACTACAACAGAATGGCGGGTCAAAATAAAAATAGTGATTTAAAAATAAAAGGAAGTAAAAATGGAGGTACATTAGAACAAATCATTACAGACTTCCCTAAAAAATTATTAGAAACTAAAGTTTTTGCTGAAGGATTTATTCAAAAAGCATCTAACGATTTTAAAAAACAAACTTTTAGTTTTACAAACACAATAAAAGGAATTGACTTTTATGTTAAAGGACCCGGCTCAAATGGATATCTTGTTGCAATTCAAAGTCTATTAAAGGATATTTTCGATATACAAAAATCGTTCGTTGAACAAAGAAACAAATTGCAAGATTTGGTTGAAAAAAGAATGAACGAAATTGTTAAAGATAAAGATAAGGGAATTGGATTTGAACCGACAATTCGTAATATATTTGCGGTTATTCTTGCAAACGCGGAAGTGTACATTCGTTTGATGAAAGAAGTACATTATAAGGCTTTTGAAGTTGGTTCAACAAGAAGAGAAATATTATCGGGATTTAGTGATGAATCAAAAAGAAACGATTCGATATACCCTTGGCCTGAGGTTAAAAAACAGACATCCAACAAACAAAAAGTTGTTGCATATCCTGGTGACCCCGACTTACAGAAAAAATTACAAACATATAATAGAGCTCTTTGGCCTGAAATTGAATTTTTAGAAAACTATCAAGCTGTTGGTACTAAAAGACACGATTCATTAACGAATAATGAAGGAAGTGCAAGTAAGGTTGAATTTGTTTTTGAGAACGATTCACCAAACATAGATTTTGTTAACACATCAACATTGTTTAGTTTACAATCCAATGTACCTTATGTTAATAAATCAATTGCTTCTATATTATATGAAATTTGGGAAAGAGCAAGATATACCGTTTTAAATGATGAATTTACAAAAACAGGTATTGATGACTTATGGAAATCTGAATTTAATAACATTGAAAAAATGTTTGCAGAAGATAGTGACATAATTGCAGTTTTAAAGACTATCGATAGTATTGAAAAACTACAAAATTACTTACTATCTTTTTCACCATTTGAACGTTATCCTTATTACCAAGATAAAATACCGACAGTAACCTATATTAAATCTATTGAAGATAATTCATTCAAAATAGGTACAAACTATGGTTATACAACAAATAAAGATAACGACAGTAGTTTTAATCATATAAATAATAATTTAAAAAACCTAGAGTACGATATTAACCAAAGTTATAGATATAACATATATCCATTCAACTCAAGTTTATATTTGAACTATTTGGGTAAAGATGAATTCAATACCGATGATTTAAATTTAAAAAATTTATTTAATGTTAGAACAACTGAAGGTTTTATTGTGGGACCTAAGTTACCAATAAACTGGGTTAAGTCAGGTAAAAGTTCAAACATATTTGGTGAGAAAATACAATTAAATAAGAAGAGTTCTACGAACATTTTAAACACACCATATTTCCATAAACAACTTAGTAGTGATTTTAACAAAAGTTCATATGGAAAATACGTTGGTTCAGCATATCTTCTTTTAAATTCGTTACCGTTTATCGATTTAGAAGATAAATTTGATTTTGTTAATGGAACAACTAGATTATCTAGTATGTTTAAAGAAGTTGCTGCAACACATTATGTTCCATACCATTTAATTCTTAAATGGGGTTCATTATATCACAGATATAAGAAATATCTAACAGAGGGTGTTGATATTTTAAGACCAATTTTTACTGGTACCACAACAACAATTACAGATTCGTTTAATGGGGGAACGTTCTTTGATAATGGTAATGACCAAACATACACCATAAATGGAAAAAGTATAAAATACTCAACAACAAATGTTGTTGGTGTACACCCATTCTATGATTCAGTATACCATCAAATTGTAAATGGTTATACCCATTTTGATTACTATTCAGGTACAACCACAGGATACACACAACAAGTGACAAATGGTGTTATTAACACCGTTGAAGATATTGTTGGTAATAGTGGTAATTATTTCACAACATTTGTTAATAACTCAAAAACTTCATCTAACGATAAGTGGTTTACATTATTACCTTCTGTTGGTGGATTAAAAAATGAATATATTAGTTCGGAAATTGATTACAATGGTGACGAACAAAAAAATATGAGAATCATTTGGTGTTACGATGATGAACTTGTAAACACCACATTTAGCGGAAAGACATTTTTTGGATATGACCAATATAACAGGTCATATGATGAAGGAGTTAACTTCTACGAAATGGTTGATTTTGATGGTGGATTTTTCACTGGTTTAGATAAAAGTGACGATAACAAGTATTCATTAAAAAAGAATGGAAGTAATCGTAAAATCATAGATTTAATTGCAACATTCAGTCCACAAATATTGGATTCATTTGAAGATTGCTTCTTAGATTTTGCTTCTGAGAAAATTGTTGAGGAAATTCCATACAAGAAGTTCCCTGATTTTGAGGAAACTTCAATTGTAAATAATGAAACCAAAGTTACAAAAAAATATAGTGTAAAATATTCTAACTTCCAAGATTTATTGAAGGCTTTAGTGACTATCGATATTGATGCAAATAATGACAATACCGATAAAAACGCAATCGTACAAACATTAAAAACAAAACAATTAGAAAAATTACAAAACGTAACAAAGGAGATATTAAGTGAAACTAACTTATTAAAAATTACAATCGGTAATCCTAAAGAAATCATTCCAAACACATGGTATGGTTTTGGGGGTATTGATAACGTAAACACATTTAGTTATAATGAATATGATTCATCACAATATACTAATGAAAATCAAAATTTCATTAAATTATATATAGGTGAAGAACCTACAACTAATTGTTATAAGAACTTCTTTACAGTTAATAATGTAGAATTAAGTGAGGAGAATATTTTAAGATTTAGACCACTTATTCATATTTTTGCGGGTGGATATAGTAAAGGATTGTTTTCAACAAAAGAAGAATTCCAAAACTATCTAAAGTTAAAAGTATTAACACCTGCAACCAATAGAATGGATGCATTTTTAAACGGGTTAATACCAAAATTATCCACACTTGAAATAAAGAACAATAAGAACGAGGCTACAATTTTTAATGGGTATAATGATACTCCATTAAAACTTGAACTATATAATTTCTTTAAATCATTTAACGACAAGTGGGTTGCGGGTAATTCGTTAGGACAAAGAACATTATTAGAAGAATTTTTATTTTTAGATAAAGCAAATAAAGATATTGGAGACCAAGCATATTTGAGTTTGGAAAAATTATTACCATTAGAAGATTCTAAAAATGATAATGCAAACTTATATAGTGTTATATCAATGTTAATCCAAGGAACGGGATTTGACATGAGAGCATTACCGTCATATGTTAATTTTTATGGAACAAATCACACAACAAAATCTAAAATTGTTCCATCTAAAAAAATTGCAAACAATATGTTTGGTACATTCTTAGATGTGGATTACCAAGAATCGTCACCTAAAATTGTAATTCAATATGTTGGTCCAACATCTAAACATTTAGAATTAGAAGATATTAACAAAAAATATAATTTTAAAAACGATAGTGGTAATTTATTTAACGGTGTGGGTAGTCCATTAGTAATAACCGCGCCACAAGTATTCCAAAACGGAGATTTATCAAAATCAAATAAAGTTGTGGCTTTTGAAGTTAGCATTGGTGACCAAAACCAAGGAATTTTTAAAAGTGTACAATTAGACCAAACGTCAATTAGAAACACAACAGAATCATTCAACGTAATTGAAAATTTAGGTCGTTCAGAAAGTGGTGCGGGTGCACATCAAATTGATATAGGTTTATTTGACATATATAGACAAGCATCTTATACTTGTGATGTGACAATGATGGGTAATGTAATGGTTCAACCAACAATGTATTTTTATCTAAAAAATGTGCCATTATTTAGAGGTTCGTATTGGATTACAGAGGTTACACACAATATTAGAAATAATAATATTATAACATCCTTTAAAGGTACAAGAATACCTTACGCTTCGTTACCAGACCCGGCAGATTCATTCTTATCAAGTTATAGAGTATTGTTTGATAAAGTAACAAGAAGTGCGGTTGCAAAGGTAAAAGAACAAGAAAATACAACACTAACTGGTTCAACTAAATTCCAAAACACAATTACTACAACGGATGGTAATTCTGTTGTAATTGATAATGGAGGTAAAACAGTAAAAGGTGAAGAATTAGTGAAACAAATGGGATGTACAAGTGCGGGTGTACCATATAATGGATGGAATGGTGAAAAGTATGTACAAAAAGTAACATACAACAATAAAACATATCTAAGAGCACTTGCGGTTACAATGGGTGGACCAAATTATCCAATAAGTGACGATACATCAATGAGTGTTATTGCAAGACAAACAACATTCACAGTATATAACACCACATTAGGTAATTCAGATGATAAGGTATTGTTAAAGTGGTCAAATATAAAAGACTCTAAAAAAAGATTCTATTCTATTAAATTTGACTATAGTGTTGCAAAACCAGATATTATAATAGGTAAGACGGCTAAATTTTACAAACCAAGTGACATTGGTAAAGAAATAACGGTTAACCCGATACCAAATACATCTAATCAAATATTGGTAAACGATATTGTTGGTTCGGTTAATAATGGTCCTAATATTGTTGGATACGGTATTGGATTGTCAAAACAACTAATGAAGGATTTGAATATTCAAGACGGAGACGTTGTTTATTTTAATATTGAGTAAGAATATTAAGATATTTGGGATATTTATACATATAACTTAAAAATTATGGAAAATAATACATTAAAGGCTGTAGACCAATTCTTAAGTCCAAAACAAATTAGAAATGTTTCTAATGACGGAATGGAAAGAGAAGAATGTGATTTAATGACAGGTGAATGTTATACAATCAGAGAAAAAGACGGAATTGTTGAAAGAATAAATAAAAAATATATTACCAACGACGGTAGACAATTATTACAAGACTAATACTATGTTAGAAAAAAAATTATTAGAAGAAGTTAATCGTTTTAGAGCAATAAACAAATATGGCTCAAAAATGATAGTAGAACAAGAGGCACCGGAAACAGATTTACCTGATTTAGGTGCAGACCCAGCGGCTGACCCTGCTGCGGGATTGGAAACTGAGCCTGCGGCTGACGCGGAGGTTGCACCAGAAACTGCATCACCTGAAGCACCGGCTCCTGAAATGGATTCAACTGAAGAAGTGGATATTACGGATTTGGTTAACATGGTTAAAAGTGTTAAAAAAGACCAAGAAGATAGTAATGGTACACATACTGAAATTGTAACTAAAATGGATGATGTGTTCAGTAAACTAAGTGATTTAGAAAGTAAATTATCACAAATGGATGCGGTTATGGCTAAAATCGACCAATTAGGTGCTACGGTGGAGGCTAACAAACCAAAAACAGAAGTTGAAAAATTAGAAATGCGTTCTTTAGATTCATATCCATTTAATCAAAAACCACAAGAATTCTTTGCACACAAACAAGATGAAATGAGGGCTAGTGGTAAGAATGAATATGTATTAACAAAAGATGAGGTTGATAATTATTCACCCGACCAAATAAAAACAAGTTTTAACCCAAATGAAGAAGATGAAGTTAAATTCTAATGTAAATTTTTTAGTGGGTTTACAACAACAAATGAGAATATGTCATTGGCAAACTAAGGGTATTGCTAGACATGAGGCATTTGGTGGATTTTATTCTGATTTAGACGAGTTAATTGACGATTTTGTGGAGCAGGCAATGGGTAAATACGGTAGATTTGTATTGGATGATGAAACAAATACTATACAATTGGCAAATTTATCTGATATTGATATTAAAGGATTAGTTAATACCACAAGAGAGGCTTTAGTTCAAATGACTGAACAGTTAGACTCCTCAGACACAAATTTATTAAATCTTAGAGATGAGATTTTAGGATTATTAAATAAATACGCGTATCTATTTACGATGGAATAATAAAAAATTATATACAAAATGATATCAGGTTCGGCAGCAACATCTACAACAAATTCAACAAGAGGTAATTTAACTTACATTAGTACAATGGTAAGTGGTGCCACATTGGAAGGAAAATACAGTATTTTTGCGGATGAAAAAATAATGGATGATAACATGGCCTATGTTTTATCAACAACATATGGTTATAATGTTACCAAAAAAACGGATGTAATGGGTACGTTTACCAATTACTTGATAAATTGGGGAGCTCCTGCTGAAAGTTCTGGAACTATTTTATTTAATGGTTTAGACCCCGCTAGTGGAGGTTCTTATGTATCTGCACCAAAAGGAACAATTGCAACATGGTTGCCGGGTACAGGTGATTACACAATCGAATGGTTCCAATACCAAACTACATTATCAAGTCACCCAAGAGTATTCTCAATTGGTCCTGACACCGCAGCAACACTTGGTGTGAGTATTGAAGGTAATAAAGTGTATACTTGGCCAAATGGAAACAACTGGGCGATTGGTAAAACATATCAAAACACTTGGATACATGTTGCATTAGTAAGAACTAGTGGTTCTACAAAATGTTATATAGATGGTTCTTCAGTAGGAACCGCACAATCTGATTCAGTAAATGTTACAGGTGCATTGAAAGACCTATTTATTGGTGCTGATGGTGAAACCGCAGGTGACGGATTCCCAGGTAAAATCACTAACTTCCGTTGGACAAATTCGGCGGTTTATACGGGAAACTTTACAAGACCAAGTTCACCATTGACGGTATTACCACAAACTAAATTGTTAATGTTAGGAGGTTCACCTACTAATCCGGTGGTAGATTCAACAGGAATTAACGTATTGACAAATTACAATACAACTTGGGGTCCTGATTCACCGTTCTTATAACAAATAAAAAAATATTAAAAAACTTTAACCCGGATTTCCAAATTCGGGTTTTTTTATCTATATTTTAGTATAAATGTATCTTTAATTAAATTTTAACAACATGTCTACATTTGATGCAGTACTTGCACAGTACGAAAAAAACAAACAAGCCACAAGTGGCAACGCAAACAAAATGTCCTCAGAGGACAGAATGAAACGTTATTTCACAACCGTATTACCTAAGGGTTCTAAAGGTGAAGAAAGACGTATCCGTATTTTACCTACAAAAGATGGTTCTTCACCATTTGTTGAGGTGTACTTCCACGAAGTTCAAGTGGATGGTAAATGGGTTAAATTGTATGACCCGAAACAAGAGGGAAAACGTTCTCCTCTTCATGAAGTATACGAGGGTTTAATGATGACAGGTGTTGATTCTGACAAAGAATTGGCTCGTCAATATCGTTCTCGTAAATTTTATATCGTTAAGGTAATTGACCGTGACCACGAACAAGATGGTCCTAAATTTTGGAGATTTAAACACAATGCAAAAGGTGATGGTATCTTAGACAAAGTGTTCCCAATTTTCCGTAATAAAGGTGATATTACTGACCCTGAAAAAGGACGTGATTTGATTTTATCATTGACATTGGCTAAGTCAGGAAATGGTAAAGAATACACAACAATCAATTCTGTTATTCCTGAAGATGCGGGTGTTTTACACACAGATGCAAACATCGCAAAAACATGGATTGATGATGAATTGACTTGGTCTGATGTTTATTCTAAGAAAGGTGAAGACTACTTAGAAATGGTTGCTAAAGGTGAAGTTCCTCGTTGGGATTCAAATAGTAACAAATGGGTTTCTAACCTACAAGCAGAAGAAACAATCGGTGGTAATCAACCAAAAACATCAACTCCTGTGGTAGACCCACAAGAAGATGATGATACAGATTCTGATTTACCATTCTAATTTACACGGGGTGGTGAAATATCCACCCCATTTTTAAAACAATTATATGGCAGGTATTAAAAAAACAGATTTCTCAGCAATCAAGAAGAAATTCTCTAAAGAGGCGGAATACAAAGCCGACCGTTTCTTTGATTTGGGAGACGCTTTCTTGGAAGCCACGGGTATTCCGGGTCCTGCAATGGGACATATCAATATGTTATTAGGACATAGTGATACGGGTAAAACCACGGCATTAGTAAAAACGGCGGTAGATGCACAAAAAAAGGGAATCCTTCCCGTGTTCATTATTACTGAACAAAAATGGAGTTGGGAACACGCTGAGTTAATGGGATTTGATAAAGACGGAGAATATCTTTTCAATAGTGATTTCGAATACATTGAACAAATCACAGATTACATCAATGAATTGATGGATGCACAAGAGAAAGGAGACATCCCTTACGATTTATTATTCCTTTGGGATTCAGTTGGTTCGGTTCCTTGTAAAATGACTTATGATGGTAAAGGTGGTAAACAACACAACGCATCAGTTTTGGCTGACAAAATTGGAATGGGTATCAACCAACGTATTTCAGGTTCAAGAAGAACTGACAAACCTTACACAAACAGTTTGGTTATTGTTAACCAACCATGGGTAGAATTACCTGACAATCCTTTTGGACAACCAAAAATCAAAGCTAAAGGTGGTGAAGCGATTTGGTTAAACTCATCATTAGTATTTTTATTTGGTAACCAAAAAGGTGCAGGAACTACTAAAATCTCTATCACTAAAGATAAGAGAAAAATCAGAATCGCAACACGTACTAAAATCTCAATCAGTAAGAACCACATCAACGGTGGTGGATATGAGGATGGTCGTATCTTGGTAACTCCACAAGGATTTATGCATGGTAAAGACGATACTGAAGAAAAACGTTCTATCGAAGAGTACAAACGTGATAACGGAGAGTACATCGGTAAACAATTAGGTGTTAATGTTACAGACATCGCAGATACACAAGTTGTAACAGAGGATAGTGATTTATAATAATTTTTTTAATGTCTGTTTTATTAGTAGATGGTGACAATTTACTTACGATTGGTTTCTATGGTGTTAAAAACGCCTTTCATAAGGGAGAACACATTGGGGGAATTTATCATTTTCTTAATACTCTTAGAAGAACATTTGAGACATACAATTTAGACAAGATAGTTGTATTTTGGGATGGATTTGAAGGGTCCCAAACTCGTAAGAAAATTTATGCACCATACAAAGAAAACAGAAAATCACGTCTTCGTTCTGAAGAAGAAATAAGTTCTTACACTTACCAAAGAGATAGAATTAAACAATATCTTGAGGAGTTGTTTGTAAGACAAGGAGAGTATGAGTATTGTGAGACTGATGATAACATCGCTTACTATACTCAGAACTCACCAAAAGAAAATAAAATCGTTTATTCTTCAGATGGAGATTTAACCCAATTAGTTTCAGAAAATACACAAATTTACAATCCGTCACACGGAAAATTATATAAACAAAGTGATATTATTGTTTACAACCACGAAGAAATCTTAATTGAAAACGTTAAGTTAGTTAAGATGATGTGTGGAGATTCATCAGACAACATTGCAGGTATAAGAGGAATGGGTGTTAAGAGATTTTTGTCTCTTTTCCCTGAACTAAAAACAGAACAACTTTCTGTTGAACAAATTAAGAACAAATGTGAAGAAATCTTTCAACAAGATAAACATAATAAACTTGTTGCGAATTTATTAACAGGAGTTACAAAATATGGTGTATTAGGTGAGGAGTTTTTTGATGTGAACAATCGTATTGTAAGTTTAGATGAACCTTTTTTAACTGACGAAGCAAAAGAAAATATAAATTTACTAATAAACGAAAATTTAGACCAAGAAGGTAGGTCATATAAAAACGCGATGAGAATGATGAGGGATGATGGGATATTCAACCTATTACCAAAATCAGATGACGGGTTCGTTAAATTTCTAAACCCATTCCTTCGATTAACAACAAAAGAGAAAAATAAAAAAATGATTAAAATTAAAAATTATGACTAATCAACAACAAGACATCACAAAATTCGAATTTTTATTGACATTAGATGGAAATATCATCTGTCAAAGATTTTTTAACGTGAAAGACCACGTTGACCAAGCAAGACGTTCAATGGATTTACATTATTATGTAAAAAATATTTGTGACGATATCGCTGAAGATTTGAAAATAAAAAGTTCCAATTATCTGTGTGAAAATGCAAATTTTTTCCTATCTTCGGACTATGTGGAAGATTCAAATGAGAAGGACAGAGAGCACTTTTTATTGGAAATAAAGCTAAACGAAAGTGTATTTATTCAAAGGATATTCCCCGCATATTATTATCACCCAAAAGTAAGATATACGGTAGATATTCGTCCAAGACTTAAAAGAATTTTGTCAGATTTAACTGACATCTTGTCTTCAGAAGAATTGGAAACAACGTACTTGAACTATCAATTATAATTTTAAAACATATATACAACATTTAACATGGAAGAGAGAAATTTTGGACATTTAGGATTTTCATTTCAGCAGTCATTATTAAAGGCAATCATAGAAGATAAAAAGTACGGAGAGACAATTATTGATGTAATAGAAAGTAAGTTTTTTGATAATAATTCTTTTAGATATATTATGGAAAATCTTAAGGAATTATATAAGACATACAATAAAATTCCCGATTACAATACAGTTGCACAGAAAATAATGGCGGAAAATGTTGGTAAAGACTCTTCTAGAGTACACATCGATACGTTAGAGGCAATTAAAGAAAATAGTCAAGATATTGAATATCCTAAAACAACGGCACTTAATTTCTGTAGACAACAAAATCTTAAAAAAGAATTAAAACTTGTTGAAGGTATTATTCAAAACGGTGATTTTGAATCCTATAGTAAGATTGAACAAATCATTCAAAAAGCACTTCAAGTTGGAGTTGTCGGTGATGATGCGACTGATGTATTTCATGATATTGATGGAGCATTAGAAAAAGATTTTAGACACCCAATCCCAACAGGTATTGTTGGTATAGATAATCTATTAAAAGGTGGTTTAGGTATCGGTGAATTAGGAGTCGTATTGGCTCCAACCGGTACTGGTAAAACAACTTTACTGACTAAATTTGCAAACACAGCGTTCAACTTAGATTATAACGTACTTCAAATATTTTTTGAGGATAATCCGGGTAATATTAAACGTAAACATTATACAATTTGGTCTGAAATTGCACCTGACGAACAACCTGAATTTAAAGATATCGTTAAAGAAAAAGTTGATGAAGCTCAAAGTCGTTCAAAAGGTAGTATTAAACTTTTAAAATTGGCGAGTGATAACATCACTATTTCTGAAATTAAATCTAAGATTAGAAAAATGAATTCGGAAGGGAATAAAATTGACTTGTTGATTATTGACTACGTTGATTGTATTTCACCCGAAAGAAGTACTAACGGAGAAGAATGGAAAGGTGAGGGTTCTATTATGAGAAGTTTAGAATCTATGACCACAGAATTCAACATGGCAATTTGGACCGCAACACAGGGTAATCGTGAATCAATTTCATCTGAAGTTGTAACAGGTGACCAAATGGGGGGTTCAATTAAGAAGGCACAAATTGCACACGTTATTCTTTCTATTGGTAAAACATTAGAACAAAAAGAACATAATTTGGCAACATTAACATTACTTAAATCTCGTATTGGTAAAGATGGTGTTGTATTCCAAAACTGTAAGTTCAATAATGAATTTTTGGTTATCGATACCGAAATGCAAAATACATTACTTGGACATGAACAAGATAAGACCGCTAATAACGCAAATAGAGCAAGAGAGGCGTTTTTAAAGAGACAAGAATTACAAAATAAATAAAAGAAAGAAAGAAATAAAGATGAGTAAATTATTTACGGAAAGAATACCATTTAAACCATTTGAATATCCCGATTATTATAATGAGGGGTGGTTAAAACAAATGCAGGCGTTTTGGTTACACACCGAAATTCCGATGCAGGGTGATGTTAAAGATTGGAATGAAAATTTAAATGAATCGGAAAAACATTTAGTTGGTAACATTCTATTAGGTTTTGCTCAAACGGAATGTGCGGTTTCCGATTATTGGACGGGTATGGTTACTAAATGGTTTCCAAAACATGAAATCAGACAAATGGCTATGGCGTTTGGTTCACAAGAAACTATACACTCAATTGCATATTCTTATTTAAATGAAACATTAGGGTTAGATGATTTCGAAGGTTTCTTACATGACGAAACAATGAAAGAAAGATTTGAATTATTGACTAATACAACCGCTGATTGGACACCTAAAGATTTAGATACAAATCATAAAGCAAGGGTTGAAGTTGGCAAGAGTTTAGCAATATTTTCAGCATTTGCTGAAGGGGTTGCTTTATATTCTTCATTTGCGGTTCTTTACTCATTCCAAATGAGAAACCTATTAAAAGGTATTGGACAACAAATGAAGTGGAGTGTTAGAGATGAATCTTTACATTCTAAAATGGGAGTACAATTATTTAGACATATGTGTCAAGAATTTCCAGAATTATTGGATGAGGCTAAGGATGATATCTATACCGCATCAAAAATAATTATGGAATTAGAACACAAATTTATTGATAAGATTTTTGAAATGGGTGATTTAGAGAATCTTAAAAAAGATGACCTAAAACATTTTATAACAAAAAGGGTTAATGAAAAATTAGCTGAATTAGGTTATACTGAATTTTATGAGTATAATGAAAAGAAAGCATCTCAGTTAGATTGGTTCTATCATTTAACTGGAGGCGTAACCCATACTGATTTCTTTGCTTTAAGACCTACAGATTATTCAAAGTCAGGTGAAGGTGAGAATTGGGATGACATTTTTTAAATAAAAAACAGATTTATTATATATGAAAAATTACGGAGAAGAACTCGGTTGGGAGCTTGATGTGGATTTTCCAAATTGGGGAAACACAGAAATTTATGTTAAAACAATTTCAAAAGGTTATTTATTACCTGGCGAAAAACCAAAAGATGCGTATTGGAGAGTTGCAACAACTGTTGCAAAAAGATTAGGTAAACCACATTTAGCAACTAAATTTTTTGATTACATTTGGAAAGGTTGGTTATGTTTAGCTACACCGGTTTTATCAAATACAGGAACCGATAGAGGTTTACCAATTAGTTGTTTTGGTATTGATGTTGGTGATAGTATTTTTGAAATTGGCAATAAGAATTTAGAGTTAATGTTACTTGCTAAACACGGAGGTGGTGTTGGTATTGGTATTAACATGATTAGACCTGCAGGTGCTAAAATTACAAATAACGGAACATCAGATGGTGTTATTCCATTTATTAAGATTTATGACTCAACGATTTTGGCAACAAATCAAGGTTCAGTTCGTAGAGGTGCTGCATCTGTTAACATTAAGATTGACCACAAAGATTTTGAAGATTTCTTAGAAATTAGAGAACCAAAAGGTGATGTAAATAGACAATCATTAAATTTACACCAATGTGTTGTTGTGAGTGATAAGTTTATGAAGAAATTAGAAGAAGGTGATACTGAAGCAAGACGTAAATGGGGTAAGTTACTTCAGAAACGTAAAGCAACTGGTGAACCATACATTATGTACAAAGGTAATGTTAATAAACAAAACCCTGAAATGTACAAAAAGAATGGTTTGAAAGTTCACATGACAAATATTTGTTCTGAAATTGTTTTACACACGGACGAATCACATTCATTTGTATGTTGTTTATCTTCTTTAAATTTAGCAAAATATGATGAATGGAAAGATACGGATTTAGTTTATACATCAACAATCTTTTTAGATGGGGTGTTAGAAGAATTTATCCAAAAAGCTAAAAACTTAAGAGGTTTTGATAATGCTGTACGTTCAGCAGAAAAAGGTAGAGCATTAGGTTTAGGTGTATTGGGATGGCACACATACTTACAACAAAAAGGTGTACCATTTGAAGGATTAACCGCACAATTTGAAACTCGTAAAATCTTCTCTCAAATTAAAATTGAGAGTGAAAGAGCAAGTAGAGATTTGGCAAAAGAATTAGGTGAACCATTATGGTGTAAAGAAAGTGGAATGAGAAATACACACTTAAGAGCGGTTGCTCCAACTGTATCCAACTCTAAATTGAGTGGAAATGTTAGTAGTGGTATTGAACCATGGGCTGCAAACGTATTCACGGAACAAACATCAAAGGGAACGTTTATTCGTAAAAATCCAGAATTGGAGAGAGTACTACGTAAATTGGGTAAAAATACAAAAGAAGTTTGGGACCAAATTTTAGCTGATGGTGGTTCAGTACAAGGATTAGATTTCTTAGATGAATGGTGTTTTGTTGACGGTAAAGTGGTTTTATGTAATGAAGTAAAAGAAGAGGACAATTATAAAATGTCATCAGTAAAAGAAGTGTTTAAAACTTTCAAAGAAATAAATCAATTAGATTTAGTTAAACAAGCGGGAGTTAGACAACAATATATCGACCAAGCGGTTTCATTAAACTTAGCATTTCCTGCAACTGCAGACCCTAAATGGATAAACCAAGTTCACTTAGAGGCTTGGAAACAAGGGGTTAAAACACTTTACTATATGAGAACTGAATCGGTATTAAGAGGTGATATAGCAGCACAAGCAATGAATCCTGATTGCGTAAGTTGTGAGGCTTAAAGATAATGGGAGACTCCCTCAAAGTACTACTGTCGTCAAGGCGTACCTTGAGCTTCCAGGTTTTGAGAATACAGGGGGTGAATATCAAGACACTATATTAAATCCAGCTTCGGCTGGATTTTTTATTTATTACCATTTCATAATAGTTTATATTTATTGTTATGGCGGTAAAATATGGAATAGATTTCCCATTTAGAGAGAGTTTAGGAGGTGATTATTTAAAAATGACTGTAGACCCTGAAAGAGAGGTTAGAGCCAATTTAATACACCTTTTATTGACAAAAAGAGGTAGTCGTTATTTTCTACCCGATTTTGGTACTAGACTATATCAATTTATTTTTGACCAAAATGATATGGTAACCTTCAATTTAATCGAGGAAGAAATTAGGGAATCGGTAAAAAAATATATACCAAATTTAGATATTACTAAATTGGAAGTGATGTCTGCAGAAGATGACCCAGATACTGTTAGAACATTTAATCAAGATGAAGATGAAAGATTATTTAGAGTTTCTGACAATTCAACTAAACCACATACCGCTGTAGTTAAAATAGAATATACGGTTAATAACGGAGCATTTTCATCTTCGGACTTTATAATATTAAACATTTAAGATGAGTAAGAAAATATCATACGCAACAAGAGATTTTGCAGGACTAAGACAAGAATTAGTAAACTTAACAAAAGAATATTACCCTGATTTGGTAAAAAACACCAATGATGCGTCTATATTTTCAGTATTATTAGATTTAAATGCTGCGGTTGCTGATAACTTACATTTTCATATTGATAGAGTTTGGCAAGAAACTATGTTAGACTTTGCACAACAAAGACAATCATTATTCCACATTGCTAAAACATATGGTATTAAAATTCCTGGCACAAGACCGTCAGTTGCATTATGTGATTTTTCAATAAATGTACCTGTAAGAGGTGATAAGGAAGATGAAAGATATTTGGGTATTATCAGAATTGGTGCACAGGTTTCAGGAGGAGGTCAAATATTTGAAACTATAAATGATATAGATTTCTCAAGTCCATTTAATGATAAAGGTGAACCAAATAGATTAAAAATACCTAATTTTGATAACAACAACACATTAGTTTCTTATACAATTACAAAAAGAGAACCTGTTGTTAATGGTGTAACGAGAATTTACAGAAGAGTTATTACAGAAGTTGACCAAAAACCATTCTTAAAATTATATTTACCTGAACAAAATGTTTTAGGGGTAACAAGTGTGATACACAAAGAAGGAACGGGTTACGGAACAAATCCAACATCAGGTGAATTTGCCTCATCCACAAATAAATGGTACGAAGTTAAATCACTAATACAAGATAAAATATTCATACCAGACCCAACTGCAGTATCCGATAAAGATAATTTTAAGGCGGGTACGTACATGAATGTAAATAACAAATTTATCACAGAATATACACCTGAAAGTTATTTTTCATTAACGTTTGGTTCGGGTAGTGTTGACCCATTAGAAAATTTAGATAACTACATGACTGGTAATTTAAAAGTTAACTTAGCAAGTTATCTTAATAACATGTCATTAGGTGCAATACCTAAATCAAATACAACATTATTTGTGAAATACCGTGTAGGAGGTGGAAAAGATACCAATTTAGGGGTTAACGTTATAACAAGTATAGATAATGTCGAATTTGATATAAACGGACCTGTGGCGGGTATTAACGCACAAGTTGAACAATCATTAAGAGTGGTAAATGTAACTGCAGCTGTAGGAGGTGCGGACCAACCAACCATAGATGAAATTAGAAACATGGTTGCATATAATTTTGCGGCACAAAATAGAGCGGTAACTTTAAATGATTACAAATCTTTAATTGAAACAATGCCATCTACATTTGGTGCACCCGCAAAAGTGAATGTACAAGAAGAAGATAATAAGGTAAAAATAAAATTATTATCTTACGATGATAATGGTAAACTTACCGATGTAGTTTCAAATACATTAAAAAATAATATTATAAATTATTTGTCAGAATATAGAATGATAAATGATTATATTGATATTGCAAGTGGACAAGTTATTGATTTAGGATTAGATATCGATTTAATAATTGATAAAAATGAGAATCCGACAGATATTGTTAAATCTGCAATTGCAAGTGCTACTGAATTTTTTGATATATCTAAAAGAAAAATGGGTGACCCATTATTTGTCGGTGATTTAATTAGACAAATTGGTGTTTTACAAGGTGTTGTGAACGTAGTGGATATAAGAGTTTACAACAAAATAGGTGGTAATTACTCATCTTCAGAGGTTTCACAATCTTATGCTGATAGTATAACTAAAGAAATCCAACAAATAGATATGTCGATATTCATGACATCTAATCAAATATTTCAAATTAGATTCCCAAATACCGATATTAGAGTTAGAACTAAATCTTTAGGAACGACTACATACTAAAATGTTTTTTCGTTATAATAGTAGAAAATCATGTGCTTTCTATTTATTATAAGAGATGCAAAAACATAGAATTTCAACAAATATTGGTAAAGAACAGAAAGTAACTGTCGAGTTAAAACAAGACTACGACTTACTTGAGATTTTGTCTTTAAAATTCTCACAAAAAGACATATATACGTCACTTTGTGCTGATTATGGAGTTGTTTGTGGTAGAATAACTGCAAATGATGGATTCGGTATTCCAAATGCCAGAGTATCCATATTCGTAGAACAAAAATCAACAGATGCTGACGACCCTGTTATTTCGGCTTTATATCCATATACAGACCCCGTTAGTCAAAGAGACGAAAACAATTATAGATATAATTTATTACCTGCAAGAAAACAACATGGAGGACATGTACCAACAGGAACATTTCCAGACCAATCTGATATATTAACAAGAGAAGAAGTATTAGAGGTATATGAAAGTTATTTTAGATATACCGTAAAAACAAACGAATCAGGTGACTTTATGATTTGGGGAGTACCCACAGGTATCCAAAAAATACATGTTGATATAGATTTGTCAGATATTGGATGTTTTTCTTTAAGACCATATGATTTCATTAAAAGAGGAGTTGGAGTTGAAAAATTTGAAAGATATTATAATTTCAAATCAAGTTCCGATATTGATGGATTACCTCAAATTATTAGATTTGATAAAACTATTGAGGTATTCCCATTTTGGGGTAATGTTGATTTATGTGAATTAGGAATTACAAGAACCGATTTTGATATTTCTGAAAGTGGTATTAGAATTGAACCTATATCTTTAATTTTAACATCAACAGTTACCGATGATAACGGAGATGCTGTTAAGAGAAGTGGTGTAATTCGTAGAAAAACAGGTTATAAATGTAATTTACAAACAACTGAAGGTAAAATAACTGCAGTTAGATATACAGGTAATAAAGTCTATGGTTCAGATGGTGTAACATTATATCCCGAATTAGAATATTATTACCCAACTGAAGTTATAGATGAAGATGGTATTGCCATGGTAGTTTTTCCAATGAACATGGAATATGTTTACACAAATGAATTTGGAGAACAAGAAATAACAAATGACCCAAATAAAGGTATTCCAACAACAACTACCGCAAGATTTAAATTTTCATTAGATGGTAGTAATGAAAAAACGGGAACTGCAAATTATTTAGTACCACAAATTAGAGAATATAATAAAAATTCAGATGGTAGTAATGATTATGGTGAATACGATGAAGAACTTTTAACTACTTATCAATTTTCAGATGTATTTGAGGATTATCTTAACATAGTTTGGCCTGCGGGCACAACGGGCAGCTCAATGTCAAACACTTTTGTTGAAGATAAGAAAAATTTAATGTTAGGTACTAATAACAATGGAATACCCGAAGATGTATTTTATAAATTTATTTTCGGTAAAGTTTATACTGTATCATCATTCCAAGGTTCACATTATGAAGTATCGGCAGTTGAGAATTTCTTAGGACTTTCACGAAGAGACGCATTTTTAGGTATAAAAGAAATTAGACCAAATAGTGAAGATGATTGTACAGGTAAAGCTAATTATTTTCCAGTTAATTTCGGATTTAGAAATAGAATTAAATTTGGTTTAATTATTTCGGAAGTTTTATTATTTGTTCAATATATTTTTACTATAATTCAAATATGGGTATATGAAACAATAGGTAGTATAATGTGGGACCTTGGTAAAACCGCAATGGGTTTTTCATTTGCAAATGGTCACCCAATATTCGATTTAGGTGTTGGATTGAGGGAATTTGCAATGAGAATTGCTGAAGGTGGTCAAACAAGTTTACCATTAACAACATATCCGGATTGTGAAGAATGTTCTACTGACGTTGATGGTGTTGCACCAAGTTCGGGTTTGGGTAATTTAAATCTTTATTATAGAAGTGCCGAAATAAAAACAAAGGTAGTCCCATATGATGGGTCAATTTATTTAGTTTATTTATCTGGACAAACACCAAATTATTTAAACTCAAGTACCACAACGGGTAGTACATTTTTAACTGAATTATTTAATGGTCAGTCTGCAAAAGACGTTGAAACTTCAGGAATTCTTGAATCTGATATTCCATTATTACATACATATACAACACCGGGCATATCATCACAAAAAAGATATATAGGTGGAATTTATCCATTAGTTGGTAGTGATGTTTCAACAGACACATTCAATGATATGTATACTGAATTTAATTCGTCGTATGTTGATACACAATTAAACTCCTATTTCCAAATTGTTACAGTTACGACACCAACAAATACTGGTAATTCCGTAAAAATAACAGATAATGGAAGTCAAGTTAGCGCACAATATGTTGATTTATCTGGTGGACCAATTACCGCAACTGAAAATATTGTAATCACACTTTTAATAAGAAATCCTTGTAACTACACATATAGAACACAAGATATTACAATACAAAGTGGACAAACAACCAGTGGTTATGCTACATTACAATCAATAGATTGCGGAGGAGGAAATTATCAAACAGAGGTTTATGAAAGAGTAACACAATTTACCCCAAATACATATAGAGAATATAATACAGGTTCACCGGAAACATATACAAACGTACCTGCAATTAAAATGTCTTATTCTTATTGGGAAAAATATGCAGGAAAAGATTATAGTGCGGGTGGTATTGAAGGTATTAAAGATTTATATGCTGTTGTTAGAGTTTATGATAGGGCAGCATCAAAAACCACATCATCAACCGAATTAACAATTGAGCAAGGATGTTCAAAATATGACAAATTCTACGATGAAACAAGTGTTTATACATATTTGTGGTCATCAAGTGGTACATATGGAGATGTTAACGACGTATCAAATGTTGGAAATCCAAATGGACCATCATGGACAACATATTCAAAGCGTGTGTCATACAATTATGGTTCAACAACAAACCCTTACCATTTATTAGGTAAACCGTATTATACTGGAACCCCATATGTTGAGACCTCAACCCCAACCGCACCTGCATCAAATTATACTTTGGTTGCAACAATTGCTGGTTCATCATCAACAAGAAGATTACCAAATGTTGCCGATATGGAAGGTGGAGACAATACTTTCTCAAAGAAAACAAAATCAGGTTTAACTGAGATTAGAGATGGTGTTGTAACCATAGTGCCAGTTATTGAAGGGGTGTCAAAAAATCAATCAGTAATTAAAGAGTGGTATAAAAGAAAAAGAGTTGGTGTGTTTTTCTGTGGAGGAGTTGTAAACTACTCATTTATAGATAACTGGTTAAACGGGGTTTTATATTTCTTTAAATTTGATAAAAGAATTAAATGGGATGACCCAACAGTTTTAGATTTAAGTCAACGAGCATCTAAATTCCCAAGAGAATTAGTTTTCTTTAATGTTTTAGACCAAGAATTTTATTATAGAGCAACACCATATAACCCAACAAGTGGTTTTATTGGTCAAAATATGGGAACATACAAAGAAATTCTACACCCAACAACATTCTATGACGTTGGGGTGAGAGATGAGTTCTTATATGAAATTTGTCAAGACCCAAGAATTGACCCAACATGTTCAGTTATTAGAGATATTAACACAACATCATATCAAGACCCTGCTAATGTTGTTGAATATGCAATCAATTATCGAATGGACATTAGTGATGCTAAATTTGATGTTGGGGATTTCTTCACAGGAACAGGTTTAGGTGATAATGTAAAAATATTCGATGGTGATATTACACAATTGATGTCAATTAACTGTGAAGCGGGAATTGAAGCATTCGATTTAGATAGTCCACATTACTTCATATATAACGGTGAATTGATGGATCCAGAAGACTCATATTTTGCAAGTTATTTTAAGTCAGGGAATAGTTATAGTCCCGTACCAATTGATTTAAAATTAGATTTAAATGGTGCATTTATTAGACAATGTTTAAATTATAGATTGGGCGATTACACACAAAAAGTTCCATTCTTTTTATGGAATAAAGGAGGTATAGGTTTTGGACCATACGGTGGAAATTCTGATAGACAAAAATGGGATAGAACCTCAATTGCATCTATGAAATTACAACGCTTATTTTCAATTAGTGGTGCAACAAATACTACTACAAATTATTTGTTTGCTGATGGTGAGGAAGAGTATTTACTAAAACCAATAACAATTACACATCCGCAGTATTCGTTTACAGGTAATACCACAGACATGTTGGAAAGATTTGAAAATATAAGTTCATCCGCACCTAGTACATCACCAAATGGAGCAATAAGTTATGTTGAAGGTGATATATGGTTACATGTAACATCAGGAACAACAAAATCACCTTTAAGTGGTGTTACATATGTTGTTGTTGATAAAACATGGAAAGAACAAACAGATAGGTATGTTCACGATTATAGAGAAACTTTCTTATTTGAAACACAATTAAATTATAGTGGTAACAAACAAGTATTATCAACACCATTCTTATTCTATTTTGGTTTAAGACCCGATAAAACAGCATTAGACACCATGATAAAATATTACGGACCAAAAGGGGCGTTCCCACCATCTGAATAATGGAAGAAAATAAAAAAATACTCTTACCAAGTAAGAGATACAAAAAGGCGGATTCTGAGGATGTTGATGTTAGAGTTAATTTCGAAACATCAGAATCACTTATGCGTATAGGTGATAAAGATATTGTTTTAGATTTAGATGAACTTTTTTATAAAGAAAGAAACAATAGTGCCACATATAAGATTTTTGGTAAAATGAAAATGATATTCCGTAACATGTATAGTGGTAATACGGAATATACATATCTAAAAGATAGATTATATTTGGTTGGAGATGGAACGGATAATAATCATACTGGTTTTATACCATATGATGAATTTGCTTTCATGAGACAAGATGTAGTAAGAGAATACAATGTAATAAATTCAGGTACAACTTTATCTCAATTCACGCCAACATATCAACTTGTTGGACCAACAGGTCACACTATAGTAACACCAATACAAGCACCATATCAAAATTGGAACGTTTATTTAAGTTATGTATATTCTGCGAATACACAATATTCAATGATTTATACATTATCTGGTGCAACAAAAACTGAAGGTAGAAATATAATTCATTTTAAAGCTGAAGATGGAATACCATTTAGATTAACATATAGTGGTGACAGTTATTATGAATTAACTAGTCCCATCGAACATGGTATGAATGCAGGTGAATATGTAAAACTATCTGGTTCAACTTTAACAGGTAACACATTTTATATCAATAGTGTCGGTAATGAATTTTACAACTCAGACAAATATGTGATAAACATTGCAAAAAGTTCTGTTAGTGGTACCCCATTTAATACAATGACTTTAATGACGGGCAAAAGAATTATTGATATAAACAATTTAGCCGGAACTTCATCTTCATATTATGTTCATCTACATAAAACGTTAACAGATGAAAGTGGTTATATTTTAGATAAAGTTGGATTTGAATCACCAATATGGGAAAACGAAAGAAAATTAGTATTTGAAAATTTTTCAGGTGATAATGACATATTAGTTGAAAGAAATAGACCTGAGTCAGTTTTATTTGACTTTAAGGAACCTTTCGTTCTAAGTGGATTAACAAATAACTTAGGATACACACCAACTGAAGTTTATGTGACAACCATTTTTAGAAATGGTGAAGGTTATTTTGATTACCCACCAAAAGTTGGTTATAAATTTAATTTTCATAATTCATGGATTGACGAACATTTTAGTGGAACAACCCACAACGAAACAGCATTGTCGAACGTTACATCATTTACAGGAAGAACATGGCAAGCCGGTTATACGGGATTTACTTTTTTAAGTGGATCAACCATCCCAACAGGTACAACTTTAATTGGTGCTTTTGTTGAATATAACCCATTGGAACTCAAAGAAAGAGTTGTTAGTGAATCTTTCCATAAATTCACAACACCTACAACACACTTTGACCACAATCAAGACGATTCAACATATTATTCTGGTGCTAGTGTTAATAATAAAACAGGATTATATTATCAACCACACCAAAGAATTAAATTAAGACAATTATCACCATATGTTGAAAGTTCACAAACCGATGATGTTTATAATTTACCTGAAAATGTAACATATGACTCAGTTGAAAAAATATGGAGATGGAGAGATTTATATGACCATGGTTATGTGGATGTGGATGGTAATGGTACGAATTTTCCATTTTCAAATAACATGCACTATGTTAGAACAGATATCAATTTCTATTTAAGAAATGAACAACAATATAATAATAAACAGGATGGACTAAACGGCTTTAATTTCGATTGTTAATGGAATTTTTAAAATCTAACGAAAATTTAAATATAATTTTAAATCAAGAACAGGACATCCAAAATAATTTGGGTTGGCAAGAAAGTATGGTTCAATTTGAAGATGAAGTTCTATCTTCAATAATCAATCCTATTGAAAATTATGAAACGGTAAGATTTATACATAAACCATATACCACATCAGTTGGTGGTACAAATCTTAGTCAAACCGATATTTGGTTTTATTTTTATTTTTTATCTGGTAGTACATATGTACCCGATTATAATGCTGTTGGTATTAGTACAAAAGAAAATGCTAAAATGTTAAAGGCGGCAACCAAAAGTTTCTTTAGATTGGAATTTTTTAAAACTCCGATTACCGATGGAGTTGTTGAGGCGCCGACAAGAATAAATAGAAAATTAGTTTTTGCAAAAAATCTTAGTTTACCGTTAGGTGAAAAATATTTTTATAGTGGAAATAATTTAAATGAAAATATCCATTGCCCTGTGTTTATGGGGTCAAATTATAGAAACAAAGAGAACATGTATCTATTTTGGTTCCAAGATGAGAGTGTATTATCTGGTACACCATTAAGTGGAGACACATTTTTCATGACGGCAAAATTTTATAATGCTGAAGATGGAAGTATAACCGATTTTTGTAATAATGTATTTTCAACATCAAGAGAGGTTGTCGATACAACTGACATGTATTTTAAGGTAGTAATTGATAGAAGTGATTATTCTTATCAAATATATAATTTTAGTGGTACAACGGGTAATAGAGTGGGTGAAAGTAATGACCCAATTAAATTTTATGAAAGAGGAGGAGGTTCAATTTTCGTACCAACACCAACACCAAGTATAACGCCAACTATTACACCAACTCACACAATAACACCTACACCTACAATAACACCAACCATAACACCAACCAATAATGGTATTTCATATCCACCTATTAACTTTAGTTTGTCATCTACTTGTGTTGGATATAATCCAACGGGAGCTACAATAACTGTTTCGGGGGCAACTGGTGGTTCAGGTACAGGTTATTATTGTGTTATAACTTCAGGTCCTGCAGGTTTTGATTCGGCACATTATTCATTACCACATACGTATACAGGTTTAGATAGTTATGTTGGTAACACGTATGCTATTTCTGTATATGATAGTGTGGGTAATGGTGGTAATTTAGCTCTAAGTAGTGATTTAACGTGTCCAAACCCACCAAATGTTTCATTAACTGTAAATTTCCAATATATTCCTGATGGAACAACACCATCATATGGTAGTTGGTCGGGTGCCGCTCAGATATCTGTTGAATTAAATAGTTCAACGGCCACATTCTGTAATGCAACGACATATACTTCAACATCATTTGCACCATATGGACAAGGTCAAAATTTATGGATTTACAATGGAATAAATTATAGAAGATTATATCACACAACGGGAGGTGGATATATTTGTCAACCGGCATCATCTTGTGGAACATATTAGTAAAATAAAATCAATTGTTATTTATTTATAGTAGGTGAAAAGAATAAGACATACCATTAAGAGGGAAAATATCGTACAAGTTAAGTTGGTCTCATTGACCGAACAGGCTTGGTATGATATCGATGGTAATATTATATATTGGAGTGGAATTACACCTACAACATTAACAACAGGTACCAAAGTTTATAATGTCTCAGGAGGTACTGTTTCGGAAGGATATTATGTGTGGGGTACACCAACATCAAACAGATGGAATAGTAGTGATATAAATTCAATTTACGGAGATTATCAATTACCAATTTATATTGATTCTAAAGTAGATGAGTATGGACCAATGGTTGATTTTGATGGTAACATATCTCAAGATAAAGTTACCGCAAATTTCTCATATTCTGGTGTATGTTCATCTTCGGGATATACTATTACAATTGTAAATTCTACAAACTTTGGTAAATTAAAGATGTTATCAAATACATCTGTTAATTATACACTTAAATGGGACGATGGTGTTACAGTAACAGGATTTACGGCCAATAGTTCAGTAAGTAGAAATTTTACAACAAATGGTATAAGAACCGCATCTATTACATTAGATGCACCTTGGGTTAAAGAAAAGATAACAAAAAATATTGTTGTTGATTGTGTTGAGTTATATGTTACACCAACTATTACACCTACAGTTACAATCACACCAACTGTTACCCCTACAATTACACCTACTATTACACCTACGGTAACAATTACTCCAACAACTACGATAACTCCAACTATTACAATTACACCAACAAATACGGTTACACCAACTGTTACACCTACAATTACTGTAACTCCGTCGATAACGCCGACACAAACAGTTACGCCTTCTGTAACCCCAACAAACACAGTAACACCAACCATTACGGTTACACCTACTAAAACTATAAATTGTGTGTTTGGTATAGATGTGAACATCGCGACACCAACTCCAACACCTACAATTACCGTAACTCCAACTATTACACCTACAGTAACTGTTACTCCAACAAATACAGTTACAGTTACACCTACACAAACTATTAACTGTAATTTTGGTATCAGCGTTACCGTGGTAACCCCTACACCGACACCTACAATTACTATTACACCTACCATTACTGCAACACCAACTGTTACTCCAACATTAACTGTTACACCAACTATTACCCCAACAAATACTATTACACCTACAGTTACTCAAACAATTAACTGTAGCTTCGGTATTAGTGTTACAATATTGACACCTACACCGACACCAACAAATACGGTTACCCCAACTATTACACCAACTATTACACCAACAAACACAGTAACTCCAACAAATACGGTAACACCAACTATTACCGCAACTCCGACTATTACGCCAACAAATACGGTTACTCCAACTATTACACCAACTATTACACCGACCGTAACAAATACGGTTACGCCAACAGTCACAGTAACACCAACTCAAACTATAAATTGTTCGTTCGGTATCAGCGTTACTGTGGTAACTCCTACACCAACGCCAACACCTAGTATAACGCCAACTATAACACCGACAGTTACTATTACGCCAACAAATACTGTAACACCTACTATTACACCAACAAACACGATTACACCAACTATTACACAAACTGTCAATTGTGCGTTTGGTATTAGTGTGACTATTATTACGCCAACACCAACACCTACAACTACAATAACACCAACACCTACATTAACTGTAACACCAACAGTTACACCTACTACAACGGTAACACCGACCACCACAGTAACTCCAACGGTAACTGTAACTCCTACTATTACACCGACAAATACTATTACACCAACTATTACACCAACTATTACACCAACAGTAACACCGACACCTGATACATCATTTGTACCTATTGCTAGAGAATTCTACCCTAGTGGAACAACTTGTGACAATAGATGTTATGATACGGTTACAAATAACTACAATAATAGTACGTACACATCATTTACACATTGTTTAGATTTTTCTAATGGTTATTATGTTAGTAGTAATACAATCACAATAACTTATGCAGCATTTGATAGACCAAATAGATTTAATTTATATGTTAATGGTGGTTTGGCGCAAACAAGTGGTTGGGTTGGATATGATGATACGTATGTTGGACCATGGGGAGGAGTTGGAGACCTTAATACAACCGGAACTACGGGTAGCTTTACTTTCACATACTTGACTGGTAGTACTTATGAAATGAGAGTTGAGGTTGGACCTGAAAATCCAAGCTTACCATTGGGTGATTCATATCAATTCACAATAAGTTGTCCGACAATACCACCAACACCAACACCAACGGTGACACCAACAGCATTACCTGTGGCAAATTATTGTTATGGTACAGCATCACCAACAGAATGGAAATGGTTTATGTATGAAACCGCATATAATAATTATAATTACCCTAACGGTGTATATAACCCAACAACAAAAACTTTAACAGGTCTTCCAAGTACATTTACACCACCTATACATGGTTATAATGGATATATGAGAATTATTGTTCAGAATTGTAGAACAAGACAATTTTATATTATTGACCAATGGACAACAGTAAACGGAGGACCTATTAGACACTACCCATCAAACGTGTTGACAGATTTACCAACCGCATTAAACACATATGAAGGTAATAAATTTACAGTAGCACCTTATAATACATAAAATAATGAAAATAAGTAATTTACATCAACCATATATTTTTAAACATAATAATGAAATCAATATTATTGTTAGTGAATTTACAAACCAAAGATTTAGTTTTAAATTTGGTGAGGATGATGTATTTGAAGATTATTGGAAATTATGTCTTTTAGATTCAAATTATACAAAAACAACAATTAACACACCAAATATAATAACACATGAAAATGAAAATTATGAAGTAATTGCTGAGTGTAATGGGTTTATAAATGATAATAAAATAAGTTATGTTATTGGTGCACATAAAATGGAAGACCACGAGCCACTAAAATATTTTTTAGTTCAAGGAGATTTTGATATGGTAACTAAAACAGTAACAAATTTGATGATGTGGGATAGAGTACGAACAGGATTTATTAAAGATGGAAAATACATTTTAAATGTTAAAAGTGATGATATTTTAAAAAATGGTAATACAATTTTTGATTGTTCACCATACACACAAAATGTGGTTAGAATAATACCAATGTATGGTCAAAATAAGATATTATTTACAGGTATGTTCGAAGATAATTTTGAAACATTTTTATATGATATCGATACAAATAATGTTAGTAAAATAAACGGAAATAATCAAACAAATATATATAAATCTTCAATATTTGATGATGGTGAAAATAAACTATTTGCGTACACCGATAAAGTTTTTATGGGTGAATCACAAGTTGATTATGTTTTAAATATTGAAAACGATTACAATTTAATAAATCAGTAATTATAATAAATGGCAAGATATTTTTACATAGAATTACAATCAGGAACCTCACCGGGACCTTATGATATCTACCACGATAGTGTTAGTGAATCTAATCTTGCCATAAGATATGATAATAACTTATATGCTCAAGATTTATCATTTCATGATTTAACTATAGTAAATAATTCAGAAACTGGTGTTCCAATTATTATACCTGATGGTGCTACAAGTATTATTGTGGTAAATAAGGTAAATGGTCTTAATATACCATATACAATTCTTCTTACATCAAGAACACCTACACCAACACCTACTATAACAGTAACACCAACCATTACCCCAACTATTACACCTACAGCCACAATTACGCCAACAATTACTGTGACGCCAACTGTTACACCAACAAACACAGTTACTCCTACAGTAACGGTAACACCTACAGTAACGGTGACACCTACTCAAACAATCAATTGTAGCTTCGGTATTAGTGTAACTATTATTACACCTACACCAACACCTACAGTAACAATTACACCGACAAATACTATCACACCAACTATCACACCAACAGTTACAATAACACCAACACACACAATTACGCCAACAAATACGGTTACACCTACACACACAGTTACCCCAACTATCACACCTACGGTAACAGTAACCCCAACAGTAACTGTAACACCTACAATTACGCCAACAAATACGGTTACACCTACACATACAGTAACTCCAACAGTTACAGTTACCCCAACACAGACTATTAACTGTAGCTTTGGTATTAGTGTCACTATTTTAACACCAACACCAACCCCAACAGTAACTGTAACACCTACAATTACGCCAACGGTAACGTCTACAATTACACCTACTATCACACCAACAAAAACAGTTACACCAACTGTTACATCATCTATTACACCAACAATTACTCCAACAGTAACCGTTACACCAAGTATTACTCCAAGTATTACTCCAACAATTACGCCAACAAAAACTGTTACACCAACAATTACACCAACTATTACCCCAAGTATAACACCAACACACACGGTGACTCCAACTGTCACACCAACATTACCTGCGTTGACAGTATCGGTTTCAACATATTCGTTACAAAGTTGTTATAATTTAAATGACGCATCATTCACATTAAGCGGTAGTGGAGGTAATGGAGCTTCGTATGAATATTCGAAAGATAACGTCAATTGGCAAACAAGTGCCACGTTTAGTAGTTTATCTGGCGGACCATGGACCGGTTATATAAGAAATAGTAACAGAACGGGAACAGTTTCATCAGTTTATGTGGGTAGTTTAGCAAGAAGTGCTCCGTATATTGGTACATCATCATCACAACCAACATGTAACGGAGGTAGTAATGGTAGTATATCTCTTAGTTATTCGACAATTTCAGGTGGTATCGGTGGACCATATGCTACAAAACTAACAAATAGTGATGGTAGCTCAACATTATATGCGTATCAAACGATTTCGGGAGATAGAACATATGGTGGATTATCTGCCGGAACATATAGGGTTTATGTGAAAGATTCAAGTTCTACAACATGTGAGCAATATTATAGTGTAACGGTAACAGAACCATCTGCGGTTAGCATTAGTACAAATGCAATTTATACCACATGTTATAATGGTTCAAATGGTTCAATTACCGTAACTGCAACTGGTGGTTCAGGTACTGGATATCAATATAGAATATATAGTTCGGGTTCATGGGGAGCTTGGCAATCAAGTGGTACATTTAGTGGTTTAGGTGCAATTAGTTACACAGTACAAGGTAGAGATGGTTCAGGTTGTGAATCGGGAACATTACCAATTGATATGACTAAAACGGCGCCTAATGCTACAATTAGTGTGACTAATGTAAGTTGTAACGGAGGTTCAAATGGTTCAATTGCTACATCTAATCCAAGTGGAGGTAATAGTGGGGCTTATACAGTTTCAATAGACAATAGTACATATTATGCGTTCCCTAAAACATTTAGTAGTTTAACTGCGGGTAGTTATACTGTTTATGTAAAAGATAGTCAAGGATGTATTGCATCATATGGACAAACAATTACCCAACCAACAGCACAATCCGCAAGCGTAACAAGAATTACAGACCCAACATGGGCAGGAAATTTAACAGATGGAGTTATTCAATTAAGTTCATCGGGAGGTGTATGGCCTAAGACATATAGATTATATGCCGATACAAGTTCACCATATACAACTTGTGGTGGAACATTAGTAAACACTTGGACAAATGTAACAGAGGCGGGTGCAACATTCAATGTTTCGGGAATAACAACATATGGTTATTGTCTTGAGGTAACAGATGCAAATGGTTGTGTAACAAATAGTGGAGTTACTGAGGTACCAGTACCACCGGCAACTGCATCATTCAGTCCTAGTTCGGTATCAGTTAGTACTTCATCGACAAGTAGTACTGTGACAGCAACGACAATAACTATTGTGGGAGCAACCGTAACCATAAGATTAACTTCTCAAGTTGTAACTGGAGATAAAGGTTCAACGTCTATAGTGATACCTGGTGTTGGAACATATAGTACAACATTACAAACAGGAACTAATTTCATAGACTTCAACTTAGCACCTGGAACATATAACGTGACAAGTTGGACCGTAACCGCATCAACAACTGGACCATTTACGGTAGTTACCGCAAGTCTACAAAAAATCTAAAAATAACATTAAACTTATATTTATATAAAAGAACTTAAAAAATAGAATATGGCAACTAAAGATAATTTAACCATCGGTTTAACCGGGTCCGCAGAACCGGATAATTTTACCATTCAAATATATGAATGGGACGTAACAAGCGGTGCAGAAGTTTTAAGAACAACATATGCGACCGGTGTTACTAGAAATACCGTTTCAGCATATAATGGGGGAACATTGGCGGCAGGAACTTATGGTATTACTGGTGTTACTGGTAACGATTATTACATGAAATTAACCGCAAATAATAAATGTAGTTCATCTGCGGTTTACGCTCTTAATACAACAAGTTTGGCGTTATCTGTATTGTCACAAGTTCCTTTATCTTCTTCATATAGTAGTCTTAGTCCTGATAGTGGTTTTTTTGTTGGGACACCGGGTAGTGAAGTTACAAACAGTGGACTTCATCCTGAAATTGCATGGTTTGATGGTCCATTCTATTTAGCGGACGATGCACCAACGTATCCTTCGGTCGGATATGGTTCTACATTTACATCTAATTTTTTAATTGAAAATCTTGGAACATTTAATTTAGCGGGTGACCAACAATATGGAAAATGGGGTGGTGGACTATTACAAAATCTTACAATTACACAATCACAAACAACCCCATATAAACGTTATAGTATTAACGGATATCAAATACCAGGAATTGCAATAGATACTAATGCAATTACATATAGAACACAATTTAGAATAACATTTGTTCCTTCCGGCTCATCAAGAACATTCAATTATTATTTTGTTGGTTCTAACGTATAATCGACTTTATTTGTACTAATTTATTCGTTATATTTCATTAAACTATCCTTATGGATATTTACTAGAATAGAATAAATTAGTATGCCCACATATTCAGGTGCCACATATTTTGGAGATTTAGAATTTACAATACCTTATACAGATATTACAGGTAAAACTCAATCATATTTAAATGATTTAGAATATAAGGAAGGTATTACAGGAACTAAAACATTTAGCTTCATGGCCATAGGGTCCAGTAGATTAAGTGAGAAAAAATTATATGGTTCAGATTCTTATTCGGGAATTACCGCAACTACCAAAACTATTAGTGGAGTTACAGTAAATTATACAGGGTACACTATTGATGGATTATCGTATGAAGATTACGATACGGGATATACTCAAATTACAGGTAAAACACCATCTTATTTAACTGCATCCGGTTCAACAATCGGTAATGATTCTGATTTTGCAACAGAATATGTGATAAATAAAATGTTAACCAGAAATGAACATTTTTTAGGGTTTATCGAACAACCAAGAGTTTACTCTGACATTTTTGTTGAAAGGGGTAAATTGGGGGTTATGGAATTAAACTTAAGATTGGGGGAAATTGATAATATGGGTGAATTAAGTGTTTACGGTAATGGGTATTTTAACGTGAAAAAACAATAAAATTATATTTATAATAAAAAAGCATGGCAGTAGGTTCATATGGTATAGTTAGACCGGCAGATGTGTCACCCGCAGATGTAGATATTTTTTATCACTACACTTCTGGTAGAACATCTACAGCTGAAGTTACCTTAAAAAAATTAGTATCGGAAGATATTTTGACACCAGTTTATCATAATTCAGATACTACTGATGATACTAATGCACCAAATAATGAAATATTAGGTGGTCTTTATAATTTAAAATTAAAATCGGCGGATTTCTCTCAATTAGGAATTTATACGTTACATCTTAGACCAAAACAAATTAGAACCTCAATTACGGATTGTGGTGTTTTGGCTTCTTTACCATCTGTAAGAGGTTTGGTTATCGATATTTCAGCAGTACCAAGTGTGGACAGAAATAAATTTACACCACAAGGATTAGTTGGGTATAGAGTTGAATATATAAATGCATCAGACGGTAAAACGAAGGTACCTAATTTTTACAGAATGGTGACCTCATGTTTCTATTGTCAACCAATAGTGTCTAATTTAACGAATTCAACTGATAAGGCGATTAGATATCAATATACCGACCAAACAGCTCCGTTTTTATTTATTACATTAACACCAAGTTCTGCTCCATCAAGTAGACCAAACGTGACTCCATTTATCGGGGAACCTGGTCAAAAAATTATCTTGACAAATACATTTTTTAACCCAACAACAGTTGAGGTTGAAATGGTAGAACATGATGCAAGTACATTGGCACACGCTCTTTATGGTAATCAAACTAAGGCAGTTGCTCAAGGTATTTACACAATTTACGATAACAATAATAATAACGCAATATACAAACAATACAACCTTTACGAGGTTAAAGACCAATATAACGAAACATTATATGAGGTTCGTGAAGAAAGAGATAATATTGATGAGACCTTAAACTTAGATAACATTACATCATAATGGCTGTAGTAAAGTATAAAATACCAAGTCAAGCTGCAAGTGGTGCGGAAACATTTAGTGATAGTTTAGTCGGTAGACAAATAACCGACGGAACCAGTCAATTAACTAACACCAGTTTTGCGGTTGATAAGGTCATTCCTGAAAAAGATAGTAAAGATTTTAAAACTAGTCCATTTTCAGATTATCTTACTTTAGATACTCTAAAAGAAGAGGAAGAAGCACCAACAACACAATACGGTAATGTTAAAAAAGAAAAAATTTCATTTAAGGGTAAAATTGATGATGCAAGTAAATCCTTATTCGGTTCTTTAAAAAGTAGATTATCAGTTTCAATTGGGAAAATCATCAGTAAATTCCCCGCCGCAATTTTTATAGATGAAAATTCTTCATATAAAATAACTGACTATACTGCGTTTAATTCGACATATAGTACAACAACAAATACTACTGAATTTTATGTTCCACAAAATATAATATTCAATCCTTTTGATATTGTATTGGAACAACCATTAAGTAATGTGTTACCCACAACAGACAATACTGTTAGAAATTTTTATTCCTCATATACGAAATATAGTATAGATTTTAGTGGTAATACATATAACATAATAAACTATACAGAACCCGACATTAACGGAGATATTAAATTAAAAGTTAATGGTGATTTATTTAGCGGTTCAACCGGTACAACTACAAGTTTTTTAATTAGACCAAATGATTCGATAACGGAAGAGTTTTTCAATAATTTGGATGATTTGGAAAAATCTCTTTTAAATAGAGAATCTAATCCGAAGTATACTGCAACGTTTAAAGTACCGAGAGATAGTTTTGATGAAACATCTACCGATATTGTTGATGTCTCCGTTACTTGGCCAATATCAAAAGATAATTGGAACTTACAAATTGTAGGTATTAACTACAATGACTATATCAGTACGTTAAGTGGATTGGGTGATGAGATTGACGATTACAAATCAAACTTAATCGTTAGATTTTTATCGGCACCACAATTATTTGAATTTGATACTGAAGAAAAAAGAGCGGAATCTATTTTCCAATTATACGGACAAAGTTTTGATAAAGTAAAAAAATACATAGATAACATTGCTTTTATGAGAAATGTTAGTTATGACGGTATAAACAATGTACCGGACGTATTATTAAAAAACTTATCAAATACATTAGGATTATCAACTGTAAATCTATTTGACGAAAAATCTTTAGAAGAAACATTATACACAAGACAAGAAGCCCAATATTTGGGAATACCTGTCGGTAAAACTTTAATTGAGGCTGAATACGAGTTTTATAGAAGAATATTAACTAACCTTTCACATTTATATAAATCAAAAGGAACACGTTCTGCAATTCAATTCTTCTTAAAGTTTTTAGGTGCACCTGAACCTTTAATTAAAATTGATGAGTACGTTTATAAAGTTACTGAAATACCACAAAGTTTGGATATTGAAAGTGACTTATATGATTTAATTCAAGGTACAAAAACTCAAGTAGAAATAACAGGTTATACCTTAAGTAGTGGAACATTTTCAAGTTATTTAACAGGAGTAACTACAGGAACGACAACATTAGTGAGAGATGAATATCCAATAGATGAAAATGGTTATCCAAGAAAAACAACTAATGTATCGTCAGATATCTTTTTCCAAAAAGGTGCGGGTTGGTATGATTTAACATTAGACCATAGGTCATCTAATATAATTGATAATGAATTATCAGTTTTAACGGGTAGAACAAAAACAATTAAAACAAAACCTAAACCTTATACATACGGTGAAGATTATTTTAATTATTTTAGAAACTTGCCTGGATTAGATTACGGTTTTAAATTAGAATCACATATTGATAATAATAAAACATCGGTTGTAAGTAATGATAATGAATCAAAACTAATTTTAAATAGAAAAAATTTAAATGTTTATCTATCCCCATCAAGAGGAATTGAATACGACATTTATAGAAAATCAAGAGATTTGGATTTAACATTCGGTGAATTAGAACCACAAAATGATTATAGTTTTGCTGAATTTTTAGACACCGCTTTAAGTCAAGTAATTACAAACACAAATGTTATTAAGTACAAGAAAAATTACATCTATTTAGAAGAAATTTATAATCAATACATTACTAACATAAGTGGTACGGAAACTGGATATACACCATACAATTTTGTTTCTGTAAATGAATTCGTTCAAAAAATGACACCATATTGGACTAAATTGGTTGAACAATTCATTCCTTCATCCACTTTATGGACTGGAGGTAATTTAGTTGAAAACAATGTTTTCAATAGGTCAAAATATAACTATAAAACACCAAGATATGGTGTACAAATTGCGGTTGGTGTTGGATACGATACCGATAATTTTCATTGTAATGTAATTTGATTATAATTAAAAATTAAAATAATATTTATAAAATATGAGTTTCTTAAACACAAATTATTCAGCAACAGTCGCGGCGAGACTTACAGATACTGGTAGAAATGCAATAGCAAAAGGTAATTTTGTTGTAAGTTATTTTGCTGTCGGTGATTCTGAATATAACTATAACTTAACCGGAACCACACAAAATGTATTTTCTCCATTAGATAAAAATACAAATGTTAAATACCCAATTTGGTATACAAGTGGGACAACTACATATGGTATTCCAGTAGAAGAATCTAGACAATTAACATGTAGAGATGTTATAGAATCAAATGGCAATTGGACATTAGATAGTGTATGGGAAAAATTACCGATTGGTGTAAGTGGTTCAGTTTCAGGATATACAAGCAACAAATATATTGGTATTAAAAATTATTTAGGTTACACAACATCATCAGGTCAAACATATAACACAGGAACGACAATATATGATACCACAGGTGCACAAGTCACAATTTCACCTGAGGAACAAAAAGCAATTGCAATATTACATTATTCTGAAAATGGTTCACCATTAAATGACCCTGAAGGATTTTTTAAATACGACGACTATATTAGTACGTGGACAGGAATAACAACCGATGCTACTAATAACCCTTCAAATAAAACTGACGTTGAATATTTTAATGTTAGTTTACCAACACTATTATATCATAGATTGAGTGGTGCAACTACGGGTGCTACATTCTATATGTCAACAGGAACATCAAAAAATATCGTTTCAAATTACAATTCAAAATCAATTTTAGAATATAAAGATTTGGTTGATTATTCAAACAAGAGAGTTGGTAAGATATTTTATAATCAAAAAACAATTGTGTTTGATGATGAAGAAATTGTTGCAGCGTTAGACGGAGGTTCAAATAGATTACACACACTACCTAAACCAAAGGTAGACGTAATTGCAGCTAGTGCTGACCCAATTACTGCGTTAACATCGGGTAAAACTCTTTGGGTGACTTACATGTTAAGTGGCTCTACAGAAACATTACCATGTATGTATTTTAGTAAAGTTACAGGTTCTACAAATGATGAAAACGTGACTGTTAAATTTAGTAGTGGGGAATTCAAACATTTAAATAGTGGTTATACTGCAAGTCAATTTTATATTCTACACCAATTAGTGGACAATGGTCAATTACCATCATCTACTGCGTGGAAAATAAATAAAACATCATATAATACTGATTTAAATAATAACATTGATAATCTTAAAACAGGTTTCACATTTACTATAAATCAAACAAAATACGCGGCAGCATCAACAACCTACACATCAACTTTATCATCTTTTGGGGACGAAAGAAAAATAAGTGGTTTAACGGGAAGTAGCGTTAGTGTGGTTAGAGAAAGTAAAATAGAAGAGATGATTTTTAAAGCAAATTTACCAACAGGAAAATTTGAAACATCTCAAAATCCAACTTATACAAGTGGTAACATTAAAATTACCGAAGTTGCATTGTTAAATTCAAACAAAGAAACTTTAGTTGTCGGTAAATTGGCTTCTCCATTGACAAAATCTGGAACCCAAGTTATTTCAGTTAAATTAGATTTTTAAACTTTACATTTAATAATAAATCATTTAACTTTTGTTATATGAGTATAGATGTAAAATTTAAGAACAAACCTAAAATACTTGGTTTGGATATTTCAACCAAAACCATAGGGTTTGCGTTATTTGACATATCAGGGTCAAAGTTATTGGAATTAACCCATTTTTCACCTAAAATTAAACCTCAACCCGAAGATAAGATTGAGGAGTTAATCAAAAAGGCAGATACCTTCAAGAAACATCTTGATGGGTATAAAAATATGGGTATAACTCGTATTATTATTGAAGAACCTCTTTTACAATCGAATAACATTTATACTATAGGAACGTTATTACGTTACAACACATTGATTCTCAAGGCTTGTTATGATGTGTTAGGTATTTTGCCAACATTTATATCAACATATAATTCAAGAAAGTTTGCATTTCCGGATTTGGTTGGACCAAACGATAAAGGTCGTAATGTATTATTCGGTGGATATCCAAAAGATATCGATAAGAAACATGTAATTTGGGAACACGTAAATGCTGTATGTCCTGAAGTTAATTGGTTATATGGTAAAACAGGTAACCTTAAAAAGGAAAATTACGAT